GGGGTTGTGTTATTTTTGACCCCAACCCCACTTCTACAGAAAGAAGGTTTTCCATGGGTAAACGAGATTCACAACGAAGTCATTTTCGTAGAAGAGTCTACGAAAGATATTCATTATCTATTAATGAGGGTGAATATGATTTTTTAGTTTCTAAAGTAAGAAAGAATGACAAAGAAATTGTTACCTTTCTTATGAAACAATCTAATCGTATTACCGTTCATGTAATTCATTACAAAGACACAGATATTGTTGCGGTATATGATAAGTTACGAAAGACTTTAGTTACCGCGCTTCCCTCAACCTGTCGAGATACTACTCAAATTGAGTGGTATATCGAAGAACTTGGAGACACTTAATGTTTAAATGGAAGAAACATCAAAGCTCGTGGCGAGTTAGATGGGCCTGTCATTGTGGAGCTATTCATCTTAGTTTTGGGTTTACCGAAATGTATGAAGATAGTGATCCGCCTGAACCAGGATTTATTTGTCGTAACTGCGGGTGTGTAGATTCATTCAGCGCAGAAAAGGGTCGCTATGAGTGGGAAGAAGCCCCATTCAGGTCTGATCGGAACCGTGTTTGGGTTCCTTGGAAGTCTCACCATTGTTCACACATTAAAACTGGAGAATAAATCATGAATAATCCTCTTTTGGTTAAAGAAATGCAAGTTGCTATGTATGGCCAGCAGCTTAAAAAGGCTAAAAAGTCTTACAAAATCCTTCGATTTCTGATGTATTTTAGCGGAATTGTTGGTATCTGGATCGGCTTAACTGGAATTGATTTCTGCCTTAAAGGACATTGGGGCTTTGGTATTTTCGATTTAGCTCTTATGACTTGGAATCTTTGGAATGCTCGTGTTAATTCCAAACAATCGCATGAGCTAAAAGCTATCATCACTGATCTTGAGCAGGAACTGGAAAAAGCTAATGCCGTGGCTTAATCTTACAGATACTGCGGTAGTTGCAGTTTGTGCCGTTGTTGCGTGGCGCGGTTGGCCCTCTATTAGAAATTGCAGGCATTGTAAGCTAACAGAAGAGCAATGCGATACTAAGTTGGAGGAATTAACCGATACTTTAAATTCAGTTCAGAGCGAATTAGAAGATACTGAAGATGCTCTTAATGAAATAACCGAGCAACACGAGCAGTTGGAAGTAGAAAATGAGAATTTGCGAAAGCAGATTTTAGAATTGACATCCAAACTTGAAACAAAGGATTTCACACATGTCTAAACCTGTTATAGTTATTTTAGCATGGTTAATTGTTTCCATCGTGGATCTTTTTGTATGGATTTGGATGAACAAATCAGTGCCTTGGCCGCTTCCCACTTGGACAAGAATCATGCCATTTGGCGGTCTTTTATATTTGCCACGATTTTTGTATATTCGATCTAAAGTTGAATTAAATACTACCGATATAAATAATATCGAGCAGTAAACGTTCCTTGACAACATCATAAAGATAAGTAGTTGGTTCCATAGTTTAGTGGTAAAATATTGGCTTGTCACGTCAGTGTCAGGAGTTCAATTCTCCTTGGAACCGCCAATTACAACAAGAAGTCTGGATTGTGTTCTTCTAAGTGGCAGTTCGCACAAAGAAGAATGCATTTATCCAGTTCTTGTTGTATAACTTCACGTTTTCTGTTAGCTAGAGTCCTGGAATCGAGTTCAATTTCCTTGTCTCTTTCGTGATGAAACTGAAGTGCCGCAAGGTTTTTGTTATAACCGCATCTGCAACACTTGCCTCCTTTACTCATAACAGCTTCAGTTTTGAACTGTTTGGCTTTTGTTTTTTGTCGAGAATAGTGTTGAAAAGTGTGGTTTGTATCTTTACTCTTGCACTGTTTTGAACAGTATTTGGTTTGTTTTCCTTTTAATGGGGTTTGGCATATGAAGCAATTCATAATCTTCTCCATGATTTAATTCTAGCGGGGAGGTGTATTGGTTGCATACAAGTCTCATAAGCTTCGTGGTCGCGGGTTCAATTCCCGCCCCCGCTACCAATAAATTGAAAGCTATATGTTTAAACAATTGAATGTAACACTTCATAAATTAATATTGTCTAAGTTAGCTTATGCCATTTGGACATCTTTTAAGCATTCTCCAGACGATTGGGAAGATTACGAGAATGATTTCAGAGTTAGGCATAAACTAAATAAAATTAAAATCTGGACTGGTAACGGCAGATGGTTTTTTAATATCGAACATGAAAACAATCATGATAATAGTTCTCTTCTAGGATTATTTGATAGACATTTAGTGTGGTTAGCTTTTAAGTCTGCAAAACGAAGAAATAAACGATTAAATAAGACTAGTGTTGCTGATGTTTATCTCAAAATGTTTACATCATCTAAAAACGGTTAATAAATTCTGATGCTTATCCAGCCATTGGAGGCTGGCGTAAGTCTCTGAGAATTTTGGACCTTTAACTCAGCGGTCAGAGTGCTTCCTTTACACGGAAGAAGTCCGGAGTTCAAATCTCTGAAGGTCCACCAATCATATAAACAGGACGGTCGTTGGTGTAAATCCAATCCAAGAGGTAGCAGTCTTGGTAGCTCAGTATACTTCATTGTTGAAAAAAGAGACTCTTTGTTTATCTCTGACGCAGTAAAGCCTTTTGATAGAAGGTCCCTTTGATGGACCGACACTGAAAAGGCTAGTAATAAATTTCCTTTTATCCATCACCGAGGCGACAAACCTGGGTTAAGGGCACTAAAAGGACTTTGCGGGTATGATGTAGTGGTAGCATGAGATCCTTCCAAGTTCTTCGCGTCAGTTCGAACCTGACTATCCGCTCCAATTTTTCATGAACAATGTCTTTCCGGGCTGAACCACAACGGTGTTCAGCACCTAGTCAAACGGACTGGCTTAATTTGAGCAACGACACAGATGTTTCCTCTGAAAATACTTTCTTGCATGGGTTCTGGGCAGATAGTCTAGTTAACTGATGAAGCCCCACTGCAAAAACTATCGCAAAGGTTTCTTCCAAAACATTGAAGTTTAACACCGTATTAAAATACGGTGCCTCACTGCGATAAAAATAACTCAAAGTGGTAGGTCCATGGAGGGCCTATAAATTAAGGCATGCACTCCTTCGCTCCCTGAGTTAAAAGATTGCTATAGTGACCGCAACGGTTATCCGTTTAATAGGCGCGGTTTAAGGATACCTCACCCATCCGCTCAATGGCAATTAAGTGGTGGAGTTTAAACATGAACAAAACCACTAATTCGTTTCTCATAGCTCTCGGCGTAATTGTTTTAGGTGCAGCCATTTACTATGGCATAAAACACCCAGGTTTAACGCCAGAACAGAAGTTAGAACAGGCTCAAACTAATCTTTTTAATGATGCCCCAAGAGTTAAAACACTCTATACATCGTTAATGAAAGATTACCAGATCATTATTAAACCTGAGCAACTAGATGGTGACGCTGAAGGTAGAACGGTTATTACCAAATCCTCGGCCACAGTCTCAATAGACACAAATAAAGTTGCTAAAAAACATGATCGTTTAGAGCCTGTTTTAGCTCATGAGTTATTTCATATAAGTGATGCTAGATTTGTTTACGGTTTTGATAAATTCTTTACCTTGGTCGAAGAAGATAAAACAAAATCTTGGTGGAATAAAACAGTTGAAATTTCCGCTTACGGTCAAGAAGATGGGCTAAGAAAAGAACTTATCAAAACTGGTAAATATGGAGGAATGGCACCAAGTAGACAGTTACAAAATATAAGACATTGATTACCCAATTAAATTTGAGGGTAATTAATATGTTAAAACATTTTGTAAATGTGGCGCATTCTTTATTAAGAGAACATGTAGTAAAAAGAGTAACTCGTTCAAGTGAATGGCATAGTGTGGAAAAAGCACACTTAAAAGTTCAACCTTTTTGTGCTGCTTGCGGTTCTAATAATAGATTACAAGTTCATCACAAAGAACCATTTCATTTAGATCCAGCATTAGAATTAGACCCAACTAATTTGATTACTTTGTGTATGGATACAAATGAATGCCATCTAAAATTAGGACACGGCGATAACTTCAAAGCATATAATCCTAATATAGTAGCAGATGTAGAAGCCTTAGTAAAAGATCCTTCTGTTAGATCTTTATTAGAAGCAAGAGCAAAAGAAAATAGAAAGTTCATTTAGCTTTTGTCCCATATGCCAAAGTGGTTCGAGGCGCAAGTCTGCAAAACTTGTCTTACAGAGTTCAAGTCTCTGATGGGACTCCAATGGAAGACATTAATAAATAATCGGGGTATAGCTCAGTCTGGCTAGAGCGCTTGCTTTGGGAGCAAGAAGTCGAAGGTTCGAGTCCTTTTACCCCGACCATTTTCGGTGAGAAAGTGAGTCTGGTCCACGGTCCGCTTTGGAGGCGGAAGGTCGCCGGTTCAAATCCGGCCTCACCGACCAATCGTAAAGTAGCACAACAGGGATAGAACTTCTACAGTGTATGTTCTATAGCCAGTGTGCTGTTCGTGCAGAACAGAGATCAGGTAAAACTCCTGCTTACGTAACAATCGCAGTGCCGCGTCTTAGGAATCTTAGACGAGAGAGAAGTTAGTAGTAGACTTTGGCCCAGCCTCTGATAATATGAGTGTCGATCAACCAAAGATCCTAATTTCAAAATAGCTCGGAGAAGGTAATCAATCCTTTCACTGCATAAGTTTAGTAGTAGCTCAAGCTACGTTCTTCCTCTACGCACCCTTTTCGTAAGGGTTTCACAGTTGAAATTAAACCGTATGCGGAACGCAATAATAGAGCGGTAGCTTCATAAGCTGCTGGGTATGAGTGCGAGGCTCATCTACTAATAATCTCATGGGGTATAGTTTAACGGTAGACTGGCCGCTCACGATCTGGAGTTAGAATCTTGCATGCGAAGAGACTAATGACTGCGTTGAAGTCGGGACTTAAAACAGCATATGGGAAGGCCTTCCTGTATGAAGATAATGGTGCAAAGCCATACACACCCCACCAGTTCTAATGGCGCTAAGAGTATGGTCAGCGCGACCTCTGAATACAAACTCATGTAGATGCGAGTAGGTAATACGGTCCGAGAAACGGATAGTCTTTGGTTCGATCCCAAATTAGCGCCCCAAACAATTTATTCCCCGATAGCTTAGTGGCTAAAGCATCACGCTGTTAACGTGACTACCGTTGGTTCGAATCCGACTCGGGGAGCCATTCTTAGAGTGTTCCTATGACAAAAGAAGAGTTACAAATTTGTGAAGATTTATTAGAAGTCACATCTTTAACTTCATTACCTTTGAAGATTAAATATGCTGAGAAACATAACCTTCGTTTAGGAATAAATGATCGTTTCTTAGATGAAGTTCATAAGCATATGATAGATGCTCATATAAAATTTAGAAACATGGTAATTCAACAGGCAGAAACTCATGGGAAGATCCAGAAAGACTCCTAAAAGAGATAGATTAAAACAATATGAACAACTAGCATCTAAATTACGAATGGCTCAAATCATTTGCGATATGGAAATGGCTAGGGATATTGTTCATAGTATTATGAGTCTCCATCGTAAATTTGAAAGAGAAGATTGTGGCCCAGAAATGGGTCAATAAGCTCCATGGCAGGATAGCTTAACGGAAGACTCGATCACTGAGAATAAGAGAGTTGTTGTTGATGTTAACTAGATACTTCAACCATACCTCATATTGGGTGAATTAGAGCGTTGTCTCGTAAAAGACAAAACGGTGCTGTGAAATGCGGCTCCTGCCACCAGTTCATACATACCTGCGTCCTTTGAGAACGGATGACTCATCAATACAGCGGACTTTGGTAAGTCCAAAGTAGAGTGTAATGTGAACGATTACCGAGTCACTGTATAGAATATACATGTTAGCGTCCCTTATTATAGTGGATGATAGGTCCTCTGATCTCATGGCCTATGTGGTGTAAAACGACCACCGAAGCCTCTGTAGATAAGATTGTGTTATAGCTGTAGCTCAGTGGAAGAGCATCGCCGTTTATGCGAAGGTCGTTGGTTCGAATCCAACCAGATCACTGACACAATAAATATCTAACATCTGATGTTGTAGCTCAATTGGTAGAGCGGCGGCCCTGAAAGGCGGCAGGCGCGGGTTCGAATCCTGTTAACCTCTTGGCTCTGTTAGAAAAAATTGATTATGTAAATACTTGTAGCTCAGCCTGGAAGAGTGCCTGCATGGTAGCAGGAGGTCATGGGTTCAAATCCCATCGAGCCCCTAACCTCTAATCAATATGGGAATATGGCGTAACTGGTAGCCGCGCAAGGTCGAGAGCCTTGTTCTATTAATAGAGTGTCGGTTCGACTCCGACTATTCCCACCAATCAAAATGTCAAAATGCTAAAACCAAAAAAGAAAAATAGCAAAGTAGATTACAGTGATGTTATTAAGGCTTTAGTTCTTAAAGCTATGATGCAACTTTCACAAGAAGTTGATCAACAAGTATTAAAACTAATGTATAAACATGAAGATCGAGACAAGTAATTGTCTCCCAGAGTGTAAGGGTGGCCGAGTGGTTTAGGCAACAGGTTGTGGCCCTGTGAACAGAAATGTTCTACGCGGATTCGAATTCCGTCCCTTACCCCAGAGGTTTTAGGAAACCGTAAAATTCCTACTCATGGTAAACCGAGAGTGTTTACTTAGTCACATAAGCTGACTAGTGTGGAAAAAGAATAAAACTTCTATCTCTTAGATTGGGAAGTTTGCCGAGTATCCAGCGAAGGAATACACTTACCTTTGTCCCTAAGTTGTCAGAGAAGTAAGAAGTAAAATATCCTGAGTAACTGCCAACCCTCGATTGACCTCGCGTCTATATCCTCCGTGTTGGGTTTAGGTTTTCTGAAACAAAGTCCCTATTCTAGCTTACAATGCCGGATTCGCATAGTGGCAATTGCAAGAGACTGTAAATCTCTCAAGCCTTGGCTTTTCGTTGGTTCGAGTCCATCATCCGGCACCATCAGCTCTGACGTAAAAAGAGGTCCACTTGGAATGTTAATCAGACATTCAAATGAAACCTGACATTCAGCGTAGTCGCACTTCGAAGCGACCAGTTCCGTGAAAGACGGAGAGCTGGACCAATTCCTGTTGGTGTAAAAAAATAACGTCCGCTGTGGATAACATTCACATGGGGTTATAAATTATTAGCACGGCGCCAATTTCGGGGCGTTAGTTCCGTGAAAGACGGAGCAGGTAGCCAATCTAATTCACTGGAAAGAATATGAACAAATACGAACTTCTAAAAGAACAACTCGCAACGGATGGAGTTGGAAAAATGAAATGCTTTGGTAGTTCAATGTTACCTATCGTTTCCAGTGGATCTCTTTTAACTTTTAAACAAGAAACTAATTATCAAATTGGTGATATTGTTTTCTGTAAAGTTAAAGGAAGATACATTGATGCTCATTTGATTACTAAGATCGATCCTAATAAGGGTTATATGATCGCCAATAATCGTGGATGGGAAAATGGGTGGACCCATACTATTTACGGTAAAGTAATTGAAATCAACGGCATTGTTAGGTAATCTTAATATTGACACTGACATTCTGGATCGCGGCGTCCTTTAGCTTAATAGCGGAATGATCTCCTGGGTAAAATCTAGCCTCAATGGATGGAATAGATTTGGGTAAGTTCGAATCTTACAGTGTCTAAAAGCATCGTGGTAGCTCAGTGGTAGAGCAATCAATGGCTAGTTAAAGACTATACAAGTTGATGTGCAGTGGTTCGAGTCCATTCTGCGATGACATTTGGGCGGCATAGCTTAATGGTAAAGCGTTACATCACTAACAAAGTGTTACATAAGTAAAGAGTTGGGGTTCAAATCCCCGCTGTCCACCAATTATATTTTTGGAGATATCTTGGATATTCTTAGTTTTTATGGTGACCGTCATTGGTTATCTAATTTTCATATGGCCTCTATTACTTATGAGGGATTGACCTACACTAATAGTGAAGCGGCATTTCAAGCAGCTAAGTGTAAGGAGATTGAGGATAGAAATCAATTCACCAATCTCCTTCCAGGAAATGCAAAAACTCTTGGTCGTAATATTGAACTTCGTCCTGACTGGGATCAAGTCAAAGATCAGATAATGTATGATGTTTGTAAAGCAAAGTTCGAACAGAATCCCGATCTTATGAATCTGCTATTGGCCACCACAGGTCATTTAGAAGAAGGTAATAATCATGGCGATATAATTTGGGGAACTGTAAAGGGTGTTGGTCAGAATAGACTCGGTAAAATTCTAATGCAATTAAGGGATGAATTTCGAAATGCAGCCACCGCAAAGATTTAGCCGAGAAATAAAAACAAGATCTTTAACTATAGAAGAACGCCAAGAATTGATTGATCTTGGTGTGATTCCTTTTATTATGGATGATGACCATCCTAATGGTAGGCCTGTAACGGTTAATGATCTTGCTCACATGACTAAAGTAATTGCTGCCAAAGATATCATAACCGGCGAATGGCACTATTATGAGTAAGATTAAAATCTTACATATTCCATCAGCTGAATATCTTCCAGTGGGAAGTTTCTTTTCTCCAGAAGATAACAAAGAATGTTATCGATATGAAGAAAATGGAATATTCAATAATTTAAATATTGCTAAATCATTTCTTAATGATCTTCTTCAAGCTTGGAATGGTCTTTCTGGTTACGATGATATTTTTACCGTAGTGGTAGCTGAAGATGCTTATTTTATTATGGAATACGCAGCTCCCGTAGTTAAACATTACGGAATGGTGGATCATAAATTACAGCAAAACGAATTTGAATTTATAATTATTTAATGCGAGGGTGGTGGAACGGTAGACACAGCAGACTTAGAATCTGCCGCCTAACAGCGTGAGGGTTCGATTCCCTTCCTTCGCACCAATACGATAAGGTAAACAAAGTTGTAATACACTTTACTCAAGCTAGTTGATCGGGCTGAATTTGGATAGAAAAGAGTCCAATTACCCTCTGTCGTATCAAACGCGTTGCCTCTCTTCTCCTCATACTTCTTTTGAATACTTGAGTGCAGTGAGTATCAGAATTGACTGATAGACTATAACTGATCAGATAGTTGCAATACTTTGCTGCATGCTTGCGTTGTGACCGAGGAAGCAATTCCGGAGTTGAAATCGGGATAAACGGAACGCCCGAGAGGTCTCTACAGCAAAATTCTTTGGGGTATAGCACAATTAGGTGGTGCAACTGTTTCTGACACAGTTGGTTGTAGGTTCGATTCCTTCTACCCCATCCATTCTACGGAGTGCCTATGGCATTTATTCTTTTAATTTGGTTGCATTTCTTAGCAGATTTTGTTCTTCAAAATGACAAAATGGCTTTAAACAAAAGCACAAGTAATAAGTGGCTTGGCATTCATTGCTTAGTATATACTATTCCTTTTGCTGTTGTTATTGGTTTGAAGTTCGCTGTATTAAACGGCATTCTTCATTTCTGTGTTGATTGGTTTACTTCCAGAGCTACAACCTATCTTTGGAAAAAAGAAAAGAGACACGAGTTTTTTGTTGTAATTGGTATGGATCAAGCAATTCACATGAGTTGTTTGTATTATTTATATAGCATTATGTTCCCTTAGTTTAGCCCGGACTTAAAACACTTCGCTACGAACGAAGAGATCACAGGTTCGAATCCTGTAGGGAACACCAATCTGGAGCTTTATGGATCCCGTATTTACAGAAGAAGAGATCACCTATATGACGAATCTCTTCTTTTATTTAAAAAGAAATAGCCCCGAAACTCTTTCGTTAATGATCGAATCTGGTGTAACGAAAGTTGCTGATACTTTGGAACAAGTTGCTAGTGGTGACCGATAATGGAATATAAAGGCGGCTACATCTTTATTGATCTTGATGGAGTTTTAGCAAACTTCGACAAAGAGGCAGCTAAATACCCTCATCTACATCCTTCTAAGGCTTGTAGAGAAATTGAAGGTTTCTATACCAACCTTGAAGTATTTCAAGGAGCAATAGAGTTTGTAAATCGCCTTGAAACTATCTTTCCTAATAAGGTTAGATTCCTTTCTGCGGCGGTTATCGAACGAGACAATTGCTGGACTGAAAAGTTCACTTGGATCAAAACACATTTTCCCAGTTTTACTGATCGGTTGATCCTTGCTAGATCTAAGGAAGCCGTTGGTTCCGTGGAAGATATTTTGATTGACGATCATCCGCAATGGAACGGCGCTGATAAATTCAGAGGTCAAGTAATCAAATTCTCCACTGATAAGATTCCCGATGAATATCAACGAATCTTATTCCTTTTAACGGGAGCTTAATGCCACTCTTTTATGAATCTCCTTACAGGGACCGGCCAACGCTGGTCCCTTTTACTTTGTTCCCAAACGGTGAACAAAATGTTCCAGATATCCGAGAAGAAATTTCTACCCTAACTCTTAAGTGGGAATCGGATAAGGATCTAATTTCTCTCCTGCTTCTTCAGAGCGGAGTTCTTTATTCCAAGGTAAGGCTTAAGATTTTATATATGCCTTATTCTCGTATGGATCGCGGAGAGAATAGTTCCAAGTGTTCTCTGAGATATATTGGTGATATTATTCAAGGCTTGGGTTTCAAGTCTATCGAAGTGCTTGATCCACATTCGGATCTCACCTTAGCGTATCTCGGAGACACTGCTTTTGGAACTTATCCGTTCCAAGAAGTTATTCGGGAACCTTTTACACAAACTGATATCGTCGTATTTCCAGATGCCGGAGCACAAAAACGGTATGGAAAAGGTTGGAAAGGCGTTCAGCTTGTAGCAAATAAGAGGCGAGACTTCACTACAGGTAAAATCACAGGATATTCTTTGGAAAATTCTGCGATGCTTAGAGGCAAGCATATTACAATCATTGACGATTTGTGCTCAAAAGGAACAACTTTTCTTTTTGCTGGAAAGGCTTTGAGAGAACTTGAACCAAAACGAGTAGAACTTGTCGTAACTCACTGTGAAAATTCGATTTATTCTGGCGAACTTCTAAAACCAGATAGTCCAATTGATCGTATTTATACTACTAACAGCATCCTCACAGATTTTTCTTCTGACAAGATTACTGTGTATGATGCCTTTGATCCGGAGTTTCCATGCATAAAGTAGTTCCGTCAGACATTCGAATGAGTCTCCTTGGTGTTTCATATCTTCATGGAGGTTCTTACGAGCGTCCAGGCCATCGTGGTATTAGCCATTTGATGGAACATCTGATGTGCAAGACTTCTGACGATATGCGAGAAGAGCTTCGTTCTCTTGGAGTTGAGCATAATGCTTATACTTCAGATAATCGAGTAGTCTTTTGGTGGAGTGGACTTGACCGAGCGTTGACTCTCGTTGCTCCCAGGCTTTTCGATAAGCTCACTCAGCAGCCTGTTCTTTGGACCAAGGAACAGTTTGAAAATGAAAAGAAAACTGTTCTTCAAGAGTATGGTGATACTTTTAATGATCAGTTTGAGGGAACTTATTACAACGCTCTCCGTCAATTTTACAATCATACTGGAGCCATTGGATACCGCAAGGATATTGAACTTTTCTCTTATGAGGATTCGATTCTCTTTGCTGAACAATTCAAAGAACCTTTCTTGATTTGTGAAGTTGGTCAGAAGAATCTTGATCCTAGTGTATCTTTTACTAGAGTTAAAGAGTCAAATGATGCAGTATTTGGTGACTATGTTGCTAATGGAACCCTGATTTTGGAAGATGTTCCAAAGGAAGATAAGACAATTGTTGGTCTGTTAGGCAACACTCCTCTAGCTGGATATAAAACCTCAAAGCTAGACTTTCTTATGACTTGTATTACTGGCGGTCTTGAATCGCCATTATATCAAGAGATTCGAGAAAAGCGAGGATTGTCTTATTATTCGATGGGGTTCACGACAAAGATTGGTGACAAAGCTGTGCCAATGTTCTTTGCCTCCACCACCAATGATAATGTGGCAGAACTTACTAAGGTGTATGAAGATACTTTCTCTGCTCCAATCGAAAGTATTCTCACTCCTGAGCGATTTAATATTTGTCATCAGAATTTGATGATCAAGAAAGAAATTGCGGAAATTCTTCCTCATGCTGGAGCTAAGGCAACTATCTTAAGTGAGACTAATCCCTTCGCGGGGATGGATACTTTTACTTACGATGAAGCTCTTGCTCTTGCTTCTGCCACTTTTAACATGGACAATCTTCGTCCTATCTCTTACTAAGGATCACAAATGAAGCGCGTTACTCCTACTCTGCTTTGCGATTTCTATAAGATCAGTCATCGGGCTCAGTATCCTGTTGATACTGAGTATGTTTACTCGACTTGGACTCCTCGAACTTCTCGTATGAGCGGCGTGGATCATGTCGTTGCCTTCGGTTTTCAGGCATTTGTTCAGAAGTATCTCATTGATTATTTCAATGAGAATTTCTTTAATCGGTCTAAGCTTTCTGTTGTTGAAGAGTATTCTCGCGTAATTGCAAATACTCTCGGTATCAAAGATCCTGATACTAAGCACATCGAACAGCTTCATGATCTTGGCTATCTTCCCATCAAGATTCAGGCTCTTGCTGAAGGAACTCTTGTTCCTCTTCGTGTTCCTATGCTTACCGTAGAGAATACAGATTCTCGCTTCTTCTGGCTTACCAATTTCCTTGAGACTTTGATGAGCTGTGAGCTTTGGTTGGCATCAACTTCTGCTACTACTGCAAATGAATATCGTAAGTTGCTGACTTGGTGGGCCGAACATACTGACAAGGCTAATAAAGGTTTTGTTCAGTTCCAGGGACACGATTTCTCAATGCGTGGCATGGCTTCTCTTGAAGCTGCGATGTCATCTGGTTCTGGTCATCTTCTGTCTTTTGTAGGCACTGATACCATTCCTGCTATTATTCACCTTGAAAATTATTACGGTGCGGATATTACGAAGGAGCTTGTTGGAACTTCTATTCCTGCCTCGGAGCATAGCGTTGCTTGTGCTTATGGCAAGGACAATGAAGCGGATTATTACAAGCGTCTGATTACGGAAGTTTATCCTTCTGGATTCGTATCTATTGTTTCGGATACTTGGGATTTCTGGGCGGTTCTTGAAAACATCATCAAGCCCATGAAGAATGTTATTCTTCATCGTGACGGTAAAGTTGTCATTCGCCCCGATTCTGGCGATCCTGTTAAGATTATCTGCGGTGATCCGGATTCCGATAATCCTCTTGCCAAGAAGGGTGCCATTGAAATCCTTTGGGATATCTTTGGCGGAACTGTGAATGATCAGGGATACAAGGTTCTTGATCCGCATATCGGTTGCATTTACGGTGATGCGATTACGCTCACTCGTTGCCGAGAGATCTGTGAAAAGCTGGCTGAAAAGAAGTTTGCTTCGACTAATGTAGTTTATGGTATTGGTTCTTATACCTACAATTATGTTACTCGGGATACTTTCGGTTTTGCTCTTAAATCTACTTCGGTAACTCGTAGTGGACAAGAGATTGGCATCTTCAAGGATCCTGTTACTGATCCTGGTAGCATCAAGAAGAGTTTGGTTGGTCGAGTGGCTGTTATGAGGGATCTGGCTGATGGAAATAAGCTCATTGCTGTCGATCATCAGACTTCGCATAGTCGACTTCCCAATCTCTTTAACACTATTTTCGAGAATGGTAAGGTAGAAAACTTCCAGACTCTTTCTGAGATTCGAAAGCGTCTCTTAGAACAGTAATGGATAAAATATCTCAAGAACTTCTGGATAGAATCCCCAAGGATTTTAGTTTTAGTCCAGTTGGAATGACGATAGAAACTGCTATGACTTTAATCAAGGCGGCTGGATGGCCAGTTAGATTGGTTAAACTCGGCAAAATTCGTTATCTAATTACTCAGGATTTTAGACCAGAACGAATCAATCTGGAAGCAACTGAAGATGGCATTGTAGAATCGTTCTACAAAGGCTAATTAACAATATTTTTTGGAGAAATGAATGAAAACTTGGATGTGGGTTCTTGGTATTTTTGGTGTTATCGCGCTTATTGGGATGATGGCCTGCGGAACTTATGTTGGAACTTATAATGAGCTGGTAACTTCGGTTAACGCTTGTGATAAGGGTGTTAGTAACATCGATGAAAGCTATCGCCGCCGTGCTGATCTTATTCCCAATCTTGTGGAAGCTATCATGAGTGAGGTTGGTGCTGAGACTAAGCTTGATATTGGTTATGCTGAAGCTCGTGCTGCGGCTGGCGGTCAGATTAAGCTGACTCCCGAAATGCTGAATGATCCGAAAGCTATGGCCGCGTATCGTGCTAATCAGGCTACTATTGGTAATACTCTTGGTCGATTGATGGTTGTTGCTGAGAAGATTCCTAATCCTAACTTCTCGCAGTCTTACAAGGATCTTCGCACTAATCTCGAAGGCGTAAATAACCGTATTGGTATCGCTATTCGTGATTACAATGATGTTGCAGAAAAGCATAATAACAAAATTGATGCTTTCTTTGCAAATATCTTCTTTGGTGCCAAGGATCGTTTCAAGCACCGCGAATTGTATAAGGTCGAGGAAGAGAAGAAGGCTAATCCAAATCTTAAAGATATGAAGATGCGCTAATGAACTGGTCTCTGTTTACTTTCCACCTGTCTTTGTTTTTCGTGATTCCTGCTCTAGTTGTGGCAGGTATTGTCATTCTTTTGTGTCTTTCTGGTAGTCGAAGGGATCGTTCTTTTGGCTGGGCATCATTAATGCTGATTATTGGCATTACTCTTACTCACCTTACTTGGCACTTTACCTGGCTTCAGCTTTTAAAGTATTCTGGTATGTCAATTGGCATTGGATTACTTTATACCGTATTCAAATGGGTGCATGGAGTTAGTATTTATCACGGGCGAGTTATTACAGCATTGAAGAATGTTGTATATCCCGCTGCTATTGAAGTAGACACAAACGATCTTGATATTGGTAGTAGATATACTGCTAATGCACTTAATCGTAAGGATGCCCTAACAAAGCTGACTCCTCAGTTCTCTGAATACAAAGCTCCTGCACTCGGCTGGACAATTTTCTGGCCTTTCTTCATTCTGGTAGATATCGCTCCAATCAGAGTGATTGAGAGTATTATCAGTGCTTTTGGTAAACCTGCTCAGTATTTTGCTGACAAGACTTTTGAGGATAAAGATGTTTAAACGACTTTGTTTATCTTTTGCTATGGCCTGTAGTCTTTTGGCTCAAGTCCCAGCTGCTCCGACCTCACGGGTAACTGATAAAACTGGAACTCTTTCTCAGGCAACTGTTACTCAAGTTAGTAACATGCTTCAAACTCTTGAACAGAAGAATGGCACTCAGGTATTAGTCTATATGGATTATACCTTGAATGGTGTTCCTATCGAAGATTTTGCAAACAAGGCCGCGAGAGCTTGGCGTGTAGGATCTGCCAAGAATAATAACGGTTGTGTTCTCTTTATCTTCAAAAATGATCGAAAGATGCGAATCGAAGTCGGTCGTGGTCTTGAAGGTGTCCTCACTGATACTAAAACTAAAGCTATTTTGGATGAAGTAGTTCGTCCTAAGCTTAAGGCCGGTGATTTTGACTCCGGAGTTAAAGGAGGTATTGAGGCAATCGTAAAGATTGCCTCAGGGGGAGAAGTGGGACGCGCCAAGTAACCAAACAGCTAAATGGCTTGGTTGGGCCCTTGTTGCTTTCGTCATACTCACGCTAGTAGTTTTAGCCGCATCTGGTGGTGATGTATTTCTTCCATTTGTAATTCTATCTGCACTAAGTGATAGTGATGGAGGAAGTGGAGGATTCAGCGGAGGCGGTGGTTCATTTGACGGCGGCGGAAGTTCTTCCGACTGGTAATGATTATTAGTGAAAATGCAGTTCCAATAAATAAAAAGGAAAAGACAATGAGTCTTACTCTCACTGAAGAAACTGAATATAAGTCGTTGGCTCTCAGGGCCAATAACAACGAGCATCTTTCTGATACTGAACTTCGGCGTCTTGATGCTCTCGATGAAAAGAAGCGTCGATATAGTAGTTCTAGTCTTACTTCGACTGGCCGAGCTAAGGTTAGTCGAGTTAGGTCTAATAGTAGCTCTAGCAGTTCTTCGCGCAGTTCCTCGGATGACAGTTCTAGTCGTAGTTCTAGTTTCGATTGGAGTTCTTCGTCCAGTTCCAGCTCAAGTTCTAGTTCTGATGATTCTAGTTTTAGCTGGAGTTCTTCGTCTGATTCGGGCAGTAGCTTCGATGGTGGCGGAAGTAGTTCTGATTGGTAATCTAAAGTTTTACTATAGGTTGCCGATATAGATGGTATGGGTCCTTAGCTTAAATGGTAGAGCGAAAGACTGAAAATCTTTAGGACTGAGTTCGATACTCGGAGGACCCACCATCCATCCATTGCTCTGTAGCTTAGCTGGTTAAAGCGCCATCCTGATAAGATGGAGATCGGTAATTCGAATTTACCCAGAGCAACCATTCTATTAATTAATAACATACGGGTCTTGGAACTGCTTGGGGTGGTTGCCTCCTTTGCACGGAGGAAATTCAGAAGGGTTCAAATCCCTTAAGATCCACCAATTACATAAATAGCCACCTATAAAAGGGTGGCTTTTCTTTTGGAGAAACATGCGCGAAGTAAATGTAAAACGACTTGAACTATTAGAGAAGGTAAAGATTAATCGGGAAGCTCATCGCGGTCTTTTTCTTAATGCTCAAGAAGGATTTAAAAAGGCTGTTCTTGAAGCCCTTGAAAAGTCCTTAGATGATGCTAGATCCGGTAAGCGGTTTAATAACTTTTGGCAGTTACCTGAACCTATTGATCAGACTGCTGAATATGACCGAACTATTGCCATGCTTGAAATGAGCGTGGACGAAACGATTACTCTGACTTCTCAAGAATTCGATTGTTATGTAATGGACAATTGGAACTGGAAGCAGAATGTAACTCTTCGGAATATGTCCTATACTAAGTAACAACGATAGTGACGGGAAACTATGTTTTGATCATAAGTTTCCCGTCACTCCCTCAATACCTGAAAGAAGGTTATTTATGCGATATCTTTTGTATATTCCTACAGGAACTGCTATTACCTTTGGAGTCTATGAAGATGAAGAAGTAATTGATCTGGATTTGTTTATTAAAATAAAAAATAGAGAATCAGATGTTTTTAGTAACGTGGAAAATATTATTCATGACGTTGTTAAATTAATGCGAGAAAATCCTGTTGTTAATATAAAATTTATTACTCGCAATGATATACAACTTCCAGCAGATGAATCTGACTTTACTATTGTAGAACGAGAATAGGAATTTATATGGATTTTCGAATGCGTTGGGAACGAGAAGAAGCAATGATTTCTCGCCTAGTTGAACGATTTAAGCCACTATTCCCAGATCCCACTAAACCAAATATTTCAGTGCCTCTTGGTTGGGAGGCTGTTTTAGCTGAAACCTTTGAGAAATTAGCCGGAAATCGAAATGGAGATAAAGACTTACAGATTCTACAAGTTAAAGATAAGTTTGCTAATTTGAGAATCTATACAAATTTTTCCAGCGAAAGAATTGTGCGCATCATTGCTGAAGCAGAAGCTCGTATGGATGGCGTATGTATGAGTTGTGGATTAGAAGATGAAGAAGTAACTAATCAACCATCTTTTCAGATTCTCTGCAAAAAATGTGCAGAGGAATACAGAAAAACTAATCCAGATAATTCCGACTCTGATGACTGAATGGTGTGTATTTCATATACCGAGTAGTGAATATCTTTATTGTCACATGGCTAGTTCTAGGATGTTTATGTTACCATCCATGAGAGATAAAGCTAGCGGTCTTTTACAAGTATCTGAAGAAATTCACATTTATCTATTACCACCTGGAATTCCCATTAACTACGATTCACCAACAAAATTCTTTAGAAGTAACGATAAGGATTATTTATTAAAAATTCTTAATGAAGAACTAGCTAGTCATAGTCTTAATTGGAAAAACATAGTAATAGAAGAATTTGAGTTTCACGAATTTCATAAAGGTCTTGTTCCAGTAGACGAACTTTGGCGAGAGTTCACTCAAGATGGCGTTATGAAAACGCCATTAGAAAAGGCTAAGGGATGTTCCTAGTATTACATATTCCAAGTGGGCAATATCTTTGGAATCCCGTGCTTAATACATATTGGGCATTTGGATTTAAACCAATAGCCAATCAATTAGTAGATCCAAATTGCCCGGTTAATATATTATCCGATTGGGATTTTATTAGAAAAGCAAATCCTCAAATTGATTGGAAAGCTGCTCTTCTGGAAGAATTCGAAATCGTGGAGAAGCTATGATTAAGCATCCGAGAGTTGGACAAAAAGTAAGATTTAGTGATTTAGGACTGGAACAAGTATTTGGTTCTGCTATCGGTAAATCTTTTATGAAACAGAAGGTAATGACTCTTACTTTTGTAGATAATGAGTCAATGACCGAACCAGAGGAGACTTTTCTGGTTGAAGTAGATGATCCAGAAATTAATCAATTTATGATTGATAACTGGTGTTTTGATTTGGTATATTCTGGAGAAACTAATGACTCGTATTTTAACTGATCCTAAACTTGATTTTAGGGATGTTTTATTTGTTCCTAAGCGATCTGAATTAGGCAGTCGTTCTGAAGTAACTCTAGAAAAAGAGTATATCTTCAAAAATTCTAAGCTGAGTTATACTGGAATTCCTATTATTGCTGCTAACATGGATGGTGTTGGCACAATGGAAGTTGCCAAACTTCTTGGAAATTATGGTATTATGACAGCTTTAACAAAGCATTACGAATTGGAAGAGCTAGTTGCATTTTTTAATAATTTAGATCTTCTTAAAAGAGATACTGTAGCTTATAGTCTCGGTATTTCTGATGAGGATTTGGCAAAGTATGATCTCTTTAAGCAAAAAGCACATGCCAAATACATCACAATTGATGTAGCTAACGGGTATTCTCAAAAATTTATTGATTTTGTCTCTAAATTTAGAGATACTAATAGAGAAGTAGTTCTTATTGCAGGAAATGTGGCCACTCCAGAGATTGTAGAGCAACTGCTAGTTTCCGGCGTAGATATTGTGAAAGTTGGAATTGGGAGCGGAAATGCTTGTTCAACTCGCATTAAAACTGGAGTCGGCTATCCTCAGCTATCTGCCGTCATGGAATGTGCTGATGCAGCGCATGGATTGGGTGGTCATATTATTAGTGATGGCGGCATTACTTGTCCTGGCGATGTAGCTAAGGCTTTTGGTGGTGGCGCAGACTTCGTAATGCTGGGTTCATTCTTAGCTGGAACCGACGAAGGCGGCGGTGCAATCCTACTTGATCCCGAAACCGGAAAAAAGTATATCCAATTTTATGGCATGAGTTCAAAAACTGCCCAAGATAAACATGGGCATGGTCTTTCCGAGTATCGTGCAAGTGAAGGTCGAGTTATTAAGATTCCTTATAAAGGTTCTATGGAACCTATTGTAAGAGATTTGCTTGGTGGTTTACGATCTGCTTGCACCTATACCGGAAGTAAGAACCTAAAGGAACTTCCTAAAAGAACTACTTTCTGTATGGTTCAGCAACAGGTATCTACCCTTTATGGACTTGGGGAGTTAATGTCATGATAATGTTATTTTTAATTAGTTTTTTAGTTTTAATGCTTCATATCATTCTAACAGAATTTGCTAGAATGATTATTTTTGATATTAAGTTTTTTGTTTTTCTTTGGATTAAAGCTCATTGGAAATATACTAAATGGGTTTTAATTATTCCTCCAATTTCTTTTATTTGTTTAATTTCTTTTGTTGTTATAACTGCCATTGGTAGTATTAAACAATTCTGGATTGATTATTCGAAGGAATCATGAAATATATAGATCTACTATTAGCATGGCCTTTATGGCAACGTTATGACAATCTCAAAGAACCTTGGCGATTATTGCTATGTTTAGCAATAGTTTTACCTCCAATTTGGATTCTTAATGGTGCTGTAAAAGCATTTGGATGGAATCCTTCTCCTTTTGTATATAAGTCATCCGCCGTAGCAATGTTATATATTTGCTTATCGGCTGGCTGGAAACTATTTAAAATTCGGGAGTAGTTAATGTATTTTATTTTTGCTTTTATTTTCTCCGTTTTATTTTCTTTAATTTTTCTAACTAAAGAATATACAACGGTTAAAAATGATACGCTCTCTGCTTTTTTGTTAGTCTGTGCTAACTGTGTAGCAGGACTTATTTGGCCCATTTCTTTGGCCATATTAGTGGTTTATGGTATTTTTATCTATACTACAAAAAAGTTCTATCCACTCATTGAACGCATTCGTGAGCGTTTTGATATCACTGACTAGGAGATTTAATGAATAATCTTAAAGATATGCCTCTGCTTCCTCCTTTTTGTCCGCATTGCCATAAGAGTTTCTTTTGGTCCGGACCAGCGTATACTCAACAAAAGAAAAGCTGTATGTGCAAGAAAGGTAGAAAACTATTTGCTGATTGGATGAATACTCAGTCTCAGCTTATGTCCGAAATGACTGATCCAACTGAATCTATTAAACCGGATGCTGTTCTCGAAGTTACTACTCCAGAAGAACTTCCGCATATCACCGAGGTAGAAACTGATGGCCGATCCGATTCCTGAAACTCCAGTTCCAGTTCTTCCTGAACCTCGTAGAGAACCGCCTCCAATGCCAGTAGTTCCAGAACCAAAGCTAAATCCGCTTCCTGGATCTAAGGAATATAGACAGTCGCAATACGGCGAGTATTATGCTAGTCTTTACACTCAGTTAGTTATTTACGGGAAGTCTCCAAATCTAGCGGCAGAATTGGCTAGAGAGGCTTCTGAACATATCATGAGAGCGGGTTATCCGTTCCCACAAATTAAGGTAGGATAAATGCGAGGAAAAAAGCACGATCACGGAGTTATTGAACGAACAGAAGTGATCACTAGCACATCTAAGATTGCGCAATTTAAATATTTTCTATTAGTAATAGACATTGCAACTAAGAAAGTTATCTCTCGATTTGGACATTTCACTTCTCCAGAAGAGGCTGAAGACTTTGCAAAGGTGCATGGTATCGTTTTGGAATAATCCATGTTTCGTATTTTGTGCTTTACCACAGGTCAGCACATTAAAATTCCAGCCAGCTTGTCTCAAGACATTGGCATTAAAATGCCATCAACTATTCGTGAAGCTATTGGAACTCCGCTAACTAAACTACAATATAAGCGTTGGTCAGAACCAAGAGCATGGGAATACGCTGAGTTTGATACCGAAGAGGCAGCAAAATGGTTTATTTCACATAGGCTTGTATTTAATCCTAGACGAAAAGATCAGTCAAAGCTAGAATTTATGCGAGAGCTCTTTGAATTCAATGATATTCCTGGTTGGGAGACAATCAAGATTGAATTTGAAGCCGATCCAGTATGAAATTCGGTAGAATTTTTATTCGCTGTTGGATAATAGCGAGTTTGTTTCTGTCACTGGTCGCCATTTTACGTGGCGGTTATTTACTTTATTTTCTTCTTAGAAAGTCTTAATATGAATGATTTTAAGTATCTGAATGTGGTAAACGATGGCACTTCTAAGGTTCAACCTAAAGCTGAGCCTTCTTACCGTGTTTTAGATTTCCGATACGATGATCATAATCGGAGTCTCATTGAGCCTCTTCATGGAACTACTCCAGAAATGGCTGCTCAGAAGTATTTATTTGAACATCCCAGGGAATTTATGGTGCATGTTCGAGTCATGCTTCCAGAGTTTAAGTATGAAAAGTTCAATGATACTTTAATGACTAAAAATCCAGCTATTCAAAAGATGCTTAAAGAGACGGCAGAACTTTAGCTTGCTTAATAAATTGAGCAAGTTTTAAATCTTCGTCCCATAAATGCATCAAGAATCTACTTTCAAAAAGTTCTAATACGGTTGTAACATTGGCTCCAGCTGAGAGCGCACGAAAAGCAACCAAATAAATTTCTTGTAAGATTCTATGGGCATTTCTATGGCGCTGGAAATCATCTGCTGGATATTTTACTTCAAGCATTAGCATTTCTTCGTAAGTAAAATGAGTAACTAAGAGATCTAAATAGGTTTCATATAGTTGCTTAATTTGTAGTGGCTTATTTTCATTGGCTAACCTTTTGATTTGTTCACCAAGTTCGAATAATTCTTCGTGTTGGTCATCAATAGTTTTATCGCCCGTAAGCAATTCTGGATTCATGCTGGTCATATACTTAATTAGCAAAATCCCCCCTTGGTAAAAAATCACAGAATTAAGTAAACAATTTGTAGTAAATAACGATAATATGGTTCTGGTAAGGTCTTCACTGGCACGATAAACGCACTCGAAATGCGTGGGTCCGAAAGGATTTGCAGGTTCGATTCCTGTCCTTACCGCCACTGGAAAATCGGTAGAGTTGGATGCGCTACACTACCCTGGAAAGGTAGAATCCGCAAGGGTTAAAGGGTTCGAATCCCTTATTTTCCGCCATAACAAGCCTAGTCACTGTCATCGGATATACTAGGCAGCTTTGGAAGATCGGCAGAGTTGGATGCGCTGCGCTAGTTTGCTAAACTAGAGTTCGAAAGGGCAAAAGGGTTCGAATCCCTTATCTTCCGCCAACCTTTTTATTTTACGGAGTCTTAAATGACCATGAAGCAAGCACTAACTTCCGCTGGCCTGAAAGAAACAGCAGAACCTGAAAAGACTGTTCAGGTGCGTTATAAGGTTCTGCATATCCCAACCGCTTCTTACATTCATGGCTTTGACGCTAAAACGAATTCGTTTAAACTCGCTGTGTTTGTAAATAAAGCTAAAGCTGGACACGCACGAGACGATTATCGCCTTCAGCGGTTTAAGGCTCGTTCTTATTCTGGTCATGGTTTGTTCCTTGATGAAGATATTAAGAACGCTCCTAAAGATAGAAACGGAAGAGTTTCTAGTGTCTGGCAGATTCAGACTCAGATACGAGAAAAGATGAGAGCTCACGGTAATTTCCACAAGGAAGAGTTTGATCTTGTTCCAGTAGAGGATTCTGATGCTAATGTCATGGCGGTGGACTCTTAGGGTATCTGCTCCTAAAAATAAGGAGCAGATGCTTGATACCAAAGCTACTGCCTATTTGTTTGATGAAGTCTATCGCATCTGCTTTGCCAATAACCGGCAAAAATACTACTTCGAAATTCCAGCGTTGGAATACAAACCAGAAGAGTTAATTAGAGTGGCAGAAGATCACTTCAACACAAATAGGCAGTCTTTGGATGTAGCCAAATGCGTTAGATGTAGCAAATGGCATGTAATTGATGGACAATTTTGTAATCGTTGTAAAGATTCTATGAAAAGTTACGATACTTCTCAAGTAAGCGTAACAGAAATAGAAGTTCAAATTTAGTGCCGCAATAGCTCAGTTGGCCAGAGCGCCTGCCTTGTAAGCAGGGGGTCAGGGGTTCGAATCCCTTTTGCGGCTCCATCCTTATGGCGAGGGACTAAGTAACAGTGACTGCAGATGCTGTTACTGGACGAAAGTCAACCCTCGCCTCCATTTCTTGGGGATTTCCGTTAGTGGTAAACGCTTGGACTCCAAATCCAAAGCCAACTGTTCGATTCAGTTAATCCCCGCCATTTGGATTTTATGAGAAAAGTAGAATCTACCCTTAGAGCTAAAGTAGCTAAACCACCAACTGGAATGTTTGATAGAGTTGAACTTCGTAAAGAAGAACATACCTCTACGTTATACCGCTGGTGGGGATTGACTGAAACTGGATGGGTTCCTTATGGCCGCTGGTTTCAAATTTCTTATAAAGAGTTATATAAACGCTAGGAGTAGTCATGAAGTATTCCCATTATACCCTAAAAGGGTTTCCAGCTACGGGCGAAACTTATCACCCTTTTTGTATGTCTTGGTGGAAACATCATTTTAACCCAATGACTTACATTAGAGCTATTAAATATTTCTGTCAGCGTGGATGGAGAGGATACGCAGATTGCGATTCTTGGGATGCTGACGGTTATTTTGAAATAGTAATGATCGGTGTTCTAACACATCTTCGTGAAACTACTCCTGGATATCCTGCTAGTTTAGCTGAATATGGTCCTGGAGAAGATGTTCCTGAAGGTGTAGTAGATTCTGGAATGGATCGTTGGAAGGCTGTTTTAACTGAAATTATCGACGGATTAAATGCCGCTCAGGAACTTCGTAAGGAAGATACTGTGCCTGATGGAGTTTATTCTGATGAGCCCATTGAGTGGGAAAAAGTCAAAGAATTTCCTGAAGAAAAAGAGAGCCTATGGAGAATGAAAGATTCGGAGACTCCTAGATTTAATCAAGTTCTCTTTGATCAGTGGGCAGAACCTCTCAAAAGAAAAGAACGAAGAGCTAAATATTTATTGGCAAAATACTGGGGATCTTTTTGGGATTAACTCTTGGAGTTAATTAAATTTATGAATAAAGATGGTGGTGACATATGCGTTGGTTCTGGTATATACTATCAGCCAACCTTGCTATCGGCACTATTACTTTGTTAGAAGTTTACAAGAAACCTATATTTAAAAAGAGATCGACTTCTAGAAAAATACAGGCTATTATTGCACTGTATCTTCTAGGAGTCCTTGTTATGTTGTTAGCTCTTATATCACTCGATTGGAGGAATCGTAATGACAAACAGAATCCTTCTGTTTAAAAACTTTAATGCTGAACTTCCTAAAGAATTTATAAATAGGTTAAAAGTTGCTTGTCAAGATGCTGTTATTTATACAGTCCAGGGAAAATACGACTTTAATAGGTGGGAACTTAACTATCGAATAAATCCAGCCGTGTTAGAGTGTGTTGCTCTTACTAATAAAAAACACGATAATATTCTAGACAGCATTCTTGAAATAGTGACAATCTCAAGTGATCCCTTTTCAGGATTTATTGAATTTGACGATAATGGTAAAGAACACTGGAAACAGTAAAGGGAATTTATGACTAGAATGTTTGGTTTAACTGATCTTGGACATGTCATCAAGCTAGAAGTTGTAGATGGCGGAAGTGAAACCTCTAAAACAAAAATCATCAATGATGCCATTGTTCTAGATACTGTAAAATCTACATTCACTTTAGAATATGCTCCGTCAAAGCATGGCGATCTAGTCACAGAAACTATTACTGAGAATCCAAAAGAAATTTATGATCGGGTATCTAAGGCTCGAATCGAGTTAGAAAAAAGAGAACTCGCTTTTATGACTAATCTCTTTTTGATTGAAAAAGATGAATATAACATAGCAGATTTGAAAAAGACTGTAAAACCTAGACAAAGGAAAGCAAAAAGTGTCGGACCAAACGAAGAATCAGGAACTACAAAAACTGATCTCTCAGATGACTAAGGATGAGCTTAAAGCTCATTTGCTTACCTCTGATTACAAAGGCATTGAATTTAAAACATTAGTATTAAACGAGATTATTTCTAGAGCGAAGGTTGATATGGGCAGCGAGGATTAACTCATGAGTAGTGAAACTTTTAATGTATTTTTAGAAGGAACATTTGCCGGAACTGCGCAATCTTTAATTGAAGCACAAACCTTGGCTAAACAAGTGGCCAATAGAATGGGTAAAGTTGGGTCTGTGAAGTATTCCATTTTCGATAATCAGAACAATCGAAGAGGCGGCGGAACACTTTACTCAACTTGAAGAATTAAGTATATCAATTAGGATTATTATGACATTTATTAAAACTAGTCTTAGAACTATTTGTAACTGGGTCTCTTGGAGACGAGTTATAGAGTTTAGCTGCGTTTTCTTATTTGTTAGATTTATTGCCAGTATGGTATCAGACCATGTAATCTGGACCGCATCAGATACTCTCCAAGATATAGGACTTTATGTCTTTGGCATTGCTTGTGGCATAGGTTTAGTATTCTCTGCTGACAGACGTAAACACGAAAAATCTAAATTGCAAACATTAGTTAAGTCTTTAAAGGAACAGTAATGGTTCCTTATAAACTTCAAATGTTTAAAGATCCTTTTACCAATGAATCGGCTGGAAGCATGTTTATGTTGTATTCTTCGAAAGGATACGACTCTGGACGAGCAATTGCTATGACTCTTGGTAATTTAAATCGTGGCATTTTAGATACAGGATCAAGAAAAGTTTCAGTTGAGTATAATTTGGCTAAATACACTGAGGCTGAATTTAACTTAAAATTAAAAATGGAACGTGAAGCTAGGGAAGCAGAAGCTAAGGCTAAAATACTTCCTCCAACTCTTCCAAAAGAAACTTGGATTCAAAAGGGATTATTCGATGATGGCATCTGAACTTAATGATAAAGTTATTGCTCAATATATTACAGGCTCTGTAATTTTGACTTCTGTTTTAAGTAGACAGCTTGGCATTTCTTCTGATGAATTAGTTGTAGCTCTTACTGACTCTCCTAAATGGAGTGTTGGACAAAAAACGGGCAAATGGACTTTATCTATCAATGGAAAAAAGCTAATTGCTAATCCATCTACGGATGAGCGTAGGATTGACTTCATCACTAAGTAATCTAAGCATATTCAGAAACTGGCCCTCTTCGGAGGGCCTTTTTAATGGAAAGAAGGATGTATAAAATATTTTGTATTCCCGAAAGTAAGTATCTTTGCGCATTATTTCAATACCAAAAAAGCACAGAGTATGTAAATGACGGCGATAGATTGGAAGTAACTATTGAACGAACTGGACTTAGACCAATGATGGTGATTAATGGTCAGCATCCTATTTTCGAAAGCCCTACAAATCCAGGAACTTTGCGATATGATTCTAGGTTTTATATTAGAGAACATATTAGCTTTGTTAAATATAAAGACCTGTCTAATTTTATTCGTGTTTCTTTTAATCCATCTTTTATCTTTGTATACAAAGATGGTCAATTTAGAGAAGATTCTCCGAACTACTATGCAAATCCTATAGACTTTGGATTGCCTCCAGAATGTTTCGAAATCCATGAAGTAACAGACAACGGAAATCTTATAGGAACTGCACCTTTATGCGTTTGTATTCCTACCAAAGCATCGAAGTAGCTTCAATTCTTTACAAAGATTCAATTTACTTTGCTGATTTTGATAAATGTTTCTGGTTAACCCAAGAAGATGATCATGAAGCACAAAGAGCAAATTGGAGAACGGCCTGGGAATGGCTGATGTATCAATATAATAAACGCAAAAATCATGACTTTTCTTCTGCTCCCGTTTGGTGGTATACTTCCTTGAAAGAACTTCAAGAAAATATGAAGTATGCTAATACGACAGATATTCTTATTACAGCAGATGTTCCTGATAATTTAGTATTACTTTATGATGCTGATTTGTGGGAACAGGGCCCATTCACTGTTACTGGTTTGGGATGGAGAGGCCATTTTATTCACACAATGGTTTCTTGGGGCAAATATAACGATAAGTTTGATGCCATGTTTGATGTTATTTGGAATGCTTATAGACGCAGTCCTTTAACAATGATTGAAACATGGTCGGAAATTTTTCATATTAAACGATCTGACGGCACTCAGAGAATCCATGCAGTAACGCCATACATTGATCTTAGATGGATGGTTCCAAAGACTATTAGTAGCACTTCGCTAACAATGGAGTAACAATGGGTGCAAAAAAGACGGATAAGTTTTACAGTATTATGAATGTGACTAATGGAAATATTCTATCAGCCGCATTACATGGCGTATCTTATTCGTATCGAAACAAGGATAAAACTCACATTCGTAAAAGAAACTGGAAACTCTCACAGTTTCAGTCGGAAAGTGTTGATGTATTAGATCATTTCATTAATGCAGAAAGTATTGAAGGACGCTGGAGTATGGGCGTTCATGAAATTTGGGTAAAAGAAGAAGATATTGATGAGCTATATGGAACTCTAGCAATGGCAACTCTCAGGCATTTTTGTGGTTATGATAAACAGAAAGCCCTCTTTGGTGCATTCTTGTTTCACAAAGATCCTAAGTTATTCATTGAATTAGATTTCACATCGCGTAATGGTGATGCTTCACGAATCCTTAGAGAAAAGAAATTCGGTAAAGATTTTCTTGACTTCTTGGAAAGCTTCGGTGTTCTGTCATTTAATCGTGGTGGCCATCGGTATGTAGGAGGCAAGTGGCTCCAAGTAGAAGATAAACGAAGTTTCTTCTCTGTAGCAGAAATTGATCTTGTCGAAAGAGAACGAAAAGATATTATCACTACTTTTGAATATAAAGAGCCGTCATGAATTCACGAAAACTTAACTTACTGAATTTCTCCACCGGAGCTTTCCGTGGAGCTACTCTCGGAAAGATTCCCTTCACTGTTGATCCCTTTGGACAACCACTCTTGAATACAAACAACAAGGTTGTTAGGAACCTCGCTTTTCAGGAAGGAATAGTATTCACTACTTTTTTCTGGCAGTGTGACACGGTAAAGTTGGATTCCCAATTCTTTCAGTTTTTTTGATTTTCTCGCATCGGCTTCCTTCATTCTTTCAAAGGTAGCTTCCCCATAAATTGGTTTTTGGTGAGTCAGACCATCAACCTCAATGGCAAACTTATACTCTGGTAGATAGATATCAATTTCCTGTCTGCCTAAAACGGATCTGTCGTTTGGCACGACTTTTAATTTTTTAAAGTGAAATCTCAACAAGTCGATAATAATACTTTCAGCTTGAGAGCGATTTCCCTTTACTAATTCGTTTTTAAGTTTCTTAGCCATATACTTAACTCTGCGAGTAGCCATGACACGAAAACACAAAAAGAAGCAAACCTTTACTGGCGTCCTGTATTTGAACAAGAATTTTATGCCATTTCAGGTCGTATCAAAGGTTCATGCTATCAAAGCTGTTGCATCGGGCCGCGCAGTAGCTATCCATCCACAAAGTTTGCGAACAATTGAGAACGCTGGAAAAGATCCATCGTGTCTTAAAAACCTTCAGTTAGTTTTGTTTGAAAGAGAAATTCAAACAGGCCCCAGAAGATTGAAAACTAAGAACCTTTATGAGAGTGTTCTTGAACGAGATAATTATACTTGTGTTTATTGTGGAAAAGAAGGTCTAACCATTGACCATGTAGTTCCAAGAGCGCAAGGTGGAATAACTTCTTCAAAGAATTGTGTAACTGCATGTAAGAGTTGTAACTCTAAAAAAGCAGACAGAACTCCAGAGGAAGCTGGAATGCCATTTATATATAAACCTAAAACCATCAACGAGCTATTGTTTGATCGCTTCAAAGAAATTATGGAGCAATCCTCAGTCGAGGACAAGTCTCAGCTAGAGTAATATTTAGTGACGGGGCTATAATTAAACTTGTTGATATCACAAAGGAGCATTAATGAACGTATCTAATATTGTGCCAAAATTCAATTTAGAGTCTTTAAAAAATCTCAGTATTTTCATTGTGACTGTAGTATTATTGTCGGTTGTTGGATTTGGCAGCTACTACGGGTATCACGAATTTCAAGACAATAAGCGAGAACGAAAGCTAATCCTAGAAGGAATTGCAAAAGTGAATCGTAAAATTGTGATTCAGCAAGTAATTTCTGAAAAGATGCCGAATACTCCAGTAGAAACTGTTGTGGCATTATCCGATAAGATTTACGAACGCGCTTCCGTCTATGGAATGGATCTATCCTTGATCTGCGGATTGATCGAAACTGAAAGCACTTGGGATGTTAAAGCAACGTCCAATGTTGGAGCTAAAGGTTTAATGCAGTTGATGCCGTCTACTGCTAGACCGTATTTAGCCAATCATCAGTTGGGTTATTCTGATAAAATTCTTTATGACCCGCTTGTCAATGTCACTGTTGGTATGGCATATCTATTCGATTTACACCAACAGTATATGGAACTTGGAGTAGAGAAAGAAAATGAATACATGTTCTCTGTGAATTCATATTTTTGGGGTCAAAATAATGTAGCTGTCTTGCTTGGTAAGAAAGACGCTAGAGTTAATGGTCCCAATTTCGCTTATGCTAAGCGTGTATTAGACGCAGCTAAATTCTATAAGGAAAAAGGAATCTAATGATTGTTCTGCTAATTCTGAGTTTACTATTAGCAGCTCCGTTTCTATTTAAGCTAGGGATCCTGTATTTCGCCTATATTCAATGGGCGCTTGCAACCCCTATCCCATTCAGAGTTTCTTTGTTTCGTCGCTCAGAGGACCCTTCTAAGCTCAGGAAACCGCCCATTGGATTCTTCTCTGGAACCGTGGGCGATCCTGCACCGAGTCCTGTTGGGAAAAAGAAATAATTGCCGATACTCATTTTGGAGATAATATGAAACTGGCTGAAGCATTATCAGAACGGAAAGCATTAATCGGAAAGATGGAAGCTGTGAAAAAGCAGGCAGTTGAGCAATTTACAAAAAATGCTCCAGCTGAAACTACTAATGTAGCACTGACTGTCACTGTAGCAGAATCCTTAAGGGATTTAGCCGCTAGATTAACGACTCTGATTTGTAATATTAATCTGACCAATAATCAAGCTATTATTGAGATTGCTCCAGGCAAAGAAATGACTTTAATGTCTGTAATTGCTAATAAAGACAGTAGAGTTATTTTACTTCAACAGTATGAAAAGCTTAGGGACGAGTTAACCAATAAAGATTATTATCGTGAAACTCAACACCACGATTGTGATCTTCCATTGCTTCATAAACAAATTGCCGAATTGAGAGAAGAGATTCGTAGTTTTGATCTCAAAATTCAAGAAGCAAATTGGAAGTATGATTTAATCGAAACAATTTAATATTTGCGGTAGGTAATTCAGGAACTGTTCACCTTATACTGTGACCTTAACCTTACGGACTATTTCGTATTTGTTATGACATCATGGTGTATTGATTATTGCGTATTGGAACCGTTGCTGATTTACCGAGGGTGGGTTCGGGGCAAATAACAGGAAGTAGGCTATACATGGCATATCATGTCATAAGAAAGTATGCAGCTAATCGTTACGAAGTGAATAAAAAGACTACAGCTATTCAGGTAAAGGCTCTTACTAAAAGATGGGTTAAAGGATTTGACGCAGCTTCTACGGCAGCTGAAAAATCTAATGGTAAAACTAGAGGAATGAAGCTTGGCGCTGCTATTTTTCACGGTAATAGATTTTTAAGTTCTGGTTGGAATTTGTTCGGTAAAACGAAACCAGGAAATTCTCACAGAAGCTCTAAGGGACATATCTACAATACAGCAACACATGCTGAACAAATGGCAGTTGATCAAATTAAGCATTATGATTATTCTAATGCTAAACTAATTCTGTATGTTTCCAGAATTAGCGCAACTAATAAAATGGTTTGTTCTAGACCATGTAATACTTGCATAGATTATATGCGAGAACACGGTATCCGAGTTGTTCGGTTTATTAATGAGCAGGGTATTCCCGAGGAATTGGTGATAAAGTGATTCCAGTTTGCGATGTTCCTAGTATTGAATACTATGGAATATTTGTAATACCTGAAAGTCGTTTATATGAATTTAATAGAGAATATAAAATAGGAAATCAGATTCCTGTTCCTCAATATATAAGTGATCTTAATGGAATAACTACGCCATCAAATGGAGTAGTTCCATTGATAGATAGAGCCTTTTCAATTCTGAATCAGATGAATGCAATGAATTCAGTTCTTGGCTCGTTTATTCAAAATGAATTTAAACACAATACTCATGGAATGTCTTTCTTAATTAAAGGAAAATTTATATCTATGCAGGATTGGGAATACTCGCAATCTGCTAACAAGACTAAAATTCCTTTATTTACTTCTAAAGAAAAAGCAATTGAATTTTTAATTGATGTTCCAAGAATCTTGCAATCAGCAACTAACTATTTGGAATTTAGGCATGGAATAGGAATACCAAGAGTGGCCGAGGAATTATCCATTGTGAAATTTTCTTTAGATAAAGTAATCGAACTCTCTGCAACAGAAACATTGGTAATAAACCCCTATGTTCCTGGGTTTTTCTGAATTAAGTAAGATAGGAAATACATGTATAATGAAGTAGAATGTCCAGATTGCGGTGGAATTGGTATTTACGAAGATCGCAAAGGAAATGAACATCCTTGTAACAGTTGTAAAGGTAAAGGAAAACTCGATGCCAGTCTCATCAAAAAAGAAGTCGGCTCCGAAACCAATTCAAAAGAAACCAGTTCAAAAGAAAGCGAAGAAGATTAGTATTGCACTTCCTTTTGAATTGCATAATTGGTCTGAAACACTGTCGTTTGAACAAATTAACGATACTTTGTTTATAATTGGACAATTTCTTAATAATGATAAAGCTAGTTTCTTAGAGTCTGATGTTAAGGTAATTGAAAAATGGTTTAAAGTTAATGAAATCGGTAGATTTATTAAAGCTAAAGAAATGGCTTTACTTGCCCAAGAAGCTGAAATGGAGCGAGAAATCTACGCAAGAGAAATCATGGCTCAACCATATCGTCGACCAATGTCTCATTAGGATATAATATGAAACGTAAGCTAGCCTTATTTGCAGGCGTTATAACTGCGCTTGGATTTCAGATTTTTACTATCATCAAAATCGTAGAGCGTCTAATCGATGATAAAAAACACCATTGGTTAGAATATGGATGTTTACTATTAATAGCATTTGCTTTGAATAAGATAGAAACGGCGTTTAATGTCGAACTCAAAAGAACCCTCACAACAGAAGAAAATTGAAGTATTAGATAAAGGATTTGTTACTTTAATTGATCATATGGGAAATGATCTAACTACAGTAAATGCCGCAAGAATTTCTTTCGGTAAACAAAAAGAGTCCTTTGAAGAATCTGATGAAAAGCTGATTAAGTATCTGGCTGAACATGAACATACTTCTCCGTTCAGACACTCGCACTTAACTTTTCATGTAAAAGCTCCCATTTTTGTATTCCGTCAATGGATGAAGCACAAGATTGCATCTGAATTTAATGAAATTTCTGGAAGATATACAGAATTTGCAAGTGATGAATTCTATCTTCCTGAATCTTTTAGACAGCAAGCTAAAGTAAATAAACAGGGTAGCGAAGGTATTATCGAAGACAACGAATCCGCCCTATTAATTTATTCTGTGGCTTGTGAGAATGCAGTAAAAGATTATAAAGCTCTCCTAGAGTTAGGAGTTTGTAGAGAACAGGCAAGAGGAATTCTGCCTGTCGGTATGTATTCCGAAGTTTATTGGACTGTATCACTTCAGGCAGCAGCTCATTTTATTAGACTTCGTAAAGATGGTCACGCTCAGTGGGAAATTCAGCAATACGCTCTAGCAGTAGAGAAGATTGTGGAAGAATTATTCCCAATTTCTTATAAGCATTTAATAGCTAACATGTAGGATTCCAGATGTTTACTCCGAAACCAACTCCTCTTGATGAGGAGTTGTCTCGTATTAATACCTTTACTTCATTAGGATCTGGCGTTTCGAAGAGCAACGAATATTCGGAATATACTGGAAAAGCTATTACTCTCGCATTTGGTCCGGTCATGGATGCTCTTCCTGTTGGAAGATATTGTGTGGCTGGTGGAGTTATACGATCATTATTTAATAACGAACTACCAAATGATGTTGATGTATTTTTACTTGGAAATGCGCAAGAAATTTCTAGTCGGTTAGAAAATCTAGCCGTAAGTTATGGTATTGAAGTTAAGAAAGTAAAAATCAAATATGATGACTTTGTAAAACATATCCATTTATTTGATTTAAAACTTCCTAAAATGGGATACACCATTCAGTTTATCGCCCAATGGTTTATTAAAAATGATGGCAAAGAAGAAATCTTTTTCAAACATGCGGAAGATGTAATTGCTTATTTTGATATTGTTCCTGTGTGTTATGCAGCTGAAGTAGAATTTGATGGTGGTTATGAACAAGGCATCTTCGTTAGAGATTGGTCTTTACTCAAAGTAGTTACGCATCCTCTATTATTTAAAAGTTTAGCTAAAAAAGAACTTTTAGTAAATCCGTATGGTCCACTTTCTCTCAAGAAAATGAGAGCAGATAGATTTTATAAATATATTACGGAATACGGATTTCGAATTCCAGATGCGGTATCAATGAAACAATTTAATACTCTGTTGGCTCAAGGAGGATTAGATGTTGAATTTGATTACCTCTAATTCACTAAAGCAGGAATTGGCAAATAGAGTTGAAATTTTACGCACACTGACAGTTACAGTAAGAATCCCATCCCAATTACATAGATTTTTATCTTTGGAATTTTCTAAAGGCTTTCCAAAAGAAGGTGTGACTCTAGATTTTAATACTTATGACTCGTATAAGTTCTTAGAGCAAATGGTAAAAATTTATCCAAATACTCTGCTATTAAAATCAACATATTTGGCAGTTTGGATAGCACTTACCAGATGTTTTAATTCAGCGTCATTACATGATTATCTATCCTCTATCAAAGAAGAAAAAGAACTATTATATTTTCCACATATCGATTGGTCAGTAGAACAGGATGGAAAAATTGTAGAAACCAATTTAATCTATTCTTATATTGGAAGTGATTTATTGATTGCTAATCCATCACGAATGGTTCTTAGTCATCCGAGATCTATTTTTTCAGATACTGATAACTCTTTTGCTATTTTTACTATGGAAAGAAGCAGAATTGCTAAAGAGTGGAGAACTAAACTGGACGATTCTTTGGGAGTTAAAGCTAAAACTGTTTTTCAATCATTGTATCAGCTTGTGCCAGATGGTCCCGGACCCAGTTCTCTGTTTAGAACTGAATCAGAATTAACGGGCCAATTAGAAATTTACGCTAAAGTGGCTACTCCAAAAACAAAATTATCTTTCTTTTATTCGATTGCGGATAGAGTTTTATCACAATCAATTATTACAGCTAAAGAAGGACACGGCGAAATTTCATTTAATCTGCTAGAAAATATGATGAACTTAGTCAATCCAACTTTGGAAAATCCAGACGAACTTAAGACTTCTGTATTCTTTGCAGATAAACACGGAAATCCAAAGTTCGCATTTTTGGCGAATCCATGAAGGAACAGATATTAGACTATATTAATCAATACAATAAAGAATTTCAAATTAAAATCGAATACGCTGTATTAGAACCGTTCCTTAATGCAAAGGGTGAACGAATTTATAATTTACATGTAGTGTATTCTCCACGGAAAGAGCTTCTGCTTAGATCATATTTAAGTGGAAGCTTTTCTGATGGTAGCGGAGAAAAGACCTTAAAAGGAAGTTATGCGCATCAGCAATTGACTAGCTATCCTCTTATTTCTGGATTAACTAATTCGACAGTTACTCCAGTATTTAGTGATATTGAAGATTTTACAATTTCTAATATTGCTAGATTTTATAATTTTAAATTCAATTCCCCGACAGATCCTTTCTTATCTATGTTTCTGGAAACAGACAATATTATTTATATCTCTCCAGAATTCAAAGTAGCTTTCTTAGATAAGAAAGATAATTTCAAACCTCATCCTATATACATGTTGCATCAGTTGCAAGAAACTTTTGCTCAATTGATCACTAGATCGCAAGAATATAGCACTTATACGGATAAGAACAGATTGACTAAAGTATTAGAAGATCTTCATAAAACTATGAAGCTTTATTTTATTGCTCTTAGTTATCATACTAATAAAGATCTTGTCTCTTCATTTGAAGAGAAGCATGTGTTAATTCTTAACACTCTTGCTCAATCTCATAGACCATGGGAATTTGTGCAAGAATGTATTAATACTATCAAGGAAATAAAATTTAAAACCGAGCAAGAAGTCATGCAGACTGTTGGAGGTAGTTATAGTGCGTTAGTGACTGCAGATAGTCAGAAGGCGGCTCTTAAACAGGAATGTTATCTATTCCTAAACAATTCATTAATTGGAGAATTAGATGCGGAACGTAATAGTAATCCTTAACCTTGCGAATTTCACTGGAACCATTAATCATGGTATGAAAAACGCTGATGGTTCTTATCAGAAGCTTCGTGTTGATTATAACGAACTTCTTCAGTATCTTGTAGGAGATCGCAAGCTCTTGGGAGCTTATGTAATTTCACAGCAGGATACTACTTCTACAAATCCCAAGAGCTTGGAAGCTATGCAAGCCAATCAGAGATTTGTGCAAAAGCTCAAAAACTTTGGTTGGACTCCAATTCGAGTTTCCTATAACAGCCAAGAAAATGATATGTCTGGAGTGCTGGATGCAATCTGGCAGAATTCTCTTACTCCATTAGTGGATGAAGAGGGTAAGTGGACTATCAATCCATCTTTAACTGATGTGGTGTTCGTAAATGGATCTGCCGCATGGTTTGAAATTATCAATGCTTACTTTGACAGTGGATTCCAGGTCGAAGTAGCTTATCCTAAGAGTGCTACGAGTAAACTTTTGACTGCGAACTTCGCATTCCTTGATACTACGCAGTTTCTTTTTTGGAGTAATCAGCAACTAACTGAGAAAGGGTCAGCTAAGCAATAATGTCGGAATACACTGTAACCTCTAGAATTCTATCTTCTGAAGAAAAGATTATTCTTTTCGGAAAGAAAGTGGCTCAGACTCATACAGCTGTAAAAGCAACAGACCTGGATAATTATCTGGGTCTGTTTAGGGCTATGTATGAAGGACAGCCAATTAATATTCCAGGACTAGAGGAATTGAAGGGATTGCATCGAGTTTACATTTATTGTGATCTTCCGGTGGGATCTCGTTATTATAATGAATCACTTAATAAATATAATGGAGAACCTAGAACCGAAGTTTATGGGGTTCCCATTCAGTATACTAAAACTGAAATTAATGATTTTTTAATTCCGCTTTTAAAAGAAGCCGCCCATCCTTTTGAGGGTATAACTAGCGAAAGCTATAAAAATGCTTCCAGCGTATATGAATCTGTTCATTCCGGTTACAATATATTGATGGAAACTATCCTTGGCGGATGTTTTATCAATACCTTTAACGGTAAGCCAATCAGTATTGCAACATTCCCAGCTATTCATTCATTGTATAATTCAATGAATTGGAGTCAATTGGGCGGAACTTCTGCCGATCTTTCTTTGGAAAAGGATGCGCAAGCTTCTTGGTATTATACGCAATTCTTAGTGCCCAGTGAAATTGGTAAAGATTTGGTAGATTATTCACCAGATTCTAAGTTCTTAAAAATGACTCAACCCTTTTTAATGGGACAAAAGAACGAATTCGCTGATACTTTCCAGTCATTGTTCAATTGGAATGCTGGATCGGGCTCTCAAGGAATGGTTATTGCTCCAGGCTATTTGAAAATGAATGGCTATTATAAATTCAATGATAAGCAATATATGGGTATTTCATGGTCTGGCAATTCTCCAATGACAGAAAGCTTTGGATTTTCTCCTGCTGGACTTTTGACTTCTAATTTTGAACAATATCTTTTTAATACTGATAAAGATGCGTCTAAACTTAGTGGAATGTATTCATTTACAGACATTAACAGTCGTTATCGTTCAGCGGGTTCCAATCGCGGAAGTTTCCTAATTGTTAATAAAGATGCGATTTCAACTTCTCCAATTAGAGTTCACTCAGCTGTTCCAGAATTAATCGAATTGGATAAAGACTTCTTTGACAATATCTCTCAGATTGTAAAGGATGAAAGAGCATCTGGTAATCTATTAGGTAGTTCTGATGCTATTGAAAAGTTTAGAAAGCGTGAATTCGCTATTAAGCGAGAGGGTTATCTAAGCGTTAGTGAAGCACAAAATTCTCGTTATATTACCATTCAAAATTCAGATTCTAAATTCTTTGTCTTAACTAAGACTTCAAAGGCTAAAGAAGCAGCTAGAAAAATGGCTATTACCAGAAAAATTACTGCTGCAGTTGCTCCAGTAGTTGATATGGCCGTGCGAATTTTCTCAGCTTGTGACTTTGAGACGGGTTATTTAGATCAAGATTTTAAATTTCCAATAAGTTCTAAATCTACATTTGACGCTAATTATAGTCAAATTATGACAACGACTCTTATGTCTGCATTAGATTCTCGAATCAATATTGCGGTTAAGAGTTATACCACTGAGAATATCAAGAACGCTGCTGAAGTCATTAAAAAGATTTATGAAACCATCAATTATGATGGTAATCCATTCTTCGATTGGCATCCAGCAGAAACTCAGACTAGAACTTATCGTAATCAGTTTCTTCAGTTAAATGCTCAGGAGCAAGAAAAACAAATTCTTGGGTATCTTTACGGAACGATGAAGGTAGCCTTTGCTACTAATGAGTTAAGTAACTTATTTAGTCCATCATCCGGTCAGCTAAACTTTGTTTCTGTTGGATATAATATCTACAGTAACGCTAAGTTTGGTAAATTTCCAACTGAATTGGCTACATTATCAGCTACCCATTATAATTATCGTAGCACTTATTCTTTTACTGGAAGACAATGTTACCATATTTATATGAATAATTTTATTGGTGAGGATGAAGCACTAACTAAGTCAGTAGAAATGAGAAAGAATGACGATTATCTTGGAGTTACAACCAATTTCGTCACCGCATCTACTGCTTATACTTTCAGCCAAGCTGGATTAGATACTCTTACTGCACTCAAAAAGTGCAAGACTTTCAAAGATTATCAAACTTGGTTTGATGGAGTAAAGCCAGAACTTGAATCACGATTAACTACCTTATTGGTTCAAGATTTAGCAGTTAGAAAAGCTACTATTCTCATGCTTGATCATTTCCAACACCTTTTAACCCAGCTTGCTATCAATGAAGCTAACTATCTTCCAAAGGAAGAAAAAAAGGTGAGAGGAAAGAAAAAGAAGGAAGAGGAAGCTGAGGCAGAGGACGATACTTCTATTGAAGAAGTTGTCCCAAATGAAACAGACGCAGCAGCAATTTTAGCTGCTATCACAGGAGAAAGTAAATGACACAATTCACAGACGAGGATGAAGGAATCGTCAGTGATCCTAAATTTACAGTTCGATACACTCTCGGACTGTTCTGTTTAGCAAACTGGCTTTACAATACGCTTATCGTTGGTCCTGAAGGTATTGCTGATTTCAGCACTATCTCTGATGAGGTATTCAATGATAAGATGTTCTTTGTTGGTGCTTATCAGCAAATTACTGACTTAGTAGCGGATCTCAGTGATCCTCGTATCGTAACTGAAATGATGGATTCCAAGACACTTCTTCTTGATCGACATAAGCTCAAGGAAATGTTCTCTTTGGATGAAACCAAAATGAAGAGTCTTGCCGAACAGGGAGTATCTGTTTATTCCATGTTAGTAGCTAAGAAGCTAGCAGAGAATACTATCTTTGACGAAGAAATCGTCCCAGAGTCTTACACGACTATTGATGGTTCTGATAAGAATGCAAGTGACTTATCAGTTCCCATTTCTTTGGTATTCTCGGTAGATAGCGAGCTACTGGATCGCATTTCTAGGCTTTTGTCTTTGAACGATACAACAATCGTAGGCGAAACTCTCGCTGAATTGGCAAAGGATGAGAAGATGAGTTGCTTTAAGAACTCTTTCGACTTCCTTTCTCGCATCGACTCAACTCACTAATTCACTTATATTAATAACAATATTAATAACAATCATAGGAGAAACATAATGGCTGCTAAGAACCAGACTCTGAGCAAGGACTTTTTCACTAACGCTACTCGCATGACTCTCGCTCAGGTCCAGCAGTTCCTAACCAATGTGGTTTTGAACACCAATCCTCGTGATCTCGCTCCCATCATTCTTTGGGGTGCTCCTGGTATTGCTAAGTCGGCAATCATTGATTACGTTTTCGGTAACTCTGATCGCGGTGTGAAAACCGTGATTCTGTCTCAGGTCGGCCCTCTCGATTCTAACGGTCTGCCTCACATCGAGAAGGATGATAACGGCGTGGATATCACCCGTTTCAGCCAGACCGATACTTTCGGTCGCGGTAAGTTCCACCTTTTCCTCGATGAGCTTAACAACGCTGCTCCCAGCACTCTTGCTGCTGCTCAGAACTTGCTGAGTTCTAAGTGGATGGGTGGACACTCTTTCGAAGATGTGCATATCATCGCAGCTTGTAATCCTCCTAGCACTAACTCGCTGGCTAACGATCTGAACTATCCTACCATCAGCCGCTGCATCAACATCGTTGTGGATTATACCCTCGACGATTTCATCAGCTACGCTATGTCTAGCGGTAAGGTTCATCCTGCCATTACTGCCTTCCACAAGAAGACTTCTGGCCGTTACCTTCAGTGCAAGTGGGCTATCTATCCTGGCACTTCTTACGAGGTTCCTGAGCCTATGGCGAATGAGCCTTTCCCTTGCCCTCGTTCTTGGACTCTGGCTTCTAACGCTGTGAATGCTCTCAGTGGTGCGAAGACTAATGCTGTGGTAGATTACTCGCTTCTGAAGCCTCTGGTTGAAGGTGCGGTTGGTATTCAGGCTGCGTCTGAGTTCGCTACTACTTACGCTTACATGAACCGGATTCCTGATATCGAGAAGATTTTCGATGGTTCTCTTGATCCTAAGAAGACCAAGCTCGAAGATAACATCGCTGTTCAGTTCCTTACCATGATGAGCTGCATCAACCACTGCATCGCTAACATCAATGAATCTGTCCAGAAGGGTGTATCTGCTCGTGTGGATTCTGATAAGAGCCCTGCCTATAAGCTGCTTGCGGGTATTCACTACTGCATCCGTTTCATGGGTATTGCTTCTTCTCCTGAACTCGCTACCATGACTCTCCAGGCTGTGACTCGTTCCATGCGTGAGAGCAAGATGTCTCCTGAATTCATGCAGAAGCTTCTCGGCGGTATTGATAAGGCTAAGGGTCTTAGCCGTGAAGATATCATCCAGTATTCTCGCACCACTAGCTCTAACCAGCTGGACATTCAGGGCTCTATCGGGTAATTAGCCGGGAGTTGATTTTCAATGGTAGTTACTGTGTTTGTAAGAATTCCACAGTAACTACCATTTGGAAATTAGTAAAAATTTTCTTGGGAAGATTTATGCCCTTTGTAGTAATAAGCATTCTTTCTGGAGAACAGTGTAATCTATTTCCAAATGAGTTTTGCGCGTATTCTGAATTTCCTTCTGAATGTGCTGCAGAAACTATTTTAAATTTATGTATAGAAACACATAATGCTAAAGCAGTGATTCATAATGTGGAAAAAAGATTTATGCGAGAAGAATTTCTAATCCTAGAGAGATCTTCTATTTCAAATACTCCAGAAAAAACATAGGAGATTTATGGCATGGGAAGTGTTATGCCTAGTTACAAATGAAACCATCATCATGAATATTCCAAACGATGATGGAATTATGGTTAGCACAAGTAGTTGGCGTAGTAAAGCAGACGCTAATTGGGCGATAAAAAAACTAGTAATATATTACAATGACATGTTAGAGATCTTCTTAGAAGGATACCCTGGAGAAACATCTAGGAAATTTGAAATCTCTAATCATCAACCGCTAACAATTTTTGATTTTGAGGCGGTTAAAGCACACAAGAAAGAACCTTCATCAAAGAAGAGGAGAACCAAAAATGTCAGCTAAAGTTGGCGAGGACATTAAGGCATTTTACGAAGATCTGATTAATAATCAGTGGGATAAGATTGATGAGCCTAATGTCAATCTTCCAGCTCTTCGTTCATTCATTATCAAAACGATCCCGTTCTATGCTTCTGCTTTGCAGTTGGTAGATATTGAGATCATCAATAACAAAAAGAATCTTCCTAGCTTTGGTTTTACCAATGGCTATAAGATTTTCATCAGTCCTAAGCTCTACAAGATTCATGGAATGGTGGTAGAAAAGTCTGGCAAGCCTTGGTTCAAAACTCCAGAGCTTGGTATTACTTTCACTATTCTTCACGAAATCGGACATCTGGTGTTTGATTCCTTTGGTAGACTTCAGCATCGCTCTCATGAACTTTGGAATGTTGCTACTGATTATCAGATCAATCAATTCGTTGCACGAATCATGAAGGAATCTGGAGTTTTCAAGTCTGATAAGTCTTACACAGACTTCATGGAAGTAATCAATAAGAACTTCGTGTTCGATCCAGGTAAATATTCTAAGCTTAGTGCCGAAGCCACTTATGACGATCTGTATAAGGTCGGTATGAGAGGTAAGGATTACGGTGGTTGGAGTATGAATGGAGATATGGTTGGTGACGGTTCCGGCGCTGATGAAGATGGTAAGCCTTTGACTCCAGAAGAGCAGATGGCTAGAGATATCATCAAATCTGAATTGAAGGACTATTCAACTAAGAATGCTACTAAGCTTCCCGGTCACGGTTCTTCATATGGTCGTGAATTTGAACTTCAGCTTGAACCTCCAAAGGTTAATCTGAGACAGATTCTCAAACATATCACTGATCGTGAAAATACGGAAGATTACGGTTATAGTCGCCGTGGTTCTCGTATGGATCACATGATGAGTGGTAATATTCGACTTCCTTCGGTTGTCGAATCTAACCCCGATAAGATTCGTAAGGTCATGGTGGTTCTTGATTGTTCTGGCTCGATGAGTTCAGAACAGCTTAATGATGCGCTTAACATTATCCGTGAGGTTATGGCTAAGCACACCAAGAATCCAGTCCATTTGATTCTTCATACGGATACGGTTAACTTCTCTGCTGCCATTAAGGATTACTCAGAAGTTCCTCGCAACATTACTGGTGGCACTGCTTTCCAGCCTGTGTTGGATGAAATCGAGCGCCTTAGGAAGAAAGAGAATGTTATTCCGAGTGCTGTGATTTGGGTGACTGACCTTTACGGTGAGCTCTCTCAGGAAGATTACAATGTTCGGAAGTTCCCGTTCTATAAGAAGCTCAGCTGGATTATCTCCGGATCTAATCTGGAAAGTCCTATCGGTCGTAACTATTGGATCGATGAAGTTGGCGATTAATGCTGATCGGGAGAGTCGTAATAATGCGGCTCTCCCTTTCCTTTGGAGGATTTGATGAAAACTTCGCGTGTTTACTGGGAAATGACTAAGTTAGTTGGATCTGGCGGAAAGGCTTCTGTTAAGACTGTGTCTAAGGGAACTTTACCTTATGGTATTACCAAAGTTATGAATGATTATATTCTTACTAGGTATAATTGGGATAGAATTGAACGAGTGAATTATTATCCGACCCCATCTGGTAGTAATACTTTCCGTCTTTATGGAAATCATGGAGTAGTTTTAGTTGATAAACTTACTACTCTCCATATTCATGTAGTTCAAGAAGATGACGATCGTTACGATATGCCTTTTGATATTGCTTTAGACAAAGCCTTAGAAAAGGCTGCATCGCTATAATTCTAAATACTTGTGGAAGTATATGATTAAGATTTTGTATGTTCCTGCAGGACAATATCTACATTTTATGATCGATGGTGCTGGAAGGCTTACTGTAGATTTCGAATCCTCTTCTCTACATATTCGTAATGGATGGTATCCAGATAGATTGTTTAATTCTATATGCCAAGAAGATTCTCTTACTTGGGCTGTTTTGTGCAGAAACAACAAAATACCGCCATCAACTCCAGTAAGAGAAGAATTTGAAGTAATTTACGACTAGGATTAATACCAGGGTGGTGCCTATCAAGATTCATTGGATAGCGACGATACTATAGGCACTTGAGGAGAACTCTTTATGAGTGATGCATTTATGAGACTTGTTCAATATGACAAGCTATCCAAACTTTCATCGGATGACCTTAAAAATGTGAAAAATATTCACGTTCTTTTTGACGAGTCCGATCCAAATTCTGTAATGGCAACTTTATCTGTTGATGAAAACGGTAAGATTTCTAGAGCAGAACATTACGAATCTTTAAAAGAGTTTTCTACTGTAGCTATGAAAGAATTGCTAACACTTTACGCTAAGCGTGTGATTATCGATTCTGACACAGAGTATTATACTGCGGATGATCCAAAGCTACATTCATTTTTATCAAAGCTTTCTTATCCTGGTGTAGAAATGGTTTGTCATAATCTGACAGATTTTTCGACCCAGTTTAAGTCAGGTAAGGTAACTCTGAAACTTCCGCGATCTGGAACAACTAGGCCTAATTCTAAGAGGCCGATGAAATCTACTGCGGCCAATTAATAGGTCATTTGGAGGAAACATGCTAGGATTTGACGATATCAAAAATGATATTCCCAAAGTTATTGATTACTTGGACAGAGAATTTTTCTCTGATTCTACTGTGACAATGATGAATGATGAGTATCTAAAGAAGGCTATTCGTGAACGCCTTTGCCAGATCGTCTTTAAACATGAGGGATTAGCTCCTCTTAATACTGACGGACATGCGCTTTCTAAGGCTATGTTACGTTCGTCCTTGTCACCCGAGGATATTAATTTCATTCTTAATGCTACACTGAAAGTATCAGATGTTCAGATTAGCATTAAGGCTACAGCAGATGAAGCTACTGCTGAAGATGGCGACAAAAAGAAGGATAGTGAAGAGGAAACTGTAGAAAATGCTAATGCTATGATTAAGGCCAAGATGGAATCTATGGGTTCCATTGAAAACTTGATCGGTATCATTAGGGATAATCTCGGAACTTCTCGAATTGTTCCTGTCCCATCAGCAGAGTCTGCTATGGAAGCTATGATGGCTAAGATGGCGGGCAATCCGCAGGCAGAACCTGTATTGGATATGCTTTCTATTGAGCGCCCTTTAGAGCTAAATTTGAATTTTGTTGATCTCACAAAGATTAGCAATACTCAGATTTTTCAGTTCTTGAATGTTCTCATGGCATCTGATTCAAATAGCTCTCTTGAAGTTACTCTTCCAATTGATGCCTTTATTGATCCAGTAAAGGATTTTCTTAGGACTGATTTAGAACCTGTGCTACAAGCGGCTGTTGATTTTGCGCATAATTCTGCAAAGAATTCAATTAGCTTTACTGCTGCTCCGGATCCATATAAGGCTCTTTTCGAAACGCTATGAAGCATGACGTAAAAGATATGCTATCATATTTTGTAATGTGGTAGCATTTTCTTTTACTAGTCCAAGAGCAGTATTGCAATTAGAGCATAATAATCCTCTAATATTCAAAGTAGTATGATCATGATCGACGCAAAGTTTATCTTTACTTAAACAAATAGCACATTGTTCTTGTTGGTTATTTAACAAAGATAAATATTGTTCTTCGCTTAATTTATAAGTATACCAACGATATTTTGAGCTAGTTCTTGGGTGAGTTTTACGATAGTTTTTATTTTTTTGTGTTTCTCTTTCAATATTATCGTAATAACTTTGTTTCCGTCTAGCATTACTGCATTGTTTGCAATAGTTACTTAACTTATCCTTATTTGTTTTAGACTTATGAAATTCGGTGAGTTCTTTAGTTATTTTACAAGTGATGCATTGTTTCATTTTGTAACCCCATTTAATTTAATTAACCCCAAGTGCGGATGCATTCCATGTCTTTAACTATATTCACAGAATCTAATGGAGTCTATGCTGGGTCTAATACTCCACAGTTCACTCAATTAGAATACTTAGTATCTACGGCCATCAAAACTAAAACCCAAATACCTTCACTCGGACTTTTCGGGGAAGCATCTACTGGTAAAACCTCTTCAGCTAAGTTACTAGCTCAGGCCGCTGGGTATCGTTATTTGTATTTTAATGCCTCGTCACTCTCATTAGCGAATTTTTACAAGACAATTTCTGCTCCAGCCATTGATTTAATGGTTGAAAAGAAAGATTGTAAGGTTCGAAACAGGGCCTTCGAACGAGTTTATATTTATGAGTCTCAGACACCTTTTCTGATTCTTATCGATGAAGCTCACGATCTTAGTAAGGATTTACAAACATTATTTTTGTCTCTTTTAGACCAGAAAGATGTGTTAAATCCAAATGAAGAAGTAAATACAATTAGCATCAGAAATGTTACTTTTGTGTTTGCTACTACAGATTCTTCGAAACTCTCATATCCATTGACGACACGGCTTTTTAATATTACATTTGACCAGTATTCTAAAGAAGATATTATGAATATTGTGCGAATGAAATATAAGCTGATCTCCAACGGTGGCTTACAAATTATTGCCCAATGTGCAAAGTTAGTCCCAAGAGTTGCAATTTCCTATGCGGAACAATTGACAAGTATGCATCCAGACAAACCAATCACAGAACAGCAAGTAGAAGAATTTGCTAAGAAAGCCTTAGCAATGGAAACCAACGGAATTGACGCTATTGATAAGAGAATCCTTCTCTATCTAGCAAATAACAAAAAGAGAATTGCTCCAGTTGATGAAATTTCATTGCAGGCATTTAAGGAAGTAGTAGCAAGATTTGAAAAGAAGGGCGTAGATAAACTGTCTAGCTCTGAGCATAAGGAATATAATCGCAATGTATTTAATGTAGCAATGCTTGAGCATAAACTCGCTACTGCTGAGTATGTTGCAAAGTCTCGCCAAGATATTTCCCTGGCTTGTCGAGTGTTAGATCTAGGAGATCTGGAAAAGAGACTTTCGTATCTTGAGAAATTAAGTATGATAGTCAAGACTCCTAAGGGAATAATGTTAGATGAGCAATACAGGTAATATAATGTCAGAATTGAGTGAGGATCATATAAAGTTTTTGGTCCTTACTGCTGATATAGTGGGCCATACTATCTCTAACCAAGGCTGGATTAGGGCTAAATCATACCTCTCGCCAGCTGAGAAGTTTAGGATTACTGACCCAATAATGATGGCACCTGAGTTGTTTGCGAAGGCTACAATACAGCCTTTTAATCATATTGTTTACAAAGAGCGTGAGAAGATCCGAATCTATGTAAAATATGACTTTCTAACATACGAAAATGCGGCTTGCAACGAATTTCTTCTTCGGGGGGCCCCATTCGATAAACCGCAAAGTATTGATTTGCCGGGTGTTACCCATGTTGTGAGTAGGTCGGTTGATGACCCTAACAAAATTATTGGAATAGTCTCTGTAGAAAAAACGGAACTTGCCGATATATACAATAGGTTGTTAGAAATACTACCAACAAGGTAGGAAAGATACATCCGATTAATATTCGAAAATGGAGGTCGTAATGACTAAGAAAGAACTCGCAATTGCCATTGCCGAAAAGGGCAATGTATCTCAGGCTAAGGCTGCTGAGATGATCGATATGGTTATTGATACCATTCGTGAGAGCCTGGAAGCTGGCTCAGAAGTAACCGTTCGTGGCTTTGGTGCCTTTAAGCCCGTTAAGTCCGCTCCTCGTAGCGGTCGTAACCTTCGCACTAAGGAACGTGTCGTGATTCCTGCCAAGACACGCGTCAAGTTTAAGAGCTACATGGAAGAGAAGGAAGTCGCTGAGTAATGGTAAGAAAATCCTCACAACCACGTAGAATTATGGTTTCAGAGGAGGAACTCCAACTTACTACATCATCTCACGACGATAAGTATAGTCTGGTAACAGATGAAGCCGTAGCTAGGAGACAGGTTCATATCATTGACGAAGTCACCGATGTTACATTTGAGCAAGTTAAAAATCTGTATGACCAGATGATCGAAGAAGACTCCACCAAGCCAGTTCATTTCATTATTGGAACTGCTGGTGGAGACGTTCGATCCATGCTAGGTATTATGAACCTTATGCTTCTTAGTAAGGCTCCTTGTTATACCTATCTACTTGGTGAGACTTGTTCAGCAGGAGCATGGATCTACTTATGTGGCCATAAACGTTTCGCTCCCGAAACTAATCTGGTTTCTTTTATGTTGCATCCTATGGAATGGAATAGATCAGATAGTTTAGGAAACCACGATTCGCACAATAAATATGTTGAGAAACTGTCCCAACAGTTAATCAAATTAACAGCTAGTCGCACAAAGCTAAGTATCCAGAAGTTGAGAAAGTTAGCAACTACAGAAACTTGTTATTTTGTAGGCGAAGAGCTATTCGAACACGGTATTGCTACCGATGTGCTTAACTCTGTAGTTTTCTGGCATTCCGAAAAACCTGTAAAAAAGGAAAAGAAGGAAAAGCCTCAACCATTAATGGAACAAAAGTAATAGGATAACAAAATGGCAGTTGTAAAGATTTCTCCAGCGGTTGGTAAGGACATTATTTATGTCTGCACTCATTGCCAAAATCGTGAAAAGGAATTTGCCTACTCTGATAGACAGTATAAATACTGTTCTAAGTGTGGAAGCACTTCAGTAAAGTCCACTCTTACCGATTCTTTTAACTATGTGTCATCTTCATTTACTGATACCTCTTTAACCGAAGATACCTATGAGTAAGGTTACAAAAGAACTGGTCCAAGAGAAATTGGGAGAGTGGACCCCTTCCACAAAAGTCCAAGAAACGCTTGGCCTCTCATCCATGGATGAGGCTCTTTTTAAGAAAGAGTTTCAGGCCCTTGAATCTAAGGGTATTATTGAGAGAGAAGGAGCTAAGAAGGGTCTTAAGTTTAAATTTAAGATTCCTAAGGAATCTAAGGATGCCTCACCTTCGGATCTCTTGGCATTAATGGGCACTCCTAAGACGGAAAGTCATACATCAAAACCTAAATCGAAGAAAGCTGAGAAGCCGGTTGATGTTACTGAACTTGCTGCGGAAGTAACCATTATTCCAAAACACGAGTATCACTCTGAAGTAACTAATGTGCCGCTATCTAACCTGTTTTCCTTCATCTTGAAGGGATCTTCTGATGTTGATCGCACTATTGCTTTAAAGCGAACTCAGAAAGGTGTAGTTGTAAAAACTTACAATGGCATCTATTTACTTTCTGAAGTTCTCTATACAAAGGAAAACTTCAACAAGTTATTAAAAGCATCTGGTATTTCATTGGAATAAAGATGGGCAGCAAGAAGAAAGAAACTGCTACACCGGAATTTCCTGAATCGTTTAAAGCAGCCAGAAAGAACTTTGCAAAGAACTTAACTAAATTATTGACTCACTTGGGATATACTGCGGCAACGCTTTCTCTCAAAGTCAATACAATTTGTGAGAGCGATACCATTGCCACTAGTGATGTGTATGAATGGTTAGCTGGAACAAAGATTCCAAGTGTTTATCACTTATATAAGTTAAGTGTTTGGCTCCATATTCCAATGGATGCCTTATTCACAAGTTCTTTTGACTCAACTACGGTGGACGGACGTTCGTTTGCTAAGCAGTCAATTACATACTCTGTATCGGAGGAAGAATTAGTAGAGGCCGAACCGGCCACAACCAAGGAGAACACATCAATGGCTAAGAATACCGCAATCGTTTCTATTTCTCGCACTTCTAAGAAGCAGATGGAGCAGATCGTTTCTGCTAGAACTGACAGTAAGAGCTATAACCTTCTGTTAGCCAACAAGCTTTACAATACTGATATGCAGCTTAAGGAAATTGCTGCTAAGGTTGGCGTGTCCACCCGCAGTCTTCGTGATTATGCCTTCTACAATACTAGCGTTCCTGCTACTGTAGCTGAAAAGCTCGTCAAGCTCTTTAAGACCAGCTATCGTAATCTCGGCCTTCAGTATGATTCTGATCGTGATCGTTATACTCATATGACTGTCAAGATCAAGGCCTAATTGTTTAGGCATGTTTTCTAAGAGGGCTGGCCAAAAGCTGGCCCTCTTATTTTATTCAGAAAGAAGGTTTTTCATGGCTAAAAGAATTCAAAAATACTATTGTTTATTGCATATTCCTACTGGAACTATGATTAAAACTATTAGATTTAATAAAAAAATTCACGGTGAGAATTTTTTAGATTTTCTTCCAGTTACTACTAGTAAACAATTCCAAGATCCTGAAACACTTTATTCTATTGTATGGCAGTCAAAAGAATTTAGACGTAGAAAGTATTTGTATTTACTCGAAGAAGCTTTATATCCTGATGTTTATAGTGATCCATATCATCAAGAAGATAGAGGTCAATACATACAAGAGCATTTCAGAGAAGAATTTATAGTTGCATCATATCCAATTTGGGATACTGATGTGAAAAGTTCTCTTGAGTCATTTGAATTGTTTCGTCCGTAATTGGAGATTTTATGTTACCTAGACCAGCAATGCGAAGTCAAATTATGCATATTCCAACTGGATTATATTTACATTATTGCTTTTTTCCTCACGATGGACATATACATTTAGTCTTATCTAAAGAACCAGCATTATATAATCGTAATAATTTAGATTTATTTGAACAAGTATCAAATCCTTCTTGGGATAGATATGTAATTCATAACGGCGATGATCTATTTGATGGAACCTGTGACGAATTTGTTTTGGTAGAACAACGTGTTTAAATATATGCTTTTACATATCCCAAGTGGAAATTATGTTTCTAAAGTTACAATTGACATAGAGAAAAAAATGTCATGGAATACTTTTGCCAGAGGGCCCGAATTGATAACAGTTTGGGGATTTGATGTTCCAGCAGATGCAAAACCAATAAAATTTGATTCTAAAACAAAGGCCAAGACTTGGTTACGTCAAAAAGCTCCCGGCAAACGCGGAACTCTTTTTACAATAATTGAGATACGAGAATGAGCAAGTGGCGTATACTTCATATTCCATCAGGTAGATTTGTAACTAAAACTGAAAAATTAGCTATTGGAAAATTTGGCTTACAGTTCGAAAATGAATATAGTATTGGAAAATATACTACGGGAAAAGTATACGAAGCATGGTTTAAATGGAGAGCAGAAACTATGTTAGAAAATATTTTCGCTGGCTCTGTTAGACCAGACACGGAACTTTTGTGGTTTAGTGATAATAATAAATGCGAATTTGAAGTGGTAAAAGCATGAAATATCAAATTTTATGTTTAGAATCTTTTGAATTGCTTTACGAAAGAACAGTTGAAATAGAAGAAATATGGGAAGACCTGCGGTATACTTATACGGATCATCGGTATTGTTTATCTTCTGATATCCCCAAAGATGCTATTTCTTACTCAGAAGCTAAAATAGTAACATTTATGAGTCTTAAAAAAGCTGAAAAATGGATTAAAATTTATTCTACAGAAAACAATTATCCGGCTAATCTATTTGAAATAGTTAGAGCAGATGGCTAAGTATAGAGTATTATCACTGATCAGTTTTGAATTTATTGTGGAACTTGATTGTATGGTATTGGATACTAATACTCCAAGTGGCATTAAAATTATAAAGCGATATTGCGAAATTAGTGATCTAGGACGTAGAAATTTAATCCCTGGTAAGATGTTAAATCCTTTAGCGTCTACCCCAAAAGTAGCAGAATTTATGAGCCGAAAGAAGGCTGAAAAATGGCTACAAAATTATTGTGCGACAAAAAGTTTAGACCCAGTTTTATTTGAATTGGTAAAACAAAATGGCTAAAGAAAAATATACAATTATGCATATTCCATCTGGATATCTTTGGCACAGTAGTTTAATTTTTGATAAGAAAAGCAAAGCTATTGGTTTTTTAAATAGTCTTCCAACTAAAGATGGACGTTTAGATTTTAGTGAAACTCATGGACTAGATTCTTTTCGTGGAATCAAAGCTAAAAAATTAGATATGGCTCGAAAATTACGTTTAATTGAAATTAGAAAAATTGAGGGTCTTCTTAGTATGGCTGTTTATACAAATAGCAAAGATCCCAGGAATGTCTATAGAGATTTAATAAATTCTAGACGAGCCGTGAATGAAATGCTTTTAGTAGAACTAGCGGTAGTTCCAATAAAAGAGTCACATTTAGAAATGTTAAATAATATAGTTAAACCAGAAGAGGACGAATGAAAAGATACATGGTAACATTAAACGGTAATCCATTTTATGGATTAACTTATACTCATACTAAGACTAATGTTAGATATTTTTATGATTATATTACAATGCAGGTGGAAGGAGCTTTTGATACATTAGTTGATTTTCCATCTGAACGAGAGGCTAAATTATGGCTGATTTCAAAATCATCCATTCAAAGTCTTAAACATTATATGTATGCTTTAGCGTGTTTACCCGATGAAGAACTCGATAAAATTATAGCTAAAGGTAAATATAAACTAAGCAAAGCAATGATGAGAGAATGCGATATAAATATCAGCAACTCTAGCACTCGAACTTCGTTTTCGAGAGCAGATTATCCATTGCTTTGTGAATTTGTTATTGTGGAGTATGAGGCGAATGTCTTACAATCGAAACAAGGGAACGATGTGGATAGTATTGAATCTTCTGACAAATGAAGTATTAAGCGAAGTTACTCCAGATAAGGAAAAATATCGTAATTCTGTAATAAAAGACTTAGCTTTTAATTTAGATAAATATACAGGAAAATATCAAGAGCAGGCATTTAAATTAGTGCTAGTGCCTAAAAAATTTCTATTACTACATGATGCTAGAAAAGCATTATTTGAATGTGTTAAACCAACTCAAGACGAATTACTTCACTATGAATTCGTCCTTTTAGGAAAAGACGGAGAGCCTGTGGGATCTATCTTTCCGAGGAATAAAGATGAGGCTAGTTATACTAAGCGACACCCATAGTAATTTAATAAACGATCTTATACCGAATGGTGATGTTCTTATTCACGCTGGCGATTTGTCAGTCTCTGGATCTATTCCAGAGCTTAATAGAGTTGGACAAGAACTCGGCAAGTTACCACATCCAGTTAAGCTTGTCATTCCAGGCAATCATGATTTCTTATTCCAACATTCTCCGAGACTTGCAAGAGATTTAATGGGAGCTGATGTTACTGTTTTAATTGATGAAGCCATAGAAATTAATGGCATCAAATTTTATGGCAGTCCCTGGCAACCTGAATTTTTTAATTGGGCTTTTAATTTACCACGTTTAGGTTATGAACTTGAAGAAGTCTGGAAAAAGATACCTGACGATACTGATGTGCTTATTACACATGGTCCAGCAAAAGAACGTCTGGACTTTGTTCCTAGAGGCCAGTTTGTAGGCTGTGAAGCGTTAAAGGCCAGAATTGAACAATTGGATAAGCTTAAACTCCATTGTTTCGGTCATATTCATTATGGATATGGTTACGAATATTATCGCAATAAGTTATATGTAAATGCGGCTCTTTGTGATAACAGAGATTGGATTGTGAACAAGCCAATTGTAGTAGACATTGATGAAGTTACCAAAGAAACGAAGGTAATACAATATGAGTAAAGATTATTGGTATATTTTACATATTCCAACTGGTGGTATTTTAGAATATCATAATAAAAATTATTCTAAAGTTAGACACGCGAATTGGAAAAAAGCACAAAAAACTCTTAAAATTAGTGGAACAGAAAATAAACTCTTACATAAATTAGGACTATATCCAGAAGTAGACGATTGGTCTTATTCGAATATTCCTAATTCGTCTCAGCAATCAGATGACGATTTTGTAGCTTGGGTAGCATTGCCAATAAAAACTACTACTACTTCTGAAGTAGACTACATTTTTAGAATTCAGGCTATGCATTTTGCTACATTACTTGATACCAGACGAAGTAATTCTATAATGAAATTTGTTGATAAACTTGATGCTAGAGATTGTCTTAAATTTATATTACTTAATGCTAAAATGATGGGCTATTCTAAATATTCCATAGATGAATTTGCTGTTCTGTGTTCTGATGGAAGTATGTATGATTTCCAATCACAAACTTTGGCAGCAAAACGAAAGGCAAAGCAACTACAAACGCAACAAGATACTGTAGTAGAAACTACCTAAATTAGTCCTAAAGATAATAGGCTTATATGTTTAAAAAACCTAAACTCCGTCTTGGAAGACAACCGTCAAATAGAAATCTTCCAGCAAAATCAAGTGATGGTAAATATTGTATTCTAATTGTAACCTCAAGCAGAATTCTTAGATGGCCATATCGAGCTACTGAAAATGCTCCTATGTATAATACTAGGAAAGACGCTGAAAAAATCCTTAAAGCATATGTCACATTTGCCAATAATAATAGGGATACACATATCAAACGCATGATCGAAGAGTTTGAGATTGTTGAGTTTAATGAGGAAACAAAAGAATTAATTTCATGAAAGCAACCAAGAAGTCTAACACTAGAATCCAGCTAGAATTTGATGATGAAAAACAAAGAGAACAGCTGGCAAAACTAGTATCCTACACAATCCCAGGCTATCAGCATACGGTAGCCTATAAATCTCGAAAATGGGACGGGACAAAATGTTTTTTGACTCCAGCTAATACTCTACCTATTGGTTTGTTTAAGACGATCTTTCCCGACCACTCACTGGTCTTCGATAAAGACTTCAGGGATATTGGGTTTGACGATATGGATTTGTTTATGAGATTGCCGTTAGAACGCAGAGAGTATCAGCTTGAAGCTATCAATACTATACTTAGAAATAAGATGGGAATTGTAAATGCTATTATGGGAGCTGGTAAAACTCTGATAGCTGCTGGAGTATGTTCATATCATTTATCGTGCAACCCAAAGAATAAAATTCTTTTTGTTGTATATGATCGGAACATACTCTCTCAGACTATAACTAACTTTAAAAAATATGGATTTAATGTAAGTCAATTTGGAAGTGGTGTTAAGGACTTGGGTGGTGACATTGTAGTTGCTACCATCCAGTCTCTTAACAATATTGAGAAACCAAAGGAGGTTTTGAAACATGTTAGTTTTGTAATAATGGATGAAGCGCATCACTCTGGATCAAAGACCTCAAAATCTATGATCACTAAATTACCCAATTGCCAATATTTTATAGGCCTTACTGCTACACCACACGTAAAAAGAAGCCTTGAAACAGCAGAACTTATGTCTGTTTTAGGGCCAGTTATTTACGAATATGGATTTAGTGAAGGTATTCAAGATAAAAAAGTAGCTCCGGTTAAGGCATTTTTTCTAGATGTTGATCCTGATTGGGATATTAAAGAAATAGTATTTCCCAGAAAAAATTATAAACTCATTTGGGATACGGCCATTCAGAATAATGCGACGAGAAACCAGCTTATAGCTGACGTTCTTCATTATTGTGTTGATCTACTCGAAACACCAAACCTCGTTTTAATCGACCGTGTGGAGCATGGAGTGACCTTGTGCGACTCGCTTAAAACACGCGGAGTAATCAAAGCAACAACCATGTATGGATCTGACGATATTGGGATGAGAGAGATCAAGAAGTCCCATCTGATGACCGATACTATCAATACCATCGTTAGCACCGTCATCAAGGAGGGTGTTGATTTTAAGATAAGTCCAGTAGTTGCGGTGAACGCATCTGGTCGAAAGAGTTTCGTAAGTCTCATTCAATTTTTGGGTCGAGTAACCAGACCTAATGAAAAGTTTAAAACTTTTAGATGCTACATAGATTTTATAGATCACTACCACCCATTTCTCAGGGAGCATTCTCTTGAGAGAATTGAAGCGTGTAAAAGCTTCGGAGTAGAAGTAGTAGTTTGTAAATCTCTCAAAGAACTGATTACAGAAATAGTCAAACACTACAAAGAACATAATTAGAGGCATTATGGATTGGGATATTTTACATTACGACATAGATGTTGAAGATAGACCCAAAAGTAAAAAGCTCTCTGCAATAATTTTGGCTCACTATTGTAAAGACGGACTCCTTAAAAAAGGAACTTCTAATTCTTGTAATAGATGCAGTGGTAGTTTAGTTTCGTTTAGAATAACTAATTTAGAATTTCAAAAACGTAAAGCAACGGAACGAAGTCAAAAGAACAAAATCTATTAGTATTAAGTTAACTTAAAGTAGTTATGGAAACCACAACATTACCGTTTGACGGAAAATTTCAGAGCGGTCTACTCTATCTGTTAATCACGGATTACGAATTCTTACGCAATAGTATAGAGGATCTCAGCCAAAAGCATTTTGACGCTGGAGAAACTCATATTAAATTGTTTAAGTTAATCAAGTTAGTCTATGAAAAGACTAAGAAGCCTCTCTCATTAAGTATTATTAAAAACTCTATTCTTCAACTCCAACTTCGCGGAACTTATTCTGAGGGTGATACTTTCGGAATGACTAATATTCTCGATGCTGGTAAACTCATGACTCCCTCAGAGTATGAATTTATTAGAGAGAATTGCTATAACTTCTTAAAGAAGCAAACTATGGCTCTGGCATATGCGGAGTCTCTTGCTTATTATGAGAAGGGTGATTATGATGAGCTTTATTCAATTATTGGCAAAGCTTATAAGAAATCATTTGGAATTGAAAACAGCCTTGGAATCGACTATTTAAATGATTCAGTTCACGACCGCTACTCTGAGCCTCCCAGAACCGGAATCTGGTCAACCGGATTTGAACGTCTTGATAGCTTTATTGATGGAGGAATGGCTAAAAAAGAATGTTATACAATCCTGGCCCCAACCGGACGAGGCAAGACTGCGTTACTATGTAACTTTGCAGTATCTGCGATCAAACAAAAACTCAAGACTCTATTCATTACACTTGAGATGTCTGAGCGACAGATATGTCAACGGTTTGATGCTATTATTAGCGGCTTCTCTCCATCGGAATTAGCTTCTTTACCAGAAGCTCGTGTTGAGCTTCAGAGACGCATTTCAGAAGAACTTCACGGATCTATGCCTTTTGTAAAGGGATTTGATCGAGGAAAATTAACTGTTGCCGGTCTTAAGACATATCTTGAGAGATTCTCTATGGAGAATGGAACTCCTGAAGTTGTCATTCTCGATTGGTTCGGCTGTCTAAAACTTCCTACTAATACTGATAAGAAACATGAAGCTCTTGCAGAAGTAGCTGATGAAATCATCAATATGAGTCGTGAGTTCAATTGTTCTATTCTAGGGGCGCATCAGACTAACCGAGGCGCAGTAGGATCTGACGTATTTGGTTACGATAAGGTATCTGAATCATTCTCAAGCTTGTTTGGTATGGATGCCGTATTCGCATTAGGCGCATCTGACAAGGCCAAAGATGCCGGAAAGCGAACTCTTAGTATTGCTAAGAATCGTATGGGTCCAGATTCGGTTTATGTAAATCTTATGGGTAATAAACCCAGTGAACCTTTAACTTTTAAATTTACGGAAGTTCCTTCTGAGGAAGAAGAAGCTTCTTTATTATATCCTGATTCGGAGTCTGACAAAAACTCCGACTAGTGGAGTTTTATGCCATACGGAATTTTACATATCCCAACTGGGAATTTAGTTTATAGTGAATTTCATTGCGATCTTCAACATAAACTCTTTAGAGACGAATACAAAGCATGGCTTCATAACGATAAACAGTCTGATAAATCTGAAGAAGACCGAGAGGGTCTTGTATCTATGGATTTATACGGATTCTTTTTAGGAACGGATCTTTCAACTGAAGTTGGAACTCCGTTCTTCTTTTTGGTAGCTCTTGAAAATAAGAAATTTCTTAATAGAATAATTCACCTAAGAGATTTTAGAGAGCAGTTAGGATTGGATCTAAATCCAGGAATGGAATGGGATCAATTATCACATGCCCTAACACAAAATCCGCAACTACTTCCAGATGTTTCTGAATTCGAAGTCGTTGAATTGCCAAAAGATACTGCAACTATGCAGGATAATTATCGCTTAATGTGGAAGGAAGTAGAAGAACTTAATACTGAGAGTGCATAATATGACAAAAATTCTTTGTGTAGTTACTGGAGAATATGTTCATTTTTTAACATCCACTGAATTTGATGAAAAGTGCAGAGCTTCTAAAAAATCTGTTGATGAGATAACTATTAATTGGGAAGAATCATTTTCTCGCACTGCTGGAAGAAGCTTATCGGATCATATAGCCATACTTGCTGATCAAATTGAGTTACCTATAGAAGCATTTGAGATTCAATATGACTAAGATACTTTATATACCAACTGGTGAATTTGTCATATTTTATACTTGTTTTAGTGGTGGTGCAACTACTACTTACGAAGAAACCGCATATCATAATGTAAAACATTTATCTCCACAAGAATTTATTGACAAGCAGATTGTTCAATATTTTAAAGAGGGTAATGGAAGTAATGTAACTCCATTAGAATTTACTGTGGTGACAATATGACTAAAGTGTTAGATTTAACTGATCATGAATTTTTACTATTTATAACATCTGTTGAATACGACAATTTACACGGATTAAAAGTAACAGATGAGAATTATACATTAATATGGGAAGAGTCTTATGCATATTCTGTTGGAGAATCTTTAGAAGAGTGGTTAGAAGATTGTCAGCCACTTTATTTATTTGAGATAATGTATGACTAAACTTTTATATCTTCCTACTAATGAATATCTTAAATTTTGGATTGAGGATGGAGATAATGGAACCGGTTTTAATACTACAAAAATAGAATCTGCTGGCAGTTATCTTACTCCAAGATATCGTTCAGTTGAAGAAGCTGTTGAGGCTGTTGTTAAAGCTTCTCCTGGATCTATTCTTTTTTTAGAAGTAAACAATATACAACATTTACCAATCTTACGAGAAGAATTAGAGGTAATCTACGATGAGTAGACTCATATTTAAAACACTAGCTGGATCTAGATTATACGGAGTAGCAACAACTGATTCTGACTATGATTACAAAGGAGTCTTTTTAGAAGATCTACATGAGCTTTTAAACAAAGACGATGATGTTAACAGAACTACAGATCCGACTAAAAATACTGAATCTGAATTATTTAGTTTAAATTATTACATGAAGTTATTGGGGCAAGGTCAAGTAATACCTTTGGATATGTTATTTGCTCCAAAAGAATTTTGGACAGATTCTTCAGATGAATGGAAAACAATTCAGAAGCATAGAAAACTAATGGTATCTTCTAACATAACTCCTTTCGTTGGGTATGCTAAAGGCCAAGCTATGAAATATGGCTTGAAAGGAAATAAAATTCAAACCATAGAAGTAGCAATGGGTTTAGTTGATGCTGGCCTTGATTTTGATGCTATTTGCCAAGGGTTAAAAGGCATGGATGGAGTTGTATTTGAAGTAGAAAAAACAACCAATAAAGATATACGACATATTGTTATATGTGGTAAATCTTTTGGGGAAACTACTAAACTTGATCTCTGGAAAGGCCCGTTAAACAAACTAAGAAAATCTTTTGGTAGACGCGCAGAACAAGCCGCTGATGGTGTTGATCTTAAAGCACAATACCATACTGTAAGAATATGTTCTGAGGCAATAGAGCTTTTAACCACTGGAGAGCTTACATTCCCTAGGCCAGAAGCCGATACTCTAATCAAGATACGGGAGGGTCATTACTCTACCACTCAACTTGAAGAAATGGTTGAATCTTATTTTGATCAAGTTAAAGAAGCAGAACTTGTTACAAGACTTACCCCTAAGCCAGACTTTGCTAAAATGGATGAATTGGTATATAAATTACAAGCATCCTATCTATTGGAGGTTATGCAGTGAAAATTTGGGTAGTTTATGGATATAATGAAATAGAAAAAGTTTGGGATGAACTAGATTATAACTCTAATTTTCGTAATATTAGATATTTTATGAATCCCAAAAGTAGGCGACTTAGGACAGCCAGAGAGCACGGATTCGCTAAGTTTGTTTTTGTAAGACGAAGCAAAGAAGCTCTTTGGTGTTATAATCCTATTCATAATAAGCCATTAATTCCATACAAAGAGTATTTTACATCACCGAGAGTAGATGTCCTTCTCAGAAAGTTAGCTAAACATGAGAGAATTGCTTTACATACCGGGAGGTAGAATTATCCGGTTTACGGATAGACGGCCATTTGATACTTCATTCGAAGATCGGCTCGTTGAACTCTCATTAATGAAACACCAAATAACTTCCGAATATGGTTTTTTATTAGCCATTGTTTGTGGAGAGCTTTCTCCAGACTTTTATGAAATGCACGATATTAAATTACCTGCATTACTAGATGAATTCGAAGTTATTAATTTACCAGACCCTCCGGAATCAACCGAGCATGAAGAATCTTGATACTCCTATTAATTTTCAATGGTTAAGTTTTATATTTTTAGCAATAATCTCTTCCTACTTTACTTACACTTTATCTTATGAATTGGGAACAACGCCCGTAGAGAAGACCGCTCTTATTGCTGGAAGTTTAGCTATTGAAGTTATTAAGATGTATTCATTGATTCATGCTAATACTTTACTTTCTACAAAAAAGAAGTATAAAACTCCTAAACTATTAGTGTTATATGGCACTTATAGTTTTGTTGCTTTTTATTCACTCTTAGCTAGTTTTGGTTATGCCCTTTCCACCGTTGACAAACTCGTAGAAACGTCAACTATCGTATCAAATGAAGATTCGATTAGTGTGGACCGTCAGAATATGAACCTCTTGGATAGGTCGATTGAGCAAGTTAATTTTAATATTAAATTAAAGCAGGACTTAATTTCCGCCTTGCCAATGGACAATATCAACAGACGCTTGTCATTATTAAATTTAATAAAAACAGACGTTGCCTCTCTGGAAGAGTATTCGCAAAAGAAAACTGAATTGCAAGCTAAGATTAGTAAAAAGCAATTAGAAGCCCAAGCTCAAAAAGTAACAGTAAAGAAAACAATGTATCAAGTTATTGGAACTACTTTAGGAATAACTCCAAGGTGGGTAGCCTTTGCTGTATTGTTTTTATTTGCGTTATCAATTGAGCTTGGGATATTCATAACATCACCACACAATTTCTTGTATCAGTAGGTTATGTCCGTTCAAATAATGACTGTAACTTTCGAAGAATTAGAATCAGGTGCGCCAGCTATCAATCTGTGTTCTGAATTCTCAATTCCTATTTCTAACAAAACTTTTGTAAAATCTTTCATCAGCTATTATACAAATGACCTTAAATTTCGCTTAGAGACTATCTCTGGTAATAAATTATCATTTAAATGGTTATCCGAAGATGACGATATTATAGAAGTTTATTTCAAAGGTGATATGGTTGGATACGCAATGGGAGCCGATGTTAAACAGGCTTTTGTTGGAGTTCTCCAATGTATGCTTTCGGAGAAATAATGCTTGCTCTATTACACATCCCTTCAGGGCAATTAGTAAAACTTTCCTTTACCGGAACTGGAGTAAAACCTCCAGTTGTAGATCTTGAATTCATTTATAAGAATGAGTTTTATCGCGGTGATGTAAAATATTCTTTTTCAGTATGGCTGGAAAAGTTACAAGCAAAAATTATAGCAGATGCTATGCCAAGTTATGACGCATTTATTAAACAAAATCCAATGCTAAAAAATGCTGATACTGTTCACGCAGAATTTGCTATTGTTGAAATAGATCAAGCCACTGGATATCCAAATATGTCATTAGAAAATGTTAAGATACACACCAAAGAAGAATTTAAGGAGACGGTGCAAAAATGATTAAACTTTTATATGTGCCATCTGGCGAATGTATTCAATGGCAAGCATGTCAAGAAGAATTTGCTAAAACTGGAAATGAATTCACTGTAGACTATAACAAGTCTCATTGGAAAGAGGCTTGGGGAGACTCTCCCGATACTCTGATTCCTCATTTTTGCAATCCGGATAATGAGGAAGATACTAAAAAGATGCATAAGATTCCCATCAAAATTGAATTGGATCCGAAAGAGTTTGAACTTATCTATGAGAACGAGACGGCGCCTTAATAAGCACCCAATGGGCCTAAAACGGCCCGAATGCACCTGATGGACCTCTGGATGGGTAAAACCATCCAGACGTATTTAAAGCCATTTATAGCATATTTCAATTGGAGAAATAATGAGTGTTATTACCGAGCCCATGTTAGCTGGGACTTGTGAAGATAAGAAGAAAATTAAGTATCCTGTTGCAGCGACACCCAAATTAGATGGTATTCGATGCTTAGGAAGAAATGGAATAGCCGAAAGCCGGAAGTTCAAAAAGATACCTAACACTTACATCAAGACGGAGTTAGAAAAGATCTTTGGTTTGGAAATTTCCAAAAATTTTGACGGGGAAATTATGTCGGGTTCTACATTCCAGGAATGTTCCGGGAATGTAATGCGGGAAGATGGCACACCCGACTTCAAATACTATCTCTTCGATTTAGTTGGAGATAATCTGACTGAAACTTATGAAGATCGTATGAAAAATCTCAAGGCTCTTACGATCACAGATTCTAGATTTGTTAAAGTTCTACCAGTTATTGTTAATAACGAAGCAGAACTTAATGAGTTTGAAGAAAAATGTCTTGCTGAGGGTTACGAAGGAGTGATGATTAGATCACTATCTAGCCCGTATAAGTGCGGTCGTAGCACAGCTAGGGAAGGCTATCTTCTTAAGATTAAACGCTTTAGCGATTCTGAAGCTGAAATTATTGGTTTTGAGGAACTCAAGCACAATAATAATGTAGCTGTCAAAAACAAGGTGGGACGCTCCGAGCGCTCTACCAGTAAGAAGAACATGGTTCCTGGCAATACTTTAGGTAAGATTTTAGTTCGAGATTTAAAATCTAAAGTTGAGTTTGGAATTGGTAGCGGATTTGACGATACTATGCGTAGACTCATTTGGGATAATCGCAGTGAGTGGATGGGAAAAATTGTGAAATACAAGTATTTCTCAGTTGGAGTAAAAGATGCTCCACGGTTCCCAGTATTTTTGGGTGAACGCTCTGTAGATGATATGTGATAGGAGAAATAAAATGTCTATAAACTTACCATATCTACCAACTTCTTATAACTTAAAAGAATTAGCAGAGCAATACAGATTGATGAACAATCCTTGTAGTGAAGTTCGTCTTGACGGTTCTTCATATTTTCCTAGACCAAATGTTGATCGATTAAAAGAATTGGTAATTCATGTTAATGACGATGAAGCTAAACAAATTCTCAGTGTTTTATTAACCGAGGCTACCAAAGAAAATGGTATTGTTCTATCTAAGAACGTTGTAGATGCTCTAATATTAATGGTAACTGATTCTTGCGGCGGGCCTCCAGAAGGAGCTTTATGATAGGATGCCACATTGGTGATGATGACAAATGGATGGATGGTGATATGAGAAAGAAATATGAAATAACAGATGAATTTATTCCAACTCAAGAAGAGTATGCGGATAGACCAGATTATGCTAATTATCCAGGCCAATATACAGCCTGGGAAGAAGAGATGATATCGCAAGAAAAGGAGACAGCTACGACTATGGCAGAATTACAAAAGATTTTACAAGGGTCTATGTCGCAGCCCAAAGCAACTAGTAAAGTCAAAAAGATGTCTTTTGACGATGTGGCTCAAAAACAAGACATGAATAACTTTGAAAAATATATGCCCGGCCCTGAGTTTTTTAAACCTGCTATGGGAAGACTTATGCAGTATATGAGTGAAGATGACTGTAAAGCTATCTTAGATCATTTATTTAAAGAGCTCTCCAAAGATGATAGAGAGCTTCATATTTCTCCTCGAATTGAAACAACCATTATTTCTATGATGGTAGATAGGGCCTAATGAATCGTGAAATTGTAGTTGCTTTAGTTTGCAATATATCTTCGGATAAAGCAGATCATAAAATTGTTAAATCCTTGGAGGAGTTTATTCCGACTCCTCCAAGCTGTAATCTTACAACAAAAACTTTTTGTTTAACTGAAGATACGACTGAATTTATTCAAGAATTAGTTGGATTTAATCCGGATCTTATAGTTCATTATGGGTTGGGTCAAGGAACATTTTGGTCCGATCATACACAGGAAGTAGAAGTCATAGAAAAACAATTCAAGGTTCCTTTGCTTCAAGATAATCATGATGCTCAAGAACTTTTCTATTCTGAGAAATATCTTTATACTACATTCTTTGATGTAATTAAAGAAAAGATTTTACAGCTTGATCTAATTAAAAGCCGTCCTTCAAAATTAAGAATTGCAACAACGGAAGAAGATCTGATTTATTTACGTGACCGTTGTTTTAAAGAACCCTTTGGATTTGACACTGAAACAAATTTCCTCAATCCTTTTATCAAGGATCCAGAGCCTAAACTCCTCTGTTATTCTTTGGCGTGGTTAACTGACGAAGAAGAGGGATGGTGTATCCCTACTTCCGACATGCTGATGAAAAGTGGAAATTGCACCTTCACTAAGGAAACTGTAATGAAATATACTGAAGAGATTTTATTTGAATCTCCTCAGGGTATGTTTATTCACAATGCAGCGTATGATTTGTTAGTATTACATGAACTATTTAAGGGCAAGCAGCCAAAGAATTTTATGGCTGATACTATGGTTTTATTAAATTTATATCACCATGCAAATAAATCTGCTGCTCTAAAAGAAAATACGCATCTTATTAATCTTCCGTCTTACAAAGATCCAATTAAGGATTGGATTGAGGCTCAGCCAAAAGATAAAAATACAAAGCGCAGTCTTGGATTTGAAGATGTGCCGTTAGATATCATTGCGCCATATGCTGCAATGGATGCTATTGCTGTAATACGATTAATGAATTATCTCAAAAAGAATATGGCAAGAAGTTTGTGGAAATTCTATTTTATGATTCCGCACAAACTTATTCTTACTGCTAATGAGTTAGCCTGCGAAGGTTATGTATTGTCTAGAGATCGATTCAACTTCACTAAGTTTTCACTAGAAAAACAAATTAGTGAAACTTATAAAGAAGCACACGAATCGGTTGCAGAGCATGTGGATGCCAATTTTAACATGGGTTCTAATCAGCAACTTGCTGTGTTGCTTTTTGACAAACATAAGCTAAATCTTCCCATCTTTAGTAAGACTAAAGGTGGAGCAGCAGCTACTGGTCAAAAAGCATTAGACGATCTAATGTTGTTCCATCCGTTTATTTTCAAACTTTCTAAATTAAAGAAGCTTCAAAAACTATATTCTACATATTCTTATAAAGGATACGCTGGAGTATTAAATGAAGGTTCTAGACAATACAAAAGAGTTGGTCATTGGACTATGAATGCCCAATACAAACAAACCAATAGAACTGCCAGACTTGCATCATCTAATTTTAATATGCATCACGGCGTTAAGAAAAAGGGCGGTAATGTATTAACTTTACCTGCTCAAGGATCTATGGTTAAACATTACTTTAGTCCAAACATTGTTGCAGAATCCGAGAATATTCTTTACGATAAGATTGTGGCAACACTTTCCGATGAAGATCGTGAGAAGCTCCATGCTGCCGAAGTATTTGATATCGCTGCTGAAACTAAGCCGGCAAAACCAGTTAAACCTCCCAAGCCACCGAAAGTAGCAACAGCAAAACCAGCAAGGAAATCGAAACAAAATGCAAAACCTACCGTTAATACTGAAGATACCGAGTCAGAAGTATAGTAATATAACCTACTCGGTATACATCAACTCATTCGATCCCGAATCAGGAACATTGAATCATGCGCTATTGCGTAATAATGTTAATGTGTCTTGTCACATAAATGTCAAAGATTCGTTATTGGATGATTATGAATACGCTATTATTACTCTAGCATATAAACAAGTTAAAACAAAGGCTAAAAGATATAAATCTTTATTGGCTTCTCCATTACATAACTCTAATGTATTGTATAGAAATAGTCTTAATGAATTAATCGAACAGTATAAGCCTTTGGTAGTAAAAGAAGACTATTCAGAATTTCGAGCACTTTTGTTAAATGACATCAATTCAACGCAAGACGCAAAAGTAGGAGACACTGGACTTCAGTGCATGTTCCGATTCCAAAAGTTTGACGGCTCAAGCGAGTTTTTTCTATCTCCTGGTAGTCCATTAAGTCATTTATCTTCTGTAATTGGTCTATCGGTATTTGAAGCGGCATCAGTAAATGAAGTGTTAGATGCTATAATTTTCGATATGTCAGATCTACTCAAACAACATGTATTACCGAAATCAGGATTGAATAACTCAGTAGATCTTGATACAGACATTAAAAGATACTTACGCTTTTCTTTTTACGGAGAATAATTTGGACGAAACCGAGAAAGCTAGATTAAAAAATTTGGACTCTCTTTCGTTCCAATCGCTATCTTTAGCAGGAATTGATTGGCGGAAGATAGTAAGAGAAAATCCAGAACTTCAGAAGGAATATTTTAAACTTCTGAATCTTAAGAAGGACTGGATTATAGTAAATATGGACTATTCACAGTTGGAATTGTATGTGTTGGCTTCGATTTCTGGAGACAAGAATATGATTGCAACTGTGATGTCTGGTAAAGATATTCATTCGGAAAATACAAAAAAGATTCATGGTATTGACTATGAAGACTTGGATGCTAGATTCAAAAAAGCAGTTCCTGGAACCGATGAATATAAACAATTGGAATATGCTTTAAAGGATTTCAAAGCTAAACGTAAGTCTACAAAAGCTCTATCATTCTCTCTATCATATGGAGCAGGAAAAGAAAAGATTGCTATGGATAATAGAATCACAAATGATGAGGCTAATGATCTCATTAATGGATTCTATGATATTTATCCCGAGGTAAAAACTTGGCAGAATGCAACGTTCCTAACTGCAATTCAGACAGGCTACATTGAAACACCATTCGGTAGACGAAGAGCCACTTCTAAAGTCCATAATCGTATGGACGCCTACTATGCCCTAGTAGAAGAAAAGGCTAGATTCATTTCGTCTCTTAAAAAGAGCGGTGAGTATTGGAAACTGAGAGAAGAATTTAAGACCTGCAAAAATACTCCCATTCAGTCCGTAGCTTCTGATATGTGTTCCTTAGCGGCAATCAAATTTAAAGAATGGCTAAAGACTGCAGGGCAACGTGCCGAAATGTATTTTTGGGTGCATGACGCTATTGTATTCGCCGTTCATATAGATGATGCTGTCAATGTAATTGAAAATCTCCGCAGTATTATGGAGAATGATGTAAAGTATCCAGGAGATCCTGTAACCTATCGTGCTGCATTAGATGTAGGTTATAATTATGAATGGACAGTTGAAATTGAACGCAATGAATGGCTTTCCGGAGAAGATCAAAAAGCTCTTCTGCTTAAGAAACTTGATGAAGCTTTAGAAAAAGATAAGAAGAAGAAGTTTAAACTAATTGTAAAGTCTTCCTCATTAGAAATGGATGAGTCTTATCTTAAGAAAATTAAAGAAGCAAAGGAAGATTATTTCGAAAACTTAGTAGATAAATTAGGAATTGACGGCATTCATACTCCACAAGAGTATATGGCATATATGAATGATATGTCTCCAGAAGAATATTTAGAAGCCATGCAGCTGCAAGACGATTGGGATGAGGATGAAGAAGATAATTAAAATTCATAAAACTCCTTGGCTTCTTCCGTGCGGTCATCCAAATACAAATATAAAATCTGATTATTACGATTCTTGGTGTAATGCTTGTGGCATGAATACAGCTGGTGTAAAACTTCCGGAAGATCATCAAAAAGCATTAAAAGTTCTTAATGAAGATTACGAAAAGAAAAAATTAGCTAGAACTGTAATAACAGAACAAGTTGAAATAGATATCAAAAAGTTTTTACAATACAACCCGTATGGAACAATCGAAGAATTTTATAATTACATTATTACTACGAAGTAGGAACTAATGAGTAATTTACGTAATTACATTGCATTTATGATCTTTCTTCATGATTATTGGTTAGAATATGATGATGATTTGGCCGATCTTTCCGAAGAAGATATCGCTAAATATTATGACAAATGGAATAAGGAATGGCTTCCAGAACTTCATGCTAAACATAGTGGAGATTGTATTAAAGCGCCAGCTCCATGCACAAGATGTCATCTTGAAAATCTGTTTGAAAGTGCAGATAAGATGCTGAAGGTAATGGGAAAGAATAAAAATATTAATATAAAGTAACCAATAAGGCTATTGGATGACAGAACTAAATGTTTCACCTAAGAACACTAAGCTGGGCGCTATTCCCAGCTTTTCTCTTCCTTCTATTACTTCTTGCCCCGGAGCAACCGATGAATGCAAGAATATTTGTTATGCCGCTAAAGTAGAACGTATTTATAAGAATGCGGAAAAAGCATACAAGATTAACTTAGAAGGAACTAAGGATCCGGAGTTTGTCGAACAACTTGTAATTAAATTAACAAAGTTGTCTACAAAAAAGAAGAACCCAATGACCACTTTTAGATGGCATGTTAGTGGAGACATTAACGATATTGCTTATCTATATAAGATGGAAAGTGTTATGAAAAAGCTACCGGATGTAAGATTTTATGCGTATACGAGAAATTGGGCTGTAAAAGGATGGATGTCCCATCTTGAAACTTTACGAAAGTTGCCTAATTTTACATTAATAGCATCACTAGATGATGAGCATTTAACAGCTAATATATTACCTCCAGCTGACTGGCGAGTCGCCTATGTTGGAGCCAAATCTGTTACAGATATTGGTAAAGTTTTAGGAAAGAAAACAATTGTATGTCCCAATCAAGTTAAGGGAACTGTGTTATGTGATACATGCCAATATTGTTTTAATCCGAAATTAAATGCTACAACATCTTCTGTTTACTTTATCAAACACTAAGGTAAAATATGGAAAATGTCATTGCTAGTTTACGAGCTAGACGAAAGACTCTTCAGACAGAGCTTGACGCTATAGATAATGCGATTAACGCTCTACAAAAGGTATGCAAACATGATTGGATTCCTGACGGGCATGACTCGCATCACGAATACGAAGTTTGTAAAATTTGCGGAGAAACCGCTAAAATTTAAAGTATTAAATAGAAAGTTTATAAGGATTCACATGACTCAGGCTGCAACATATGAGGGATTAGATAAATATTTTGATATGGTTAAAATTAGCGCCACTAAGATTTACAATACCGCTAAGAAGAGTGGCGCTAAAGCTGTTCAGCCCGAGCTAAAAGAAGATTTATATCAATCTGGTATGATTGCTTTGATGGAAGCATGGAATAATTACGATCCTTCCAAAGAAGCATCGTTTAGAACATATGCTTTTTATCGTATTCGTGGTGCAATGTTGGATTATCTTCGTAATGAAGATACTGTATCTAGATCTACTAGAGCCGCATTGAAAAAGATAGAAACTAATATTAACAACACAATGACTTCATCTGAATTAACTGATGAAGAAATTGCTAAAACTATTAAAAATAGCGTTGTAGTGTTTCAGTATATTTCTCCAAATGAGACAGATGGTTCTGAATCTCCAATGGAATTTCCAGATTCTACCGATCATTTTAAAGCAGTTGAAGCACAAGAAACTATTTCAAAGTTATTTAAAATCTGTCCACTCACCGAAAAAGAAAAAGCAGTAGTGCAAGATCATTATTTTCAGAATAAGAATTTTTCAGCTATCGGTGATTCTTTAGGTATCACTGAAAGTCGAGTGTCACAGATTCATAAAACAGCTCTTAAAAAATTGGCTAAATATGTCTAACAAAATAGAATCAACTAAAGTAACTTTAGATACGGTGCAGAAATACATATTAGAGCATCCAGATAAAGCCCATCCGGATTTCGACATTATTCTAGATGCTTTGATTAAGTTAGAGCAAACGAATCAAACAATTTTGGCGCAATCAGATAAATATCCTGAGCTAAATACTTTAATTACTTCTGTTTCAGACACATTAAAACAGGCTCAGCGTGGATTAGCTGATGCCGCAATTCTCCATGAGTCTCTGCCAAATGAAGGAAACAAGACAAGAAATAACCAGTAAAGACACCTGCATTAAAAATTTTCCTAGGCTATTTAGATTAGAGAAAACATTCCCCGAGCTCTTTAAGTCGGGGAATATTAATTTAGACTATGGTGGTGGTAAATACGATTTAATCACAAACTCACTATCGCTATTAGGAGTTACTAATTTAGTATTCGATCCATTCAATAGACCGTCTGATGTAAATGTTAATATTCAAACTTCATTGATGTTTGAAAAAGGTGCTGATACTTGTACTATGTCTAACGTTCTTAATGTAATTAAAGAAGAAGAGTTCAGACATAGAGCATTAGTAAATGCTAGGCATATGATGAAAAAAGGTGCTAGTATTTATATCACAGTTCATGATGGTAATAGATCAGGTGTAGGAAAAGAAACATCAAAAGGCTGGCAAGAAAATAGAGCTACTAAAACATATTTAGAGGAAGTTCAAAAAGTATTTCCTAATGCCAGTATTAAAAAAGATGTAATTGTAGGAGTTAAATAATAATGTTAGAACAAAAAGAACAGCACAATAAGAATACAAGAGCTATTACGGAATCAATGAAGCTCCAAGATGCTTGGTATGATGAAGCTAGTAATATGACTTTAGATAAATTGCCAGAGTTTTTAGAAAGACTTCAAACTTTCTATGAACATGATTACGGCACAATTTGTCACGCTATTGCTGCATCTGCAATAGCAACAGCTTGGGCAATGAATAAAGGACCTCAAGGTGGAATTACAGGTTTTCAAGCCGGTGCTGTAATGTGGGAATTTATTAAACATTGGGGACACATAAATGGCCCAGCCAGAATGTTATCTTACGATGATATGCTTTATCCACAACTAGAGTATAAATATAAAACTATTAGTCAAGATACTTTTGAGTATCTTCAAGAACAAGCAAAAGAACATCTAGCCAATCCTGATACAGCTTCTGAGGAAGTTCGTAAACATTGGCAAAGTATTGTGGACGGAGTCATACCGTTCGGATACACTATAGAAAACTAACACTAAAGCCGCCGTCTGGATTCTGAAAAAGAGTCTGGACGGCGGCTTTTTTTTGGTTTTTTGAAAAATCGGCAAAAAATTAGCGCTAAATTTTCCATTCTTTATTGGACATTAGCGCTAAATTTTTATTTAGAAGCGACCTACAAATTTGCTTAAAGCTTGATTTACTGCGGGACCATCGCTAAGTGAAATTTCTGTTGCACCCTCTGGTAATCCAGTAGGATTACCAATGACTAGAAGTGGCTCCCCAGCAATTGCCATTCTACCCTGAATTGCATTTTGACCAGGACCTTGAAACAATTTAACATTCCCAGTCTTTAAGCTCAACTGTAAAGCCTCTAGTTTGGCATCAGCATCTACCACGTGTAGTTGATTAAATATATCAGTTACTGCTGCAACATTAAATACGCCTTTTCTAGTGCTGGCAGCAGTTTGAATAAAACGTTTTACTAATTCCATTGGTGATGCAGCTTCTTCTAAAACGTCTTCCTCATCTTCTGATACAGTTTCGGAAACAGATAGAATAGGATTATATGCCTCATCTTCATCTTCTACTAATTCTTCGGTAGAAAAAGCGTCAGGATGAGTAAAATGGCTCTTATGTCTTGGAATAATTGAAGCAGTGGGATCTGTCATTGCATCAATGGACAGAATCGCAAATACTGGATATTCACCTTCCTCTGAGCCCTCTTCTTTTTCCTCTTCTCCGTCTAATACTTTTTCAGCATGCTCGGAATTTTCATCCTTTTCACTGTCATTATCAAGATCCTGACCAACCTCTTCTTCCAGATCTTCTAAGGAGATGTCATATTTATTTTCAAAATCTTCTAATGAATTAGTGATGGAATCTTCGCTGCCGGATTCTGCCGATGGAAACATTTTATCAATAATCTTTTCCACGGCCTCTTTTTCGTCTTCGTTTTTCAAAGACAATACGCTGTCAGCCTCATCTTCGGATTTAGCCGGAACTTCACCCGATTTGATAAGAATTACCTTATCGTCTTCATCTCGATATAATAGGGTAAATGTAAAAACTTCATTTTTATTGATCACGGGAAAATCCTTATCTGCACTTAATTCTTATTAAACGTGTGCCCACGCAGTAGGATCCGTTAGATCCTTTTTGGGTAAATCTTCTGGATTAACTTCTGGTAACTTATTGGGATCTGCTGGGTTAATCACGTTTGGTTGAGGAGGACGAGGAGTTCCTGCTGCTGCAGCTTGAGCGGCGGCAACAGAATCTTCTATAGTTCCTTGTGGCTGATTAGCTAATTGAGTAGCTAAAGGACCGTTAGGAGAAACTCCGGGAGTTGCGGGAAGAGCGGGCTGCTCTCCACCAGTGGCTACAGCTGGCTCTGGAACTGGTGTATTTGATGGTAATGGAGTAGCTGCTGGAGCAGTTGGAGTTCCACTAAAATTAAAATTTCCAGATTGAGGCAAAGAAGCGGACTGCATTCCAGGATTTAATGTCACTTGTGTCCCGTCTTGCGCGGCTTGTTCCGCATTAATGGGAGTAGTTGATAGACCTTTCGCTGAAGTGGCTAATTCCCCAGCCTGATTCTGTAATGAAGATAATGTAGGCATTTGTCCAGGCTGAACAGCGGCTGTTGATCCAGTTGGTGGAATATATTCAGATGGAGTAATAACATCTGTTGCTGGAGTTTGACTAGTAGCCTGCTGTTGCGCTTGCATATCAGCAGCCGATTGTATTTTAGAAGTTTCTTGTTGATATGCATTAGGAGCATCAGCTGCTTGCTGAGTTTGTCCAGCTGGAGCAGCAGCGGCCTGTTCTGCATCTTGTGTCATTGTTTGCGCGTCTGCTTGAGTTTCATTTTGAGCAGCGTTTATTGTTTGAGCCGCTTGTCCAGCTGACGCCGCAATTTCTTTCTGAAGTCCAGCTAATTCCTCAGCTGACATAAAACTATATTTAGACACAGCATCTTTATTTTTAGTAACTAAATCTTCTAATTGCTGTAAGGCTGCTTCAACCGCTTGCTTTTTATTTTCTCCGGAATCGGGAGTACTAATTTCTGCATAGTTTCCAGCCTGTTGTGCTGCAGCTCTTTCCGGAGCTGCTACATTGATTTGCTGTGCTTGACGCCCATCTTTACTCATGCCTTGAATAATAGTATCTAAGACTCTCTTATGTCCAGGTCGTTCTAAATCTAAATCGGGGAATGCTATATATTTTGTAATACCTTTAGCATTGTCATCAACTCTAACCATAGGACTATTACGTAATGCAGATCCTTTAGTATTAAAGAAATCTTGTACTCCCTGTCCTACTTTCTTTACAGGATTAGTCCAAGGCTGTGAAACTTTAGGCGCATTTCCAGTAGAACCTACTCCAAACTTATTCTGTGCAGAGGATCTAATTCTATCACCATACTGAGAGGCCTTACTTTGTCCCCAACGCTGAAAAGTATCTCCCCAATTATCTTCTTTTAAATAAATAATGGGCATATCTGACATTAACTCTTTGGAAACAGATACAGTTTCTTCCAGAGGTAATCCGAGGTAATCATTACAAAATTCCACAATGCTATATTTCTTACCCTTATCTAATCTAGTGGTAGAAACATGTAGCTCCTGTAAAGATTGTTCTAGAGCCTGTTTAGCATTCGAATTCATTAGTGACCGCCTTTATAGTGTGTAACTGCAATAATAGCTAAATGATAAATAGCCGCTCCAATAAACATAACCCAAAGTTCATGGGAGAGTATCTCTTTAATCTTAAGAATTAGTCTATCGGTTGGACCATACTGTTGACCCTGTTTTGTTAGACCAGCATTTTCAAACAATGCTTCAAACTTAGAATCCATGTAAGATTTCTGAGTTCCTAAATGTTTTGTCATAGTGTCATTTAAGAATTCTTTATACTCATCATTTAATGTTTCGATAAGTTTATATAAAGCTTCCTGACTAGAAATAAGTTTTCTAGTGTGTTCCAACAGTTCTTTTGAATTTTCACTTAACTGTTCTACACTCTGCTCTCTGGAAAGGTCGTTTTCTAAAAGTGCTGATACACTTCTTGCATATTCACTATTGCTTGACAGCACTAACGAAAGGGCATGAAGTAGAGCATCATCTACTCTACGATTTTCACCGAGTATTTGTTCTACCGGATTAACACCAGGACGCAAGAGAGGATTTCTCTTGCTATCTGATTCTCCCGTGGAAAATTTAAAATCATCTTTGCCCATTAATAACAACCTCTAACTTAATTAGTTCAATTTGCTGGTTTTTTTGCTATTTACGATATACTGTGACAGACTTTGCTTTAATCGTAAGTAGTTCAGTTCCAACTCATTATAAGCTTCTAGAAAAGCTTCTTTAGCTTCCTCTGAGATACTCGGTTCAGAGTATATAACTTTCATGTCCTTTTTAGGAGGTACAGTAGTCTGTCGTTCCTTAGGCATTAGTCTGTTACCTTATCGGAACCTTGTGTTCCAGGCACAATAGCCACATATCCTATGCCAGCTCCTGATGTACTATTTAAAGAATTGGTAATGGGTATGACAACTTGTGATAACCATGTTTGATATTCCAATACTGATGGGAAAGTTAGAGCCCCACCATTAAAAGTAATCTTAATATTTCCAACTCTCAGATTAGTAGCAGTATCAAATTCTACAGCGCCTGATCCTTTTAAGTCATCGGTCTTGATTAGAATAGAAGTAGTCTTAGTTGTAGTCATTATCTAAACTCCATATTTAATTGTATTATAGATTTTTATTATGAGCACTTACAATAGTCACATCATCTTTAATAGGATCTCCAATAGTATCCTGATAAAGTCTTACTTTACAATTGTATCGAATAGGTCTTCCGAGTCTGTGTGTTTCTTTTGATATAGCATAAATTTCAAATTTTTGTTTAATCTGAACATTTTCTACAACATCTCCAATTATTGGAGTTCTTCCAAGTAAATAATCAATTTTGGATATATTAAACCAAATTGTTCCAGTTCTTTCTGCTACCTGTCCAATACCAGTCTCACTCATTCCGTGTTCCGTACTTTCGTCTACCTTAAAAAAAGAACGGACTTGTAAAGGCTCTTTAAAATTCTTTGCCCCTAACAAATCTCTATAGACAGGATCATAATTTGTTTGAAATAATTCTAATGCATAATATGTTGTAGCTACACCAAATAGCTCAAATTCTTCTTGATCGGTAGAATTGATATAGTTAATATCTCTCATTCCGTCAGGAGTCTGATCTGAATAATTAAAAGCGGATCTGCGATACACAATTGCCTCGTAAACTTAATTCAATAAGCCGATTATGTGCTAGACTCTGTTACTTCATCTAACCATTGTTTAATACAAGCGGAAATAAAATGAGTTGCCGGTCTGTAAAAATCACCAAATTCCAAAGAAAAAATATACGGACTGATTGAAATAAATCCTTCATCATCTAATACTAAAGCTTTATCTAAATTATTCATTAGTTCTTCTCTAATAGCTTTAGCATAGGCTTCTCGTATTTGTTTATTAAATGGAATACCCTTAGATACCATATGCTCTTCAGCTTCACCGAAAAAGTTAGCATATGTTAATAAGCCAGGTATTTCTCTAATTACTTTTTCTTTCATTACATAAAATAAATCTTTAGTTGCTACTTGATTTAGTTTAAATAATTCATCTTCAGTCAGAGCAGTATATTCTAAATCGCAGGTAAACTGTCCTGCCTCAGAGGACGGCGATTTTATTTTTATCGAACTATTAGTCATCTAATAAAGTCTCATTTGGATATTCATTTTTATATTGTTCTATTAATGATTTATCATATTTGAATATATGCTCTAACCACATATTTACAGAATTTTTAAAGGCTATTTGATAATCTATAATTTCTTGTTGTAGTTTATGTCTATAATGAGTAATACTTTGTATTACCAATCTGTGTTCCAAAATATGCAAATCCCTATCTGGGTAATCTGTTACAGCTTCCATCAAACGTTCTTCTATTGCATAATGTCTGACTGTGCGTTCTATTAGACCATCTAATAATTTTATCAATGTTGCATCCTCAGTTCTTTTTGAGATTAAATTATTTATCTCATTTAACTGAGCAATTATTTCTTCATGCTCTTTATCTATATCTGGATGCCCTAATGAGGTATATTTTAATGTATGTTTCATATATAATCCTATCTATTTGTATTTTGTTAAAATCCATGGTGCTTGTGTAAAATCATCTGGCTCTACTAAACTTGGAATATTGCACTTATACTTACTAATTAATGTTAATACTTCAGCTACTAAAGAAGAACATGTATATTTATTAGTCACTGTTAAATATTCTTTATATTTGTGAGAAGGTTTCAAAAAGCCTAATAAATGATTAATCAATGAATTTATTAAAGCTTTAATAGAATATTTTTTATTTATTAAATATGAAATTACTTGAGGAGAATTGGGTAAGGATTCTGGTATTGTAAGTGTGGGATTGGTAGCTATAAAAATCTCATCAGAATAATGCAGTGTATCTAACAGTTGTACTAAACGTACTTTAGAAGAAGCATTTTCTATTTCTAAACATATTGGATTGACATCATCGGCTATTAAAACGATAGAGCAATGAGTTATTTCATTGCCTTCGATTAATCTAATAGCTTTTGAAATAATATTAGGTCCATTAGTATATAAAATAACTTGCCCTGGTACAAACATAACACCTCTCATACTTAATTGAATAAAATGGGCCATAGGTTCATCTATGGCCCAGTATAACTTTGACTCGTATTATTAAGTTAGTTTGTTAATTTCTATTTGAATTGCATCAATAGCAGCTTGCTTAGACTTAGCTGCCCATAGGTAATTCCAGCTAGATAAAGCCTCTCCATAACTGGCTAATGACTGTGGTGCTACACTCGGATTAAAGTGTAAATTATCGTATTGTAATTCTTTTGCAATAGCTTCGGCTTCCATAGCTAATCTAAATTGTCTGGAAAAAATATATTTTAAAATCCACTTATATTTTCCAGTACTTTGTTGTTTAAGATGCACAGTTTCGTGTGCAATTATTTCAGGATATCTTTTCGGATCAATTCCTTTTGGATAATAAATATTTGGAGAAATAGTAATCCAAAAATTTCTAGGTAACCAGAATAACCACCAAGTATGAGGTTTTAACATTTTAATCTCCTTTTAATGTAATTGAATATCATAAACATTCATCCAAACTGTTTTTATGAACCAAAAGTAATGTCGTATACATCTATAGTAGCATATCCATAACCACCTGAAGTACATGTAACTCTAACTCGTAAATTACTCATAGTCACACTACTTAATGAAATTGAACCCGTAGTCACAGCCTGACTAGAAGAAACTCCAGTATTAGATGCTCCCAAAAAGCCTGACCAACTACTTCCACCATTTACAGAATAATCCACAGTTGCAGTTGCATCACCATCTAAACCATCTGCAGTAAAACTATATTTAACTCGTAAATAACCGGTTATTACTCCACCAGAAAATCCGGTATACGTAGTAACTCCAGGGGAAGCTCCATTTTGAGAAGTCCAAGTAGCTAAAGTAGCTGGATCGGTATCATAGGCATTTGCTGGAGTACTAACTGTACCTACAGTGGATGAGGATGTAGGTCTATATATAGAGACAGCTGATTTACCATACCCATTACTCAACGCTATCTGACCACTGGCTACACCAAATAAAGTCCTAACACTGGTCTGTCCCAAGCTAATCTGTGCAGATGCACTCAATTCAGTTCGCACCTGAGACATTGATATTTGTCCACTTGCTGGTAAAGTCATTAGATAACCTGTATTTGCGATGTTTCAAAAATATTAGGATCTTTATTGTATATAGCTTTACATCTAATAGTGAATGGTTTAGAAGCAACTGTTACTACTACAGTATTTGTTACTGACGGGGCTAAAGTAACATCTCCATTTACAATTGACCATTCGTATACAACATCCGATTGATTGACTGCGGTAACTGTTACAGTATTATCTGGATTATTTACAAAACTTAATAATGGAGTTATTCTAGCTTTAAGTTTATTTAAAATATCAGCTGCTATCAATTTATCCGCTTCGTCTCCTATTAAATCGCCTAAAATTTTAACCGAAGTATCTGGAAGTGTTAAAGGCATACCGAATAATGAAATTACTTGATCCATGGTTAGAACAAAAGCTCCAGAATCTAATGTTCTAATTGTGTCTGTTCTATCGTTAGCTGAAGTTCCTTGATATTCCTGTGTAGAATACGATACAGAAACCATAAATATGATATTAACTTTTCCAGTAGATGGATCTTTTACAGGGACTCGTCTAATAGTAATTTCATCCGCTGCAGTTTCCTGTATAGTTGTAATTGTTTGTGTTGATATTATTTGATCTACGGCCATTATTTAATCCTTTTCTTTAATTCATCAATTTCTAATTGTTGTTCTTTAATCGCTTCCACTAGAAGAGCTACAATACGATCATATTTAAGACCTTTGTATCCAGTATCTTTAGTTACTACAAGTTCTGGCAATACCATTTCAACTTCCTGTGCAATAAGACCAATGTCTCGTTTATTATTAACGGCTCTTAGTGGCTCAGGAATAGTATTAAGATATAATTGATTCCAATTATATGATACACCATTTAATCTTTTAACTTTGTCTATTGCATTTTCTATTGGCTTGATATTTTCTTTTAATCTCTTATCAGAAGTGTAATATGCTATTACATCACCAGTGGCGTAAAGAGTTCCGTTGACCTGCAGACTGCTAGAATTATAAGTCTGAACTAACTGGCTTGAAGTGGCATATAATCCAGCGGACCACGATGAGAAATAGACTCCAACGTTCCCGGTAGTTCTATACCAATCAGTGTTATTCTGGCTAGCTATGGCTGTAAATACTTGAGATGAAGTTAAAGCCTGAGCAGTGAAATTGCTTGTATCTATTAGTTTATACCAAGATCCCCAGGTCCCGGTAACTTTAGCTCTTCTATAAATTTCTCCTGTTCCAACCATAGCGTTTGCTAACTGAGTTATATAGTTAGTGTCATTGGAAGGCCAGTTCATTACACTGTTCCATGTTCCAGCTACTGCACCATTAACAGGAGTATTTACATCGAAGATCTCAAATAATGTCCTAGTATTTAAATCTGTACTTGCTGTAAGTCTATTAGCTGCACTTGTGATATAACTAGAGAATGTTCCTGTAGTAGCTGAGATAGAGCTAGAAAAGCCACCTGTAGTAGCAGATAGGGCACCCATAGATAGAGATGCACCATTGAAAGCAACTGCATTGGCAGCACCTAGGCCAACAGTTATCCTGCATGTTGTCCCTCTACCCATGTAAAGGTCCATACCATAACCATCTGCGTTGGTTTGAATGATATTTGAACCAACAGCACCAGTAGTATCAAATTTCAAGGTGCTTTCTACACCTAAAATGTTAACACCATTTCCAGTGTATGCACCAGGAGTTGTTACCAGACCACTGGTTTTGTTAATAGTGAAGGTTCCAAAGTCACAAGTGATACCAAAATTTGTTCCACCAGAATCCCCAATACCTATTCTCCAATTGCTAGACCCAGCTGTTTGAAGATTGATAAGGGAAGTATAGGAGGTGGATGTTCCACCTATGTATGCTACATTCTTTACAGTTAGTGTGTCGTTAGTAGTTATGGCACCCACAAAAGTTGAGGTTCCAACTGCAGCAAACCTAACACGTTCCGTAAAGGCTGCACCATTATCTGTTCCAAATACTAAATCATCACTATTCGCTTGTCTACCTATGAGATAATCAACAGCTACACCATTTCCAAAACTCATCAAGTGGCTGTCTGTTGTTGGAGTAGCTCTGGTTAATTTAATCTGAGGATCTGTATTCCTAAATGTTGTAGTCAACTTGGATGTTGATACAGTGATAGGTGTAATGTTGCTTAACCCAATAGTTAAGGCTGGGGTTGTAGTAGCAGTTGCCCACGTAGCTGTAACGCCGTTATTGGCTGCAGCAGTGGATACACTGGTTACAGTTCCACCTCCAGCTACCCAGCTTAAAACACCAGCACCGTTATTAGATAAAACACCAGAGGCGTTAGCTAAAGTGCCAAAAGTGGTCAATAACGTGTATGCAGCTTGTCTGCTAGTGTCGGTTGGGTGAATGTGTCCTTCTCTAGCCACTAGAGTAGAAGTTCCTACGGTAGCTGTTCCATCCATCAAAGGGGAAGCTGTTGATAGCCCTGTTATGGAATTAAAGGATGTTCCAGTTAAAGCACCCAGAGTTAATGTAATAGCAGGAGTTGAGGTTGCAGTTGCTACTGTTCCTGAGATACCATTTGCAGAAACCACAGATACGCTTGTTACAGTTCCTGGTCTGGCATTAATTTGAGCTTGGACTTTTCCGAAGGCACCTAGGATAGAATCGGTAGCAGCCAAGGCTGTATTAGTTCCTGCAGCATATCCTGTTAGCAATTTTCCAGTTGCAGTAGCATCAGTTAAAGTTGTAGCATTCCCAACTGAAGTTATATCTCCAGTTAAATTAGCATTAGTAGTAACTGTAGCAGCATTTCCTGTGATGCTAATACCATATGAGGCAGCATCTTCTTTGAGTATTCTTGTCCATGGCCCCCAGACAGCATTATAATAATTTCTAACCCAATATTTAGCAGTAGCGGAAGAGGGATATTCATGCAAAAACTGTATATATCCTGCTGATTGAATTACAACCATGCCAAAGGCATTAGCTGTAGGACAGTTAACAAGGGTGGCAACAGTAACATTAGCAGGACAGTAGTAGATTCCTGGTGTTTGTATAGAGTTTAAATCAGTAGAAGCAGCAATAATATTACTTGTAGGATTAGCTGTTAAAGTGATATTTGCAGAGCCATTGAAGGATACACCATTGATGGTTCTAGCAGTAGTCAAGGTAGCTGCTGAACCATCAATGGAAGTAATACCTGTGAGAGCTTGAGCTGCTGATCCTCTATTTAATGCTATCGCAGTAGTACCAATATATACAGAAGAAGAGCCCAAGACACCAGACGGTAAAGTACCAGTCAGGTTCCCAGCGGGTAAACTTGTAAGATTGGCACCAGACCCTGAAAATCCAGTAGCTGTAATAGAAGATGAAAATGTCAGTAGGTTGGCACTAGTGTGTGTTACAGTTATAGTGTTAGCTGCAGAAGAATTAAAAGAAGATAAAAATGGAACTGAACCATTAGTCTGGATAGTGATTGGATCTGTATTGGATAAAAAACCTAATGGCATTTTCGCCTCTTAAAATGAATTCTAAAGTTTCTTAGCTAAATCTAATGCGTGCAGACACACAGGACCACCGCGTAGAGTATCACGACATATTTGAGGTCTTATATCATAGACAGTACAGCATTTATTAGCGTCTACGAATGGGCACCACCATGTGTCAGTACCTATCACGGTTCTGACTCCATCTATAATCTGTATATGTTCTACCTGATCAGGTAGTTCTCCATCTTTCAATGGCATAAAATCAAATCGACAACAAGCACTACAACCCATACATTCCGGAATCATATTTACCCCACGAAGACCATATCTGTAATAGCAACAGATGTATCATTAGAATAGTCGGTACCAAACTTGATTGAACCACCCTGGATGTGGTTGTTATTGACATGTAAGATCAAGTTTGCAAGAGATATACCAGACAAAGCAATAGAATATACTGCATAAGATTGAGTTAAAGTAGCTAATGCATTGAATGTTGACCCATTATCTGTACTATATGTCAGAGAAGCAGGTCCAGGATCAGTTCCTGGGACAGATCCGAAGCGATCTATACCATAAGTAGCGTTGATATATAGAGTTCCAGTCTTACCAGTAGCTGTCCCCCAATTTGTGAAATTAAGTATGCTATTTCCGTCACCGAAGGAACTAACACCAAAAGTAGTTGTAGATGTATCTAATGTTGCTCCCGTTCCATCATAGGCCCCAGATTGAAGACCAACAGTTCCAGCATACGTAGTAGGTCTATACCCAGTTGTAGCTGACTTTCCATAGCCATCTGTTAACTTAATTGTTCCAGATGGGACACCAAATAAAGCTCTAACTCTGGAATCTGTTAGAGTCAGAATTGTTCCAGAAGAGAGACCTAGTTCAGTCTTAACCATAGTCATCGTTATAGTACCACTAGCAGGAAGAGTCATTATCTACCTCCTTTTAAGATTTCAATCTCAGCTTTTAATTCCTTAATAGCTTCTATTAAAAGAGGTACAATTTTTCCATAGGAAACTGACATATAGCCGTCTTCATTAGTTTCTACAGCTTGTGGTAAAACTTCTATAACTTCTTGTGCTAATACACCTACTTGTTCTTTAGTATCTGAATGAGGTGCTTGTGAATTCCATTTATAAGTAACTCCATTTATTTTATCAAGTTTATCTAAAGCATTAGTTATTTTAGTTATTTCTTTCTTATATCTTGCATCAGACGAAGCACTGAAATCAGAAGCATATACAATTCCTCCGCTATATATTGCTCCATTAATACCAGCTCCTCCTGTTACAACAAGAGCTCCAGTACTTACAGAAGTAGATGCAGCTGTAGATAATACCTGAAATGCACCGGAAGCAAAGCTGTTTATAGTATTTCCATAGACTCCGAAAACACTTGCTGCATTTCTATTTAGCAATAGAAAATCGTATGAACCACTTCCAATTCCTTGTATATTAGGACTTGATGCTGATATGGTTATACCAGTTGTTGAAACGGTGCCACCAGAAACATTGGTAGCAGTTCCTGAAGTAGATGCATAGTTAACGCTTATCGAACCACGAGCAGCTAAATAAGAAGAGCCATTAGAATCAGTAGCCCACAAATAAGTTGGAGAGTTACTGGAGTTAGAATAGGCAAAGGTATTAGATACTCCCGAGGTCATTAATGCAGTAGCAGTGGCTGCGTTGCCAGTGCAAGATGCTGATGAACCTGTTACAGAAATTCCCCAAGATCCCGATGCACCTGTTCCAGTAAGAGATGGCGCATAAGAATTATAATTATTATTATTTAAAGCTACTCTCCAACCAGGAGAATATCCAGCTCCCTGATCATTATAAACTAACTCGGTTGACGGTCCTGTACCAGTATTTGGACGAATGATTCTAATTGTATATTGAGCACCGTCCGAAAAAGTTTCAACGGTACATCCAGCCATTTCAATAGCACCAACAACGGTATCTGAGATATCGTTATTACCCGCGTAATCCCAAGTACATTTACCAAAAGTATACATATAATTTTTAAAATTATATATAGATTGTAACCAAGTAATAAACTGAGCAGTTGTACAGGATTGATTAGTACCAGCTACCGCTTGTACAGCAAATGATCCTAGGTTTCTTATATCGGTTATAGCATATCCGAGTAATGTAGTTGGTTTTGAGGTAATACCAGTCCAAACCACATTAGTAGCAGTAGCTGCATTACCATCAATAGAAACACCAGTCAAAGATAAGGCAGAAGATGCTCTATTTATAGCAACAGCTGTAGTACCAATATACATCGTCTGATTAGTTAATGCGTATGAGTTATTATCATAGGATACTGTTGTTCCAGACATGCGAACAAGACCAGTCCCATTTAAAGCAGCCTGTCTACTAGTATCAGTGGCATGAACATGGTCCTGCTTAGCTACTAGAGTAGATGTACCTATTGCAGCTACCCCATTCATTAATGGATTAGATGTGGCTAATCCAGTAATAGAATTAAAAGACAACCCAGTTATTGGACGAGCAGCTGAGAATGCTATTGTTGAACCAGCGGCACGAGGAATAGTAAGGATGTCATCAATCATTAACCCGGCATCATCGTGCGATCTAACTACTAAGGAAGAACCAACACTAGCACCAGTTTCTGCCACACTATTTGCAAAAATAGCCCAACGATTACTTCCAGAGGAAGTAAATCGTAAAATACGATATTGCGAGGAAACGCCATTAATTTGCAGTTCTGTGTCAGCTGCAATATTTGCACCAAATTTACTAATTCCATTTCCAGCTGTTAGTGTGCCACCTATAGTCAATGCATTAGTTGATGCATTGAATGTATAGTTAACATTTGTTCCTAATACAACAGAGATTCCTTGTGATGTAGCAAATACTGGATAATATGTGGCAGCTGTTGTATTGTTAGGAGCCGAAACTGCTATAGTTACTGCACTAGAACCATTGAAAGAAGTTCCAGATAATCCATTTCCAATTGTAAGAGTTGCTGTAGTACTTCCAATAGGAGCAGACCAAGTTCCATCAGCTCGTAAGAAGTTTACAGTTCCTCCACCTGACGCTGGAACATATCCATTTATTGCATTAGTAAATAGATTTGCAGTAAATGTTGATCCACTTTGCATTACTATAATTCGTAAAGAATTTAAAGCTGGGGCAGAATTGAAAATCAATGAGACATTATTTGCATCTACTGATCGAATTTCAATACCGGAATCTACTTTTCTTTTACTTCCAGTCAATTCATATACTGCTACAGTTATGTCAGTAGTATTTAAACTATGATTAACTGTTATAGTTGTATTTGTTCCGTCTCCTATTGTAGCAGCATAAGATGTTATTGATGACCAGCTTAATATGCCGGATCCATTATTTGTTAATACACCTGGAGAATTAGTAAGAGCAGATAATGAAGTAAGGGTAGTATTTAATGGCTGCATTGCTGCCCAAGATCTAACACCAAGAGTGGTAGATGTTAGAGCATAACCATCAATTGTTGGATTACCTAAAGAAGGTTCTGCACTAATTGCAGTTCTAAGCGCAGTTGCAGATAATGTGCTGACAGTATTATCTGCATTTATTCTAATATAAGAAACTGCAGCGGGATCTACTAGGGTAAATAAATTACTACCGGTAGTAGTGGCACCCAATGAAATACGTCCAGTAGAAGCTACTAATCCAGTAGATCCTCCATCCCATTTCATTCTATCAGTATAAGCGGTATCCCAATTAGTTTGACTAGCTGTAGTAGGTATTGCATAACCAGTTGTTAATGAGATAGCCAATGTTCCAGATGTTGTAATTGGAGAACCCGAAATAGATAATCCAATTGGAGTAGTTAATGCCACACTAGTTACTGTACCAACATTTGTAGTATATGCGGTAGAATCTACAGAACCATCTGCCTTTAAGAATTGTGAGCTAGTTCCTCCAGTCTTAACAAACGAAGATGCTGTTACTGAATTAACAAATGTTGTTGCTCCAGTCGATGTTATATTAACAGCATTCACATCATTTGCTGAAACATTTGATGTTTGTATTACAATGGATCCACCAATTCCCATTTGATTTATATACGATACACCAACTCTATTAAACATAAAGTTGTTAGCACCCATTGTGGTAAAGTATCCCAATCCAGTATTAACGAGAAGGGATCCAGTCATTGTATCACCAATCTTATTAACTGGTGTATAAGTTAAGGCCGTAGTAACATCTGTACTAGTTAGGGTAATAGCTCCTAATCTAGTATTAAATGAAGTTACACCATCTGTAGTTAAAGCTAAAGTTCCAGATTTATCTTGAAGAGTAAATGTTCTATTTGCAGTAGCGGTAGATATAATTTCCGAACTGAATGATGATGCGCCAGGAGTCATCATTATAGTTCCAGATTTAGTTGGAGTTTCCATTACCCAAGAAGATCGGGTATTCCCAATTTTAATATACCCTGAAATAGCTGAGTTTTCTTCTACTTCTATTCCAGCACCATCACCGGAAGATGCAGCTCCACCTTTATTTACAGTAACTAACTTATCCGTGACTTGTAAATTAGTAGTATTAACGTAAGCTAATGTTCCTGCTATATTTACTGTATCACCAGATCCACCGATATTGATTGTAGTGATACCCGATCCGGTTCCAATATTTACTACTTGTGTTGTGGAAGCCGTACCTAAAGAAACAGTTGATGCAGTAGTACCACCAAGAGTTAAGACAGAACCATCAATAGATGTTATTCCAGTTAAATCCTGTTCTGCGCTACTTCTATTTATAGGAGTAGCTGTTGTCCCTATATACATGGTCTGATTATATGGAGCATATGTGGTATTATCATAAGAAATAGTTGTTCCAGCTATTTTGACAAACCCCGTTCCATTTAATGCTGGTTGTTTAGCATTAAATGTATTCCAATCAGTATTAGTTAATAACCCTGTTAAAGTAGTTGATGCATTCTGAGTTGCTAAGCTATGTTGAGTTGAAGTTAAATGGAAATACTCAGTAGCTGCGCCACCTTGTAAGCCTGCTAAATCATTATGACTTCCACCAAGAGAATTGGTAAATGGAGTTACGAAAGCGCTATCAATTTGTGTTGCAACATTGGCACCTTGTAGAACAATAATTCTTCCTACAAGAATAGCATGTGATGAAATTAAAGGCGGAACTGGGCCCGGCTGACTATTAACAGCTTCTGCCAAAGTTCCATAATTTCCTGTGCCAAGAGTAATATAAGCTTCAGATCTAGATTCTACTCCAATGTAAACATAATTTACAACATATCTATTTGGATTTACTGTTACTCGGTCAGTTCCATTATCATAATATAAATTATCATACTGATGAACTAATGTCGTAGTCCATACCCCACCCACATGATAATTTATAAAAATGTTGTCTGTAGTAGAATTAAAATTCCCCAATACTGTCTTAACGGCACCAATCCAAACAGTACCTCCGGCTACAGTTACATTTCTAGTTCCAGTTTCTCCTAATCCTAAACCGGCTTCTCGTCTATATCTTTGAGTTTTAACAATAGACTGGTGAATTTTATTAGTTAATCCTAATCCTAAATTATCCCATTCTAATATATGTAAAGAAGTACCTCCACGATATAGTGTTAAAACTGGAATAATAGTAGTTTCATTAATAATAGTAACATCTTGAGTTACTCTTAAAATAGGAGAACCATTATTATAATCTGCTACAAGATAATTAGTAACACCATCTACTGGAGTATATGTAGTTCCAGTTATAGAAAAGGCTGAAATAGAACCCAATCCATTAGCATTTCTATATAAATTAAAGAAGCCAGTACCGACAGTAAAAGTCCCATTGTTATTATCTGTATAAGGAGGAGCTGCCTGAATACCTGCGGAGAGCAACGCATGTTTTGATATAATATCCCATCTACCAGAACCATTTGAAACTAATATCAAAGATTCGAACGGTCCAGTCATATTTGTATATGCTGTAGTTTCTATAACATCTGTTCCAGCACATGCGATATGTAAATAAGAAGTTGGGGATAATTTTCCAGATTCATCTACAATTTGTATTTGCTGATTAGGGATTGAAGCTGGAGGAAGGTATAGATTTCGAGTAGTTAAAATATTAGATATAGTAACTACTTTATCTTTAATATCAGTTAAAGTTATATCTGTATCATTAATTTCAACATGTTCATTTGGAATATGATAACTTACGGAATGTCCAAATTTAGATACATCAAAAAATTTAACTTTAGTATCATCTAAAAGACTAGTAACTCCTTGGCCTACAATTAAATATCCTCTTAGAATACCATTATCTTTTATATTTTGTTCTGTAATAAAAGATTCGCCTAAATAAGACGCAATAGCCTCAGACAAAGAGCTATACAGTGCCTGACCATATTGAATTCTAGTTATACCAGATTGAAATAATGTAATTCTCTGTACTGTAAATTTATTTGCTGGTACAGAAGTTAGAACTCCATTTAGATCATAATTATTAGGATCTATGTAAGTAGTATTAGAATATTCCGTAGAATTTTGTAATCGGTATCTAAAAGTTACTGCAAGTTGTTGTGATATGGATAAAGTATTTGGATCGTTATGTGCATTTTGAAAATTTGATCCAAATTTAAATAAACTACCTTGAGATTTATCAATTAATAAATTTGGTCCGTTAGCGGAATAAATATTTCCTTCAATATTTAATGCTCCAACAGATACCATTAAGTCATGAATCTGAAGATTTGGATCTATGGCAGATGCACCAATATTGTTGATTGTATTTATATTTATTCTATTGCTATGAATTACAGCGCCAATACTTATTATTGTACGAGATTGTGCAGTAGTGAATGGAGATCCTTGCTGGATTATCGCTCCAGTATTATCTATTCCAATATATGTAGCATTTTGTGTAGCTATATTGGTTACAGGAATTGCAGAAACTGCTGCGAATAAATGAAAACTACCAGTAGGTGCAATTGGATTACTATAATCTGTAAAATACAATATACTGCTACCAATATCAAATTTTGTATTATCTACATTGATAGATAATACTCCACCCGATAATAGTCCAGTATTAATAGGTTCTTTATTATTTAGTTGAGCTTGTAATTTATCAAAAGCTTGGTTTAAAGAATCAGATGGAGTTAATTGCAGATTATTACCAGTTGATGTATAACCATTTAACACAGTAGTTTGTGCTATATCTGTTAAAGATGCTCCGGAACCAATAAAGTTACTGGCTGCAACTGTGCCATCTACTTGAACTGAATCTCTGATTTGTTTTGCCATAATAAACTAATTTCTCTTTAAAAGTATACTATTATTTAACAACCACACGATATTGATTATTGAGCGGAATAGTGGTAAAATGGAGTTGAATTTCATTTACCGATAAAACACTCACAGAACAATCTACAGCACGTTTAAGGCCCGTTGCCTCCCAAACACCATAGACAATAGATTCAGTGTTTAATCCATGATTAACTGTTATAGTGCTATCTACTCCATTTCCTATTAAAGTAGTATAAACAATAACTGGAGGTGTAGCACTTCCAGTTTGATCTGCCCAAACTGCTTCTGTACTAGAAGTAGCAGTTAAAACTTGACCAACTGTAGGAGCTGTGGTATTAGATATAGTTATAACTGTCTGTCCCGCTGATGTATTAGAAGCAAAACTTCCGGCGGTGGCATCATTAATGTATCCCCAAGAACCACCGTCCCATAATAAAAGTTTATGTTGATCGGTATGAAAAATTTTATATCCTGGCTTACCTGTTACTTGAGCTTGAATTGTTTTAAATTGAAGAGTATTAAATTTTGGAATTAACTCAACTCTACCATTGGTGAGCAAATTACCAAGAATAAATTTAGTTGTATCATAGGTTGAACCGACAGGAATTGTCGCATTAACTGAAGATTGAAAAGTTGCCATGTAATTTACCTAAATTATTCCGTCTCTCTAATTTAATTAAATATAGGAAGAGTGTCATGGCAACCAAAGAGACCTTAGCAACCGCAATTAATCAGGTACTGAACTCAATTCGCAAAGAGAAAGAAGCTGAGCGTATTGATATGGAACTGTTCGCTAATAACTGCATTAGAGAATTTCAAAGACTTGATCTTCCTTTCTATTCTATTGCTATAAGTACTAAAGATAAAAATAGAATTTCAATTGAGGCTCCCTTTCTAGTTAATTGCCATATCCAAGTGGAACAATATTTGTTTGGGTCTAAAGAAAAAGCTGCTCTTCTATATGTTAATGGAAGATCGGTTCGTAAAATTAGATTAGAAGATAATAATCCTGAATATATGGCTAGAATTGCTCATGCTTTATTAGATTATTTAAAACGATATATCATACTTAAAAATAAGTTTGACTCTAAATAAAAACAGCGGCTTTTAGCCGCTGTTCTTTTAACTGCTTACTTATTAAGTTAAGAAAACAATATCGTATAAATCTAAATAAGCTGTGGCTATAGCTCTATCATCGATAGGACCTAATCGTTCTCCGGTTAAACTTATAGTTACAGTTAATGTGGAAAGATCTACATTAGTTAATGTACCAGTAGTTATTGGCGTAGTATTTATAATATCACCAATTCCAGATGATGCATCAACTAATGATATAGCCGCTCCACTGTTATATGAGAAATAAATACTAACAGAAGATATTGCAGTATATGTTCCTAGTGATGATATATTTTCTTCTGTGGTAGAAGTTCCTCTTAAATGTAAAGTTCCAGTTTTAGTTACTGAACCAAATCCAGAAAAACTATAAGTTAATGAAGTAGTTGTAAATTTAGTAGAATATGTGGTAGAATCAACTGAAGTAGCCGATCCTGTATCTACTGCATTGGGGAAAATACTCATTGCTGTTCCAGCAGTTGGTCTATATGCAGAAGGCAATGGAATTGCACTAGGATCTGTTAATGTCCACACACAAGTATTTGAATATGTAGTACCAATACTATTGGAACAAGCGCAACGAAGCCAATAAACTCCCGCCGTGATTAACGGTTGACCTGCTGGAGTAGAGAACATATTATAACCTGGAGGACTACTCCAAGAAAGCGTGGTAGTATTGCCTCCGGACCAAATACTATTCCAATTAATAGTCGGATCTAAATTATACCAAGTAGTTCCAAGATCTGAAGAAATATACCAAAGATATACTAAAGATCCAGTTCCACTAAAAGAGGCTGATATAGAACTACCAGGATCTCCATAGTTAATATTTAAAGAGGCTGGAGGACTTGATACTAAAGTTGGAGGAGCTGTTGCAACTGGTACAACATTTACTGTAACTGTTGCAGTAGTTGATCCGTCTCCAGCATACCAACCATTCGCTAAAATATGAATAACTTTTCCATTATCGGCAGATGTCCATGTTTTTGTGTAGGTGGAAGTTGCTCCAGCTACCCAAAGATACCCACCAGTTCCTGAACTAATACTATTAGGAGATCCTGAAGTTGGTACATCATATTTTAAATTATCAAAAACTAAATCAGTACCATACCAATTAAATACTGAAATAGTTCCAGCAGTAAGTGTAGCAATAATACTCGCAGAACTTCCCTCATTTACTGTGAGAGTAGAACCAACATTTACTGATAATACTGGAGTAACACTTACATGCTGAGATAAAGTTGCAATACTTGAGGTAGTATTACCATAGGCATTTGTTACTTTACAAGTATAATCAGCAAAATCCCCTGATACTATACCATTAATTGTAAAAGTTGAGGTAGAACTTACATAAACTGAAGGATCTGTAAATACTAAGGTTGTTCCATTTTTATACCATTGTGCTGTTGTACTTCCAGTACTAGTATATACGCAATTAAAAGATACGTTCTGGCCTAAAGCAACTGCTTGAGAAGCTGGTTGAAGGGTAAATGCTGGGGCAGCAGCAATTGATGTACTAGTTCCAACAAGGTATGCAAATCTTCCAGTACCGTCTTTGCTAAAATGTACTGGATATGTTCCAAAGCCAAACGCATTAATGGCACTATTAAAAAGTTCATCAGTATATACTTTTCTAGGTGTTCCAGCAGTTGGCGCTATATAATCTAAAATAGCCGTATATACTCCAGTAGCATTTCCGCCAGCCACTGTAATTTTAGAAGATAGTTGTTCTGTTGTAGAAGTGATATAAGAATATATACCACCAGTGCTTAAGGGCCCTATGGTAACATAAATAGTCGGATCTAATGTAACTGGGCCAATATCTATTTCGACACTAGCGCCATTTGCTGGCATTGTAAAAGCAACTGGAACCATTTGTGGAGCAATATCCACGGTATAAGAATAGCCATAAACTTTACTAGTATCTGTGATAGAACTAGTTAAAGTCCACTTACCATTAGCTCCTAAAGCTATGGAGGCATTTACGGGAACTAGAGTAGACATTCAATTATCCTTATACCAGACCTACAGTTAACACTCCGCTATTAATAAATATTTCATAGCGAGTTCCTGTTGTTCTATCTGCTAAAATAATAGCAGAACCTCCGGCCCCACCCGAAGATATTTCCATAGAAACTCTATTAGTAGTATAGTTTCTGGTAAGAGTCATTCCTGGCTGTACCGCTGGAGTAACAAGACCGTTTCCTAGCATTACATCATAAGTTAATGGATCACTAGTACTACCATCTCCACCATTATTAGTAACTCTAAGAATATCTCCATAATCTTTAATGATTCGTCCATATGGCGCACCACTAGTAGAAGAACGTCTAAACTGTAATTTAGAATCTAATCCTTCTCCACTTGCTAATGAACTATTATAATCTAAGTATAAGTCAGCTTGATAAAAATGTTTAGCCGTAAGAATTGTTTCAATACCAGTTAAGTGTACAGCATTAGTATCTGTTCCTGTAGTGATAGGAGTTGTCCAAACCCACGAGGAACCAGCTTTAGTTAACATTTGACCATCTAATCCTGCTCCAGGAAGAGATAAGCCATCTAAAGAACCTATCAAATTACCATTAAATGTAGTAGCATTAACAGTGTTAAATGTTTTAGTTCCAGTAATACTTTGAACAGTTCCAAGAGTAACATAACTTGTAAGAGCAGAAGTAATATCTGAAGTTAATGCCAAAGTTCCAGAAGTTGTAGGAGAAGTTAAAGATACTGTAGAGGAATTTGGAATTAATGTCATAACTCCTGCGCTAGCTGGAGCTTTGATATCCCAGCCAGTTCTTCCAGAAGATACTTGAAAATATCCAGTATTAGATCCAGCTTCTTCTACAGAAATACCTGCACCATTACCAGTGCTAGCTAATCCATTTTTATTTACAACAATATTTTTATCATTTACAGTGACATTAACAACATTCAAAGATGTGGTAGTACCATTTACTACCAGATCTCCACCTACTGTAAGATTACCTGTGGCATTTACTGAGGTAAAACTAGCAGTTCCAGCAACAATTGTACCAGTAAAATTAGTAGTATTTTGAAATGTGTTTACTGAAGTATATGTATTTGCTGAATCAATATAAGAAAAATTTAAAGTGGTAGAACCATTCTGTGAAAGAGATAGTTTCCAATTGCCAGAAATCTTTTCCGCCTTGATATGAGGGTTGTTATTATACCCAGGAAGATTTGACATTTGAAAGACCAAGTATTTTGGTTGATCCAAGTTTAAATCTGTGGGATCTCCAATTACAAAGTCTCTATTATTAGTGGTTGTATATCTAAATTGGCTAGGTACTAATTCACCAGACATTTGTTTTCCTTTTACTATACTTAATTAAATATTTCATACTACGATACGTTAATAACTTTAAGAATTGACTGACCGCCATTTCCTATATATAAAGTATTATTATAATATGTCAAACCCAATGGAGCAATATTTGCAGTTAACCCAGAACCTTCGCCATTTCCAGCTGTTCCTGTACCCATTACTGTAGTTATAGTCCCAACTCCTCCAGACATTGCCATACGTCTTATAAAAAGACCACTTTGGATATAAAAAATTCCAGGGGCTCCTTCAACTATTGCATAAGGTCTATTAAGTCTTGCCGCATTTCCAGTTCCGTCAATATTTCCTGTAGAACCTGCCAATCCTGCTACTGTAATAGTAACACCGGCTGGAGTAACTTGACGTATAATAGAATTTTCTGTATCTGCTACATAAATATTACCATCTGATCCCATACAAACGCCTCTTGGATTATTAAATCTAGCTGCTGAACCTGTACCATCTGTACTTCCTGTGCTACCAGAGGTTCCTGCTATTGTTGTAACCACTGCTCCAGGTATTGTAATTGCGCATAAAATATGTCTATCAGCATCAAAAAAATATCCAATAGTTCCTGTAGAGTTAAAAACTATATTTCTTACTCCATAGAATCGTGCTGCGGTACCTGTTCCCATAGTACTACCAGATACTGTATAATTTCCTGCAAATATAGAAGATACTCCACCAGTAATTCTTCTAATAGAATTAGCAGCCCCATTACCGTCAGAAATATATAAATCTCCAGTAATATTATTATAGCTTGCAGCAAATGGCCAACCGCTTGTAGCTGTGCCTGGAACTGCGCCATCGACAGGTACACCATATTGCGCTCCCGGAGCGCCTTGTCCAACCATTAAAGTAGTAACTACCCCAGCTTGAGTAGTTTTTCGTACACAGTGCCCGTCATACGGGGCCGCTCCTAAATCCAAAGAGCCAGTATAGATATCACCATTAGTTGTATTTATAGATAAATGGTATATTTCTGAAAATCTAGCAGCCGTTCCGGTAGCATCTACTCGGCCTTCAGATCCATATAATCCAGCTAAAGTAGTACTTACATAGGGAATTACTGGTGGAACATATGGAATTGGGGATATATAAGTTTCATGTATATTTCCGGTGACTGGAACTACAGAAGTTGCTCTATAGTGCTGTAAAATTTCGGATCCTGATAACGCTGTAGTATAACATCTAATATCTCGTACAGTTCCGTTTAAATATTCAGTAGTTGCTGAATTTATTAAATAAGAATTTACAGCAGCCATACTAGCGCCTTGTGCCGCTGAAGTATATCCTAATTTACCATTTATGTATAATTTTGCAGTACTTCCTGGAATAATAACCCAAGCTAAATGAACCCAAATATTAGAGGGAATATTAATAGTACTTTGAATCCAACCAGTTGTTGAATCCCAATAACTTAAAACTCGTGTTCCAGATCTACTAATAATAAAAGTACGTCTAGTTCCAGAAGTGCCCCAAGTAAAATAGGTTTCATGACCTCCGGTAGCTGTTCCAGCTTTTAGCCATCCCATAACTGTACATGATTGAGTATTTGTTAAAGTCATAGCTGAATTTGTCGAAAAAGAAACGTACTGATTAACAGAAGTAAATTTTATTCCTCCCGTAGAATCCCATGTGGCTCCTCCAAATAATGATCCTGTTACGGATAATTTTGTGTTTGCTACAGAAGAACCTGAACCTTCTCTACAAGGAATTACAGCGCCTAAGAAATTTCGTTTTGTTTCTCTAACGGCCATTAATTTTCCTTAATGCTAAAATCAATAACTTTAGCATCTCCTACCATAGTATCATTACTATCAGTAGCTAACCGACTTAATTTTATCCAAAGTGGTTGATTTGCAGTTAGTTCGGTAGATGTGGGAGTGAATGATAAAGTACTAATAACTAATTGATTAGTTGTTCCTGGTGGACCTACTAATACAAAATCTCTAGCTGTTGGAAAAGGCGTACTATCTATAGTAGTTCCTGATGATTTACTTAACATTTGTATTTGCCAGCGCACTCCGCCAGTAATGGCTGCAGCATACCAACGTAAAGTAAATATGATAGGAGATCCAGAGTAGCCCTGAGTTAATTGTGCTGGAATCATCCATTGTGTACTATTTACAATAGTATCATTGAACCCTAATTCATCATAATTTAAGTTAGTTCCATTAATAGTTTGTGCATATGGTTCGGAAGATAGGCCAAATAATAAGGCTGAAGTTGGTGTTAGAGCGGCTGAGAATTTTCCAACATTGCTACTGCCAATATCATCCCAACTTATTCCATTGCTTCTTTGTAATAGTTTTAGTTCATTATCAAAATAAATATATCCTAAATTAGAAGCATCTGCTATCGGTCTATTCGCAGTTGTTCCTATACCATGTATGTTATTCCAAGGAAAAGCATCTGAGCCAGCTGGTAAATGAGTCACTTCGTGAGGTTGTGTACCAGCTCCTTCCAAAGTTGTTACTCTATCTGTAGTAGATATTAAATCCGATGAAAGAGTAGTTATATTACTACTATGTTGTTCAACAATAGGAGATAGCGTATTTATAGAAGTAGTATGTTGGCCAACTGTTGTTGCCATAGCAGCTATATTACCTTCTAGCGAGTTAGTTTGACCAGTTAGAACAGTTACATCTGTTTGAACAGAAGCCACAGTTAAAGATAAAGTATCCCAGTTTCCATCCATTTCTTCAAAGGAGAGAGGAGTACCTTTTGGTATTCTTTTAACAACAACCATAATTATCTCTTAATGAAAATGGGAGGATGAATTCGAGCGGAGGTCCAAACTTGTGCGGATGCTCCTAAAGAGGTTTTATAAATTGGAGGGTATGTAGATAAAATATCTTTTAACCATTGAATTTTTCTTAATGACGGATTAGTTGGAAGTGGAATTAACTGATTTCTTTTGTAGGCTTTTGGTTGAAATGCGTAATTTAATTTAGTAATACGACTACCAAGTTTCTTTAATCCTAATAAAGCTATTGGTACAGATATACTAATAGCTGAAGTTGGTATAGTATTCCAAGAAACTACTTTATCAGTCTTAGTAGGATTTGTATAATTTTTAGTAACAGCCATTAGTTAGGTCTCACATAGCCACAATGTAATAATCCAGCATTTATTTTAACAAACCATAAAGTAAGATATGTTGATGTTCCAGATACATGCGTAGTCTGAGTAGATCCGTATTTTCCTCTAGTTACTCCGGTAAATGATGTACCAGTTTTTCCAGTATATTCAAATAATTCGGAATCTATAATGAATCCTCCAGAAGCTGGGAAAGAAGAAGTATCCGAAACGTTAATTGTTGTATATGCAGTAGTCGAATCTAACACATCAGTTAAAGAACAATAAGATGTAATACTCTTAGAATAATGGGTAGATTCACTAGTAGATGCAGCGGTAGTTGTCCAAATATACACATCGTCAAATACTAATCTTGGTAAAATAGTATGACCATAAGTATATGCGCCAGGATGCTTTGTTGTGGTTCCCGCAACTAATACTAAGGAAGATATGTCAGGGTATCCAAAAACATGGCCATAAGTTGCTGCCAAATCTCCTTCAACTCCTAAAGCTCTAAGTACGGGTGATGCTAAGGCATATCCGTTAAGATCAGCATTATATGCCCAAGCAACATTATCTTGAATAAATACTGGATCAAATCCATATCCTCTCCAGCGCCCATTCCAAACACAGGTACAAGGTTGTGGATCATACCCATCATTCATTGCAGTAATAGCAGTATATCCAGGTTTTGAATCTAAGGTATAAGAAGTATATGACCAATAGTGAGATAAATATGCTCTTGTTCCAGAAGCAGTTGCAGCAGAAATATCTGCCACTGCTAATTCAATGGGCGCTAATGCGCTATTTGGCAATTGACTAACAGCCTCACTGTTAGAAGCCCAAGAAGCTACTATAGGGCCATAAAAATTAGTTGTAGTTTTTGTAGCTAACACTATACTTCTAGTATGTATGGCAAGATAATAAATAAATCCAGATACTAAATCCGTTGTAACAGAAGTTCCTACAAAGCTACTAATCAAAGGAGTAGTATCAGAAGCTACACCGCCAGCAAATAATCCATATGGTGTCATATCACCAGAAGCTACTCTGTCTGCTACATGTATTATAGTGCCATTAGCATTTCCAGAAGTTACTGTAGCTGTTGGTGTACTTGCAACTTTTGCTTTTAGATTTACTAAACAGTTTCCATTAGCTCCAACAGTAAATGTAAATTTTTGAGCTTCTGCATTAGCAGAAGCATTTAAAAAGTTAGTAAATTCTGTAGCATTTTGTAACGCCGTATTACCAGCGGATGAAGTCGTATAACTTAAAGTTTGTCCATTTAGAATAAGACTAAATGTTTTAATACCAGTCATACTAGCAGCTAAATAAAATATTTCTTCTTGTGGAAAATAGGTATTAGATATTAACTGATTTGCAAATGAAATGCTATTTCCAGTAACTTTTATTCTTAATACTTCTTTACCAATGCTATTACCAATAGTTTCAGTAACTGGCGGCTGAATATATAGAATATTATTTACAGTATCATCTACAAGAATCTGCCAACCTCTAGCAGATACGCGTGTTTTAATTTCATTTTTAACATCTGCAATTGATGCTCCAATATCGATTAGAAATGAATCATACCCTAATAGTGTTGACATTTATCCCTCTTAAAATGGTTCCATTGTTACTACAACTGAAAAAGTGCCTACGGTTGAGCCAGTATTTGTTAAACGTATTTTAAATGTACCAGCTTGTTCAAAATCTCTATAATACCAAGCCTGCGCTGTATCTGATAGAAGAGCGGGAGTAAATGCAGATTGATACATTAAGGTGTTAAATAAACCAGATGTTTTATTTCCAAAAAATTCTACCTTTAATCCACCAGCTACTGGAATACCTGAAGTTACTACGCTCACACCATAAAATCTTGTATATGAAATAGGTAATTCTAAATTAACTACATCAGATGCATTTAATACTTGACTATTAATATTAATAGTAACAGTATTTGGAGAAGCGGCAGAAGAAATATTAGTTACTGTACCAAAAGAATCTTTTAACTTTAATTTGTTTGTAGCAGAATCTAAAAATAAAGTGAATCCGCTAGGTGGAGTAGAAGGTTCTGTTGTACTATTTAAAAATAATGTACCAGAACTAAGAGATAGGTTTGTAAAACTTTTATTTCCAGTTATAGTTTGTTGTGTATCCGTAGTTACAAAAGAACTAAGGTCTGACATTTTGGCATAATTTTGTCCAACCACATATGCCGTAGTGGCAAGTTTTGTAGAACTATCTGATAAAATTGGAGTTGGAGCAATTGGAGAATCTGTAAAAGATCCACCAGACTTAGTAACATAAAGAGAATCTGTTTCTAACTTAGTATAAAATTGTAGGCTTATAGAACTAGATAATCCACTTACGGTTCCACTTAATGTATTAACCGCATTAGCTAAATCTTGAAAATTATTATCCATTTCCAAATAAGTTAATGGATCTGGTTTAGGAATTCTTAGAGTTGGATTAACAGTCATTAGTAAGTTCCAATAATATAATCAGTATTTACATACTGTGGATATACATAACCAGATACTGTAGATAGTATTTGATAGTCAAAATCTAGTACAAGAGGAATTTCAGTTTGTGTCTCTAGTGTATAATTATTTAATGTTACTGTTTCAACAGCACTAAGAAGTAATTTCATTCTATTATATTTAGTGCATGCTCTAAGATAATCTCGTAATATCCAACCAGAAATTTCAGCAGCATTTGATGCTACAGCTACATCATATAGGACCCAATCAAAAGTTCTATTATCAACATAGTTGATTAAATCTGTAATACCTTTAAATATAGCTACGGTTTCACTTTGAGTAGTAGTCAGATATAATTGATCTGTGTTAGGAGTGATTAAATCATAAACATTATTCTTATTGTATAGTACGGGTGTTCCAGAATTGCCATGAGTATAATTTTTATAGAATTTAGATTTGATAGTTTTTGATAAAGTTGATAAAAGATTGGTAGTTACTTTAGGAGAAATTGCTAAAGTTCTAACAGGCATACCAAAAGAATTTTTTGAAATTTTATAATTAGTTACCAACTCTATTTTTAATCCGCAACTCACAGCAATATTAACTTCCGGAATTACTTGAAAATCTCTAACACTAGTTGAAAATAAATCTTTGCGTAATGCTTTAGTTCCATTGATGGGTGACATAAAATCATCTGTTGTAGAAACTAAATCAAATGTCATATGTCCTAAATCAGTATTTAAAATTCCAGTGTAATAGTTATTACTGGTTGATTTTAATATACCAAAGCCGCGCAATCCACTGATATAACTAGTAGATCCTATGACAGAAAATTTATATTCGGGTGTAATGCGAGTATTCTTTTCATTTATTGTATCTTGTGCTTCTAACCATTTAGCCCATAAACCCTTATAGAATCTCCAAATAGTTTCGCGTTCTGTAATAAAAATTACATCATTGTAAGTAGATAATCCAGTAAATCTGTTTGCTTCAATTCCGATAGTAGTACTTAAAGTATTATCTTTAGTAATTACAATTCCTCTTTGTATTTCACTTGCCTCAGTTGCTACGTGGTTTGTAACAGTAATTTTTAAAAGGTCTATGCAAAATTTACTAAATGTGTCTGAGAATACTGACACTGCTGTTACTATACCAGAGGTAGATGTATTAATACTTTGACTAGATTGAATTTGAACACTTTTAACTACATCAACTAAATTGACTGTAGTTGGCAAAGTTACTTGATTCCATACTGGCGCATTTAAATATGATGGATAAGTTGGTTCCAATTCTTCTCTATAGAGATTATAGATTGGATCCAGTGTAAATTTAGGTGCTTCCGGTAATAGATATTTTGTTAAACACTTAGCGTCATTGTCAATATCGACACCAACTTGAGTATGTCCTTTAACGAATACTACAAGAGGAATTCCAGCTGAAATTGGATTATTAACAATTCCTAAAATATATACCGGTTCATATTTACCTGGAAAATAAGCATAGATAAGTCCATCAGAAGATATCTGATATTTATATGCTTTATGGTCAGGATCTTCTTGATATAAATAACGTTTTCCGTCTGACTCAACATCTTCATATGGAACTGGAATTAAACCATCTAATGCTGGAACGGCTTGTTTATTAATCCAAGATTCCTTAAATAAAAATTTACCTGATAACTTATCTGTCGCATAAGTCAGACTGGAAGGATCTAAAGTATCTGTAGTTTTTTCTAAGTTGCTTTCAGAGATCCATGAAGCGTCTCCTACTGTATAAGATTTTAGGCCTTCTCTTAAAGTACCGATCCAAATTTTTAATTTGCCTGTATTACTTACAGTTTGAGCATTTTGAATGCCAACTGAAGTAACTTCAGCTGGATATAATAAACCATTAGATGGAATATTTGTAATTGTATTACCACCATCCATACTAAAAGATAAACCATCTGTATCTCTATAAACTAAAACTTTTAATTTATCATTAATATCAGTTGTATAGAACACTTCTAAATGATCTTGTTTAGAAGTTTGCGGTGTCTTTTTTAATGTGTTAGAAATAGTATGACAACTTCCAGTAATACCGCCAAATTCTGCTGACGGACCTACTGGTTTTACATATATATCAGATAGAATGCCAGTATTTATGTAGTCAGATACAGTAGGTTCATTATAGAATGGAGATAACTTATCTGTTACTACTACATCATTATAAAATAAAATTTCATCGGATTCTACTTGAGAAACGATATCACGTTGCTCAAGATTGGATAGGCCAGCATTATAAAATTGCAACATAAGACTACTATCAGTAATATTTGCTAATAGTCTAGTATTGATAAAATTGTTTTGAACTTCTGGCGCAGTGAATTCAGACATCCGCTATTTCCTTAGCTACAAATTAATTAGGTTTTGTAGGATTGGTACAAGATCCTCATTAAGTTTATGAGAATCTCCGGCATGCGCTTTTTCGATATGACAAGTTGAACATAATGTTATTAAATTAGATAAATTAGCATGATCTTTTATTTGTCTTGAAATAGGAATAATGTGATGTACTTGTAGCGGATTTTCGACTGTATTTTTATTTCCGCAAAGTTTACATTTATAATTATCTCTGTGTAATATTTTTTTATTTACTCCTGAGGCAGTTGCTGTAGCCCTATGTAATTTAATAATTGGAGTTATATATTCATTTGCTGAATACCCTTTACTGATTCGATATTCAGCATAAGTTTCGTTTATTCTTTGTTTCTTATAGCACCCACAACTTGTTGTATCTCCTCCAAGTAGTGCTGTTGTTAACACATATTTTTCAGTTCCGCAATCACATATAACTTTTACATAAGATCGATTGCATCTACCCATTTTTTTATAATAGAAATCGTTTTGTGCTATAAGTTTTCCAAACCGTTCTCCTACTATATCTCGTTTAAGTGTGCATCTAATACTACCACAATTTACAATTCTGCCAGTTCTAAGACGTACAGAATTAGCTTCTATTTCATTACCACAAATACATTTACATTTATATGCAGTTTTTCCAGGAAGATACTCTAGTACTGTAAGTTTTCCAAAAATAGTATTAGGTAAGATTTCATATTGTTTTTGAAATCCTTCTTTACAACCGCATGAAGTAATTTTACTATTTAAAATATCATATTTATTAATAAGTTTAGTATTACCACATTCACATTGGCATAATGAGAAAGGAATTGATTTTCTGAAATCTTTATTTGAGGCAATAATCGTAAGATTTCCAAAAACTTGGCCATCAATGTTAAGATCCTTTTTTGTACCCATATAAAAACTCCTACATTTAATTCTGTAGGAGTTTTAGAAAAAAATTGTATATGTGATAAATAATCAAGAAAGAAAAAATTGAACATGGGATTTATGATCGTATAATTCCTCTTTCAACTTATCAACTTCTTCTTTAGATTCAGATACCAATTCTTGTGCATTTAGTGTTTGACTCTCACCGCCAGGACCACCCGATACCTGAGAGTATTTGCCTCTCACTTTACCAAGCATTCCTTTAGCATTGGCTAAAGCCATCTTACGAATCCAGTTAATGCCCCAAGCATTTGATGTAGAGATTGCTTTGTTGTCTCTATCTACAATTCCAAAAGCATTTTTTGAATATTCAATTAGTAAGTGAGAAGCATATTTTGGAAATGGCCATACGTAAAGTTTATCATCAACTACTTTAAAAGTAATTTGATTACCAATTACTCTGTCTCTATTCTGAAGATATTCATAAAAGATTGCAAGATTACTAGAAGCATGCAAATAGCTAGAATACTGAGGACCGATAGGAGATGCAGCCACCGCGAAACTGAAGATATCATCGGCTCCTCCTGCAGCAGCCTGGAATGGAGTATTAAAAATTACACCTTTAACCGTAGCAACATCCTGAGGAAGAACGAATACATTATTAGTAGGATCCCCTATAGGCAATTCAGCATAAGCAATTTCCACAGCTCCAGTAGATAGGTATTCATTAATGGCAGTATCTATAGCCTGTTGAAGCTGTTCTGGAGCTAATTCAACAGATACTACAGGATGTCCTAACGAGGTTAAGACATATCTGTTAATTTCTTCTCTGGTAATCATTGCCATAATTATTTGCTCACTGTGTTAATAATTAGATTGTCTAATACCAAAATTTCATATGGTTTTAACTGTTTTGTTACTGAAGCCATTCCTGTTATAGTATTTCCAAGTGCTGGAAAACTAGTAGAAGTATCAGCAAAAGAAGGAATATCTTTAATTTGCTGATATACTTTATTTCCTAAAATTACAGTAGTGCCTCCACCAAGATCTACTGTTTCAAGACCTCCAAAATAAAAATCGCAAGTGTCGATTCCAGAGACAGAAGAAACTGATTTGATAAATTCAGTAGCTTTAAATCCAAGTCCCATTTCTAATTTTTTAAAGTCAAAGAATGATGAAGCCACTGATTGAACATCTGACTTTACTTGTCCAGCAAGATATCCCGGCTTAATTCTAACGTCAATTCTAACGTCAAGGGGTCGTAACAAGCCATCAACTATTTCTAGTGATACGCCCAGGCATTTATATGCGTTTAGATACTCTCTAAGTTGTAGCTTTTCCACTAAAGAAAGAGGCTCTAACTTCTCTAATGAATTCCCGAAGCGTCTGGCTAAGGTATAAATTCTGACCACAGAACCATCTGCATCTGCTTTGGAAAGAGTAGTAGCAACTTTATAATTATAGTTAAATTTCTTAACTAAAATAGTATAATCAGTTCCTGTCACCGCTCTATCTTGAGATGAGAAAAAGCGGGTAACTAGCTCTTTTGCTACAGCTGGGTCCTCGCCAGAAATAGCTGGCGAGGAATCGTAGTCATTTCTAATCAATAGATCAACGCTTCCAACTGTGACCGTTTGATTGGCTTCACCGATTCTAACAATGTTACCTGTAGTTTCGGCATCACTTACTCTGTAAATGATTTTAATTGCTGCACTCTTTTCTGGAATTTTTCCAAAAACACCATCTCCAAAACGGACGTTGGCAAAGAAATCACCATCCGTAGTCACTTCGTAAATTTCATCTGATTCAATGTATGTATCGTAGTCAGCGGAAATACCAAAAGCAAAAGTATTAGCTGAAATTGCTTTACCAATAGCTATTTTTTCATCTGGGTGTAATTTTAAATACGCAATATCTGGATATAACGTTAAATCTGCTAAATCTAATTGGGTATCTGAAATAATCTGAGGTTGATATACTGGAGTTAAAATACCATTAATAATTCTATTTCCAATAAATGTGTTATTTAATAGATATAGAATATCTCCAGTTTCCCAGTAAACTTTAGCATTACCATTATATACATAGTTTAATAAAGTAGACTGTGTGCCATAAATTGGTAAATTATTTGGAGAATCCCCATAGATATATGAAGGATGATATAATAAAACATCTACATAATCTTCAGTATTATACTTTTCAGATGTTAGATTTGTGACAATACAAGTATTATATGGGACTAAAAGATCTTTGTAAGCTGTGAATGTGGCAACATCTAATGTATTATTATAATCAATAGACATTAGAGTACCTATTTTTAATCTGTTTTGCTGTTTTAATTTTAAAGCATTGGCAGATAGTTTAAAAGATGATGCTAAATACGGAGTTTTACCATCTAATGATGTTCCTACTCTAGTTGCTGTTCTAAATCCAGCTAAACTTAGATAGGTTAGCTCATCCCAAATTTTGTATACTGTTTTACCAGTTACCTTAGGAACAGTAAAATCTTCTACTTGCACAATAATTTTTGAGTTATTTACTGGGCCATTTCCTAAAGTAATAATTTGATTAGAAGTTCCATTGGAAATAAAATCTTCTACTATAGTTTTACCGGTTAAACCAAAACATAGATGGAGATTCTTCTGAAGAGAATCAATTTCAGAATCAGTACTATCTGGATTATCTACATTTACATATGGTGGGATTACAAAGTCAGCAAGTAAATCTGGAATCAATGTTCCATTACTCTCTTTAGCTGGAAAAATTTCGTAACTTTCTGTTCCAAAAGTAAATCTTTTTCTGCCTAAAGAATTGGAAAACATAATTTCCGAATTATCCTCAACTGCTTTAACATCACTATTAAAATTTGTTGACGGTCTTCTGATTATAGCCAGAAGAATCATACCCGGTTGAGGTCTAGTGGGTTTATACCCATACATGTTCAATAGTCTGAATGTGGACCAAGAACTTTGTGATGTATCCAAAAATAACTCATTGACCATAGAATCAGCATGATAACTTATCATCTGTCCCATGTATGCTGTTAAATTTAGCATCATTCCAGCAGTATTTGCATCTGAAAAGTCTCTTGGTGAATATCCAAAAGCTTTTGAATTAGCCTTCATTAAATTAAGCAATTGAAGCTTAATTGAACTAAAATCCAAATTAGTATAATCGATCGGAGGTAAAATTGGTTTACTAGTAAGTAAATCCACATCTAGTGGAGCTACATAGGCCGGAATGGCCATATCTTCTCTGATAGATCCTTGAACTAACGGAACTGATTTAGGATTATTTGGATCATCGTAGACTACAGTGGCCATTCGTTACCTTTATTTAGTATATCCTTGAGCATACCACCCTCCACCGTTAAAGACGATAGAAGGTGCTCCGACAATTTGTCTCTCTAATGTTTTGGATGCATTGCAATGCGGACAATCTTGTATTAATGGAGCATGAATAGATTCTAGCTTCTCTTCTTCTTGCTTGCAATTAGCGCACTTATAATTATAGAGTGGCACAACTCACCTGACTTATTATGGGATTCTAGTAATAATGCCTTTTTCAATATAGGCTTCAAGTAAATCCACATTATAAGACGGATCGTTAATATTGCTTACACGCCAAAGAGACTCGTCTACATCTTCTCCTGGCTTGAGAGACAATACTGTATCGACATCTACAAAGTTTACCTTTGGTGTAGGTGTCTTAAACATTTGGATAGAAACTATACTAGGCGTAATGTTTTTTAATCTTGACATTTTTATTCCTCTAACTTAATTAACCAGAAACTGTAGACTTAATAGTATCTCTCAACGCATTAATAACGCTGGATTCGTTTTTAGTCTCAGTTGCAACTTTTAATAATAAATCCATAAATTCAATATCACAAGCTCGTTCTCGTGAATATGGATTTAATGCTTGCGTACGTAAAATATATTCAAAAAGGTCATCAGGTTTTGCGGAAGACAAAGTTCCTTTGTTTCCTTTAATACGTTTTAATTTAGCTTGTCGTTGTTCTTCTTTTAATGCGGCAACTTGATCTGATGGTAACTGACCAATAGCTATTAATTGTTGATCCAAGTCATCATATGTTTGTTTATCTTTATAAAAACTGGCACGATCTTCTTGCGTGGCAGTACCATCTACAATTTTAGCTCTGGTTATAGCCATATTTTTTAATACTAATAACTGTTTAGTCACAAGAGTTTTTGCTAAATCTTCTGATAATTTAGCTTCAGCTTTAATTTGTAAATCTGCTTGAGTATCTGCCATTATACCGCCAATTGTTCTTTTAGTAATTGTTCAAATGACTGTAGTGCTTTTACTTCTTGAGTTAATGCTACTATTTTAGAATCTTGTTGAATACTTTGATCGGTTTGTCCTTGAGATTTTAGTAATCTAATTCTGTCAGCAATTTGTTTAGTATCATCTGTAATATTTGCTTGAGTAGTTTTTAATGTACTATTATAAGTAAGTTCTTTTACTTTTCTAACTGCCGCTGATTTGGCTATATTAATTTTATTAACAATATCTATTTTAAGATCTGCTAAAAATTTAGCTACATTTTCTAATGCCAATACAGTAGATAGTTCTGTTAGTTCTGCTGTTTTTACTGATAGCAGAACTGGGATACGCGCTAACAATACTACAATTTCTGCTATTAATTTAAAACATTGAGCAGCTGCTACAATTTCTTCTGCCCAAGTTTTTATCATTAACATAGATTTTGCTATACCGCTCGTTGCTTGAGATGCTACTGATGCAGCTAATGCGGCTTCAGTTACTACCATATTATTTTGAACGGCCGCTAATTGAGCATTTACACTTTCTCTGAGTTGTGTCAAAGCATTGCAAGCTTCTGGCACAGACTTATAGGATAAAGTATCAAATTTTTCAATTCCAGATACAATATTTTGTAATTGTGTTTTATATGCCTGTAATCGTTTTTTATAAGGTTTAAAAATGCTGGCCATAATATCTCAAATAACTTATAATAATATATCATTAGAACGAGTATTAAATACATAACTTTGTTTCGTTGGAGGTTGCGTTAAGAAACCCTCTACTGTAATTTGTAAAGTAGCACGGACAACTCTACGATCAGTCCCAGGAACAAAATTTGAATTGTCAGTAAATCCAGTTAAGTTCATTTTTGCATATGGCATATAAAAAGATTTTTGTGTCTCATCCACATAAGAATATAAGTCTGTTAAATAGGAATATGGATTAAAATCTAGCTGTATAGCAGATACAATCTGATAAAATACTTCACGAGTTTCTGTCCAAATATCTACTTGAAATGAATAATTTGTAGGTCTTGGTGTTGTAGTTACCCATACCTTAGACGGATCATTTTTATCAGGCTTATAAAAGGATCTAACGCTTGGATCTACTGCACGTTTACCATCGTATTCAATATTAGATAAATAATAAGAAATTACTGGTAGTATAATTCTATCTTTAATTGAAGCTTCTTGTGAAACGCCGTTTAATCCCTTATCGTCAGAAAAGACTAAATTGGGTGCAGCATATCTAATTGGAAATTCTACAAAAGTATTTTTAGTAACATCATAAAAAGAGTTTTTCGTTTTTAAATAATCGCCAAACTTAGATACAAAATGTCTAACATCTCCAACGTAAGAACTTGCAACTGTATTCTGATATGAATATAGTAAGCTTTCTCTATCTACAGTCAGACGCGCATCTTGATCGCCAATAGGTGGCAATGTATTACCTTGACGATCTTCTTCTGGAATAAACTCAGTCATTTAATAGCCTTAGAAATAGATAGTCCATGTAATATTTAATGCGATTGATTCAGATTTAACAATGGTAGCAAATCTTTTAATAGCAAAAGCAGTCGCTGGATTTGTACTTAGCATGAGTGCCAATTCATTAATAGATTTACCATTAAGAACAGTTCCAACTTTTGGAATGTTAATAATATAAACCAATTTAGGTCTAGCATCAGATATTGCTAAGGATGAGGAATCTACTGTAAAAGTATAATCTTGTCCCAAAACTAAACTTGGAATTCCAGTAATTGTTAATTCCGTAGGTAATACTGGTTTGATTTGATTGGGATCTCCTATGGCTGTTCCATTAGAACCAAAAGAAATATCAGAGATATATGCTCCGGCACCAGACAACATGTGCTGTGCTACTTTCTTTCTCCCATTCAATACAATTAGATTTTTGTCATTGACTAGAATTTTAGTTCCAGTATCACTTATTGCAGTAATTACAACTTCACCGCGGAAATCTAAAGTCTCATTTATACGCATGAAAAACCCTCTTCCAAATTAATTCGATAAAAATAGGGCCCTAACAAAAATTAGGGCCCAATGCAAATACATTGTATTATTACTTTAGCATGTTCATGCCAATATCGTTATCTAATCCTACAACCGAATATCCTTCAATGTCATCCTCAACACCCTTGATACGATCTCCAGTTTGCATAGTTGCCGGCATAATTCCAGCGTTACTTATTTGAACAGAGGTTATCATACCCTGTCCTCTTTGCATTACAGTATTCTGTAAATCACTAGATAGATCTAATGGAGGAGCCGAGTTTAAACAATCGTAGTCTTCTATTTCTTTTTGAACTTCTACCGGAGCTGTTTCCACTGGAGCAAGAATATCGTCAACAACGGCTACTTCTTCTTTTAATGGTTTAGTAGCGTAACTATCATCTTTGAATACTACTTGAATAGGTTTCTTAACTCCAATAACTACAGTGTCAGGCTCATTTGGAAGCTTTCCAACTGTAAGTAAAGTATCTGATACTGGAGCTAAATTATTTGCTGCCGTTGAAGGGTCAAAGGGCAACTCTGCTGGAGCTATCCTTTTAGTCGCATCAAATTCTTTTGGTTGGTATAAACTATCTAATGCATCAAGAGCAGAAGACTCTAAAAGAGAAGAAAGAATTTTCTTTGCTTCAGCTTTTTTAGCATCTGCTGAAGGCACTTGATAAGATAGAAAATTATTTCTTGGTTTATACATTACTTACCCTTTTTAACCTTTGGGGCTGCCTCTACTGGAGCGGCATCTACCGGAGGAACTACAATGGGCGCAATAGGTGGATTAGAAGTGAGAATAGGCTCGTCAGCTTTAGCTGCTTCTCTTTTGGCGGTTTCAATATTTCTAGCGTCTGCAGCAGCTGCCTGCACTACACTGTGAGAAATGTCATATCCATTTTCGTCAATACGAGACAAAATATGTGGCACATAAATATCTAAATTTCCATTAGATACTTCAACTCTAGCTCCAGCACCCAAAGGAATACTAGTTACCTGAGTTTTATCATCAGATAATAGAGTTACTATCTGAGTTGTTTCTGTAATATTTTTATAAATAAAGCGCATAATTACTTTCCTTTTTTGTGAGTTTCACCGCAAAAATTACATGTCAGTTCTTTTGCGTTTGAGTTGGCATTTGACCAACCATAATGTTTAATAATATTACAACCTCGGCAAGTATTATCGGTAGCATAGCGCATAAATCCAGTCTTTTTAAGACGCTTTTGCGGCTCATCTGAAACTGGTTTAGAATAGGTTGCAACACTACTTGAGGTAGTTTCTTCTACGAGATTGAGTAATTGATCTAATTTCATGTTATCTTCTCTCCAAAGCAATTTTATCAGTTAGAGGAGCGTCTACACCATAGAAGGGAGAGCCGCCTCTGTATTGACTAGCTGGAACTCCTTCTGGCTTCAAAAATCTAGGAGGTAATTTATCTGCCGAAACCTCTAAATTCTTACTCCATAAGATTGGGTTAAATAAAACACGATTATTTACTGCGGCCACAAAACTAGTTTTATTAGTTTTGATTAACTCTACCATAGTAGGATTATTAATACTCTCAAAATACTTTTCAATTAAATCTAAATTATGTAAGTATTTTTGATAAGCAAAAGATAAATTAGCTTTATCTTCAGGATTAGCTAAAATCTTATATGCAGTTCCCTGCATAAAACGTAGAGTATCTAATAAAGACTGCTTGTATGCAGCAGCTTGCTCTTCTGGAGTCTTCATCGAAAAAGCTTCGACTAATGCCTCTGGGTTAATGAAGTCCTCAAGTGCTAACTTTGTAATTGCCATAAATAACACACCTTATATTTAATTATTAAACTAACGCAGTATAAGAGATTGTAATTGAATCATTTGGTTGTAATGCATGTAGGAAAGATTGCAAAAATCTAACTCTATATGAGACTGGGGTATTAGGAACTGCTGCAAAATCCCAGTAAGTTCCATAAGCTACATCTATTCCATTTTTTCTAACTGTAACATTAGGCTGAGCGAGTTCTCTATATAATTTTGGAGATGGAGCAATAGCAGTTGGCGTAGTAGACACTGATACGCTTATAAAATCTCCAGTATCTCCTCTGTACCAAGAAATTATCGGATTGTGTTCGAAAGTATGCTCATATATATTTTCTTTATCTATTACAGAGAATCCTAATGGAATTACAAAAGAATCAGTGGCTGGAGTAGTACTAAATGGTAAACCGGTAAGCGGATCTGCTGGATATGTTGGTAATTGAACACCATCCACTGTAAAATATTCAACTGAAATTGTATCATCCTGTGCTAATACTAAAGAATTAGTTAAAACTCTTGTTGGATTTGAAGCAAGTGTCCAAACACCATACATAACTTCTAAACCATTGTGTAATACTTTTACACTGGGTCTTACTTTAGTATAATCCACTAATGGGAATAATCCAGTTCCTAACACATTACCTGTATTGACTTCTCTCCAAGAAATAAAAATATTTGTTTTTGGTAAAACAAATTCAGAATCATTTGGTGAATTTACTACAAACTGAGCATAATTTTTTTGTAAACCATCGATATTAATTTCAGCGGGGTCAGCAAAATCATCCAATAAATCTCCACTATAGGGACACATATCTATTCTAAAATTATTTGCATAAGTTCCTAGTTTTAGAATATCTCCAGTGGCATACATTTCTCTAGCGGAAAAGTCAAATGGCCCATCATATTGTGGGATATATCCAACACTAACATAGTTATCTTTAATATAAGTAGGATAGTAAATTTTTCCATTTATTAATTTTGCTTTTAGCGATACTGGAGCTTCAGTATTTGGAAGAGGCAGTACAGTAAATGGAATAGTTGGATTTCTATACATATCTGTATAATCTATTGAATTAGTACTATATTTATAATTATCCGTATTATAGTTAGATAACAAAGAGATATGATAGTCTGGTAAATTTTCAGTTCTATTAAATAATGCGTAGTCTTGTCTAAATCCCTGATTAGAGGCCCTAGAAGAGCCTATATAAGGTCTAGCCAATTTTTGGGCACTTCCTCTCGTCCAAAGAGAATTGCGAACGTCTGTATCCATTCTTGACGCAGCAAAGAACTGTGGATGAGTTACTGGAATGTTTTCTAAAGTAGCTAACCATCTAAATGATTGTCTATTTGACAACTGAGCAGTTCCTGAAGTATCGATAGAATCGTATGCTGTAGTAGCAGATCCTAAGAATGGTACGTTATGATAATTTGCCCAAATAGTTTTAGCTAGACGCTCAGCTCCTCTATAGAGAGTAGCCGCAGGATCTGTATAAACAGTCCAAAACGATGTATCTCTAGCAGATAATACATTATAATTTACAGCCTTATATGAAGTTCCTGTATCTTCTAAATGTAAAGTATTTCTAGTAAATAATCGAGGTAAATTTTCTCTAAATACTCTTGTTTTACTATAGTCTTCTATTAAAGTACCGGTAGCATCGTCATACGCAATTTCTGGTGAATAGTGCGCAGTATCAATTTCAGTTTGAATTGCGCTATTATCCACATAAGTAATACGATTAAACTTAGTATGAATTCGCTTATCAGAAATATTAATATTTCTACTGGAGTTTGTTAAGGAGAATCCGGCAGTGGTTGGAATTAAACCCGCGTATAAGATATGAAAGTTTAAATGTGATATATCTATTAAAGAGTTAGTAATAGCTTTGCTGTTTAAAATAATGCTGTTATTTATCGAGTCATAAGCATAGTGTACTTTTGATGTTAAAATAGTAGCAAATGCTCCAAATCCACTTTTTGCAGAAGCTATGATTAGCATGTTTTCTTTAACAAGGGCTCTAAAAAGATTTAAGACTGGGTCACCGGTAAGTAATGGAATAGTTGTATTTGAGTTAGTAGTTGGATTATACATATGATAATTCATAGTCAATCCTACTAAAGTATCTGTTAAACTAACTACACCCTTTAAAGAAATTGGAGCAATTTCAGGGCAAACTGCTGGATCATATGAAAAAGGTTTTCCAGAAATTACTATAGAATCTTTGCAAAAAGCGTTAGGATCTGTAGTAACAGAAGAAATACTTGTTGGCCATCCAAATCCATCAAATGTTAAAGTTGAAACTGTTCCAAATAATTGACGTAAATTACAAGAATATTCAAATGGAATTGGAATTTCTAAAAATGAATATATAGGTTCTGGAAACACATCAGTATATTTTACAGTTCCTGAAGAATCCATAAGTATAGAACTTGTAGGATTTCCTGGCATATCTGGAGAAGACATTAACGAAAAGTCAGAAGTTCCCCATAGACTTAATCCTTTAGCAGTTTGATAGTTTCTAGCATATCCAGATAAAGATAAACCTAATTTAGTTAATCTAGATGTATCAATAACTTTTGTTGCTGCTGTTAAATCAAACATTAAGTGTTTAGTTTCAATATTACCTTTGAACAAAGTAGTATTACTAGAATCTAAATTGTCAGCATCACAAGAACCCAATTGTTCTTGATTATAATAAGAAATTTTATCTTCTTCTTGTACAGTTACATAAATATCTGTGCCTTCTCTATACAAAATTGCATCACCGGACAATTCTCCAGTTCCTGCAGTTTTATCTAAAAGAGAGCCAAAAATATAATCAGATAAACTATACATTACAACTAAGTCATTTATATATACATGAAATGGTTTAAATTGTAAGAATAAATCTACTGCTTGATTTAAATTAGCATCTGTATAACGTCCAGTAGAATCTACGTGATCTAACTCTAAATCTTTTTTAAAAACTACATTGATTCTTGGAAGTTTAGCCAATCTCGCTAAGGAACCTTCCCCAGTTATTGGATCATATTTAGATAGAGTTGAAAATGAGGTAGATCTGGATCCAGTTTTTTTTAGTTGTCGTGGAAGCAGCAAAGAACCAAATTCGGAAATGTCTCCTGCCGTATAGTTAAATGAAGGTAATAAATCTGAAAAAGATTCATTGAAAATATCTTTAGCTATATCTGGAGTAGTTTTTCTAAACCATGGTTTTACTTTAATAGATAGTGGAAAATTATTAAATAGTTTTTCTTTTGGCACCATCATACCAGTATAATCTCTATACAGTTCTGTCATATATACAGAGTATCCGATAAGTTTTTCTGCTATAGTTATTCCTTTACGTGTGCCTTTAATTTTATATAGTAATGGGGCATGTCTAATTTGATTTCTCCAAGAAACTGGATCAGTTCCTAAGAGTTTCCAATTAACGGCTGCTGCTAAAAAGGGTAAATATTTTTCTGGGCATGTATCTGGATTAAATAATTCATCCATTGATGCAATTTTTAAATAAAAAGAATAATAGAAATGTTGCGCTAAAGTTAAAGTCAATAACTGAAGCGGTCTTCCATAATCTTGATCGGAATTTCTCCATACCTCTGGAATTTTTAGCCAGATGGATTCATAAAATTCTTCGAAAGAAATTACATTTCTCATTAAACTCTCAAATTAGAATAGTCTTACTGTACCACAAAAGAAAATACTATTAGTTCCAGTTACTTTACCAACAGTTACTGTACCACTGCCATTAGTTACTCCAACTAATGGAACTGTGTTATCTACTTTTAAAATATCTCCAGGGGCCCAACCTACTGGAAAAACTTCTGGCGGATAAATGAAATTTGGACAAAATGTACAAATAATGTAAAAACCATCGACATCTTTTTCTGTAACAACAATTCCAAAACGATCGTTGCTTCCAAAGCTAGAAGTATTTACAATAGATTCTCCGTCTAGAATCTTCACTACATTATACAGATTAAAGATTTCTGCCGAATTTGCAGCTCTTACTTTACTTACAAAGCCACCATAGCTTAAAATATTATTTAGTCTATCTGCATAGTCATACGCATTTTTGGGAGCTCTATTTAAATTGTTATAATAGGGACTCTCATTTTTAAGTAAAGGAGATAACTCAACTGGAGTTACCATTTGAGATGGGTTATTATGTCTAAGCGCCATTATCTAATCCTTGCAAGAGATGCAGAAACATTGTCAGCTTGTTCTGAGGCAATATACAATATGTCATTTTGATTTAATACAACAATAGCTGAACAACTTGAACCAACTAATGAATTTATACTAGATCCATCAGTATCATCCTGATGAATGTTTCTAGCTATAACTTGGAAAGTTCCACCGCTATTTGTAGCAATTACTGTTTGAGTTCTGTAAATGCCTCCTGGGAAGGATGGTCCGACTCCAGCAATACGAGCATCTGATACATTAACAGTGAAGATTCCGGGCGTAGTTAGCTTGTACTGCAAAGCTCCACCCTCAACTATGTCAAAAGTAAGTAAGAAGTTTGCAGATGCTTGGTCTGGTGTTATACCTCTTGTAGCGTGTCCCCAACCATTTAATGCAGATACAGTGCTAATAGTGGTAGTTCTATTACCAGAATGCCATACTCCGTAAATAGCCTCACCAACTTTACCGCTAGCAATTGCATCTACAGTATCTAACATATATTTCTTTGTTACTAAAGTAGTATCAGAGTCTGTGGATTCTGTTGCTGAGGATTCTAATTTTACTTTAGCTCCTCCAATAGCTGGAGAAAATGCTATAATATTTGCAGTAGAAGATACATTAATAGAATCCAACCCAGTTGGTGCATTTAATATCAACGGTGTGGCACCGCTGGTAATAATTTGAGCGGTATCTGAAAATGTTTTTGACGCTACAATAGTATCTGGAGCAGTTCTTGAAACAAAGTTTGTTCCAATTGCAGAACCGATGGCGGCATCAATTTTATTTTGAACAAACAAACGGTTTGTTAAATCGGTGTTTTCTCCAGTAGATGGAGTTGCTGCTCTGAGAACTTGGAAATCAGAAGTGGCTAAAGTCTTTAACTCAACTGGATATGCTGATTTAACTGTAGCAGTTACTAAAGTATTAAACTGAGCAACAGTTGAAGGATCTTCATTACTTGTTAAATCCCAATAAAGACTTCCAGTAATTGCATTATCTGAATTATTTCCAACTAAAGGAATACGAGAGTTAGCACTATTAGCAGCAGCTGTAACCATTTTATCAACATAAAATTTATTGGTTAATGATGCTGGATTACTACCAGGAGAAATGCAGTATACTCCTACAGTAGAATCTAAAATTATTGGTCCGTTACTTAATAACGCTAATGCAGTATTTCCAGTAGAAGTTGCCTGACTTGATAGAACTGTAACAGATCCATTTTGCAGACTTGCCATCGGGAATTGGGCATCTGTATCATTGTATACAACGTCAGCCGGTGAATTGTTTGTTAGATGGTATAAAAATCCGCCAATACCTTCTGATTTTAATGGTCCAAATACTGCACCAGAAGCAGAGGTTGCGGCTGTTCTTAAAATATTGGAGAAAGTAGTTGCTACAGTTCCAAAATCAACTAAAGATGAATCGAAGGATGTTACAATACCTGTATTAACAGAAGAATCAAAATGTAACGATGTAGATATTTCTTGTGAAATTTCAGATAAATTTGAAGATAGTGCCTTAGAATGTAATAGAAAAGACTGAGAAAATCCTAATAAACTTCCTACATTAACACCAGTTGTTTTATATTTTTGATCTAACTGAGTTGCTGCAGAAATAGAAGGAGAAGAGAAGTGAACTTCATTTAATACAGAATCCAAAAAGGCCGTATTAAAGACTCCGTCAGTATTTGTTAATGGAAGACTAGTAAAATATACTGGAGTTCTTCCAGGTGTCCCACCAATTGGTGCAGATACCTGATTAACAAACTCTGAAAATGGATAAGATGACTGAGCAGTATTTGTTAATATGCTTTTAAATATGGTGCTATTTACGTCATTTTGAATAATTTTTGTAATAGTACCAGTAGATATATCATCTCTGTTTTTAGCCAAGAATCTATTATCGCCTAATACAGATACTTGATTTCCGCCAAATGCGATTGTAGTTGGAGTTAATACTTTACCTACAGTAAGTTGCTGATAATTATAGTCTGAGTAATAAAGATCGAAATAAATTTCATCAACTAAAGATCCGCCGGGACCTACTTTAATAGCTTTTCCAATAGAATCTGGTAAAAACTTATTAAATAATCCAGGAATTGAAAAGGCTGCAGCAAAAGCTAAACATTTATAGGTAGAGTTTCCAAGTGCTTCTATTACTAAATATATTGGAAATTTAGTATAATCAATAGAAGTAGCTGGTTGTGAAATATCAATTGGAAAGAGTAAACCATTTTGTCCGTAAAGAACGCAACTCAGCGCGGAAAATCCTCCGGCAGGTTCTGTTTCCGGATTAGCTATTACTTCCTGATAGAAGCCTAGATTAGCTATTGCCGTATTGATCAGATCTACGTTTCCAGAAATATCATAAAGAGGTCTATTGTCTACCTCAAAACTGTAGATGTCGGCTGGATCGTAATACTTGACTGTATTTAAAGTAACTTTTGACATTCGTATACCCGTCTCATATTTAATTACCCTATAAAACAAAAAGCTCCTTGTAAGGATTAGGAGCTAATTGCGTATGTCTTTTTCTTTGTTTTTCTTTTCTTCTTCGATCTCTTCAGCTCGTTGGAATAAATGCAAAATTTCTAAGGGCGTTATAAAATCTGTATAGGAATATTCAAATTTTAATTGGAATCGTAAAAGAATTTGAAGATCTAAAAGATATTTGGAAGTTAAGAAGTTAGTAAAAAAGTAATACTGAACTGCATCATATCCATCTAAAGTATCTGAGTTAATTGGCGTATCACCGCTCAAAAACTTATAGAAAAAATACGTCAGTAAAAGGAACATCATACTCATTCTGCTTATGACAGAATGGGCATTCAGTCTTTACTGACCCCTTTACACCAAATACAACATTATCAAATGCTGTAGTAATAATTTCCGCATCCTCTGTAGAAAAGATATCTAATACCTGATCTTTTGGAATAGGAACTGGGAACCCAGTGATGGAAACGATATAGGTTTTCAAATATTCCAACAATGGGAATACGCTACCCTTAGTTCCATCTTTAGCAGCAAGTTCTGTCTGCTGTCTAAGGGTATCTTCAATAGCTAGAATATCTTTACGTAAAAGGCGTTTTACTTCTACTTGAATGTTAAGACCATGCTCTTCTTGGAATCGAGGTAATGTAACAGTCTTTGTTTTTTCGATAGGAGCTTCAGCATAATCAACTGTAGCACATTCTGAAATATCGTAATCAAATTTAAATTGGTTACGGCAATTGGCATTATCGCAAACTTTAACTGTAGATACCTTACTACCGTTACTATACAGTCTAATCATATAAACAATATAATTATAATCTTCTACTGTAAGACTAGATAAGTTAATAGGTTCTTTAATACAAGCAGCTAAAGTTCTATCAAAAACTTTACGATCAAATTTACCATTTGCCGTAATATGTTTCAATTCTTTAACTGTTAAAGCACGAACATTAATAACTTCTGGAACAGAGGCATCGAATTGTCCAGCAGAAGGTAATTTGATCTCATGAAAAGGCGGTAATAATGATGCTAATGAGAATGTAGGAATTGCAGCTTCAGACATATGAAAAACTACTTAAAAAGTTAAGCTTTAATAATAGATGGGAAAATTGTTGTATCACTATATAGTGTATCGGCAGCAGTTCCCGTAACTATAATTCTATTTCTAGAAGCTTCACGACCGCTCAAAGAATAAGTCATAAAGTCACAAATAATAACCTTACCCTGCTCTCCACCCTTTTGAAGTCCTTTCGGATCTAATACAGTAACTGTTGCAGTTACTTTACCATAAATTGGATCAGATAATGAAGTAGCTCTAGCATACTGATAATACTTAGTAATATAGAAATCTTTATATGTAGCTAACTGAGCAGTATAATCAATACCAGAAGGTCCAATTGGCTGCAACTCATAGTTGGGTAATCCGCCTTCTAATAAAGTTGGAAAACTAACTGCTGGCCAAGAACTTGTAAAAGTAGATACCTTAACTGCATCAGTTAAATCTGAATTTAAAAACTGGGTAAAGGTTTCTCTAAGTACCCAACCATTACTATCAGATCCATACACAGCCCCTGGAACAGAATCATTGGCTGTAATAGAACCAGTGGCAGAATTATACTTAATCGATAGTGGGTTATAAGTTGTTCCCAAATCATCTTGGTAAGTAATAGTTTTAGTAAACTGTAATGGAGTTGCCCCTACAGAAGAAAGTAAGTCTAAGTTACGCTTTCTAGTCACTCCAAAATTAGTATAATAATTCTTTTGTGAAGCAGTATCAGCAACTACAGTATTTTGTCCATCTTTTCCAATACTTATGCAAGTAGTATTTTTAACTCTACCTAGAATCAAATCTGAATCAGAAATAGAAGATACTAACAATAAATTTCCAGTAATGTTAGTATCTACTTTAATGTATTGTCCAGCCGTACTAGAAACAAGAATTCCAGCCAATCCTAAAACATCTAAGTCTAGTAACTGAGATCCCCAAATAACTTTAGTTAACCCAGCTCCAGCGGATCCTATAGCCAATCCGAGAATAGCAGTGCTTGGATTAGTTGAGGAATCTGGGTATCTGATTGATCCATTTGGAAGAAGTTCTACACCCTTCCCGGGTGTTAAAACATCTCCGCTTACTGAACCATGCTCACCATAACCAATACCAACTAAAGACGCAGCTAACGCTCGGATATTAGTATCTAGTTGATAAATTGGACGATTATCGGTTAGATAATTATATCCGTCAGTTGGAGTATAAAATAATATGTCCGATAAAGTTGCAAAAGGTGAATACATCAATAATCCTTATTAAATTCCAATAATTGTTAATGAACCAGTTCCTGAAACATACATTTCTCTAGATGGATTCATAGTCATATTCAAAGTAAATAAATCATCTGGAGTGGCAGAACTTGTTGGAATTGGAATTTGGAAATCTGCTGGAGGAGCTGTTTGACCAATAGCAGTATTCCATCCTGAAAAAGATATTAGACATGTTGTAGATGTAGTATTAAATTGAAATTGAGTACAATATTTACCCAATACTACCAACGTCCAAACACCGGCTCCAGGTAATGTAACAGTTTTTGCAACTGGAGCATCATCATCAAATGCCGTTCCTATTACTTGAATAATATCAGGATATGTCATAAGTAAAATATCTTTTGCTGTATCTGACACAGATACAGTTTCTTGTGGTCCAATTGGAAAACAATTACCCTGGGCAGAGCCTTCTACCCAAATAGTTTTAGATCCAGTATATGAGCCATCGTGTGCTGGCAGTGGAGTTATATTTTTTACCAAATATTGCATGTATCAGTCCGTCCTTTACTTAATTATTTATATCCGCCATAATATGTGGCAGCTCTTTGAGCCACTGAACTTTTTGGTGGTGGTGGGGCAGTTTGTTGTTGCTGAGTATCTGGAAATTTTAATCTAAACTTAGTATCTTGTATAACTGATACTAATCCTTTTAGAGCTTCTGTGTTATCTTCTGTTACAGAAGTTAATCTAGTTTGGGCTTCTAGTAACTTTTCTTCTTCTGTTTGTAATTCTAACTTTTCAAGACCAGCTAAAGAAAATTGACCGTTTTTTCCAATTACAATGTCAGTATCTTTTAAACCTTCGTAACGAGCTTGTTCTTTTTTATTTTGACTAATAAATTTAGATAGATGCTTTAGATTTGTATTAGCCCAATCACTTAAAATTTTATTTTTAGCATCTTCTCTTTTTGCAGTTTCATCGCTTGAAAAATAATCAACAATCGCTCCAATTCCCCCTAATACAGCAGCTCCCCAAGGACCTGCAATCATAAAGCCCAAAAAAGCACCTTTGACCCAAGCTGGAATAGCACTAGAAATTGCAGCAAATACTACTTTGACTACAGAAGTTAGTACATCTCCTAGCATTTTTTTCATGCCTTCTACGAAACCATCTTCAGAGAAAGATACTAACACTTCATCAATCCATCTCATTAATTTATCGATCCATGGCTCTAATTTATCTAACCACTCTGATAATCCGTCAAATAATTTGGTAACAAATCCTTTTAATTTATCAACTAACTTACCAAATCCAGAATTTGGATTTCCAATTTCTGAAACCCATCGATTCATCATAGCTCCAGCTTTTGATAAGAAATTCTGAAGCCCAGAATTCCCTGCAAAGGTAGTATGGAAAACATTAATTAAAATATTTTTAAAACGTTCCCAAGAATTAGATAAAGTATCTGTTACACTCTTAAAAGATTTGTCTAGAGCAGAAGATTGCATCTTTTCTGCATCATCTCTGGCTTGTTGTAATGCAGCTTTCTGTTCTCTACTCATGGTGGCAAGTTTAATAGCTACATCTTTAGATAGTCCGAACGTTTGTTCTGCTACTTGACCCAAAATATTTAAATTTCCGCCAAATTGCTTATTTAACATAGCTAATCTATCAGAAACTTTTAACATGGCTTCAGTCTTATTAAACTGATTGCTAAGCATATTTTGAATATTAGCGCCACCAGAAATTGCTAAAATTGCTCTAAACCCAGATTCCTGTGAGCTAATAAGATTTCCAGCTTCTTCAAATTTACTATTTAACTCCGAAACTGAAATATTTAATGCTTTTGATAATCCAGTTAAAGCTACTAAGTCATTCATCATTCTATTAGTAGCAGTTTTACTTTTATTGGAAGCAATTAATAATGCAGTTCCAACGGAATTGATTGCTTCTTTAACATCACCGAATGATATATTTCCAAGAATCCCAGAAGCTTCTACACTCTGATTAAATGCCGCAAAGTTTCCGCCAAGTACTTTTAAGCTATCTCCACCTATTTTAGATCCGCGTAAGATACTAGAGAAGAAAGAAGCCAATTCTGTATTAGATTCTCCAGTTACTTCATGCAATTTCATAGTAGTTTCAATTAAACTCTTATTCATTGCTACAGCAGGATTTAATCCAGATACCATGAATGCTTTTACAGTATTAGTAATCTCACTTAAAGCAAAACCATATTGTCCCAAACTAGTAATAGTTTGATTCAAGCCTTCATTAAATTTCATTAGGCGTTCTCTTGTAACGCCTCCCATTACTTTATTAAAATCATTTAATTGATTCTGCCAGTCTATACCGGCCATAATTAGATTTTTAAATCCCTGTAATAATGCAATACCTAGAGCAATAAGTGCGGCAATTCCTAATGTAGCCATAGAAGCACCTGCTGCTACCATGCGACCCATTACAGTGGCACCTTCTCCAGTTTCAAAGAAGATAGAAGTTAAATTAGTAAGACCCTTACCAAAAAATCCTAAATTATTATTATAAAATTCCATACCATCAGCACCAGCTTTAGAAGCATTGCCAATAGCCATCATATTTTGTAAAAATCTAACATTATCTGGAAGCAATGCCTGTAAGGATTTTTTAATTCCTGGCAATTTTCCAAAAAATGTATTTTTAAAATCAGTAGTTTTATTAAAATCCAAAATATACTTTTGGATGGGATCCATATTTTTCTTAATTTGTTGGGTAGTTTGTGGATCCCACGAAATGCCTATTTTGGCCAAATATTTTCCAAAGACCTGCTCTGAACCAGATCCTTGTCCTGATGGTGGTGTAGGAGTATCAGCCATTAATTACCTGTTCTTATAGTTAATTCTACTGCTTCTTGGCTTGTTGATCAAGAGCACTTCTTATATCTTCGTATCTAGAAGTTTTAAGTTTACTATATAAAGCATCTAAACTATTAGCAGTACTTGTAGTAACAGTTTTAGTATTTGTATCAAAGTTTGCTCCACCAATTGCCCATTGAAGTGCACTTAAACTTTGAGCTGAACTTAATGCATTATTGTGTAATCCTTTAACCTTAGCTTGTAATGCTAGTTTTTCTGCTTGAGACAATGTATCATCTTCAGCAATAAATTCAGTTAATATTTTTACCTGTAATTCAGTTTTTGCCATACTCTTAGCGGTTTGAAAATCTTTAGTTTTATATTTTGTAATATATTTTTGCTGTTCTGCTTCAGAAATGGCTGTTGTCTTATAATCAAAAATTTGAGACTCTTGATTATATTTAGTTAATTGAGCATCGGTTAATTTATACACGCTCAATCCACTCTGAGCTGTTCCCGCAAGAGTATCTAAATTAACATCTAATAATGCTTTTTCATATAATACATTAGTAGCTATATCATCTACTTGTCCTTGAGTATATGCCACATCTTTTTCTGCAATTTTAATAACAGATCTAATTCTACCTTGAGCAGAATCTGCTGAAGTATCTGGAACTCTAACTGCCTGAATTTCAGTTGTATATTCACCAAGACTAATATTATGTGAAATTTTTTGTGGTAAATATAAACCACTTAACATTGCATTATATTTAAAAGTAGTTCCATCCAAAGATGGATAGTAATTTATTACTTCAAATCCACCAATACCTTGTCTAATAAGATATGGATCTCCTAAGATAGACATTCCAATAGAAAAAGGATAATTTAAAAATGTAGCAATTCTGTGTCTTAGTATATTTCCAGCAACTGTTTTGGCCGGGCTATTTTTTGCTGTATTAGAATACTCAACACTATTTACTAAATATCGAGGAGCAATAGATTGTTTAAATCTTCCACGAATCGCTTTAAACTTAGGTAAATTTTTAGATTCCCAATCTTTTAAAAATTCACTTGGATCTTTACCATTAGTTTTAGCTTTTAATTCAGCTTGTAGCTTTTCTTTTAACTTAACATTAGCTAATCTTTTTTGTTCCTTGCTTTCCTTAACGGTTTGATGAATACCTAAAAATTTACCGGTTTCTCTGTAAGTCATTTCTTCAGTATAACGATCCTTCATTAAAGCAATGAGATTACTAAAATTAGCAGTTAAATCTAAAATTTCTCCGACACGATTTGAAAAATGTTTTGGAGAACCTAGTAAGGTATCACTTACTCTAGCAAAAACATTCTGAGCTCCTCCATAAAAATATGGTAAGGAAGATCCACCAGGGCCATAAATTAATGGGAGATTCACTGCATTTAAACTATAATCAGTTGTAATTTTTGGAAGTAATAAAAAAGCGCCTTCTTCTTGTGCAATATCCGCACCAAATAGCATATTAGATGACGTATATAATCCAGCAGGAAAATGTGGAATATATATTAAAATACAAGTAGAAGCTACTTTTTCTTTTTCTTCTGCAAATTTAGCTAATTCTTCCGTGGATAATTGTCCGTCAGAATCAAATTTAGCTTTTAGTCCTCTAATTTCCTCTTCTGCTTTAGAAGCTTCTGTAACTTCTTTATCTAAATTCTTATTATCTACCGGATACCAGCGACATACAATTTTATTTAATAAACTATTAATAGTATTTTCAAAAGTATTACTATTAACACGTAATGCTGGAGTTGGATTAGTAACAAAGAAAGTCTTATCTGAAATCAATGCTTTAGTAATAGCATCTTTATCAGATGCTCCTGCTTCTTTTTGACTGTCAAATGCTTTTAGAAAACCTGTTTGTAAATCTAAAGCCTCAGCATTTGTAAGAATAACAGAACCATCGGGACGTGTTTGATTAGTTAGTTTAGAAATTTCATTTAATACTTGATCTTTTGATGTATAATTAGAAGTAAGAGAGCTTAAATTAAAATTACGTTTATTTTCTTCATTTTCACCAAGTAATAATAAATCATCCAATGTAAATAAACGAAGTCCTAAAAATTTTTCTAAGATGAGACGTAGTTGTACTTGTGGCCAATTTTCTTGAAGGCCAACATCAGCAGATGAATTTTGTAATACCGCAGATCCAGCATCCTGTAAAGTTAGAGTAAACTCGGATCCCATTGTTTTTCCTGGATCAGACATACCCACATTCATAATTAAAAAGGTCATGTAGGGAGTTAAAAGTTTTTCTGCTTTACCGTCAGTTCTTGCTACATTCCAGCCAAATCGTATACGGCATTGAGATAACCCAGCAGTATCTTCACTATCATTGGTGGAAAGAAACGTGAGAAATTCAATGGGAGTTCTACTATATAAAGTAAGGGTACCACTGATAGTAGAACTAACACCGCCCATAGGCATATCTAGTTTTAAAGCATCAAAATTTACATCTAATCCAGAATGTCCAGTTTGTCCAATTATATCAAAATTTGTAAATTCTTCAGTTCCAGGTCTAATGTTATTAGCAGATGCTGTTATTTGTGCTCCAGTACTTGTAGTACTAACTGTAGCAGAATTACCAAGAAATGCCGAATCATCTATATTAGTATTTGGAATAATTAAAATACCATTAATCCAAATTTCCATATAAGGTGATCGTGTATTATATGAAGGCAATGCTGGAAATAAAGAATCTTTATCACCATAATTAGAATTCTCGTTGCGAGTACTTAATAAGTTTTTAACCTTTTCACGCTCTTCCGAAGAAGTCATTAAGTTATCTAATAGAGCATTTAAAGCATTTACATTATTTGTACGCTTTTGCTGTTTTGATAAAGCAAAAGCAGTATTATTTTTTTGAAAATTAGCATAAAAATTAGCTAATGCTGTTTTATATGAAGTATCTGCCATTTATTTACCAAAAATCTTTGTTATTTGTGTTCCATAGTTTCTAGTAATAGCAGTCTGTACTGTTGCAGTAAGACCGGAGGATATCTGTGCTAAAGCTGCAGTTTTTGAAGAACCATTCGCATCAGTTGGTAATCCTAAACTCTTTAAATATGCTGTAGTATTTCCAAAATTTGCTGTCTTTTCATTTCCAACTAGGGTGCCTTCTTGACCAGCATTTCCTGAAATAGTATAAATAATACTTGTATTATTGTCACCACTTTTAATACCCGATCCCAAAACACCAGTATTTTTATACTTATTATCATTTATGGTATGAATATCTAATAGATCTGGAGGTAATTCTCCAGCAGAAATATATCCACCATTATGTCCAACATCTACAATATCTTCAGCATACTGCATAGTATTTGCTTCTGAAACAACAGTAAAATTAAATGTTACTTCATACATATAAGGTGAATGAGATGGTAATGAAGTTCCCTTTCCATCTGTACTATTTATGGGAGTAGAAGCAGTACGCCAAGGGCCTGAAGAATCTATTGTAACACTTGTAACAATACATCTGAGGCGTTTCCACTCCCCAATACGAACTTCCACTGGAGACGGCATGAAATGATTTTTGGATGGCGTTACAAATGCAAATAGTCTATTTTCTAAATCTATTTTATCTCTATGGTCTTTTTCACTGTCTGAAAAAAACATGCCGGTTAATGAAAAAGTAATAGCACTTGACGATGCGAAAATCTGAATTGGCTCTGAACGTCCGTAGAAGTCTTTTTGATTCCATGTAGCACTTTTTGAAAAACTAATTTTATCTGGAGTAGAATCAAAAATAACATAAAAGTTATCTCTACCAGTTCCACCATTTTGTGCTAGTTTAAATTCAGACTTTAGTACAACAGGAATAAATTTTGTGGTATGACTAAATCTAGGAACATTAAGTTTATTATCTCCTGATTTATCAGAGCGCATGAAATCTATTACGCCATCTACAATAGACGCTGTATCTCCGGATACAACTCCCTTACGTCTTAAAAAAGTACCCAAACGAAAATCTGATAATACTTGAATATCTGTTTTAAAACTTTCTGGTAAAGCTCTTCCTGCTGCATCTATTAAAGAGCTACTAACAGTTCCCATAAAACTTTGGCTTGTGCTAGTATTAAATTTAGAATAATAACCATTAGTTCCTGAATTTTGATTAATATCTATTACATTATAGGACTGGTTTACAATGTCAGATGCATTATTTGATGGAGTTTGGTCGGTCATTGTTAATCCTTACACATTTAATTCCAAAAAGAGAAAAGGCCCTTTCGGGCCCTTCTCTTGGGAAGCTTAGTAGTTAAGCTAACATGATTCCGCCACCCTGAGGAAGAATGGAGAAAATCTCAACAATACGTTCTGCTGTTTTAGTAGGAATCAAAGAGATTTCCATTCTAAGTTCATTGTTCTCACGAACAAGTGCAGTATTTACATTAGGACCTACATCTACTGTGTAACTCTGGATTGCACCCTTACGAAGATGATCTTCGAGGATTGTTTCAGCAACCTGCTTAAGTCTATAAGCAGTAGTGCTATCTCCAGGTTCAAACTCGAATGCCTTGGACGCAGTAGCAACTACTTTACGAAGCTTAAGTAAGAGTCTGCGAACATTTACACGATCAAGAGCAGTTGTAGTAGACTGTAAGGTCTGCTGGCCCTTGATATAAATACCATATCCAGCTTCAGTATGAATTGGGTTGATCTGAGACATTGCGAGAATATCTCTATCACCCTGAGTTAAAATACGCTCAGTCGAGAGAGCTTCGGAAAGAGTTCCACGAGTTCTTCCTGCAGGTGCATAGTAAACGTCTGCAACCTGATCATTGTAAGCGTACTGACCAACTACCTGACCACTAGGAGGAACATAGATATCTTTCTTATTTACTGTATCAGTAATCTTAACCCATGGATAATACATAGCGGAATAAGAGCTATTAATATTAGAAAGAGACTTTCTATAATTTACAACATTTTGAACTGTGAGTCCAAAAGGAGTATCGAGAACTGCGATAGCATCGCCTCTTCCCTCACAAATAGCAGTCATTGCTTTTCCTACAGATGGATCAGAAGACCAACCTGGAGCAATTAATACGTTAATATCAATTACTTCTGGATTAGAGAAAGCATATACTCCAGTAGAACTGGCAGCATCACCAATAATTTCATTCTTAGTAATTGGAGAACCGATTGATCCGCCAAGTAAGAAAATGCTAAAGGACTTATCATATCCAGTAGTATTTGCATTATATGTGAGGCCTTCAACTACTCCAGAACCTAAGTCAGAAGCAATGAGAACTGGTGAGAATGTGAGTCCATCAGTTGTTGTTGGATTCAAAGTAACAATACCAGATGTCATATTAATAACATCTGTAGTAGTATAATCAATCTTTAATGAAATGCGTCTGGATGCAGAAGCCACATTAGACTGAATACCTTCAATTGTTCCGTCGAACTGTTCTACTAAGGAGAAATCAGAGATACGCGTTGAGGACCCTAATACGGCCTCGGAAACAACTCTCTCATATACACGTAAAGTGTAGTTTTGAACTTTAGTAGCAGTTTTATTAGCAGAGTCGATTGTTAAGGTAACCGCTGTATTACTAGAATCAGCTTCGCCAATACTAGAAATTTTAACAATTGTTGGAACATATGCTGTACCAGCAGCTTCCATAACCCATTTAGGTCTACTTAATCCAGAAGTAAATGAACCAGAAATTACCTGATCTTTAACAACTAAAGGAGCAACTGGAACTGGAGTTAATGTAGAATACTTGAAAGTACCAAGTACACCCATTACTAAAGATTCAAGACGAATTTCTACGATAGCTCCGGTACTATCTAAGGAAGTAGTAACTGCTTTAAATCCTCTAGAATTACCTAAAGCATCAATAGATCCTAAACCAACAAGTCCTGTTGCAACAGTTACACTTAAGTCTGTCTTAAGAATATCTAACTTAACTTTGCCAATGGCACCAGTCTTATTGAAACCGTATAAAATTCCAGATAATACTAGTTTGATCAAAGAAAGATTCTTAGCATTATTTCCTGCTACAGAAGGATCGTAGAGGGGAATACCAATTTCATACTTAGAACCAGTTGTAGCTAATACCAAAGTCTCAAGAGCTGTAAATAAGGCAGCATCATCAGCAGGAGCTGTTAAAATGGCTAACAGTGCATCTTTCTTGGCATCACTATCGTAAGTTGTTCCAGCCTGGAAATAAGTTAAATTAACTGGAGTGTTGTTAGTAAGAGCTGAAGATGTAGCTATTGACATTAATGGAGTGCTCTCAGCTGGAGCTACCCAAGTTCCTGGAACAGCTAATGCAATAGATCCTACAGCATAAGCCGAAGCTGGAGAATTTGTAGTTGGGAACGCAGTAACTGGAACTTTAATCTTAGGAGCAGAAGAGGTTCCTAAAACGTCCTTAATTGTTGCATTTACTCCCTTACCGGCACCTAATGTAATATTTACATAATTACCGACAGCAAACGACTTATTTGCTACGAAGCTACCAAAGTCAGCACCAATAAGACCGTCAGCTGCAACAGCCTGAGTAGAATCGATTGGATTAAATCCTGGAAGAACTGTTCCGGCAGTTAGCGCAATAGTTTTATTTACTCCAGTTGCAGTTGCTGAGTCAGATAAATCAAAAGTTAAGTCAGAAGCGCTCTGTCCACTTAAAACCCAATCTCCAGCATATGGGGTATATTCTGCTGGAAGAATAAAAGCAGATAAAGCCTTTTTAGAATCTGTCGCACTAACTCTATTTACCCAAAGAAGATTTCCTTTCTTTAGGTAGGACATAGCAGCATATCCTAAGTAATGCTTAGGAGATACCTGTCCAAAGATATCAACAAATTCTTTTTGTGAAGTAATGAGAACAGGGGCATTAGTTGGTCCCTTATCTGCAGTACCCACGATACCTACGATAGTTGAGGAGAGATCTGTAACATAGGCACTAAGATCTCTTTCTACTGTATAAACACCTGCAGATACAAACTGTGTCATTCTAAAATCCTTTTATAAAAACGAGACCGCAAACTCTATTAAACGCCAGATGAAAGAATAAGCTTAGCTTCATCTACGGCCATAGTTAAAGTAACTTCCTGAGCCTCATTTGAATCCCACGCCAAATCTTTACGTGAAATATTCTTTGGCCATGCTCCAACAAGAAGCCAAGATTCAACAACAGAGTGATCTGGGCCATACATAAGGAGCGTAATATTTTTCTTATACTGTGCAGGGAAGCCCATGAGCGAGGTATTAATATTATATACCTGTTTGTGCCAATCATCGAGTTTTCTGCCAGCCTTATTATCTACGAAGTCATAGAATGTTAGTGTAATGTCATCGTAAGTAACTTTGGAACCAGCTACTTTATATAGGTTATGCATTCTGTGAACTTCTACCTGATCTACATTGATCTTAGGTAGAGTTGCAGATTTGCAAGTGAGTCTAAGCTCATCATCTAAAAGTAACTCATAGCGGTTTAGGCGCTTTGGTTCCTGTGTATTGCTGACCCAACCCATAAGTCTTTCTGCCATTTGGAATTCCTTTCGTTGTTCGTTAAGATACTTCTGATAGTACAATCTAGTTAACGTCTATATTTAATTACGTGCATCTGTTAGGTACTGAGCAATAAACTCATTCACCACCGCCGCCAGTAAAATCAAATGAGTTGTCAAATTGAATGACAACTCGTAACTTTTTATTTTGCTCTTTCTTTTTCTTATTTGGAACTACTTTTGTAGCATGGCTAGGACTTTTTCTGTCCTTCATGCTCTTATACATATCTAGCAAATCTTTTTTCTTAGTCATATAAATCCTATAAGTTAATTAAAAAATTAAAGCCACCGTATGAGGGTGGCTTTAACAAAATCACAGGCTAGTTATCGTATCCAAGGTTTGAATACAGATCTGATAAATAATTTATTAAAGTCTTCTAAAGCACTGTTAAAATCATCAGTTGACCATTCAGTAGCATATAGAGAATTAAAATCTGCGTCAGAAAGAATTTCTACGGAAAGCTTGCCGTTCTTGGAAGAGAGGACAAGCCAATCTCCAGCTTTTCCTTCATACTTATTACCCTCTATTGTATAAACAGCATCAAACTTTAGCTGCTCTGCTTGGACTTTTTCTGTCTGAATGGGCTGTGGGCGTTTCTGATATTGGTGCATGATGCACTCCTTTCTAGGAACAATTGGGAATAAACTTCCCAGTTCCATTTATATCGGAAAGGACATTTAAAAGTTTAGTATAAAATTCATCTAACGTTCCATTGTTTTCAATGACATAATCATACTCTGTGTATTCGTCCATGTCTACTTCTGACGCATGAGGACGTGTATCTGCCCCACGGTCTATTCTAACAGAAGTGTCAGATTCAATTTTAATTAGAATAAATCCATTATTCTTGCAAGCAATGAATTCATTTTTAAATCTAGCATCTGTAATAATAATATTATCTTTAGAAGATAAGTCTAAAGTATTAAATAATTTGTCAAGCCAAATGTCAGGATTTTTATTACGACCCCACTCAGTTCCTAATAACTGTAATAAAAGTCTATCTTTTGTTCTAGGTAGTCCAGTAAAATCCTGAATCATATACATTAAATCATATAAAGGATCTGCAAATTTTCTAATTTGCCCCTTATAAGAACGCAAAATAAACTCAGCTGCACAATCTTTTCCAGACCTTTGCTTTGCAGCAAAAGCAATACGTAATGGTTTCATTACTCACCAAAAAAGGGATTAGCTTTTTCCATAACAGAAGATATTAAACTATCTGGTGTAGGCATTTTCTGTTCATGGTCAAACACTATTTTTAATAAATTAGAAGCTAAAGGCAAGTTAATACAATTAGTATTACCAGAATGTGCATCATATAAATGACAATTCTCACATAAAGTAATCAAATTACAGGGCTCTAACAGAAATGAACGATATTTTGATTTTCTTAATATGTGGTGAACATGTAATTTTTTCTTTGTGTTGCAAAGAACGCATTTATTTCCGTCTCTTAATTTTACCTGATCATGAAGTGGTTTAACTACAATATAATAAAAGAGACGATGCTTATTAGTTTTAAACATACTATCCGCACCCTCTCTAGCTTTTCTTATTAGTTCTCTATTATAGTGACCGCAGGATACCGTTGTAGTTCCTAACTTGTCTCCTCTTACTGATTTAATCACTCCACAAGAACATCTACATGTCCAATATACACGATCTAATCGTTTTCTGTCTCGTCTTAAAACTGTAAGTAGGCCGAAGGTCTTGCCTTTTTTGGACTTCAACTTCATAGTATGAGTATCGGCGTTAGTCTATAAAAAACTGAGGCCCTTTTTCAAGGGCCCCAGCGGTATTGCTAGTGTTAGGATTAACCTAATCCACCATTTCCAGCCTGATAGAGGTTAGATACCTGGAGAACTCCAAGACCCTTGTCACCATCTAATAGGAGCTGGTGATCATATCTCTGCTGCAGACCAACTACGGTACTGAAGATGTCGCCACCAAGTACGTCGATAGAAGGAGGAGTGAGGTAGGTAACGAATGGGAAGTACGCATAAGGAGCCTTTGCAAGATCCTTGGATGTGAAGCCCATGAGAACCTTATCGGACTGAGGGAACTGAGGAGCCTTAGCTACTGTGAAGTTTCCAACTGTACCGAACTTCTCTCCACCAACTTCGAAATTACCCTGAGCCTTGTGGTCGTTGTCAACCATACGGAACTCATTGGTGTTCTGTAAGAGAGTGAAAATGTGTGGGTGAGTGATAGCGAACATTCCTTCACCACGGAGGAAGTCAATGCTCATGTCATTGGCAAGGTAATTCATCTTGTGAATGAGTTCCTGGTTCTTCTGGAACATAGTTCCACGGAAAGTATTTGCAGCATAATTTGCATCATACGCAGTTACCTTACCAGCCTTGCTCATCATGCTCATCATGATTTCGAGGTCGATTTCAAGAGCCATAGACTCTGTCATTCCGCCAACGAGTTCCTTAAGAGCATCAAGCTTGCCTTCGGTGTAAGCCTCGAGATCCTGAATTGCTTCAGCTGAGATCTGAGCGAAGTTCTTACGGCTCTTAGCTACAGCATTAATTGTAGACTGCTTGAAGCTAATTTCAGCAAGATTCTTATTACGTTCTAAGTTGTACTGATATTCAACCTTATAGGTAGCGGTTCCAGTTACAGTTAACACAGGAGCAGCAGCAGCCGCAGCGGCAGCAGTCTGAGCAATGCTGTAAGTGAAGACTCCAGAAGGAGAGGTATAAGTTCCACCGGTTCCACCGTTAACACCAGTGAGGACTCCAGCGCCGTTGTCGGTAGCTACAATCTTCTGGTTACGTGGATCGTTGGTGTCAAATACATAAATAACAGCTGTACCGGCAATGAAAGGAGCGTAGGTTACAGTTGCAGCGGATGGAGCAATAGTTCCACCAGTTTCAAATACCTTCTGTGAAGAGTAGTAAGGATCGATAACTTTGCTGCTGTCCTGCCAAGTCTTCTGGGTTAAAGAAGAATCGTAGCGCTTGTAGTTTGCTGGATCCATGAACTCGTCACCAGATGTAGTCTGACCCTTCGTAGTATTACGAGAAAGTCTGAAGGTCTGGATGAGCTGTGTAGGAACGTCAAGCTGACGGGTTGCGATAAACTTTGTAGCAACAATCTGAGGGAATACACGAGTGATGATTGTTGGTAACATTGCTTTGTTGTATGTAGCAACTGAGGAAGAAGTTGTGGCTTCTGATAATGGCTGGTTCTTTGTTGCATACTGAAGGGACTTTACAGCGTGGAGGAATACGGTGTTACGGTAATCGGCATCCTTAATTACGCCTTCTAAGTTTTCGTTGAAAGTCTTCCAGAAGGAAGTTTTGCCAGCTTTACGAGCAGCAGACTCATCCTTCTCGAGGATGGCTCTTACTCTTTCTTCGCATAGTGCTTCGAGATTTACGGGGTTCTTAAACATTCAGTGTCTCCTGATAAAATTAATTATACTTTTGTTGCAGTTAGGTTGATATTAACCTAAGAAAACTTCATAGTCGAGAGCGGAATTTGACTTAGTTAATTCAGTGGAAGTCTCAGCTTCAACAGCTGCAGTCTTTTGAGACTTAATTCCTTCTGCGATTACCTTAAGCTTAGCTCTATCCTTCTGTTCTGGCTTTACTTCAATTTTCTTACTTTCAGCAAGCTGCTTTTCAGCGGCTACTTCAATTTCTTTTTCTTTTAATGCTGCTTTTGCTGCTTCTAATGCCTCGCGTCCTTCAGTTAATGACTTAGGAGCCATCTTCAAGACTGTTTCATATAAAAGAGCTACCTTGTCAATTGGATAACCAGCACACTCGGATACTACTAAAGTATGAAGGTCGCCAGACAATGCCTTAACTTCCAAAGATTTAATCTGCTTTGTTGCAGCGTTGAGTTTGTCAGAAAGCTCCTGGATTTTACTCTGGTTAGCTTCAGCAAGCTCATTAATATTCATGTAAGGAGCCATAACACGTACGGCCTGAGCAAATGCTTCCTGCATTTTAACCGCAGAATTAGAAGACTTAGCTTCTTCTTCAATAGTTTTTGTTAAGTTCTTAACGGCTTCGTTAACAAATTCATAAACTTCTTTGCCGAGCTTTTTCTTAGCATCATTGAACTTTGTTTCGTAATATTCTTTTAGCTTTGTCTCATAAAGAGTAGACTTAGCTAATACTGTCTTACGGAGAAGAAATGCTTCCTTCTCGGCAACTTTCTTTGCTTCAGCTAAGGCAGCCTTTTCGGCATCAAGCTCAGCCTGCTTATCTACGATAGCTTTCTGAATTTGCTCCTCAACCACCTGACGTACATCAGGATTGGCTAACATTTCTTTGATCTGCTTGATATCCATATTGAATCACCTGTATAAAAATAATTACTGCTTATTTAGTAGCATGGTACTAAAGTCTGTGCGTAAATCTTTAATAAATTTCTCGCGCTCTAGTGCAGCCTTTAATTGTCTCTGGTAATCGATTCCTTCATTAACAGGCTGAACGAATGCTTTATGAGTAGATGGATCGTGAACACAGTCAAATGTTACCAACTTATATTCTTCTACTACAGTTCCTTCGTATCCATTAGCTACTGAACCATAACCGCGACTAGAAATACCAACTGTGCAGTTATTTCTGATTAAAGCTCCAAGCAAACGGCCAGCTGGTGTTCCTGCTGGTCCTGGATCATCAAAAACAACAGCTTCTCCAATAACATCTTTGCCAGAGAACTTAAGATTTGTTACTACATGACTTACATTTTTTAATGACACTGTAGGTGATTGATCGGCGGGATGGTCAAGTTCACCAAACATATTTCGAGATAAAAGGCTTTCACTGCATTCCTGGATAGCTCTATCTAAAACACCAAATGGATAAATTCTTCCATTTTGATTCTTAGAATCAGCTCTTTGGAAAACTCCACGAATCTTAAGACTCTTCCAACTACTATTAGGATTGACCTTCTCTTCGAGAATTTCAAATCCACTAGTAGATGAGGTAAGTTCGTTTAATAGATCCATTATAAATCCTTATTTCTTCTCAAAAGGGTTTTCTTCTTCTTCGCCTGGAAGAGCAACTCCAGCTGGAGCTGGCTCTGCACCTAGATCTTCACCCACTGGCTCTTCTGTAGGTTGAACGTCTTCTACAGGCTCGCCTTCATCTTCACTAGACTTAACTTCGAACTCTTCTTCGCCTAATTCCTGTTCTGGAGTATATAAATCAGAATCTAAGAAGTAGGAAATAATTGGTTGCCATCTTGCTTCAATTTGAGAGAGTGTTTCATCTGAAAGACTCATATCAGATAGAGCATCTAGATCTCCCTTTAGAGTAGAGTCCATATCACCGGCCATTTCAGAGTTTGATGGATTGTTAGCTTCTCTTGTTACGAATTCTTCCATTCCACTTAAAATAGACTTTAGTACACTCTTATGAAGTTCTTTTACTTCTTCGTCACTTAACTTAGAAGGATCAAATTCATTAAACTCAGCTGGACCCTCTTCTTCAACTGGGAAGTCAGATTCAACTTCTTCAGGAGCAGTGAAATCTTCTGAGGCTACTTCATCAGGATCTTCATTTTCAAATGATCCTCTTTCGAGATCATACTTATTATCTAATGCTTCCTGTAAATCAACATTAGATTCATTAAGAGTAGAAGCAACTAAGAACAACTTGTCCGTAATAGCCTCTGCTAAACTCTCATTGCCTAATACTGTATCTAATACAATAGACTTAACTGTAGGTTTACCTAAAAATAATACACTACCAGAATTTTCAATTAAGGAAGTGTACTCAGCTACTTCTAGTGTTTTACTTTCTTTTAATGTTAAGAGAGCGAAAAGATCTGACTTAAAGTTAGGAATGGATTTAAATCCAGTCTTACGAAGTTTAAATCCTGGTGCTTTCTTAGCAAGATTCTCTGTAAACATACTAGGGAATTTTGACTTGATTATATAGTATTGGAAATACTGTTCGCAGAAGGACTTTAGCTCATCCTCCGCGCCAATATAGTTGTCCTCAACTAAATGGTCTACTAAAGAAACTAAAGACTCTCTTAGAGTTTTCTCTGTTCCTTTAGCTGAAATAGAAATGACTTCGTTGTCAACGACAGAATCCGAGGTCATTTTGGCTTCAGACAAATTGTGCTTAAATTTAGCCAATACTAGAAAATTATTTTTCTGAAAAAGTACCGAATCGTCGGTATATTCCAAAATTTGGCAATCTTCTGTTAGCAAATTCTGCAGTTTTTGTCCCAAAGCTACGTTTCCGCTTTTGAGAAGATTTGTTAAGTTCTTTAGATTCATGAGTGTAAACCTATAGGTAAAAGTTACAATTCAAAATTTAATTACGTAGATTTTTCATCGTCAAAAATTTCTTCGGGTTCTGTTAGTTGAGTTTTCTTTTCTTCCGTGAGGGAAGTAACATTTCTAGCTTCAGACTCTTGAGATTCGAACCCATTTGCTTCTACAAGAGTTTTAATTTCTTTTAATGCTACTGTATAATGCTTCACTGGTTTAATTACTTCAGCAGTTTCAATAAGCAAACCACCTAAGTAACGTCTTCCAGCTGTTAATGGCATTCCGCCAAGATCTGGCGCTGGACCACCCTCAACTCCTGGCATAGGAGCAGTCGGAGCTGCACCAGGAGTTGGAGGCATTCCTGGTTGAGCTGGAGGAACTTGACCTTCTGCACCAGGCATAGGAGCCATACCAGCTTCTAATCCAAGATCTCCACCAATCGGCATTCCTCCACCAACTCCTGGAGCACCTTGTTGTGCGAGAGGATCTGGTTTAAACATTTCTTTTACTTCTGTATCAGTTCTTCTTAAAATATTTTTAGCAATCCACATAGTATTGACGCCAAAGCCTTTATAAGAATCTGCTAGTTGTAAAAGGGATGAATCTACTTCAAGACGAGCTTTTTCTTCTACATAAGAAGGACGAGTCATGATTAGATCAAAAGATTTTAATTGCTTAAGATCTGAAATGCCTCTAATAGCTAAATGGATTAAGCACATATCTTTAATAGCTTCAAGAAAATCTTCTTGAATATTCTGAATGGCTTTACTAAAAGTAACATTTTGTTGAGATAACATACCCTTAGAAGATACATCACCTTCATAACCTAAGAAGGACTTGGGTACTTTAAGGGCAGAAAATAGTCTGTTATTAAGGAAAGATACGTCCTCAATAGTACCAACATCAGATACACCAGCTAATTGTTCTACTTTAGAGGAAGAACCTTTCTGCATAGGAATAAATAGATTGGCATTCATATCCAATAATTGATAACGTTCATTTAATTTACCACTGGCGTTAAAATACTCCTTCTTAGTAAGAGCATTGATTTGTTTTCTAATAACCTGTTCAGCATCTGCTCCCTGATTATTACCAACATCTACATAGAATACTAAACGCGTAGGAGCTCTATTTAAACGATAAATAATAAGAGAATCGAATAAAAGATCAAGTTTCTTCCAAACATCTACCGAAGACTCTAATACAGAAGCACCATAGGGTAGGAAGGCTCCCTTACCACGCAATCTAAAATGAATCAATTCGTACTTTAAGAATGTAATAAGAGAATTTTCATCTTCTCTGTTTACATTATCACCAGTTAGATATGGTAATGATAGCGTATTAAGATTTATATATGGATTCATAGTGGCAGAAGTAATACTAGCATTCTGTACTGCACTCTTTAGCACATCTAAATCTTGAACATATCCTAAAAGTTCACCGTCTTTTTCTTCTAAACGGTAAACTGAAATTGCATTAAGATCTTTTAATCCAACAATTCCTCTAACAGAATCTAGTTTAAGAGATGCAAAATGATCTCCATACTTACACATATTTCTAATAATAGACCAACTTCTATAGTTATTGATACCAGTATCTTCTAACATAGATCGAAGTTCATCTTGAATATATTTAGAGGAAGAAAACACCCCTACTACATGACCTTCTTGATTTTTTTGTGTTGCTTCATTAGCATATACATCAATAGCTGACGCTATTAAATCTGTATCCATTCTATCATACATTACATATCTAGAATGGCGTAATGTTTCTCTTTCTAAATATTTGTGATAGTTATGTCCTAATCCTTCTTCCGAAAAGATAGAACCTATCTGGACACCCTTTTTAGAAATGACTGTGGGTTCCGCTACTGGTTTAGTTGCAGTTTCTCTTTTGGTAGCAGCTAAAGCAGTTTCTATAGCAGCTCTAGCCGTAAATTCACCCGGCTTAGAGTTACTAAACATTCTGCCTATAGCAGTACCAATATTTCGCATATTGAACGGTAAACGATCAGCCATATTCTACAAATCCTACAAATTAATTAAAAATTTCTATTCCATAGGAAGTTTCTATGCATTTCGGCAACAGTCTGAAACTCTTCTGAAAAAATATCATCTAATGAAAACTTACGATCTTTGGGAATTAACGATAAACTTTCGATTGCTCTATAGTTATCGGAAATAATAGTCGACATCGAACCAACAAATTCATTTTCTGATAATTGTCTTTCGAATTCTTCTACTGGATGCTGTAATGTAATATCTTCTAAACCTGATCCATCATATACACCAGATTTAATACGATGATACATTTTTAATCGATTTGCTAACATTTCTTTGGAAATTCCCATTCTATTAGAATGATAATCTAAATATTCGTCAGAATACTCGCCACTAGAGTCCATTAACTTAGTATCAACAGCAATACCAAAATCTACAATAGGACGATGTATATGTTCTTTTGGAACCATTGTTACTACAGCTAATGCAAGAGCAATAACTAAATCGTCATTACCTTTAGCAGCTTCAAACTTTTTAGATCCATCAGCATACACAGAGTTTGCCGCAAAATTTTCCATTTGTAATTTTAAACGTCCGCTTTTTAATTTTGCACTGCTTGCGGGACGATTATAAAATAGTAACAATTTTTCAATTAACAAAGAACGTGTAGCTCTATTAGTCTGGAATCCTGGAGTATTTTTCATAGGATCATACCAGATATTCTGGTATCCTCTATTCTCTAATAGATAAAATACCATTTCAGAATATGAGTTTGCTTCAATAACCATAGTAGCATTATTGTAATGTCTACCTGCCTTGATTAGAATATCCACAAAAACTTCAGTCGGAAGTTTACCCATATACTCAGCTACTTGTTCTTGGGTATCTTCATCAATAACTTGAAACGTTGTATAATCCTTGGCTGTAGCTTTATTTGAAGCGCAGTCAACACCTATTCGATAATTTTTAGCTGGATCCGCTGTTTCCCAAATATAAAAAGTATCCTCATAAGTTACACCGCCAAAGTTTTTATTTAAAATAAGAGCATTTGGTTTAAATGCATCTAGAGTTTCTCTAGAAAATAAACCATGTAAGTTAACATCGAAACAACATTCATACTCTTGTCTAAACTTATCTACATTTCCGTTATCCAGTCTAATTTGGTCTTGTCTAAAATTAGGATTTCTAGAAAATATAGAAGATACTTGCCAAGAAAATTCAAAATGCTTCCAATTATTTTGTCCAGCCTTTGCTGTAGAAAAAGTTCTATAAAACCAATTAGAGTCACTATTACCATTAGGTGTAGAAATGGCGATTAGTGAGCCTCCAGAGGCTGCTACAGTCGGTGTAATTGCTTTGACTACCTCATCTGCATCCTTAATGAATGCCGCTTCGTCAATTAAGAAGACTGTGGCAGAGAATGAACGCGCAGCGTTGGGGTTAGAAGTCATAGCCTTAACTACTGACTTTGTGTCAAATTCTACTGTATTTTTACTATAAAGAGTGCATGAAGGTTTAAGCCATTCTGGCAGAAACTCATACGCTGTTTTTAATTTAGTTACAAACTCTTCGGCTGATTCTTTTCTATGTGCTACTACGAGACAACGCTTACCAGTTGAGAAAATAGAAAACCAAAGAGCATAAAATACCAATGAGGTAGATACGCCTAACTGACGAGCTTTATTTACAATAATATATTTTTCTAATTGAAAGGAAGCAAGCAAAGATCGTTGATAATTTTCGAGCTTAAAAGGAATAATACCAGCACCACCAGGGCCAGTAATAAATCCATACCTTTCAGCAAAATAGGTAATGTCTTCAATACATTTTCTACGCTCGTCTTCAATATATGCGATAAGTCTAGTTTTAAGTTCCTCATCATTAGCTCCTTCTTGCTGCCATTGCTTTAGTAAACGCTCTGGTTCATAATAAGCATGATCTTTGAATTCAGGCTTATTAACATATTTTTTAGCGTGTGTTTTCTTTCCTATACGAATTGCCATTAATCACCTTTGAGTAAGTCAGAGACTGATTTACCCGGATCTCCGATATGTTCTGTTTCTACAATGAATTCTTCATTACTAACATCAACAGTTTCAGCGTCATCATATTGACGAGTATTTGAATTCATTGATAAATTATTTCCTACCCTAGCCCCAAGAGCAGCTCCAAGAGCAGCTCCCGATAAGATAGATTCTAAATCAGTAAGAGGAGCTTTCTTTTTAGAAGCAGCCTCAATTCCTTTATCATTTACTAGAGTTTTAACAATATCAATTTTCTTTTTGATAGTGTCCATGCGTAGTTCACCAAGTCTAGCTAAAGCAATCGGGTAACTTGCTTCAGTAGATTGAACCATACGATCTTTTAAAATTTCCATGAGAGAATCTAAATCAGATGCTACTATATCTAAATCCTTAAGGATTTTATGAATTTCGTCATCTACTTGAGTATTGATTTTATCAATACGAGTTGGAGCTGCGTCTCTGGTACGGGGAGTCATATCTGTCATATTAGTAAGCTTCTGGATCCGGCTCTGATATATTAGCTAATTCACTAAATATTACAAGTGGGCCAAATACGCTCTTAATAAGTTCAAGAGTATCAGTCACATCCTTTACTTTTACTCCGCACTCATTCTTTAAGGAAAATACCAAATTATTAACTAATTTCGATAAACTTTCTGGAGTATTTAACATGCGTCTGAGCCCTATAATTACCTTTTTATTAGTCTCAGTAATTAATTCATCATTTGTCTCAGAAAGCGTATCTAGCAATAATAAAAACTCTTGAAAAATGATAGAAGCATCTGTTACCGCATATGACTCATTACCAAAAAGCCTAGAGAAATTCTCTAGGCTAACATTAGTAATTTTTTCAGCTCCGTGTGCCATTGTGATAGTTGTGATACCATAATTTAATACCATTGTAAAATAGGTATATACTCTGGCATAAATGGGGTTTCCATTATCATCGTGGCCGACAACACGGCCCGGATCAAATTTTCCCATGGCATGAATAATTTTTAGAATGGCACTTTGAAAAATTTCTTCGTAGGGTAATCCGTGTTTATGTCTTTGATATTTAAAAATTACACCATCAATTAAAGGATAACAATAAGTAAGAAAATCGTTTTGAGCGTCAGATGAACCGGTAGTCTTCCATTGGAGCCATAACCATTTTCCAACATCTTCAATGAAATAGTTATTAGATTTTTTTCCTCTTTTTTTCTTATTTGCTAACTCTGGGAATTTTTCTGGAAATAAAAAGAAAGACTTCATCAAAAAGGTATCACTATAAGGTCCCTTTGGATTAAGCTCTAACATTTTGGCAATAGTTCTCTTTTCTAGATATTCTACATCTAGTTTACTATACATGATTACACGATAGTCGTGTCTATCACGCGGCCCTATTGATTCTTGATCTATATCTAGTTCGTGAAAGATATTAATATTATCATCATCGGTCATGGAGTTGTCTATTCTTAAGAAGTACTAATGTTATCGTAATATTAAGCGTAAACATTACAAAAAATAAAAGGCCCCATTAAAGGAGCCTTAAATTTTAGATTATGTACTTTTTAAAATTATTCAGTATCATCTGAAGAAAGAGTTGGCATTGAATTATCAACACTTCCAGCAAATCCTAAATTCTTATTGTAACAATCTTTCATCATTGCTAAGAAATGATTTCTGTTTTCCTCAGATGAATTAAAGAGTTCAATAAAAGTATCTACACTATTAAATTTCTTTTCGGTTCCGTCCGGTAACGCAACGGTTTTCCAAGCACCTGCTCCCATATAGCCAGCGTCATTTAAAAGGTCATAAACGATGTGATCGTTAGAATAACCCCTCTTGTCATAATAGAAACGCATCGGTAATGTGCGCCCAAGTGATGCAGAAGTCTTACACTTGATTACCTTAGCTTTTACTATATGTCCTTCAGGCTGTTTGGAGTCTCCGATAAACTTACCACGATCAAGAAGTAAACGAGTAATAGCCTGGAATTTTAAGGTATCTCCACCTGGGGAAGTCAATTCAGGACCAGTATATGGATTAACCATACCGCCCATTTTAACACGAGTCTGATTGATAAACAGTACAGCAAGATTAGTTTCCTTACACATAAGTTTACAGCGTTGAATACCCTTTTTGATCATACGAGCAGTTGACGGGAATCCACCAGAGTCATAGTCAGCTTCAAGTTCAGAACGCGTAGTTAACCCAGCCACAGAATCTAATACTAGTAGAGAAGGAGCATCGATCTGCTTTTTCTGAATATAATTAGCTACTCTCTCAATCTGCATGAAGGCTTTTTCAGCTAAGTCTTCTACAGTAATAATACACTTTTTGGTGTCAACCCCAAAGTTTTCAAATCTAAAACGGTCACCTGCACCATTTTCAGTATCAATAAGTACGCCAAGTCCCTGATGTTTCTGAATTTGGCCCAACATATAAATACCAAAAGAACTCTTTCCGCAACCTTCTTTGCCTACAATCTCAGTTATCTTGCCTTGTGGAATTCCGCCGCCAAGTAAATAGTCAAGTGGATCAATACCGGTTGGAATAAAGGAAGTAATAAAATCATCGTCATCGAGTGCTGCAGACTCTCCAAATTCCTTTTTAAGTTCTTTTCTAAAATCATCTAGATCGGTAGCATCAATACTACCTTTAGTTGTTAGATCACGATCTAACTTATTGCTTTTCTTTGCAGCCATGCAAACCTCATTGGTTGTGTATAGATAATATCGTCAAACATAAAATAAAAGAAAGGCCGCTTTTTACGGCGGCCATTCTTCTTATTGCTATAACTTAGTCTTCAAGAGCTTTTCTCATGTCTTCGACATCGAAAGGAAGCTCCTCAGTGTCAGCCTTAGGTGTAGACTTAACTACTGAAGTCTTCTGGAACTTCTGAGCAGGAACTAATGCTTCGCGCTCAGCTTCATCATCGTCACTTGAAGCTACTGGAGTAGACATAAACTCAGTGAATTTCTTCTGAATTTCTTCTGAACCCATTGGCTTAACGATAGGAGAAAGATCAGGAGACTTGTCAAGAATCTCGTCAAATACCTTACGAGCGTTCTTACCCTCTAAAGCAACTTCAGGATCACCGAAGTCCCAAGTAATGTTAGTAATTGCATCCTTACCAGAACCCTTAGTCTTAATGAGTTCAACAGAACGACCAGTCTGGAAGTCTACGAAATCAACTTCCTTCTGAAGCTTAGCTTCGATAAGATCCATGTTGGCCTTAGAACTAGCGCGAACGATCTTAATGTCTTCATTCTTGATGTCATTAACATCAATTTCAGAAGGCTCAAAACCTACTAAGAGATAATGTGTCTTAACGAAGAGTTTCTTAGCCGCTTCCTTATACTCAAGGTTCTCGGTCTTGGTATACTTACGATAAAGCTGTGAAGCTTGATCACAGAACGGGCAAGGACCGTCTTCAGTTTTCTTAGGGCAAGCAATGCTCTCGAAATGACCATCGGGGAAGGTCAAGGCATGGTGATGATACACAGCAATAGGAAGCTCTAAGTTTTCTGACTTAAGAGGAAGGAATCGGAGAGTATAACGCTTTCCGGCGTCTAGCTTCATCCAGTTGAACTGTGAAGTGGAATTTGACTTCTTTGCCTTAGCCTGTTCCATCTTCTGGCGGAATTTTTCAAAATTTGTAGTACCCATGTGGGCTCCATAACGGCAGTTGCCGCAAAAAGGATAGCACTTAAGCTATCTAGGTTAGTAATATACTTAATTCTGTCGTTTGCTTCGTGGATCACACGCGCTCACCCCTTATATATCGGTGTCAGGGGTAGGATCTTGAGAGGAAATTCGGCCCAATATTCCAACTTCTGATGGGCTTGGACTTGGGTTCAATGGCAGAATATCTGTAACCGATTTTTTACCTGCTGTAAGGCAAAATAAAGTAATGTAGCCCCACAAAAAATTATTTCCCATCGGTAACCCCAAGATAGCAGCTAAAACTAATTCAAGCCAAAATCATGCCTAATCTTTACTCTGAATTAAACGATAAGGAGAGGAAGTAGGGGGGGTTTGGGGGGTCGTAGGTGAGGTCGAGTCAACCAGCAAACGGAAGCTAGGCTGGTGAGGGAGCGAAGGTCACTGAGCCCGAACCAGCCGGTTAAATAAGTATATAGATAATATATTAATATAAGCCCTTTCTTTGTCCTCATATGCCCCTTCAATTTAGATCATCTTTTTCAGTTAGAACTAGACTAGGCTCTAGAAGAAAATACCTGAATAAAAGAACAGCAACTAAACAAGAACAAAATACACCGCCTGTTTTGGTAATAGATTTAGACTATATATATACTTTACTTTGTTCTAGACAAAAAAGCAAAGTTTCTAAGTATTATAATAGTACTAATTTATTACCTCTATTTTATATTTGGTTAACTAGTATATTTAAACTAATCACACCATCTGGCATTCTTTTTATTGCTAAACAGGAAAATGAATTTACAAAACAATTCGCATATTCTGTAGTATATACAGATATAAAAAACTATATTTACACTATTAAAGCACACAATCTTCTGTCAGATCCTTTAGTTATTGTTTCAAATAACTTAGAGTTATGGTCAATTTCTTCTAATTCTGCAAACTTATCTTTCATTGCTATAGATACTAATAATAGATTACTACACTATAATAATAAAACAGGATTAGAAATTGTTTCTAAATTTATAGGAACTTATAAAATTATTAATAAATTAGGATTAGCTAATTTAAAATATCTTAATTTACAATATCTTTTTATTTTACTTTTTTATTTAAGTATTACAAATAAATCAGAAAACGATTTTTATTTTGATGGTACTTATTTTAGAAATCTTGAAAAACATACTAGACCATTTCTAAAATCAAATGGTCTAGGTTTATCATTAGTCTCAGATGCACATAAATTTTTAAGTTATGCTTTTCTTACAAAACCTGAATTTTTAGACTTCTTTCTTATGGGAAATGCCGATCATTATGAACTACAATTAACAAGATTGGCTAAATTATTACCGATCGATATTCAAATTTTAAATAAACTTAAACAACAGTATGATAAAACCTATTTTCCAGTGATAGTATCCTCTCCAATTATACCCAAGTTAACTCCAACTTTGCCTGGAGAATTAGCTAAATATTCTGATATTTGGAATAAACGCAATCGTGCTATAACTTATGCAAAACAAAAAGAAATGGCAAAACTGTTACGTAAGTATCAAACATTCAATACTTATGATATTACTGATTTAATTGATACCTTACCAAATGACCTCAAAAAAGATTTGCTGGCATCTCAGCTCACACCTACTAAGGAAAAGGTCGATACTTCAGATATCGAGGATTATGTATCTAACCTCATTGCTGGAGTATTCTAAATGGTAACGCCTAAATTTATGGACACTAAGAGTGTTCTTTTAGTAGATGGTAACAATCTACTTCTTCGTATTTTGTTCTCTAAAAACAAGGGAGCTACTCTTTTATCACAGCCAGAAATAATTCAAGACTGTGCTATGATATTCATTCATCAGATTGTTACTCAGGTTCGAAAATATTCTTGTGATAGAGTTTATGTAGCATTTGACCGTGGCGGATCATTGCGTAAAAAGGCAATATTTGAAGAGTATAAAAAGAACAGAGAGAATCAAGCAACTACGGGATATTCTGCTGCATTTGGTGATCCAGATACCTCTTTGTTTGTTGAACTAAAAACAAAAACAATTCAGCTTTGTGGACTATTCAATTTGCCTGTTTTCCACGAATATGGAATTGAAGCTGATGATATGATTGGAGTTGCCACAGAAGAACTAGCAAAACTTGGTAAAACTGTGGTCATTTTGAGCAATGATTCTGATTTTCTTCAGATGGTAAATTATGGTAATGTAGTTTGCGCCATTCCTTATAAAAAGGCTGATGTTACTAAAGATAACTTTACTGAATATTTTGCCGATTGTTCTAAATCTAAAGGGGTAATGCTCAGTGCTTCTGAGTACATTTTCTATAAAACTATAGTGGGCGATACTAGTGATAATATAGATGGTATTCGTGGATTAGGTTATAAACGCTTGTATAAACTAATGGAAGAGCAACTAAAATTAGAATCACAAGAAACTAGAGATCTTTATATGAGAGATACTTTAGCATATGTGCAACATTTAGCAAAAAATAATACAACAGCCTTAGAAAAATTAGTTGCTACAAATTTAGACCTTATTATTCGTAATTATAAGCTAATTGAGTTATCTAGTAAGTATGCTTCACCAAGTACAGTTGGACTAACCCTTAAAAAGTTATTGGAAGTTCCTCAGGCTCCTTCTAAAAAAGAAGTGATAAAAGATTTTCATCAAATTTTTCCAGGTACTCCACACATTGAGTTTATTCTCAACACCGTGTTCTCATTTAGAAATTTGTATAAAGCTGCTGAGTGAACCGTCGATACTCCCCATGAGGAGTATATATGTATCAATTGCCCAATGATGAGGCCGTAGCATTTATTGATACAGTAGCTGGACTTACCTTTGTGACTAGGTTTCATGGCCATTCGGTAATTTCGCAGCAATCTGTAGCAGACCATTCAGGTCGAGTAGGCATGTTGGCCTACATGTTAGCGTTAGAGTATTATAAAAATGAGCGCGATGCTTATCGTGTAGCAACCTTTGCGCTATTCCATGACTTTAGTGAAGGTATTCTAAAGAATGATGTCAATTCCAGCATCAAACAAAAATACGGTATTAGAGATATTCTTAGAAAACTCGAACAAGATGTAGTGAATGACATGTTTCCGTCAGACACTTCAGCTTCTAATTCATTGAGAGATTTAGTTCTTGAACAATGTAATCAAACGGATTACAAACTTCTTAAAATGGCTGATACTCTTGACTTTGGGTTATATGTTTGGCATGAGGTAAATTTAGGTAATAATCACTTAAAGCCTTTAATTGAGGCTTTTAGAACAGAATTTAATAAATATGACCAAGATATGAGAGCGCTCAATCTTGCATGGCGTACTGCCGATAAAATTCTTAATGGATATGTCAATGTCTGAAGTAATTCTATCTTGTCCACACTGCCCAGCAGGAAAGACACCTAAACTCTACGTTAATGTGGAAATGGGTGTCTTTAATTGCTATCGTTGTGGGTTTAAGGGTAGAGTAAAACATCTATATAAATATCCAGAAGTCATTTCTAAGCTAGAAGAACAAATGACTTTAGCAGAATATTCAAAACTGCGCACATTTAAGCCGCTAGAAACTAAAAATGTAGATGTTTTAGAAGAAATGAATCCTGTTCGTGAGGTCTTTTTTGAGGATCCTCAGTATGACTACCTTCTTTCTAGAGGATGGACATCGGATTTAATAGATCTTTATCGTCCTTTAGTATCTTTAAACGCTAAATTTAAGGACCGTGTTATTCTTCCTGTAGTAGATAATGACACTATTATCTATTATACGGCCAGATCCATGGATCCAAATGCCGTATTAAAGTATAAAAATCCATCAATTAGTAGAAAATCTGTTATTTTTAAGTCGATTATACCAGAATCTGTGCTATTTCCTAAAGATGTAGTAATAGGAGAAGGTATTTTTGATATGTATAAAGTACCCAATGGTCTGGGACTTCTAGGAAAAACAGTATCTGAAGAGAATGAGTCCCAATTATTAGACATTTTAGCAGGCAAAGATAATATTTATGTCTGTTTAGATTTTGGTGCTGAAACTAATATTGATAAAATATGCTCTAAAATTTATTCTTGGTTTCCTCATAAACGTATCTTATATATTGATACAACAAAATATGGAGATAAAGATTTAGGAGATTTATCAAAAGAGTTAACTTCTATTGAAATGTTGAATTGGATCAAGGCAAATTCTAAAGTATATAAACCGATTAGTCTGCTTGATTCCTTACGCTCTAAAATTCTTGTGATGTGAGGTAATTAAGTATGTATGAGTATACCCAAATTTACCCTCGTAGAAAATTTTAGCTGGCTTATCCAACAGTTATCATCATTTGATGATCCTAATGTTACATATGCCAAGCAAGGTCTGCCCCACATTAGAGGTGGGGCTAGACGTATTTATAGATATGGCGCTCACTATCAACAGTATTATCAAGGTGCTACTGTTAAAAAAACTCCTCCTGAAGTAAATGTAAATTTTGGTTCCTCTCAAATAGAATGTGATCAATGGGATGTATCGCATCCTGGATTTGAAGATAAAGCCATGAAAGAGAAGTTTCCTAAGCCTGGCACTGTTCTCAAAGGAGCTGGGAACCATTACACGGTATTAATTACAAGTAAGAAATCTATCGCTAATAAAACAGCCTCTAGATATTATGTGTCTTGTAATTGTCCAGATTTCGATACTACATTTAAAGAAGAGTTAATAAGATATGGTTACACAAATGGTACAGTTCCTCCTGGGAAAGGAATAAAGAAACTGGCACCCGCTATTTGTAAGCATATTTATGCTACCTTATTACGTGAATACAAGGATATTATTGCAGAAGAGCCAGGACCCGAAGAATCCGCAGAAATGCGTATTGTTACTGAACCCGAAGAAGCTGATTATTACTATTCAACACAGCCAGAACCAGAAGAAGCAGAACTTCCAGAACAGCCTCAACAGCCCGCTTTAAAAAAGCAGAGAGGACGTATTCCTAAAACAGATGCACAGAAGAAACAGGAATATGAAATTGCAATCAAAAAATCTTTGAAATTCTTTAGTAATATGATGCCAAACGGTATTGAAGTTTATAAAAATTCAAGACAGTCTGATAATAGCTATAAAAAATATAAGTTTATGGTTAAAAAATATTTTCAAGGTTGGGTTATTGTTTTTACAAATCCTTTACTAAATCCTATGCGAGATAAGGTACGAGAGAAAGAAATTGTACCGGTGATGGCAAGAACTCAAAAAGGAATGTTGCCAACTGCAGATGCTTTAATAGTGTATACTAAGTATTTTACCAAAGATGAATTAATGAATATGATTCGTTCAGAATCTAAACCTATTCAGCAAAATCAAATTGATCGTTTGACTAAAACTGTCAAAAAATATACATTAACTGAAGTTTTAGAAGTAGGCGATACCAATTTACGTAATATTTTACTGGAGATCTGTTAATGGCAACAGCAGTTTTTAATAAATACATCACTGTTAAATACGATACAACCAATTATCCGGCTGATACACGTAATGTGTTATCTAGAACATTTAATGATTCTGTAGTAGATTCTACTAATGTTCCAGATCCAACACAGATTTTTGTATCATATAACGGACAACGTATAAATAGACGAATTGCAGAACCCACTACTACGTTTTCTCGTTTTTACTATGAGATAACTTCTCATACTACTAGTTCTTTTACCGTTAATATCTATGCAAACAGTTCTTACACTCTTTCTGGATATGTTGGTGGTTCTACATTAGCTCTTCAAATTGAAGATAATGATTTATTTTTCATTGACTATACTCATACAGTAACATTATAATATGGCTACTAAAACACAAGAACAATTCCTAAATGATGTTAAAACACAAATTATGCAATTTGTGTATAGAAGTTCTGAGTCACCATTTACAGAAGTAGCTAAATTTTTACAAGAAGCTTCCGGAAATAACAATTTAAATTGGCACTTACTACAAAATAAAGAAAAATTTGCTTCTATTTTTACTAAAATGGCTGAAGAAGTTAATAACTATTCATTAGCCGATGGTGATTTTAGAACATATTTGTTAATGAAATACATTAACATTATTTATGATACTTATGAGGTAGAATTGGTTTCTCAATTCTTGAATCAGGGGTATAATGTAGTACCAGAGTCTGTTGTTGGATCTGTATCAGAAGCATATTCTACACAACCTCCACAAAATACAAATTTCCCTGGTACTAATAATACAGCAAATAAATATGTTCCTGTAGCTCCAACTGAGCGATTAGTACCTTCCTCTTTGTATTCTACCAGTGACTAAAAAATTAAATTTATCAGAATTTTTAGCTGGGTATGAGAATACTCAACAAAAGCCTCCTCAAATAAAAAAAGAGGAGTCTGACCCATTAAGTTATCCATTAAATGAGTTCTGCACAGATATGTCTACATATGATGGCGTATTCTGTATCAATGATAGACTGTATGGTAGTATAATTCCAACTACCAACAGTCTATATTTTTTTAATGAAGATAATTCAGATGAATATATGCTTATATTTGATCCAATTATCGATATCAAAAAACGTGACAATATGTATAATATTTTTTATTATCCAGATCATGTTATCAATATTTCCTTAAAGGAATCATATGTCAAAGAAGAATCGATCTCCGAGATCACCAAGAAAGACACTGAAGGCTAATATCTATGAAAATGACTATGAAGAACTTATATATTCAACCTCACCAAATACTAAAGTAAAACATGTAGATAAACCAGTAAAATCTAAAGACAAACCAAAAGTAACTATAAAAACTAAAAAAGAAACTGAAGCGGATAGAAACGATATTTTCGGTGATTCTATTTCTACAAAACCAATTCATTGTAAGTGTAATAAATGTGGAGGTTCTGTAGTTGCAACTTTAGTAAGTATGATTTATACTGCTGTATCAGATTTGACTACTCCATTTGTATCGTATCATTGTGAACATTGTAAACATAGTGGCCATAGATCAGTCAAAGAAAAAGCACTCCCTTCAGCAGAGTTTGAAAAATATTATTTTTAACAATTAGTACTATAAACCGATATTAATACTATCTTACGGAGATACTATGCCTGCTTATAATATGTTATGTCCAGAATGCGGCCTGGATAAAGATGAGTTTGTACCTTATACGACTTTTTGTGAACATAATACTAGAGAAACTGCTATTGTTTGTCCAAAATGTGGCAAAGAAACTGCATTTTATAGTTTAACTCATTTAAAAGAAAACTTACGCTTACAAGAAAGTGACGTTTTAAACTTTTACAGCCCTGGTGAACAAGAGAAATGGTTTAGAAATCTTGAAGGTTTGGGTAAACGCTAAGTAAGTAATTAAATGTAGTTGAATTCAAACATGAGGAAAACGAATGCTTAAGTCTTCTCTTTTTACCAAGCTTTACGAAGGTGGCGGATCAAATAAGCCAAACCGTAACGAAATTAACGCGATTAAACAACTTGACAAGGAAAAGGCTGAAGGTGGGCCTAGAAAAGAACCTAAGCCTGTTAAGGTAAAGCAAGGGCGTATGGTAAAGGATTTAGACAAGGCCTACATTGACCAAAAAGCAGTGTATGGTAACTTATACTCATTGGATAAGTCTGCTTTAGACACAATGATGGAAGAGCTCTCTGGAAGACCTTTCACATTTGGTGGTCCAGCTGTCTCAAATTTGCTTATTCACTTAAAGCCAATTTTATTTAATGCAGCTAATCCTCAAGTTATTGATGCAATTACAACCCAAAAAAATCCAGCTTTAAGTGAATTGGGTAGTATTTTAGAATTTAATGGTCCTATTACATTGGATACAGCAACTGATATTGCTGCACAACTTCAAAATGTTCCAAAATATACCATATCTTCTACATTACCTGAAGTAGATCCAAATGCATATGCTGCTATTGTAGGTTTAGTTTTTCCATTCGTAGATGCCGCTGTTCTAAATAGAGCTTTAGATGAATTTGAAAGCATCTCTACAACCTTACAAAAATATTCGGACGCTTACACTGGATCTCTTGTTAAGTCTATTAATTGGACTTCAGGAGAGACTCCTGACTTTAGCACATTTGGACATATTGCTGATCCGAATGTAGCAGCCTTTTTGCTTGCCATTAAGACCAATTTAAGACCTACAGATCCAGAAGCAGCTTTACCAGTACCTACTCGTTTGGTAAAGAGATTGATCGCTTCTGTGCGAGATGTTTCTGTAGCATTTTCAAAGAGTGTTACAGCTAATGTCGCTTCCCAAAAGCATATCAATAATATCACAACTAATATTTATTACTCTTTATTAACAAGAGCTTTACCATTCAATGCTGACTTGTTTGAAGTAGATCCCACAGAATTAAAGAAATTTTTTGATAATCCACAGGCTACAAGTCCAACTAATATTTTAACAGAAAAAGCTGATACACTTATAGCTGCACGTAAAGAATCTATTCAAAGAAATCCTTTCTTATACAAGGGATTAATAGGACTTAATAATAGAAATAAACTAGCTTTTGATTATGCTAAGCAGGTATCTTTCAAAAAAGCAAAAGACAAAGCTATTGTGGATAAAACTACAGACAAAGTTGCTACATTATTCCCTGATATTTTAAAAAATGTTCCTGGAATGTCTGCACACTTTGATAAGCTTACTGCAATTTTAGATGCCTACTTCCACCCTCCTGAAATCGAATCTATGGTTCCAGAAGGTGACACAGAGGTCCCAGTAGAGGTACCAAATACTGTTTCTGAGGCCGTGGAACCAACTGAAGTACCAACCCAGCCAAATAGTGCAGCTAAGCTCAAACAGGAGCTGGATGCATTTGCTGACGAAGGTATGACAATTCTAGAATCTGAGCTTTCTCCGGAAAATTTATTAGTTATATATAATAAAATCAATGTAAATCATCCTGAGATTAAAGAAAAAGACCCAAAACAAATTGTAAATATTTATCTTCAGCCTTTTAGACAGACTATTATAGCAAATCTAGCTATTATTAAATCTATTACTCAGCAAGATATCGAAGCAATTTTTAATATCGGTCACTCATTAACTGACTTCCTTTCTGATGCTATTACAAAAAAGAAGGCAAAAGAATATCTACAAACCTTTGAATCTTATGATAAGACTAGAGCAGCATCTGGAGATGATGAAGGATATAAATTCCTTCGTCTAACCTCTGATGTTCAGACTATTATTTTAGAAGCTAAAAAGAAAATTAAAAAGACTAAAAATACCCCAGAGGAAGAAGAGCCAAAGAAAAAAATCAACCGTTCTGCAGCTCAGTATAAGGGTATTAGAGAAGCGCGTAAGAAAATTCTTGCTACTAAGAATTTATTAGAAACTTTACCAGTTAAAGTAAGAAAAATGTTAGTTGATATTAAGAATGCTCTTAATAACTCTTTACATGCGTCTTCTTTGGTAGGGTTAGTTTCAGGTTCTGCTAATGAACAAGAACAAGAAGAAATTAATCTATTTATCAATAATTTAGTATATAAGCTATATACTACCTATTTTACAGGAAATGAAAACAATTTTGGATTATTGGCACTAGATGATTTAGATGCTGATACAATTCAAGAATATGTTATCACTGACTTAACAGATAAGGCGTCAAAGGGATACCTAATTGCTAATGGCTCATTAAAGAGCTATGTTGATTATTATGAGGGACTCTCACAAGATCTCATTGATTTTATCAATCTAGCAGCATCTTTAAAGATGTCAGAAGATACGCAACCAGTTGAAGTTGATGATAAGGGTAATGTTACTTTCAATTATGATTTAGAAGCGATTTCTCCAAATGATTCTTTCTTTACTAAACTCTTTTTTGGAGAACTAACCGCAGCCGTATCTGCCGAACCTGTTGTCAGTTTAGCTGCACAACGACTAATTTTATCTCGTTTACAAGAACCTCTAACTAAAGTATTTAGTAATATGAGTTTAGAGCAGTTTTTGACTAAAGAAATTGTTAAAGAACAGCCACAATTAGCTCAAAAACTTGGGCAATACTTAACCAGTCTTCAAACTACAGCATCTTCCGGACTCTCTTCCGCCATTCAAGCAATTGACCAAGATATCTTAGATATTAAGGGCGGTCAGATTGTTCCTATTCGCAGTAAAGGCCAAATGCTGTCTGTAGCATTACCTGATAAATTGGGAGATGAGTTCGTTAGCAATGTAAACTTTATTGGTAAAAACGCATTGGATCTTCTGTGGTCAGCATCAACTAGTTCTAAAGTTGATGATGGTAAGCACCATAACTTAAAACTTAATACTACTCAGGATTTCTTCCGCCAGTTAATCATTGTTGATAATGCTGGTACAATTTTCCTAGAAGAAATTTTTGATCATGCTTTAAGTATTATTAGCACCGCTATCAATGTGGATATTGCTAGACAGACTTTCTATGGAGATGCTACCCAAATCTCTGCTGTAATGGGTATGATTAGAAAATATCAGCGTGAAAATAACGTTGAAATGGTCAATTCTATTGAAGCAGCTAAAGCAAAAGCAGATCAGATAACTTCAGCATTTAAATTTGCTACAGCAAAGAAAATTAAAGGTGCTGACGGTACTCTAATTGCAAAACCAGGATCTGGCGCTCAGGGAACTTCTGTTCTTAGCGGCAAAGATAATCATATCGATAATCAATTACTCATTCGAGTATTGCATAAGTTTAATGAGATTATTACAACAGACTCTTGGGCAGCAATGGCAATGAAATATGCCGAAAGTGAGTCAAAAGCTAGAGCTGAGGGAACTTATTCCATCTCTGACTATAATGTAATCGTTAAAAAGCTTGGTATTGCTTTTACCAGAATTGGTGAAGCCGTAACTCTACAAGGTCCAGCAGAAGCTGTTGCCACCCCAGTAACAGAAGCAAATGATCCCAAAGCCACTGGAGATGCAGCAGCAGACAAGATGGAACAGCTGCTTGCAGCCCAGGCATCAGGAACTGCTCCAATTCAAGCTGGTACTAGAGGAGCAAGTGCTAACACTCGAGTACTAAAAGCAATTGTTAAAGACATGGAAAAGCGTATTTATGGCTTTGAAACAACTAACCTTAATAAAGGTCAGCGTCATGGCCAGCAAGTTAAGCTTGTTACATCTTATCGTGATATGTTTGCAAAGAGTAAAAGATCCATGGATCGAGCTACCGATATTTTGGGAGCCTTCTTTACAAGCACAAATAATAAAGCCGGTGCAATTGAATTGGTAAAAACTGTCGAGACAGTTGAAGTTAACTTTGCGATTTTAGAAGAGTTTTTCTCTATTATCTCAGGAAAGCATGTCCATCAAGAAAAAGAAACTTTAGAAAAAGATGTATTAGCTAGTGATGTATCTGGAAATTATATTGCGAATGTTCCAGTACAGAAACGTTTAATGGAAACTTTACAGAAACTTCAGCCTGTTGTTTTATCTCAGACATTTGAAGATGTTTTCATTAACACTCCAAGTCCTAATACTCCTCAATTTGCTAATAAATTAACAGCAGCTTTCTCAAGAACTCCTGGATTATCAGCATTCTATGAGTTACTAAAGTCCGGTCAGAATTTTGATCAAATTAAGCAGGGTGTTGCAGAACTTCTTATGGCTATTGCAACAGCAGATCCAGCAACTAAGGCTGAGCTGCTTAGTTTTGCTGATTTGAGAGATTTAGATCCAGCAGAAGAGTATTCTAAGTTAGAAAAACCAAAGAAAGCTGAACAAGCAGCAAATAAAACTTCTACTTTCTTATCATATATTACAACTAAACCATTATCTGCCCATGAAATTGGTAGTGGAGAATATCTTTCTAGACTTGCTACATTATTAGATCCTGCAACTTATATTGTTGCAACTCCAGAAGAAGCTAAAAAATTAAAATTAGAAGCTCAGAAATTAGTAGCAGCTAATAAAAATCCAGAATTATTTACTTATCTACAGGCTCAACTCGCTAGGGGTATTGTGAATAAAATTTCCGGTGCTCCAATTAAGTCTTTAATGGATGTCAAATCCTTATATGAATCTAAATTAGCCTTAGCTTTGGCTCTATTAGAAGCAGATGAGGCATTACCAAGTAAACTAAGACCAGAAGAAACTCCAGAAGAACTCGCTGCTAAGGCAAGAACTTCAGAAAATGCTAAAGCTTTAACAGAAGAGCCCTATAAGGTGATTGCAGCTGTATTAGCTAAGCGTGGTATTACAGTAAATGAACAGGGTCAATTGGTATTTGCTAACACGAATAAGCCTTATTTGTGGGAAGATTGGAATCCTGCTTATTGGATTCTATTCAAAGCCGATTCAGAATTAGCTGCACATGCTTCAGTAGCCCATAGAATTTTTGAAAACCACGATACTATGGAATTCTTCTTAGGAAATGGCCGTTACGAACATGCTGAAATGATTAAATTCAGCGAAATCAAGCAATTAGTAGACACTTACTACCACCCTGAAGAATTAAATACAGAGTCTACTAATGAATCAGAGTCGCCAAACGCCTAAAAAAATTGATATGGAAGCCTTGATAGCTCGATTGGAAAATATCGAGCTATCTGAGACTTTTAAGGATGAGTATTTTCAAAATACTACATTGCCTATTTTAAAAGATACTAGTATCATGAAAAAGTTTGGTCAGCTTTCACAAGCTGAGCAAGATAGAATGGTTCAAGATGCTTTTAATTCTGGAGATGTTAATAATCCAGCAAAGTGGGCTCAATTATTATATGGGTCTATTTTAAGTAATAGAGTTAGATTAAGCACATTTCTATCAAAAGCCGGTGGAGATATTCAAGCACAAGAAGCATTTTATTCTAACTATAAGATTATGAAACCTCTTTTAGAAGCTCAAATTGATGTCACAGTTGGTGATAGAAGCGATCAATTTTTGTTTTTAAAAGATCCTACCGAAATGCGAGCTTATGTAAAGACGGATGTTGATAGAAATATGTATATTTCTGGAACAGAGTCTGGACAATATAAAGATTATCTACAGAGCTCAAGTAATCCGAAGTCAATGGAAGGCAAAAAAGCTAAATCTTTTGCCACATCTATAGTGAATCAAGTAAAAGCAGCTGCCATTTCAGACATGGAAAAGGTGTTTAAAGGCAAAGCTGAATTAGATGCTTTAGCTGCATTTAAAGCACACCCAGGAATTTATGCGGTCTTATTAGATTCTATTACCTTGGCTTTGATTGATCTTCTTAATCAAGGAACTTATTCAGCAAATTACGGAACAACTACTTTTAAAGCTGCTCAAGCTTTATTAGGAAATAATCTATTAGCAGATCAACCAATTGGATATAAATCTCTTACCAACATGAATCCAGAAGCTGCTGCTGATATTGAAGCTAAATTAACAGCCGCAATGGGTCAAATAAATCCATATATGGTAGATGTTCGTAAAATGCATACCGCATTTGTTAAGGCTAGAAGTTCTCAGAATCTTTATACAACTGCTATTAATACTATGGTATCATCATTTTCTAACCTAGTATCAGCTGTAGGTAAGACATTAGGAACAACTAAATTCGACTTTGACGATTTATTAATAAGTCCAGTTGAAGAAAAACCAGAACAGTTACTTACTCTTACTAAATTACATGAAATTTATGGCGCTGCAACTATGGGATCCGATTATTTAATCAATCCTTTTATGCGAATTGTAACGAAGGAAATGAGATTATCTAACTCTGTTGGCTTTGCTATTATTACCGATTCGGCTAGGGGAGTGTCGTTTGAAAAAGATGCTTCATCTGGTGGTAAACTTACAGCAAAACCTATTCTAAAAGATTCTAAGGGTGCATTTATAGCAGAAGATGCTCATAGACATATTTTAAACGAAGTTTTAAAACAATATGGAACTATTTCTCCAGCTTTATATACCAGAGTATTAAGTAGTATTGAAACAAAAGCTGACTCTCAGGCAAATACTTTCCAGGGAGGAAGTAAAACCACAAAAGATCAATTATTAAATGTTCTTGAAAGTCTATTCAATCCATCTACACACCAATTAGAGACGGGTAAAGTATTATTCGCCCTTGTTCCTAAAGTATTATTAGAAGGTGCATTAATCGGATTAAAAACTACAGACGAACTTGTCACCATTCCAGGTGCTGTATTAGAACCAACTAGACAAACAGATAGTAATTCCGCCGAAATTTATAGTAAACTTCGTCCAATGATGGATATTTACTTAGAGTATATGAATTTACTTTTAAATTTTAATACTGATAAAGCGGTATTATTAAATTTACCTACAAAATTTGCATATTTGGTTCAGAATCTTTACCAAGGAGTATGGACTCACGACAGTTTAACAGACGGTGGCTTTGGTATTGCTTCAGTAATAGCTAACAATGTACGCGGAGAAATTTCACTCAACTCTGAAGTATTAATTAGCTCAGATGACATGAATTCTATTAGAAGAGAAGGCATGACTAGATTCCAGAATAAAGAAAGAGTATTATAATGCCTTTACCAAGTGATCCAATAGTTCCTACAACATCGGCTCCAGCGGTAGCTCCACCTGTTCCGACTTCTACAGAAGTTCAAACACAGCCACAAGAACCAGTTCAGACGCAACCCGAACAAGAACACTCCGATTTCTCTCCGTCTCCTGTCGATCTAATGTATATGATGGCATGTTATTGCTATATCAATGCATCTAAGATTGGATATCAGGCATTAAAAGAGCTAAATCCAAGTTTTGTAGTAGTAAACAGCTTAAAAAATCCAGAAATTTTAAGCGCAGTAAATGCTGGAAGTGAAGAAATCGCTAAAATTGATAGCGGCGAACAAGCTATTGAGGCAGGCATAGGTACTGCCGATACTCCTAATGATGCCTCAACGGCACCGGGAGTACCTAGTGATAACACAAGACTCAATCCATAATATTGAATCGTCTTTGAAATATTCCATAAAGGAATATTTTCCTTTAAAAGATAAGATTCTTTTATATGATGCATTAGTATTTTGCTCTTTAGTGTCTCAGACAAAGATGTTTTGTCTAGATTCGGATATTATTGCATTTAAAACATTACGCGATAATTGCCTAAAACTAGAAATTCCATTGGAATCTTATCTAAGTTGTGCATATAATTATATTTCTAAATATTGTAAACCTGGACATAGGCTAGGCTTAGGTTATTTTTTAAACGATGCTGTAGTTGAGTATTGTGCTACTAAAATGGATGACTCTAACGGAGGTTCTCTCTTAGTAGAAATTATTAAAGATGACCTTTTAACTACAGAAAAACTTATTAGAACTACCATGACTGAGTATGAGATTACTTATGAAATGGCTTTTGCTAACCTTTTAAAAAAGAAAAGGCTCAGTTCTTATTTTTTAGCGTATAAAAAGTTTTGTGGTTCTTCTTTGGTAAGTTGGTATAATTCTTCATATATCAACAACTTAATAGAGGTATTAGAACCATTCTTTACCTATATTCTGGCCAAAAATCATATTTATACTCCATATAAAGTATCAAATTGGAATAATTCTAAAATAGAAGATTTTTCTTTCTGTCCAATTTACTTTAAAGATCGTTATATTACTAATGAACTAGTAGAAAATGGTCTGGGAAATGAGGCTACGCAGCAAGGAACTGCTGTGCATTTAGTGTTTGAAGAAATTATTGGTCGTTATAAAACTAATAAAAAGAAAGATTTAAAAGCTATTGCTGAACGTTATTTTAAATCCAAGGCTTTCAAAGAGGTCGAAGAATTTATTTCTGAGCATGTTCCGTCAATCAAAGAAATGTTTTTAAATGAAAACTCTTTTATTCACTTAGTATTAACTCCAGATACTGAAATTTTGCTAGAACATACTATGTTTGCTAAAATTGATGGTGTTTCTTTTACCGGAACGGCTGATTTGATTCTAGTGAATGGCACTAAAGCTCATATCTTAGATTATAAAACTTCAAAGCTAGACCCAAAATATTTACCAAAAAATAATAAGAAATATGCTAAACAGCTTAGTTTATATGCTAAATTATTTCAAACTACTAGACCAGAAATAACTGAATTAGAAGCCACAGTAATTTATACCAGAGGCTTAATTGCTCCTCTTGATATTAATCCTAATATTCATGTAGAACGTGCTAGAGATATCGACCATATCAAGAAAAGTCTTCGTTCTGGGGTATTAATTGCAAATGAGCAAAGTTGTTTCTTATGTCGACACCCAAACTGTAAATTTAGAAAGCGCGAAAGCATTTGGGCTGAAGATGGTACGCGGAAAAATAAGGAATTAAATAAAGAGGTATGATACATGTTATCAATTAGACAACTTTTAACCGAAGCACCTGAGGAAGTTACGCTTGCAAAACAGCCAGTATCCGCTGCTCCTACCGCACCTGAAGGCGCTAAAATGAGTCCAACAGATTTTGCAGCTCCTGCTCCAACCGCTGGTGGCAGTGCTGGATTAGCTCCGCTCCCAGGCATTAATGCGGGACAGGCAGGACCTTCCACTTTGAACAAAGAAATTTTAAACAAGCAATTGCTGCTTTCAAATTTGATTGTACTTAAAAATATTGTTGCAACTTTTGAGAAGCAATTTGAAGGCGAAGATTTTAGTATTGATGATGCTAAAGTATATATCCATAGTTTCTTACAGAATTTAGCCACTCAAGCAGACAATATTGCCGGAATTATTGGCGAAGAAATGGGAGAAGGTGGCCCAGCCATGGAAGCTCCAGTAGAGATGCCAGCGGCTGAAACTATCCCAGAACCTCCTGCTCCAGTCGAAGCTCCAGTAGAAACTGGAGAAATTGATTTGACCGGTGGAAGTGAGCCTCCAATTGGAGGAGCTCCTACTGGAGAATTGAGTGAGCCTGTTCCATTCGAGCCATCACCATTTACTAATCCAACTGAGGCAATTTAATGTCTAATTATGTCACTAAATTCAGTTTAAATGATACTGCATATATAGTAGATAAAGATACTGTAAATGTTATTCCAGCTGTTATAATTGCAATTAATGTAGCTGAAAATTTAATGGCACCCGCTAAAATTTCATATCAAGTTAGATATGTTTCAGACTATGCTGGAAGATCTCAGTATGCTGAATCTGATCTTTACTTTGTAGCAGAAGCAAAGGCTGCAGTTATTCAGTTACTCTCTGAAAGATCTGCAGAAATAGCTAACTTAGGAAATTAATATGAATATTGTTACAAAATTTTCAGTTGGCGATAAAGCTTACTTTTCTTTATTTGCTACAGCTATGATATATCCAGTACAAATTAAACGAGTTTATCTAAGAAATAATGAAGTTATTTATGATGTTATTCGTACAGATAAAAGTTTCGTTATTACTGGAGTAAAAGAGACTGAGATTGGAAGTTTTGTAGAAGCTAAAGCTATATTAGTAGCTTATTTAACAGCTAAATTGAATGAAATTACAAATTTGGTGGCTCCATAATGACTTTATATAGTAAGCTTTTTACATTTTCATTGCGCGAAGAGGCGGAAAAGCCTGCTTCAGAACAGCCACAAATGCCAGCTGCACCAGCAGGTCCAGAACCAGATGCTGATGGTCTTATCTCTCCATATACTCTACCAAGAAAAGATATTACAGCATTAGCTATTGATGAATTAGAATCCCAAAGTAGAATGCTAGGATTTAATATTTCTACTGTATATGCAAAATGCGCTCCAAGTATTGACTTAGTTAAGCGTATTGACACAGCGGGATATACTGAATTCAAAAGTCGTATTATCGATACCATGGATCTTAATAATATTTTATCAGATAATGAAACAATTAAAGATCATTTGGCTGATATTTTTACATGGGCTTATGCCAAATGCGAGGGCCCCGATCTATTTTTAGTATATTCAAATAAAAAAACCGTAGAACAAACAGCAAGAGCTATCTTTAGTGTTTCTACCAAAGCTGGATTAAGAATTCCAGCTGGAAAAATAAAAGATTTATTGATCAACGTATTAGAAAAAGTATTACAAAAGCCAGAAAAGAGCAGTTCAAATGGATCTGACTAAACTTATATCATTACTTCCGTCCAAATATTATAAATATGTTGCTGGAACTATTGCTTTATGTATCTTATTACCCTTAGGATATTATAGTGTTCAGGGATATTTTGCTAAACGAATATTAGACCGTCAAACTGAACAAATTAAGGTGCTGACTAATGAAATTAGTACGCTTAAGGGAGAAAAAGCAGTCAAAGCGAAAGAAGCTGAAAAAGCTGTTGACGCGTTTTACAATCAAAAAGATCGTGCCGATAAAGCCGAAGCAAAACTAGCTCAGTTAAAACCAGTAGTACTGCCTTCTGTAAACGGCTCTTCTGACTCCACAACAACCAATGTTTCAGTTACTCCAGATTGTATGGAACAAATTAAATTAGTTCAAGAACAGTATGTAGCACGAGAAGAAGTATTTCAAGAAGTCATAACAGAACAAAAAACAACTATAACGAATGCTACTGCAGCGATTGAAAAACTACAAGATGAAGTTATTACAGACAATAAAATTATTGCTAAATTTGATGAAAAAGATAAAGTAAAAGATGCCCAATTAGCTGCTTCTGAAAAACGAGCAAATAGTGAAGAATCGAAAAAGAAAATATATAGAACTACTACTGGAGTATTGGGTGTAATAGTTTTAATCTTAGTATTATAAAAATAATAGATTTAAAATAGCCTCCTAATTAAGTTTAGGAGGCTTTTTCATGGCGGATTTTAAGTTAGCAATAGAAAAAACATTAGCCTATGAAGGTGGTTATACTAATAATATCAATGATCCAGGTGGCGCAACTAATTGGGGAATTACATTAGGTGTACTTCAAGAACAAGGTACTATTGGAGATTACGATCATGACGGCGATGTAGATAAAACTGATGTGCAAATCATGTCTAGAGAAGCCGCAGAAGAAATTTATAAACGTCTTTATTGGAATGGTGATAATATTCAATCACAAGCTATAGCAGAAAAGAATTTCGATATGGGTGTTAACATGGGAACTGCAGTTGCTGCTAAATTATTACAGCAAGCTCTTGTAGCCTGTGGATTTTCTGTAATTGCCGATGGAAAATTGGGACCAAAAACAGTTAATGCTATTAATGCTTCCCCAGAATCCGGCCTTATGACAGCTTTATGCAATCTACAAGAAACTCGTTATTGGGATATTGTACAACACGATTTGGAAAAAAATGCCGCCGCTAGAAATTGGCCCGAATCTTTAGCGTATGATGCTATTACTGCATGTAAAGCAAAAAATTTACCTATTGCTTTATCTTGTTTGCAAAGAGCCAGACAACTAAGACTAAGAGAAGGTAAGTTAGTTTTTCTTAATGGCTGGCTAAAACGTGGTGGAGATAGATTTGGGGTATAATGTTTTTCTTTAAATATACGATACTCTCAATATCCAACAGGAGAAAGTCGTAATGGCTGAAGAAAAGAAGAATACCCTTGAGTTTTCAGATAATGAGTTAAACATTCTTAATGATATTATCCGTCAGCATAAGGTACAATTAACAAATGAAGAGCTAGTTCTCTTGGCAATGGGTAAGAGAAGTACTCCTTTAATTGATATTACAGTAAAGATTGGTTCCGCTTGGGAACGCAGAGCTGCCGAATTACAGGCACCAGCCGCTGAAGTTCCTGCAGCTCCAACAGATTCACAGAATTAATTGTAGTTCTCTCGAGAGGTGACTATGAAAAACGGAAGCGAAAAGCACGACAAGGGTTCAATTAAGAAAGGCCCAGTCGAAAAGCATAAGAAAGAGCAGCATGTAGTGCCTGCCAAAAAGGGCAATAAGCCAGATCCCTTTGCTAAGGGCGGCAAGTAATAACCAGCAGCTGTATGAATGAAATGAGGTCCTTCGGGGCCTCATTTTTTTGTCAAAATATGCCGATACTAAATTGACAGAAAAGTGCATTTTTGGCAGGTGGCCATTTTGCAATTAAATGTACGGGAGAAGAAATAATGAGTCGTGAAGTACAGGATTTAGTTGCTAAGTTCTTAGAGGATAAGCAACTTACGAAAGAATCAGCAACTCCGCAGCAATTGTCTGATGCGCAAGCTTTTGAAAGTTGCTATAACTGGTATAGAACTAAGATGAATGTTCTACCAGAAAATGCAGAACTCGCTGCTAAGGTATGGTTACAAAAATATGCTTTACATGATAAGTCTGGAATGTGTCTAGAAAAGACTCCAGAAGATATGTGGGATAGAGTAGCAAATTCACTTACAGATGAAGAGATTCTTACTAATCCTACTGCGTTAAATAGAGATGAAGTATTTGCAGAATTTCGTTCTATTCTTGACGGATTTAAATATACTCCTCAAGGATCTGGATTATTCGCATTAGGTAATCCATATGTGAAATCTTCTGCATCAAATTGTTTTGTATTGCCTTCTCCAGAAGATAGTTTAGATAGTATTTTTGAGACCGCTAAACTAATGGCAAAGATTTATGCCTTTCGTGGTGGAATCGGAATTGACATTTCAAATCTACGGCCTTACGGTGCTTCCACAAATAACGCCGCACGAAGCTCCACGGGTGCTGCAAGCTTCATGGATTTCTATTCCTATGTAACTGGCATGATCGGACAGCAAGGCCGTAGAGGCGCTCTTATGCTCACCATGCGAGTGGATCACCCTGACATTTTTCGCTTTATTGAAATGAAGCGTGACTTGGATAAGCAGCCCTTTTTCGATGAGCTAGCAGAGGCTGGTATTAACATCAACGATTACAAACATTCTGCAATTGCAGATCGGTTGAAGTCTGCATCACATTCTAATGTCTCTGTTCGTTTGACCAAGGCTTTTATGGAAGCTGTGAAAAATGATACTGAGTTTGAACTTTATTTTGATTATGACCCAGCTTCTGGAAAACCTCGTCATTCTGAATTTGTAAAAGCTAAGTCTATTTGGGACAAATTAATGCACTCTGCATGGGAATCAGCAGAGCCTGGAATTCTTAATTGGGATCATATTCTTGAAGAAAGTCCAGCGGATCAGTATCTTAATTTAACGGATATTGATTATACAGATCCCGCCACTGGGGAAAAGAAAACTGTATCTTATTCTTTCCGAACTCTTTCTACAAATCCCTGTGGAGAGGTTCCACTTTCAGGAGGAGATTCTTGCTGCTTAGGAACCTTCTTTTTGCCAGCTTTCGTAAAGAATCCTTGGACAAAAGATGCTTATTTTGACTTTGCAATGTATGAACAGCATATCAAAGTAGGAGTTAAAGCGCAAGATAACATTAAGAATTGGGATTCTAGAATTCTTCCATTAGAAATTAATAGAATTTCTGCCATTCTTGGTCGGCGTATTTCTTTAGGAAATCATGGCTTAGCTGATTGTTTGGCTAGTCTTGGACTTAAATATGATTCAGAGGAAGCAAGACTTCAGACCGATAAAATTTATGAGTGTTTAAAAAATACTGCATATGAACAGTCTTCCGATCTCGCTGAGTTGAAGGGTACCTTCCAAGTATTTGACTACGAAAAGCATAGCAAATCTCCTTTCTTCAAGCGTTTACGAGATTCTGTAAAAAAGAAGATTAAGAAAAATGGTTTACGTAATATTGCCCTGTTAACAAATGCTCCTACTGGATCTATGTCAGTTCTTTCTCGTAATTGTTCTTCTGGAATTGAACCAGTCTTTATGAAGTCTTATAATAGAAATGTAAAAGTTCCAGGAACTAACGATTTTGAAACTTTTGTTGTTTATCATCAAGCATTAGAAGATTGCTTACAAGCTGGCGGAAATACTGACGTATTTATTGAAGCTGGAAATATTGACCCAGAAAAGCGAGTAGAACTTCAGGCCACTATTCAGAAGCATATTGACCATGCTATCAGTGTTACTACTAATCTAAAATCTGATGCTACTGTAGAGACAGTAGAACTTCTATATAAAACAGCGTTTGAGAAGGGCTGTAAGGGATTTACTATTTACCGAGATGGTAGTAGAACTGGTGTTCTTAACGCAATTAAGAGCCCCGAAAAGACTCACAAAGTCATGGAACGCCCTAAAACTACTAGTATTGATATTCATAAGGTTAAATATCGTGACAAGCAGTGGGCGGTTCTCGTTGGTAGAGTTGATAATGGTCCGATTGAAGTATTTGCTGGTATTGAGGAAGATACGCCTCTACCAAATAAATATCATCGTGCAGAATTGACTAAGAAATCAAGAGGGCATTACTCTCTGACTGTGTATCTTTCTGAGGATGAAGATGATGTAATCAAGATCAATAATATTGGCGCAAGATTCCCACTTCCTGAAGGAATGACTCTTACTCGTTTTATCTCATTGGCCTTAAAGAATGGAGTTCCTGTTTCAGCTATTTGTGAACAGCTTACAAAATCTTCTAGCTCAATGTTTGATTATCCTGCCGTATTAAATCGAGTGTTAAAGAGTTATATTACTGCTGAAGAATATAGCGCAAATGTTGGGGATAAACCTTGTCCCGAATGTGGTAAGTCATTAAAATTTAGAAAGCAAGATGGCTGTATGGTAGAATACTGCGAAAGTTGTAGCTACTTAAACAGTAAATGCGGTTAAGGAGCATTATGAATAAAATTGAACCTGGAAGTATTGTAATATTAAAAACTGGCGGTCCAAGAATGACTGTTATAAATGTAAATAGAAAAGGAAAGTGCTCATGTGCTTTCTTTGTTGGAGATGGTTTACATCGAATTAAGCTTCCTATGGATAGTTTAGAGAACGTAACAGAAATATCTTATGATGAAGCAACAGTTTTACCAGAAAAGAAACCATTTGATGAAATTATTCAACATAGAGATGACTCTGATGCTACTAATTTAGTAGATGATTCTACTATGGTTGTATTAACTAAGTATATTAAAGAAGATCAGCCGATGGTTCTAGCAAGAATTGACAATGAAATTATCTTTTCTGCTGCCATAGAGGAAGCAGATACTGTGAAAGAGGTGTAATATGAGTAGACGCAGATTGACTCATTATTGACTATTTAATATTACAGAATGTAAATATATAGAAATATTAAATATTCCGTTATATTTATCCGCTAAACAAGTACAGAACTTCCTGTCTCTTTTATCCACTCCCAATTGGTGGAAGCTAAGAGGCAGGGAGTCTCTTTATTTATGGTCACCGCCAGTTAGTAATTTTAAGAATCCTCGTATAGTTACACTAGACCAATGCGGATTGGAAGAACGCGTATATGAACCATTAGAATTTGTTATAGAGCAAGTTTATAACGCATATCCAAAATTTCCACTTAAATGGTGGTATAACGAAACAAAAGCTTGGTTATTAGAGGGAAGTAAGCATAAATCATTAATAAAAACCAATATAAAACCAATAAAACAGAAAAAGGTGCAACATGGGTAAAAGATTAACTCACTATTGAATTTATATTATTACAGAAGGAATGATGTTTAATTATAAGGGAGAACCCTTATATTTTACAAAATCGCAAGCTAATAAAATACTGCATTCTCTAATTAATGATGAATGGTGGACATACAATTGGCAGGGTAAAGAGACACCCGCTTTACCGCACCGTAAATTTCAATTAGAAGAATTTTTTATTGAACAAGTACATAATGTAGCAGGAAAAGTAGTTAAAAAGTACTCTACTAAATATTTACGAGGAAGCCGCCCATTATACCAGTGGATTGAGGTTCAAAATCCTTATAATGATTATAAAGCTTCTTTTTTATCATGGATCTATCCCAGTTCTGCCTTAGATCATAATACATATAAATATTTTACAAAAGACTATATAGAAATGTTAAGAGCGGCTTTCTAGGCCGCTCTTTTTTATTTGAATACTACTTTTAATGCTTGTTCTTTATCTGGTTTTTCTGGATCTTCCGACAATTTACCTTTGATGTCATCGATATGATGTGATGCTACATCTATTGCGCCAGTCATATCGTCAAGAGCTTCTGCAATATCCGGATCCTTGTCTTCAGGATACTCTGTTTTGGTTTGAGTAATTTTTTCTTTAACTGCAGCAAGATCTGAAGAAATTTCATCAAAGCAGTTTTCTTTGATAAGTTCCTTTTTGATAAATTTAAATGCTTCTACAACAGGAGTAGTTACATAACGCTTACCGAGAATATCAGCAGGATCTAATCCTACCTTATACATACCAGCGTCGAGATCCTGCGACATCGCTCTCTGTGCGATTTTTTCAGCAGGCACACCATGTAAATTCCGTGACGCTGCGAGTTTAATCGTGTTTTCATCTTTAGGAAAAGCCTTAATTTCAACTTCATAACCGTGTTTAATCCCTTCTTGCACATAGAAATGGCGTTCTTTCTTAGTAATATTAGTATTATCCACTATTACGAGAGGAACTTCTCGCTGAAGAGCCTGTAGGTATTTTTGTTGGCAATTCATATGTGCAGTACGAAGCTGCATGAAATCAAATTTATAGGATGGAGCATTTGCAGCCTCGGGATCACCAGCAGCTTCTAATTCTGCCCTATGTTTAGCAGCCAAATCTTCAAAATGATGGTCTGCAGAGCAAATTACATATTCTCCACCGTACTGTTTAATATAGTTATTCGTGAAATAGCTTTTGCCACTTCCTGGAATTCCCACTAAAATAAGTACTTTTTTCATAGTTATGCCTTAAGTTTGTTAGCCATTCTAAATTGTAATTCTTTCATTAGCTCTTCGTCACTAATGTCATGTAAAGCAATTATATCTTTGGCTGGAGTTTCAGCTGGCTCGTCCACAACTTCTGGCTCAACCTCTCCAAGAACTCCCTCAGGATTATCTAAACCGAATTGCTCTTCGCTATCCATTTCTAAGGGCTCTTCTGAGTGTGGAACTAGTTGACGACCAGAAATAGAATAGTCAGGTCCTTCAAAATCTACTGCAACATCAAAATCACCAATATCGTCCACATAGCTCATAGCGTCAGCTGAATTTTTAACGGCATCGCGCATAGTATCTTCTGGATAATTGTAAAATAAAATATCATCTGCTTGTTTTTCTAAATCTGATGGTTCTTCTTCGGCCATTAATTCACTAGCCTCTAGTCTATTTTCTTCTCCTCTTGCCTTTTCCTGCGCAGACTCAAGCTCTTCTGGAGTCATTGTATGAAAGGAAGCTTTTACATTACCATCATTAACTCTACCAACCTCATCACCTTCTTCAGATTCACCATTTACAATATCTTTATTAGTGTTTCCAAAAGTAAATTTTGGACCTTCTAAAATAGATGCAAATGGATCTGTGGTATTTTCATATGCTGCAGCATTAAAATTTTCAAATAAATGTTTCTTAGACACGATTATATCCCTTTCGTTTTTGACAGAACTGCGTTAACTTTATCCATTTCATGGGTGAGTAAAATTTCAATAAATCGCATTTGTTGACGCAAATCTGCAGCATTGTAAGCATTTACAATAGCATTTATGCCTTCTTTATGCGGATCGGGTGTAACATTTTTAGCTGAAGAAATATCAGTAGCCGGATCTACTACTTCTGGACGAGGGGTTCCAGCCAATTTATCTTTAACCCAATCGGCAGGACCTTCGAGCAAGGATACCATGGGATCTGTGTATTTATTATCAGCCATATAATTTCCAATTCATTATTTAATTCAAGGCTTGATTGCTCTTCTCAGTCTGTCACTACTTAATTCCTCAAGCCACACGCCCTGCGGACGATACTCTATCTTAGAGGTATGAATGACTAAGATTGTCCTGTCCACAGACTGGCACCTCAAGTTTTCATCCCAATTCGACCGCACAACGGACCAAGGCATACCGTCAAGACTACACGAAATCATAGAGTCTGTTGATTGGGTTTTATCCGTAGGTAAGAAGCAAAAAGCTACTTATTTCTTGGGATTGGGTGATATATTTGATAGTTCCGAAAAACTCTTAACTAGAGAAGGTCTCTCTATTAAGAATATGTTTAATAGAATTGCAAAACAATATACAAAAACTGCTATGTTTTTAGTAGGAAATCATGATCAAATTTCATCAGAGCATAATATTTTGGATCTTTTCTCTCCAGTTGTAAAAGTATTTTCTTCTCCATCTTTCGTAGATATTCCAGGAGCAAGATTATTCTTTTTACCATATTTGAGAGAATCTGAAGATCTTTATGCTGCATTAAAAGAATTTGAAAGTCATGATTGTCCTGGTAAGAAATATTTATTTGCTCATTTTTGGGATACTTCCGTAATGAGTGTAGATCCAGAAGCTATCGATTTAAGTAAAGTCAATTTGGACTTTTTTAATCGTATCTTTTTAGGTCATTATCATGTGCCATCGTCAAATTTTAATAGTAAAATTATATATCTAGGAACTCTTTTAAATAAACGGTTTAATGAAACTGGCCCCAAAGGATGCTGGACATTAGATGTCGAAACTAATAAATTGGAATTTTTCGCTAATCCGAGCTCACCTGAGTTTTTTGTTCTTCAAGATACAAACGTTCTTACTGATGCTGAGAATTTAGTAACAAATGCCTACTATCGTATAGCATGTGATCCAGAAAATGTGTTAGAAGTAACTAAGTTACTTTCTAAAGTTAAAGGCTTTGAGTTAGTTTCAAAGAAAGATGAAGAAACAGATCCTACTAAAATTTCTATTATGAATGTAGAGAAACGCAATTCTTCTTCATTAAAAGATTATATTATGGCTAATTGTACGATGTTTATGCCAGAAGGCGTAACAGAAGATGAATTTAAGGCACAAGGCACTACTTTCTTGGCGAATTTATAATGGGTTTTAAACTAAAATCTCTCACTGTTGAAAATTTTGTAGTATTTGTAGATAGAACATCTATAGATTTTTCCCAGTCGATAATAAATAATATTGAAGGTGCATATAAAACAAACAGCCAGCAATCAAATGGAGCAGGCAAATCTTTAATTATTGACGCCATTTCTTTGGCGTTATTTGGCAAAGGAATACGAGCTAACTATATATCTGAGTATATTTCAAGCAGTAATCCAAATGGCGGAATTTATATAGCCTTAGATCTAATAGATGATCATAATAATACTCTTAAGATAGAGCGATGGCGTAGACCTGATAGTGAGCAAAATAAAGCAAAACTATGGCGCAATGGCGTAGCTATTTCACAAGATTCTACTGTATCTAAAATAGATGAAATGCTCCAATCTTATATTGGAGTTACTCATAATAATTTCACCTCTTGTATTTTTTCTGTAATGATTCCAGGATTTTTAAAACTTAGACCATCACAAAGATTTGAAATCTTAGAACAGGCGCTTGCTGTTAAGAAGATTGAAAGTGTTATTAAAAAAATAAATGCCGCTATTAGATTAGATGAAGAAAAGTTAGAAGCTACTAATAAAACATTAATTGATTTTAATAACAAATTCATAGCCGAAAATACTAAAAAGCAGATTTATTCTGTCAATTCTCAGTCTATAAAAGATGCTATCGTCGCTCAAGAAAAAGAGTTGACCGATTATCTAGCAGATGAGAAAGAAAAGGTTACTAAACTTAGTGAATATAAAAAATTACTTAGCGATATCAACGATAAATTAACGCCCTTGCTTGAAACCAAAGAAGCTCTTACTGCCGATTTGCGTTCTCTTGAAGCTTCAAAACAGACTATGGAACTTAAACTAAAATCTGTTATGAAAGCTTTTAAGAAAGGTGCTGGAGATTCTCTTGAATGTGCTATATGCAAATCCTCACTTACAGAGTCAAATAAAGACACTGTAAAGGAGCATTATGAAGCAGAAATTCGTACCCTGGCTTCCTCTATTGAATCTAAGCAAGGAACTGTAAACCAGCTTCTCACTAAGATTAACAAGCTTGCAACTGCTAGACACACCACAGAAACTGCAGTATCTACGTTTAATCGGCAAGTTTCTTATGTTCAAACTAATATTTTGGCCACTGAAAAGGGCCTTTTAGCTTCAAAAGAAGCACTAAAGACTAGTAACTCAGCTTATAGTGAAGCTTTACTCAAGACTATCAAAAAAGAATGCGATAATCTTACCACGGTAAAGCTTTCATTAGAAAAATCATTAAAAATAAACAATGCTTGGAAACAAGCTATGTCTAAAAATGGATTACGTCTTGCTTACATTAAGGAAGAAGTAGCCACTCTTAGTGCATTAGCTAGTAAATATGCTTCCGCTGTTTATGAAAAACCAATGCAGGTGAAATTTTATATCAATGACGATAAAGAAAATCCTACTCTCGATTTTCATGTTAACGGAAAAAATGCTGGACTTTTTTCTACCGGTGAAGGTAGACGGTTAGAAATTGCAATGACACTCTCTCTTATGTCTTTGTTAAAGACCTCTGGACTAAATTTAGGCTTTCTAATTTTAGATGAAGCCCTAGATGGATTGTCAGAGTCCAGCAAAAGAGCTGTATTAAAAGTAATCGACTCACTTGCTACAGAATATCAGATTCTTATGATTTCGCACGATCTTCTAATAAAGCAACGACCTGGATATGTAATCCAAGTCGTTAAAGACGATACAGTGAGCCGCTCGACAGTTAAGACGTATATTCAGAAATAGTTATTCCCAATTTACCAGCACTGTTTTATACTGCTTTTCTAGTTTTCTGTATTCTTTAGAATCTATTAGGACTAGCTTTATACTAGGATAGTATTTTGCAAATTTCTTTAACTTTGATTTACTTTTAGGATCCATCCATCCCTTGACTTCATGATATTCTATAGACTCATCATTGTTAGTTATCTTAAAATCAGGCATATAGCTTTTAGCACCTCTTATCTCTTTTTCAAAAATAAAAGTATCGGGTTCAAATTCCCATTTTTTTATTTGCTTGTTTTGTATTAGTAGATTTAAATATCGCGCATAATTAGCTTCCCAAGAACTTCTAAAGAAAACTTCTCCTAAATCTTCGCGTCTTCCTTTTTTAGTTCTTGAGTAAGCATTGATAGAATTCGCAAAGCCTGGAGCAGGAGTCCCATACACCTTTATTTTAGTGGAAACTGCCTTTACTGATATTTCGTGTTTTTGTTCTTCTGACAGGCTTTGTGCGAATTTTTTACTACATTCTCCAATGCGTTGTTTAGTTTCAGAAGAATGTGTCTTACCTAACATTCCCTTTGGATGTTCTTTATTTTCCCATCTGTTAGGTACGTTTATATCTTTTATTCGAATAGACGATTGGTGTTTACTATGCTCCTTGGTAGTTAATCCCAATGTTTTAGCAAATTTACATATACCACTTTTGTCACGCATGATTCTTTTAGCTAACGCGTTTAAAGAAAACTCAGAGATAGGCTTTTTGTACTCTGCTTCTATTTCTGCTTCTTCTTCCTTACTATAATTTGGATGTTTAATTAGCCCCAGTTTTTGTAATTGTGCGTGAACAGCTTGCCCAGAGATATTTAAAGCTTCTCCAGTTTTCCATACATTTTTGGTCGTTTTGTACGATGTAATAATTGCAATGATATCGTCAGCAGTAAACGCTTTACCTTTAGGCATTAAAGACCTCTCGAAATTAATTACATCTGTCCTGCATATTTTTATAGTACTGCCGATACTTTATACGGAGAAACTAAGTGAATTTACAAATGTCTACAGGATTACCACCAGTTTTAAAGTGTTTAAAACTAAGAGAAGACGCCAAACTTCCCGCAAAAGCTCACACTGGAGTTTTTGAAGATGCCGCATATGATTTATATCTGCCAGAAAAGGCAGAAAGTCTTAAAATCTCTCCAGAATCACATCAGTTAGTTGATTCCGGTTTAAAAATTATTGTACCGGATGGCTATTGGGTAAAATTTCATGACCGCTCAGGATTGGCTGCCAAGAAAGGCATTACAGTAATGGGTGGAGTCATTGATTCAGGCTACACTGGAGAATGGAAGGTTATTTTACATAATAATTCCCATTACACTCAATTTATAGATCCTGGTCAAGCTATGGCTCAGTTTACTCTAGAAAAAATTAATACTGCCGATATAATACTTATTGACCAAGAAGAATTTGATGTTGAGGATCAAAAGAGACAACGCGGAACTTCTGGCTTTGGGTCTTCGGATAAAAAATGAGAGTTTTGGCACGTAAATTACAAACAATCCCATACGTAATAACACATATTACAAAGAGCATTCACGGAGAAAAATCCCCGTTTGAAATGCTTTCTGAAGCTCCTTTATGGCTACGATTAGCTAGTAGAGGTCGTTATTGCGCGTATAAAAATATAATTTATGTGCCTAATTTTCATTTAGAATTAGTGTCCTCTAAACACGAAGCAGATAGAACTCTTGCCACAGCTAAACTATTACCTTGGGTAATGCTTTTACATGATGTAGAAAATATATCTGTTATAACTGCCCTAAAGTCTTTATTTTATTTACCATACCAACTGCATTATTTTCTATACGAATTTTTGTTTTTAAAGGCTACTTCCCATAAGTTTTTTGAAGTCATTTCTATGGGTTTTATGACTACAAGAACTAAATGGTTTGGTATGAAAAAACTCTCATATGAAGATGTTGAACTTCATATGAGAGTTATTCTTGATTTAAATAAACCTAAAAACTAAAATTAGATAATGGATTTACTTTTTGTGTAGCACCGGTTTCGACTGGTGCTTCTTTTTTGCCTGCAAATGGAGTTCCAAAAGTGCCACGAATAATTTCATTCATTAGTCGCATTTTAGACATATATCCAGTTTCTGATCCGTAATTTGAACTCTTTAATCTAGCTTCAATTTCATTTTTATTTGAAGCCAAAGCATCTCGTAATAATCCAATATTTCCAGTTTGCTCATATTTATTAAATGCTTGTTCAAATGTTGTTTTAAGTGGACCACTAAAAACAGAAGTTATCCATTCCTTAAAATGATTAAATGCTGTTTGCATTTGAGGATCATTAATAGGAGAAGTATACGCTGGATTATCTTTATTAGCTTCATAGGCATTTACAATTTTAGAAATTAATACTTCGTCAATTCGTACATTTCGTAAATCATCGACAAGTTTATTACCCGCAAAATTTTGTTTGTTTGGACCACTAACAAAGAAATCTTGTAAATCTTCTATTTCTTCTAATTCTTCATTGCTTAATGCCATATATTTATGCTTAGCATCTTCTCCTCTAGCCTTATAATTGTTATAAGCATTAAATAATCTAACCATAGCTACTAAGAAAGAACTAAGTTTTTTTAATTCTACTAATGTCTGTTGCAGTATCGGTGCTGCTTGATGAGCAAAAAATGTAATGTATGCATTTTCTAAATCTAGAGAAGGATCTTCTTTTACAGTAACTGCCTCTGTGATAACGCCACGTAGTTTTAACAGTTCTTTCATAGCATTTGAAAATCCAGTAATAGATGCTTGACCAGAAGCGCCTGTCTGACTCATAAATGGCGTATTATTTTTATCGCTCATTGGGATAGCGCCACTTTGAATATCTTGCCATAATCTATTTAAATTTTCTGGTGACATAGTAGAAATAAATGCGGCAATCTCTGGTCTTCCGACATAGGCTCTACCATTATATTCAAATGCTTTATTTACACTATTTGGAATAAATATTCCAAATTTATCGTATAAAGTATCTCCTATTTTCTTAGCTAGTTTCTTTTCCTCCGGCCCAGACACTTTTTGTGGTTCTGTTGAAGGAACTTCATCTGATTTAGTTACCCCTAAAAGATTACTGATAGTTTGAGGTTTAATCTTAGCTATTTTTGCAAGGCCTTCAATTCTAACCGGATCTTCAGTTTTTTCAATCTCTTTGATGATATCAATTAAATCGTTTTTACGAGAAGGCTCTGCAGTTAATAATTCTCTTTGTAATAAATCTAATACCTTATCTTTAAACGTATTACCTTTTAATATAGTATTTGTAGATACATTAAAAGATGGGATCGAGTCAAGTTTTAAAGTTTGTCTAATTTCTTCTTTGTATCTAGAAGGTAAGTCTTTTATTTTAAACCAAGGTGTATTTCGTTCAGTAGTAGATTGTAAAAGAGCTACTTTAACTTTACCTAAAATATCCTCTGTAATTTCTACAGGTTCTCCGGTTAATGTAATTAATAGTTCGGCAGTATTGCTTAATATATCAAAGGTTAATAAAGATGCTCTAACTGTAGTATCTTCTAAATATACATCAGTATCATCTAACATCATTTTAAGAAATTCTTTATCTTCGAATTTTAAGTCTACCGTGTTAAAAGATCTAATTTTAGATCCTGGATTTATCATTAAACGCTCGAGTAATTCAGCAGCGATACTCGCCCAATTAGGAGTGTTAAAGTATTTTAAAAGGATATTACCGTGAGAGAAGATAATCTCTTTGTCTTTTTGTTCTTTTTCACTTTTTGGTTCATATACTAAAGTATCTAGAATATCAGGATCTGCAATATATGGAGCAGCTTCGTCTGGCTGAGGAAGATTTTCAAGATCGTTAATAACTTCTCCAGTCCCTTCTCCAGTAACTGGTTCGTATTTAGTATAAAGATCGCTCTTAGTATCTGTTTCACCCCTAGTTTTCTTAACACCCTGGGCTTTTAGTCTAATATCTCTAAGTCTAGTATTTACTTTTGAAGGATTGGAAAATCTTAAATAAATATCCTCATCAATTTTAGGCAAATCTTGTACATTAGCGAATAAAAATGCTCTAATAAACTTATTGAACGCTTCTCCAAAGAGAATATCCATTGCGCTATGCTGATCATCTGCAATTAAACTACTTAAATCGGTATTTACATCTTCCGTTAGTTTTAGAATTTCTTTTAGTATTATAGATTCTTCAAAATTTACCATTAATGCATTAGATAAAATATCATCTTTTTCTAATACTATTTTTTTAAATTCATCTGGCAATTGCTTAAACATATCCACTAAATATTTATCTTTAGGTTTTCTTAAAACTGCACCTAAAGCATCATTTCTAATTGTACCATACTTATCTAGCTGATACTGGTATAAATCCATAGCTAAATAAAAATATAATTTCAATCTAACTAAAGACTGAGCAATTTGATTTGCTAAATCTTCACCAACTAAATCACTTTGAATATTGTATTTAGGTCTAAATTGTTCAATAATATCCGCAATTACTTTAGCCTGTTGCTGAATAACAGGCCACCCATCCTGGAAAGAAAGAATCTGCTTATCTGTAATTCCAGCCAATTTAACAGCATCGTAGACAGGTCTTACATTTATTCCAGCAGAACTTGCAGCCGGTTGTTCATCAGCCTCATTTAATGTGATTTTGATTATTTTTGATAAATTCATCATATATATATAATTCTAGCATCCACAGTCGTGCCCTATTAATAACAGCTTCTAGTAGAGTCAGTTATTAATAGGGCACTAACTTTAGCAAGTCTTTAGGGGTTAGTTATAATAAAAATTCCTGCTATATTGCTTACATAAAGATCGCCAGTAGTTCTATTACATCTCACAGAAAGTGGAGATACAATTGTTCCAGCATATGTATTTAAAGTCTGAGCATCGTCTGAGAGAGGTCCCTCGAAAGAAGCAGTATGACCTCCTGTTACAGTAGAAACAATTCCATTTGCTAATTTCTTAATTTTACTAACACTACTGTCTGCTACATATATAGTTCCAGTAGAATCTATTGCAATTGATACAAGACCTGAGAATTGAGCGGACAATGCTGGTCCATCAACATCACCAGGAGTTGACGGAGTTCCTGCAAGAGTGGTTACTTCCGCTGTTGTTATATTGATTTTTCTAATTGTTGGATTCCCTTGTTCAACAATATATAAATTATTATCTGGTCCTAAACACATATCAATAATAGTTCTAAATCGCGCAAGTTCTCCAATACCATCAGTATTTCCGTCAGTTCCGACGCCATTACTTAATACATTGCCAGCAAAAATAGTGGCATTCCAATTTGAATCTACTTTCCAAATACTGTGATAAGATGCGACATATCTATATCCACCATAAGTAATTATAGGAGCTGTAGGTTGTGTATAATAACTTCCAGCATTCGTTAGAGTGACCGTAGAAACTATATTATTAAATAATTTTCTCAGTTTAAGTGAAGATGTGTCAGTAATTAAAATGGATCCATCCGTATCAGTAGTAGCGTAAGTAGGAGACATAAATATAGCCTGAGTCAATGCATCTCCATCTGTTTCAATATATGTAGTGTCTAAAGGATTACCCGCTAGAGTTGTAACTACACCAGAAGATGTTATTTTTCTGACTGTTCTATTTGCTTGATCGCCAATTAAAATACTACCATCATTTTCAAAATTACCTAAAGTACAACCATTAAATTTAGCAACAGATCCGGTACCGTCTGTATATCCAAGTGTTACAGGCTTACCACACAATGTTGATACCGTATTAGTAGTTAAATCAAGCTGTCTAATAGAATTATTATTTTCATCCGAAATAAACAATTTAGTTCCAGTTGAATCGATTTCTAATTCAAATGGATCATGAAATTGCGCCGTAGCAGCAGCACCGTCTAAATATCCCATAGTGCCACTACCCGCAATAGTTGTAACTTCACCCGTTGTTATATTGATATGTCTAATTTTTTGATTAATTCTATCTGCTACATATAATGTAGTATTATAGACAGCCAATCCTCTTGGGCCGTTAAATCCGGCAAGAATTCCTATTCCATCTTCTGCTGATCCAGGTTGCAGATTATCGTCTTTACCAGCTAATAAAGTTAGAGTGTTATCTAGTAAAGAAAATTTATAAATACTATTCGAACTACCGCTACTTAAAAACAAACAATTATTTAATAAACTATATTTAAATCCAGATATTCCTAAAAGTTTACTATTAGAATCCGCTATCTCTGAATATAGTACAGTTAATATATTATTTTCTATTTCCGCAATAGAAATAGAAGTATTTGCACTATCGTATATTGTGGCATAAAACTTAGTAGCTGATGCCATACAAAAAAGTTTAACAATATACGTGCCGTATCCCAATAATGTGAGATCTACTACAGGTTCTAAAAGTTTTGTATTTGTATTTAATTTTGATATAAAGGTATCATTTGCTTGTGCATCATTTACATATAAAATACTATTCTTATATATTAATGAACCATTAGTATGCCAATTTACCCCATTAGTTAAATTAGAAATTGTTTCTAATTTTTTTGTAGCTATTGTTAGTTTTCTAATATTGAAATCATCTGCAATATAAAGAGTATTATCATCTGCTAATGCAATAGCTTCTGGAGAACCTGTTAGTGCTTTTGTTCCATAATTATCAACATCAAAATATCCACCAATAGGATCTCCAGCAAATATCTCAACTCCACGAACTGCTACATCTAATTGTTTAGTATCTACTTTACCATCAACTCCAGTTAAAGTATATTGCTCTCGTTTGGATGGCATTACTTCTAGGCTTGTTTTTCCTGTTACATTTTCTCCATTTATAGTTTGTGATTCTGGAGCACCGTTTTTGTATGTCCAAGATAATAACGCTTTTTTTCCGTATGGAATTGTGTAATTTGTCACAAAATCACCTTAAAGTATAGTTAAAATAAAAGAATTGTAGCCAGTAAATGCCATATTTGGAAAAGTTAGTTCAACCTTAGCTAAATAATGATTATCTAAATATTGTTTCATAATAAATTCATTATAGTCAGGTGAATTTTTATCCGTTATAACAAAATCTGAAAATAATACGTATTGTTTTGGAGACAATTGTAACACTGGTGTATTTTTTATTCCAGTAACCAAAACTATTGGGTGAGGTAGAACATTCATTAACACTGATGTCATAACTTATCTCATCTCTTTCTATATTTAATTAGTTTATCTAGAATCGTTTATATTTTTACTCGCGCAGAAATATACATGATATGTGGAGCATAATCTAATGTTTCTTTGCCTTTTATTTTATCTCTGGTGTATAAGTTATCATTGATAAAACGTTCTTCTAATGCAGCATAACTTAGAGTATTAGATTGATTTAGTACATTAGCATACAAATTCTTAATAGCATACGGCCCGAAGTTATATCCCATAAGAGCAGCCATTAATACAGACTTCATATCAGGTTGATTTGGATCATTGCTAATTGTTAATTTATTTTTATTTACTAAAGTTACCATAATATTAACACAAAGTAATAAATACTGTACACCAATGTCTATATTTAGTTTAGGATCCGCATAGGCTTCTAAATTAACATTGCTATCTTTAGTGATATCTTCTATTGCTCCAACACTAAGTTGGAATAATCCAATATGACTTTTATTTCTTGCTGTCGGATCTCCATTAGATTCTTTGAGCATAATACTCTTAATAAGAGCTGGAGTAAGAACTTTAGCTAAAGGATGATTTTGTGGTATGTACGTAGAATGTGCTATTTTGATTAGTGTATCAAAATCAGCTTTGTCATAAAATTTTTCGGGATATTTAGTAGGATCGAATTCAGATGCATATCCATCTTTTTTAATATCCGCTATAGTTTTACCTAATGTAGAATCTTCTAATGAATAATAAGCATTAGCAGAACTTTGCTTTAATGCGTCAGCCATATCTTTTGCTCTAGCTGATTCAATTCTAGCAAATGCTTTAGGAAGATCTGTATTAGATGCTGAGGGATTTCCAATATTACTAGTAAATCTAGGACTTATGGTAGACATCAATCTTATTATTGTTTTAGCTCTGCTATATATAGCTAAACAATTTGTGATAACACCACCCAGCACATCAAAAACTAAACTTCGATTTACTTTGTATTCAGCATTTCCGGGAGTATATACCTTCCAATTACCATCTGCATCAAATCCAGCAAATCCTCCAGATGAGTGTCTCATGAATATACTTTCTCCACCTGGAGTAAGCGAAATATCTAGTCCAATAACTTTATTGTATTCTTCAGTAACTGCACTATTATATACTTCACTGAAGGACTCTAATTGTGCTACATTCATAGATACTTCAGTAACTATGGGATTTCCTGAAGCATCTGTTAAAGTATCTTGTTTTAACCACTCTTCTAATGGATGGATTAAGTTATAAGGAAATGAGAAATTTTCTCCCTTAATCGTAATACCCTTCATAGTTCCTTGACCGGGTTTACGTAAAATTTCTCTTAATTTTATAATATCCGCTCCAGTTTTAACTAGATCTCCAGCATGAAACACTTCCCAATGTAAATGCCAACCACCGCCAGCCCCTTCAACTTTTCCAGTATTTCCAGTAACTCCTAAAGGACTTCCAACAGTATATTTTTTATAAATACCATTATTTGTATCTTGTATGATTTCAGGCAATACTGAGTCTAAATGTAAAAAGGCATGACAGTAACCATCAATTCCTTTAACCAATAACATTTTACCCGCTGTAGGACTATTAATATATGCTAATGGTATACAATCTATTGGTGCTACTAACTTAGCTTTAGTTACACTTAGATCTACTCCTAAGTGAATTCGCTTCGGACCTCCCGGAACAGTTCTGTCAGTTTTGAAATCTTTATATGACCCTTTTACAATTTTAGGCCATGCTATTGTGATTGGTGGAACTTTCTTAACACTAGTGCTAGAAGATACCGCAATCGTCGTAGAAGCCGCATTAGGACCCGTGGCTGACATAGATGGAGTAACAGGCATCCCAGAAATGGAAGAGGTATTAGTGGGCTTAGAACGCAATACCTGTAAATCAAGTACTGGATTATCCGTATTTACAGACTGTCTTTTTCTATAGGGTGCTGACGCTGTAGTAGGAAAGTTTGGAAATTCATTAAGAAATGCTGTATACTTAGAATTTGGAGAACCGTCATCTAGAATCACAGCTTTTTTTAATGGATTTAAAGAACTGCCCAAACTAATTTGTTCTTGGCCATCTAAATCTGTTAAAATTAAATGAGCACCTTTTTCACTTTGAACAATATAAGATTCTGCTACTCTATTTTCATAGTTATCGCGCTCTTGTTCAGTAGTCAATTCAGCAGATAACAAAATACCAGGACTTAACTCAATAGATTTAATACGAGCATTTTGAAGTAATTCAGATTCATGAAATACTGCACCCAATACCAAAGGTAAATTTGGATTATCGTCTTCAAAAATAATATATACTTCTGTTCCTACTTTTGGAACATTAAATACTCCAAAAAAGGAACTAGCGAAGTCATTAGAAAAATTAGATGAGGTTGGACCCCAATTATGACCAACTACTGGAGCCCATGGCAAACAATTGATTGCAGTTTCTGACAATTTACCTAAAACATCGGTTCCAACAGATTCTCCAAGTAAGGAATCTTCCTGTGGAATATCGCCAGTAACATCTGTTTCTTCAAATGCTCCACCATGTAGTGTAGGTATCCATACTTTAACTCTACCAGAATATAGTGGATCTTTTGTAGATACTACTAAGCCACGTGTTAATTTACCACTAATTCCATTAGTAGTATAATCTAAATATTCTTTGCTTTCAAAATCAAATGACATAGAGGATTACTTTAGAAGAGAATTGACACGTTTGATATCTGCTACTAATATAATATCCCCTGTTTTTAGGGACGCAAAAGGATCAGTAATACCATTCATCCAATAAACTAACCACCAATAATCTTCTGATTGATATAAATGTTTAGCTATAAGATCTGCTCTATTTTGGTATGCGGCAGGAATTTTAAATTTACTAGTAACAGGAATAGCCGCCCTATATGCCAACGGCAATGGGAAATATGTTAATACTCCCTTAGAAGAAGTAAATAAACCGCCCTTATTACTCCATAGGGCTTCACTCGAAGTAGTAGTTATCTGAGTTCCATTCCAGTTTACAATTAGTGGCATATCATAGTCGCTCTCTACTTAATTGATATTAAATGTCGATATTTGTATCGGAGATCTATATGGCGGCAATCAAAAAGGGAAGTCCTATATCAAATAATAATAACCAAGCAGCAACAGTATCAGCGGTAACAACTACAATAAATAATGTTGCCAATACTCCTCAAATATATGGAACTTCTGGTAGTATAGTTACGACTAATGGAACTGGACAATTAACATGGGCACAGCCTACTTGGACTATAAACCAAACGCAGGCATTCCCAGGAAATATTTCAGTAACTGGTTGGCCATCTGGCGCACAAGGATACGGATTAGGTTCTTACGATTTAAGTACCACGAATAAATTTTCAATGACTTTTTCAGACCCAATTTCATTTTTAACTGGTAATTTAGTTAAACTTAAAGACCTTCTTATCACATATCCACTTGACGGAAGATGGCATTCTGTCTATGTTGAGCAAGATTTTTCAAACTTAGATTTATCCGTAATTACTACACAAGATGTGTATAAAGATAATTTTAGATTATCTATATTTACAATAGATAGATTATTAAACAGATTAGAATTTTGTGCTGTATATAAAGAAGCAGACCCAAAAGCTAATTTAGAACATTTAGTACGATCTGATTTTTCTGTTAATCCAGATAAAACTGATTACCTTTCTACTTTATACTGCAGATTTGTTCCATTACTTCATTTTACAATAGTTAATACCGTACATAAAACTACAGGCTCTCTTAAATCTTTAAATATAGATTTTGAAAGAACTCTCAAAGCTGGATTAGTTCCTATTGTCCATTTGTCACATGCTGTGTTTGGAGGACTGGAAGTCCCTAAAGCAGCTGATGTTGCACAAGTTTTTGAGAATATGGCAACTGAAGTTTTGGCGTTGCGAAAAGAAAATTTTCCAAAAGTTCAGCCATATTTTAGCCCAGAATATGGATATCTTACTCTAAATATTGAACTTGATTTATTTAAAATTAGTAGAGCGCACACAGATTATTCCGAAGAAGGTCTTTATTCACTATTAAATAAAGTGTGTCTTCCCGGCTCTAAAACTAAAGAATTTGCTCAATGTTTGATGCAACATATTGGTTTAGATCAAAGAATAAAAGACACTGCTGATCAAGCAGTGTCTGATGTCAAACGGTTCATTGAACAAAGTTATAATTAAACTACCGGAATAACGCTTATAAGGCTGGTTTTCGAAAGAGACCCAGCCTTATTTGTATTTGAATTATATGCAGTTAGAGTAACAGAATATTTTCCAATTGTATCAAATCTTACAACAGGATCTTTAGAACTTGATGTAGTACTATTCAAATAGGTAATAGAAGTAGGACCATCTGCATTACTAAATGACCACGAAAATATAGCAAAATCTAAATCAATAGAGGTTAGATTCTGAAAAGCGATTGGAGAACCTTGACTTATTACTACTGGCAATGCTGGGCTAAAATTTACAATCACTTCAGCATAAACAACGCCTTCTTTTATATATGAAGGCATTTGAGTAACAACTGTTAAAATATTTTGTTCTAGATAGGATAAAATTAAAGGCAGATTAAAATCGGCTAGATTGGGATTTTCTACTACAGCATCGTAATATGACACAGAATCATTTGGATTAATTGATATAGTTCTATTACCAAGAAATAATTGAACCATCTGTCCAGAAATATTTTTTAATAGTTTCATCGGGTTCTACTCAATTCATTCCAAAGATCAGAAAAAATGCTTCTGTTATAAAATCGTAGTAATACTACAAGAGAAATAATAGCTAAGCAGATATAAGGGTCTGCACCTTTCATAAAATAATGTCCCGCGCAAAGTATTGCAAAAAATAATCCCAAAAGTCCAAAGTATCTTGGATAAAACTGTCGTAATAAATAGTACTCTAATGTTTGATTGTTTGAATTTACAGCTAAAAATTTAAAAATATAATATCTAGTATTTCTAAATGTCTTCATTACTCTAATTTGATTAATTGCCTCACATATAAAATATGTTAATACAATTACTGCACTGAAAAAATACATGTTATGCCGCAAATGATACTGTCGTTGTTACTAATTCACCCGTTGCTCGTGTTCTTAAAATCAATTCGAAAATTCTAGTATTTTCTAAGCTAGCTGCTTTGATTGAAGCTACTTCAACTCTTGGTTCCCATCTTTCAATATCGGCTTTTATTAAGTCGGCTATTAATCCTTGAGTAATTTCATTGATTGGTTCGAATAATAAATCGTGGGCAGAACTTCCAAATTCGTAGTTCATTGGCATCGACCCTTTTTTAGTATTCAGTATAACATAGATATTATTTTTTAACAGTTCATCATCGACTGCAATATGAAAAAAACCAGTTCCAGCACCTCGTCTTGGAGGAAACGCTATACCGACATAAGTTGGGTTGCCATTAGTCATCTGTTGCCTTTCCAGAACCAGCTGGATCTACTGTCTCAGCTACAGGCTCAGCTTTTTGAGTTTCTGGAGCTTTAGGGTCTGGCTGAGGAACTTGTCCAGCTATTTTAGCTACAGTGCAAGAGATTTCAGGTGCCCACTTTTTACTAAAGGTTTCAGTAGCTTTGGATGGGATATACAAGGATACCGCAGCTCCCAAAAATTGAAGGGATATAGTGGAACAATAGGATAGCATTTTATCATTTCCGGAATAGAAAAATCCAGCACATGCCATAGCCTGCGAAAAGAATAAGCATAAAAATGCTCCTACTCTACCAAAAGACATTTGTCCCTTGTAGTCGTAAAGCACTTCAGAGGCTTTGTTGGAGGATAAGAAGTTATCTAACCAGTTCATACTACTTAATTATGTAGCTTTTGCCGATACTCCTCTCGGAGTACCTCATGTACGCTATCCTGCATTTACCTACTGGTAAATTTTTAGTCAGAGCCAATAGAATAGACTGCCAAGACCTTACAACTTACGACATAGACTATATTGGTAAAACCTTATTTTATAATAAGAAAGATGCTGAAAACTATAAACGTAAATTTTTAATTTTCTATTATCTAATAATTAAACATCATGCTGAAGCTATTGGAAGTGCAATAGTCTTTCCAAAAAGAATTCCAAAATTTTTAAGGAAGAAAAATAGATTTAAATCTTTTGGTTTTTCTTACGCTTCTTACGATTTAGGAGATAGATCATTGGATTTTTGGCTATCTTCTATTAAAGATAACACTATTATTGTAACAGACCCAAAAGAATTTTTAGTTATTAAGGTATAAATAAAGTCTCAAGTTTTTTATGAAGCATTAGTTTAAGTTTTTTAGTTACTTTAGATTCTTCATAAAATACAATAGAAAAGTCTTCTATATTTGGATAGATATTAAATTTTGCGAAAAGAGTCTCAGCAAACACCTTTTTAGAATAAAACAAAAGATGTTCATGCAATAATTCAGCATCTGTTAGTTTAGTTTTAAATAGAGTAATTAACATATCTAACTCAGATTTTGCTTCTACTTCATTTCCAAAAAGTAGTGGCAAAATCTCTTGCGATGGAATATGCTTAATAACATAAATTCCCATTAAGATTTCCTTTTTTTCTTAACTAATATAAATCCGCTTAAAAATACAATAATACCACCCAAAGAGTTATATAATATTTGATTTCTAAGATAGTGCTCTCTAAATAAAATAGCCTTGGCTCTAATAAAACCAATAGAGGCAACTACTTTTACTTGTTTAGAGTCTGGTTTTTTAAAGGATAAATTATCAGTATCAGAGGTTCCAAATTTAACATTTAATATTTGTTCTCCGGTTTTTACTGGCGTGACTAAAAAACTCCAAACATTTGCAGAATTTTCCGGCAGTAATGTTTGGAGAGTATTAGTTTTAGATTTAATTATAAATGCATCACTCTCTAATAAAATACCAACTGTTTTTGCAGACATATCTGTAAACATGGTTATAGTATTACTATTTGAATTTTCTGTTAAAGTCCCTCTAAATACTTTAACAGTAACTGAATAGTCTTTACCTATATTCATTATTTTATCATAAATAGCTAATACGCCTATTTGAGCGTATTTAACTTGAGTAAATGAATCTATTACTTCTTTTTTTGGTATAGTTATTGTTATACTTTTCGGAGAAACTGCAGTAAATTCTACATTTTCCATTCGTGCCGCAACAGGCCTAAAATCGATATCTGACATAGCTTTGTGCATTATAGCAGAAGCTGGTTTAATAGTATCCGGTAAATCTGGAGATATCATTTCTATGACAGGCAAAGCTATCTTAGTCGTTGCTTCCGGAAGTACTTTTGGCTTATTGCAAGCTAACGTGAACAATCCCAATATAATTATAGCGTAGAGTTTTCTCATACCGACCTACGTAATTAATTCCGAATTTCTAATCTTCGACAAAGACGGGTCGATACTAGCTATGTGGAGTATACTCATGTGGGCAATAACTCATGTGACATCTGGAACGGTAGTCACAAATTATAAAGGATCTTTGTTCTATTCTGAGCGAGAGGCTAGACTGTTTTTACGTAAGACAAAACGTCTGTTAAATGTTCTTAGAACAATTTATTTATTTGATGATTACTGTGAGATGAAAGCAACTAGATATCAAGGACCTTTGTTTTTTCTTGGAGCAAAACCTGGAAAAAACAATTATCTTAAATTCAGATTTTATCGGAATCAAGAGAAACACGATGCTTGTGAAGAATCTACTAGAAAACTTTTAATGCATTTTGGTAATAACTTAAAATTAATCCCTAATGACAAAATAACAGCTTTTTATAACCAAATAAAGCAAGCTCATTTATACTTTATCATTCATAGAGTCAATTAAATATATGGCACAACTGAAACAGTTAGACTTTGTAAAGACTTCTGCATTAACTGAAATGGCTTATACTGTAGTAAATACAGTATGGCCTGATGTAGAAACTTATTTAGACTCATATGGCTCTTTGGATAACTGGATGGTTGAACATGATGTTGATTTATTAGAAATTAAAGATACAATTCTACAGAAATTTTTATTTAACTATTTTAAACAGTTTTTAGCTAAACATTCATTTCATTTACATTTTCTAGCACTTAATTTCTATTATTCTGATTTAGAGTATTGGGGAGATGCTGATACTACCTTTATAGCTCACACTAAAAATGAGCAAATTGTTCCTTTGGTTCAAATTAAAATTAATGTGTATCGTATGAACGATATGAGTTTCTCTGAGTTTAAGCAAACTCTATTTCATGAATTAACCCACATTGAACAGCAATGTAAAGCATTAATCACATACGATCCAGCAGCTTTGTCTAATGCAATTAAGCCCAATACTCCATTTTCAGTAAATGATTTAATGGATAATTTTTCCAACAAAAGAGATTATAAGGATAGTGTATCTCCTTTGGAAAATTTACAGGAAATTGGAGCTTATGCTAATGATTTTGCTCTAAAACTATTTGGACAATATAAACAGTTATTAAAATCTCGTTCTCCAAAAGAGCGGGATATTTTTTTACGCACCGAAATAATTCCAAAGTATTCTTCTTATATGTCAGACGAAATGAGAGCTCATTTTGATTTACTACCATATAATAAGAGAAATAGTTTTTTAAAGCAAATGGTTAGACAGCTAAAGGAATTAACCTCTGGACTAATCTAATGGAAATATATCAGATTCTACATATACCTACTGGAGAATACCTGACCTCAGTAAATAGGAATGGAAAACCAGTATTGTGTGCAGATGAGGAATGTGCCAAGAAAATTATATACAGTGTTGTAATGCACACTGCGTATATTGGAGGTGCTCCGATAAGTGATTATTTCGTTAAGTCTTTAGATAAACAAGAGTTCTGTCTAGAAGAATTTGACGCAGTAAGCACTACGGCCCCTACTTTTCAATATCCAAAACCGCGCATACTTTCTCTGTAATACTCAATGAGAGATAGCCGATAAATAGGTATCGGAGTCTCTATGTCGTTTGATGGAATGACCTTGCTGTATATACCAGAAGGCCATAGATATAAACTTACGTTATTTGCAAATATAACATCTGTTACAGATTATATGCAATATTTGGATTTTAAAATTCTTCGAGAAAATCTTTATTTCTCTATTCAAGAATTTGAACACCATGATGAAATATTTTATATTGCTCCAAATTTCTTTAGTCCAGAAGAATTAACCAAAATGTTTGTTTCAATTCTTCCGGAAGAAGTAGATATTTAATGAAATATAAAATTTACGATTTTACTAAAGACGTTTATTTTCCAAGAACTAAAAACATATTTATTCCATATACTGATGCCGTATTAGAATGTATTGATGCATTAGATGATAACGATCAAGTAACAAGATTATCAGTATATATTTATAGCTATGAAAATGGTGCAGAAGAACACTCCCCAAAAGAAATTATGTCTTTTGAGGAGTTTTTAGGTTATGCAGCAAAAGCAAAAAATGATTGGTTAAATTGGAGTAACTAAGATTTTACTTGCATCTGCTTTTCTGATAGCAATATTAGAAGACTGTCCCTTTATTTGAATTAGAATGGGATCTCCTAATGGAGCTACTGCTTTGATTTTAATTTTTGTTCCTTTTAGAAATCCCATTTCCAATAATCTATTTCTAGTGGGAGAATCTAAATCGATAAGTCTAATAATGCCTCTGGAATTAATGGGAAGTGTTGAAAGTGTTACCATACATTTAATTTAGATAATTTATGAAGTATATCAAAATATGGGTAATAACTAAATCTCAAATTTTAGCTTTAGCTAAATTAAGACTGTTAGCAATTCGTAGGCGGCAATAGATTTTCATTAACCTTGTCTGTCATTTGACGATAATTGAAGCATGAGGGCTATACTGCATATACCAAGCGGTGAATTGGTGGAATTCGTGAGAATGAACGCACGAGGAGTCTCCATACATAATGGTTTATATATAGTATTTAGACTACATAAAAATTTATATAGTCCAGTATTTCCGGGCGGAATGCAGGGACCGATTCCTTTTAGAATCTTTCTAAAAGAAGATGAACATGTAGAATTACTAATGCATTCTCTAATGCAATGTAAGGAAAAGTTCTTAGCAGAAGAATTTACGATTATAGATTTATGATGGTATACGCTTTATTAGATTTATTAGATGGTGAATGGCTTGATGTATATGATACCAAGGGAGAGGCTTTAGTATCTCTTATTTTGTTCTGTTATGAAAATGATCGAGAACTTTGTGAATTTGATATTGTTTATAGGAAAAAGCAATGTATAACGTAGTTTACACCAAAACTGGGGAAGTAATTAAAGCGGAATTTGTATTAACTATGACTAAAGGCTATACAACTTATTGTATAGGACAAGGAAATCCTGCTAGATTTTATACTAAGTTAGGTGCTTGGTGGGCTCTCAGAAAAGCGTTGAAAAATAAAAATTGGAGAGTATTGGAACGAGGCCATAAAAATATGGCTCCGTATAGAAAACAACTATTTAAAATTATGGAAGCTCCCTCGCTCAATTAAGTATAGAGGTGAGCAATGCAATTGGCTAGTAAGAAAACGTTAGAAGAATTGGTGCTAGATTTTTCAAGTGTTTGGGATGCTTATTGGAATTCAAAAGTTGGAAACGGGCCTAGTAAAAAGGACTTAGATAAGGCTTTTGATAAGGTAGTAAAAGAAGCAAAGAAATTAAGTAAGTCATAATTCACTGAACGTATCTTATTCGCATACCGTCACTTAGCGGTATGCGATTTCTTTGTAATATCTTACAGCGAGTGGCCGATAATACTCGGGTAGGAGGCATAGTGTTCAAATTTCATTTTAGCAATGGCGGCTGTACTTTTCATAGTAATAGCTTACGAATAAAGACAAAAGTATATTCTAGAATATATATTCAATTTGCTCCAAGTTTAGTATATGAAGCAGAAAATAATTATGCTAATATTTTACTGCTTGAGAGATTTGTTAGAACGCTGCAACAAAATAAAAATATTAGTGCTTTTAAGGTGAATGTGCATTTAGATAGATGCACAACACCCTATGTTATGTTGGATTCATATGACGTTAACCTATAGAATTTTGCATATGCCATCTGGAGAATGGATGGTATCGAAACCAAGGTTTAGATCTAAAATTCTTGAATTTAGATATAAATGGTATGCTGAAAGATATTTAAAAAAGATGTTATCTCAGGATTCTACTACCTATATTAAAGCTGGAGATAGAGAATATTTTACAGAGTTTTCAAAAGAAGAATTTTGTATTGTTGCTGTGAATGATAATATAACTTTCAATTCTCCTAAAAATGTTCCAGCACCTCCTAGAGCTAGGATGGTTAAATAATGAGATTATTGTATGGCAATGCACGAAATCCGGTTGTTATTATAACTGAGATCTATTATAACATACTCAAACAACCTCAAGTTGGATTTTTAAGTATGGTGCCAATGGCAATAGATGTTCAAAAAATAAATCATTATCATATTTTACCCATAGCAGTTAACCATTTTGGGCGAGATCCGATGGAAAGCATAAAACGAAACAAAAATAGTAAGGGTAGATTTATTTATGAATTCACTGAGTCTGAAGTTATGGATGCTTTAACCTTCTTCAAAGACATGGATTTACGACAATTTATTTTAGTAAAAGACAACGGCGAAATGATAAACTATATGGGTAGACAAATCAATTAAGTATAGCGAGGTATTTATGTATGTAGCTACACCATTATCAAAACATATTGCCGGATACGATTACGATACTAGTTCTCAGACTTTGACTATTACTTTTAATCCAAAAGGACATAAATATCAATACTATCATGTCCCAGAAAAAATAGTAAAGGGATTATCAGATTCTTCATCTAAATCAGCCTTTTTTGTAAAGTACATTAAAAACCAATATAAAACAATCCGGATTCAGTAATGAGTAACCAACAATCTGCAACACCAAGACAAGATTATTTAAGAGTAACTAGAGATTTTGCAACTGCTTTACAAACACATATTAGAGAATTTGAAGATCATCCTGATCTATTTGATCGAGATCTTTTACAGGCAGCATATAGAACTCAAGCGTCCATGGTTCAGCAACATTTTGCAGTGCTGTCGATTTTGTATGATCGTGAATTTCCAAATATTCCAGAAGTTGTTGAAGAGCCTGCAGCTCCAGCGAGTTCTCTTATTTTACCATAGGCATATTAATGTATAAAGAAACGCCATTTGAGAAAATCTATCATGTGGATATTCATCTCAGTGCTACCAGTAAATCATTATTAGAAGCTGGTATAGCAACAAAAAATTTGCCAATGCTTTTACCATTTCTACAAGCTATTTTAGATGATTGTAATAAACAAGACGATGCTTTACTCAATCCAGGTTTCAAACATAAAAAATAAAAACAGAATTGAATGGCTGAGCGGATTAGCTGTTAATAATATATTAAGTATCTATCGATTCTACAATAAAATATCCGAAGTAAACTCACATGAAATATTAGAATCATATAAAGAATTAGAGGCTGCTTTAGATCATTTACCAGCATTTACTTTAAGAATACCAAAAGATTCGGCCGAATTTATTGTAGATCGATTGACTAAACTTTCACATCCTTGGAATAGATTTACCATTGTATGATAAAAAAGAAAAATAGTAATTGGAAAAAGGGAGAGCAATATATTGATATTAAATATTGCCAATTTAATCTACTAACTAGTGATACTCAATATGAATATTACTTACAGCATAATCTACAGTCAAGAAAAATCACGGTAGATATAGTAGACAAAAATAATAACACAACAGTAATTCCAAGTTATCGTATATTAAATGACAATGCTATTGTAGTTTATCTACCATCGGTATGTTTTAGAAACTATGTAGTAATGATTAGGGCTTAATATGTTATTGATAGAAACTTATTTAGGATTATCCAAAATTCCAAATGCTGGTTTAGGTTTGTTTACTTCAAACTTTATTCCAGAAGGAACGGTAATTTGGAGAGAACATAATATTTTTGATCTGACTTTTACTTCAGAAGAGGTAAACCGATTGGGCGATACTTTTTGGCCGGCTAAAGAAAAGATGGAATCTTATGCTTGGTTTGATAGTATTCGTGGAGTATGGGTTCTTCCTGGAGATGATACACGCTTCTTAAATCACTCAGAAAATCCTAATTGTGATGATTCTGAGCTATATGTTACTACTGCAGCTAGAGATATTATGGCTGGTGAAGAATTGACAGTAGATTATAGAACATTTCATACGGGTCCGCTTGGATTTTAATACGATATCTTAAAAGTACTTGCGTATTTATTCCAAGCTCTCGGATCAGTTTTTATTAGATCTTCTATTTGTTTATTATATCGTTTATGTTTGAAACCATTCGCATATAACATAGCAGCATATGGATGTGCTTCAATATTAGGTTCTGCTAATACGAAGTCAAATTGATATCTAACTGCATATCTAGCAGCACCTTCAGGATCTTTTGCAATTAAATATTCCAAATCTGGAATTCTGTGCCCAGCGTTCATTGCATAAAAGAATGCATCTTGTGGAGTATCTACCCCAGCTGGTAATTGCACTTCACGTTCTTTGTTTTTATTGCTTGGTTGAGTTGGGCTATTTACCGCATGAGAATTGTCTCTGCGCATTTGATAGATAGGATGGTCATATTGAAAGAAAAACAAATCACCAGATCTAGTATTGCGGCCTCTTAATAATCTCCATTCCCAACCCTGTCTTCCAGTATCTTGTTTGACTGCTTCATAATAAGAACCGTTATATAAAACTCTGGTTCCTTTAGATATAGGAAGTTCAGTTTCATTAACTCCCTCATCAATTTTTATAAATTCGACAGACAATAGTTTCATATTAAATATCTCATACTTAATTACCGAGCATTGAATGAGTTACCAACTCGGCCGCGTATCAAAAAATTTCATGTATATTTCGTCATCTGGCAGTATCTTGTGTCCCATCAGAGACTTAAAAGATTCTTCCGGAGGTCATGCTTTGATCGTAGTTGACGATAATTGCTATGTACTGTACATTAAGAGTTCGACAGGGGTTTTTAGATCTGTCACTCATTGGTTTCCAGAAGTTATCCAAGTAATGCACACATTACCACTTATCCCAAGATCGGCTATTGTTTTATGATATACTACATTTCTATTTGGGAAAAGAATAACAAGAATACGGCATACCATTCAATATCTAATGTAATAACTTCTAGATATGTTGCAAATCATAGACGGAAATTTAAGAAATTTTTAGAGCGCAATTTAAAAGTTTGCCCAATTAAAAATTCAAACGATGTGTTAGATTTACTTGGGGGTAAATTTCTTGGTCCCATTCTAACAAATAGAGCTATATTTACTGACAAGGAAATGGCTTCTTTATTTGTAGAATTTGTATCATTACTTAACGATAAGAAATTGTTTAAGTTAGAAGAAGTGGATATTTAATGTACGCTGTTAGATTATTAGAAAATAATAATAAAAATTCTATTACCTATTTTCCATTAAAAATATTCTTTGCTATGACAGATTTATTAGATGCTTATGTTAAAGTAAATAGATTAGATACTTCTTTATTTGTTGGAAGCTCAATGCACAGGAATATACACTGGAAACGAAGTGGCTTTCAAGAAACTGAGATTGTATTATTTGCAGAAAAATTAGGAGCTATGCACTTCGCTAAATTTATTCAAGAGCAAAATAATTATGTATTAGCTGTAATGAATATGACAGACTGTGTATTAGTTCCAGAAGAAGTTGCACCTGAACTAATGGATAGAGAATATGAACGATTTATAAATGGCTTAGAGGAAACTGTTTAGTTATGACTTTTAATTTTGACAATCATAAAAATGTAAAGCATGCTCCTTTGCCCATTACTCTAGTTCAGGCTGAACTTATCTTTTGGCTTTTAGCTAGAGAAGTTATTTTTCTTAGTACTTTTGATAATGATGTTCAAGATTGGTCCAATCATTGGTATGCTGTAGTAAATTTAAATGACACATTTTATTATGCTACTGCAGATGCTGAAAGCGTTACTTTGAATGGCTTAGCAGACCTTAAATATTATTTTGATAAGTATTCTTGGGACGGTATTACAGCCTGGGCTTCTTTTAAACGGGAAGGAATGGAACCAGTTGCTCGTCTAAGAACTAAAGAATATTACGCAGCTATGGAAGAAATTAAAGACAACTATGCTAAAGCTGAATTAGTGCGCATAGAAAATATGGAGATTTAAATGGGAAATACTTTAGAACAAGACATGCCAGGATGGGTAAGCAATTTACAAGAGCATCATCATAAGAATAGATTCGAGATGATTCCTAATGGAGATACTGGAGTCACTGATATTGATGCATTACGTTTAAACTGTCATAGTATTATTAGAGACTCTAAAACTGGATTTTTAGTTTTATCTTTTTATGATGACGTTGAAAATAAAGTTTACAAGGCTTTAGATAATTGGACTAATTGTAAGAATATATCGTTTGATATTATTGGATTTAATGGTAACCATGAAGTAGCCAGAAAAATCCATGTTACCGCCAAGTCAGAATTAACCAATTGGTCTACTTATATAGATTTTAGCTGGGCTGATTCTAGTAGGGCTCCCTCTATTGACTTGACTATTAGAGTTTACGATAGACTTCACACTAGATACTAATGGTATATAGAATTTACCATATTCCAACTGGCGTATTTTTACGTAATGCAGATATGTATTCTGCAGAAGCCTTGATTGAGTTTACGGAAAAAGCATATGCTGAACGTCTTATAGATCAGATTATTACGATAAATAATGATTTTGCTAATGCGACATATGTAAAAGAAGAGTTTGATATTATTCCCATAAAAGAAGAGAGTTGGCCAGTTACTTATGTACATTTTGACGAACTTTCTATGGATGCTAGATTAAAATTAGGAATAGGATAAAATATGAGTGATAACACTAAGGGATTATATAAAAAGTTTATTGTTACTAGGACCGATGGTGCCAGTGGTCCAGGAATGAAGCACGAGGATTGCAGTTATTTTGTCCTTGATTTAGACCATGACCCATATGCAAAGGCTGCATTAACCATGTATGCTCTTGCCTGTGCTGAAACTCATCCACAATTATCTAAAGAATTATTAGAACTGGTGAGATAACATGGGATTAGGTCCACCAATTTGTCCCGTATGTCACATAGAATGTTCCTTTACCAAAGAGTTAAAGGAAGGTATGGTTATTGATTTACATAATAAAAATGAGAAAAGAAGAGAATTTTCCCATTATGTTTGTGATACTTGTGGGGTAGTTGGTGGGTACGATCATTTATATTCTCGTCCGTCCGCTAGGACCGCGACATCTTCTCCAAAATTCGTAAAAATTCCCAAAATAATCTCAACACTCTGTTGAAATTAAAACGGGACCCGAAAGTCCCGAATTTAACAAATCTGAGTAGATTTTATATTAATAAACAATCTTATAAACGATTGTAGATGTATCAGTTGCTGAAGATGATGTAAATGTATAAGAAGTTCCATTTACAATTGCGTAAGAAAGATGGCCAAGAGTTCCACCTGCGGTAGATCTTTCATAAAGAATTACGGATGTTGTTTTAATATTAGCATCCAAAATAGCGCCACTGCTTCCTGTTGTTAAAGTCACTGTCTTAAACTGACCTAACTGAGCATCAACTAAAGAAGTGAATTTAGTCATGTCTTCGCAATATACATCTGGAATTGCAATTCCAAGATTCGGTAATTTCATTAATAGACTCCTTAGACTATATACTTAATTCCTAATAGCGCTCGTGCTTCTTTACTTTCTTACCCTTAGGACTAGTCTTCTTAATCTTAGTGTGCTTTACTTTCTTTGGTTTAGTCTTTGTAGTTCCTACAGCCATTTAGAAACCCTCCTTTATTTAAATCTATGTTTTATTTAATCCAACATATTCCAACTGGTTCTTATTATCATAAGATAGGAGTTTATAACTTATTTCAAGATATTCCTAAAGATGTTAATAGTAACGCGGAGTATTCGAAGTTTTTAAGTGATGCTAATTTTTACGAACTAAACAAACGAGAGCAACTACTTAAAGATTTACGAGAAGCTACTTATGTTAGTGATCATATATACAGTTCTCCTAGAAAGATTAATTTTAAATATGATGCTAGGAAAATAATTTCCGCTGTAGTAAAACGTAAATATATGACAATAGATAATGGCGAAATATTTAAAATTTATTCTAGTAAAGAGTTTATGATATTAGGAGTAGAACAAAATGAACGAGCACAATAAAAATGCTCCCGATTATGTAGCTAAGGCTAAAACTATACTAGCTATTCTAGAAGAAAATTTAAAAGTAGAAAAACTATCTGAAACTGAAATAGCTTCATTATTTAAAAAACTTAACCCAATTCGATTAAAACTACCGGCAACTGAACTTCAAATCAAATATAGAATTAGTGATATGAATGTGACATATATAACTAGAGCATATACTGACGCTGGAATAGCTATAGGAAATTATGATGAGTAATATAGGATATAAGAGATGTTGGCAATGTGGCGCTGAAAACGCTGACGATAGAGATTTCTGCGGTATCTGTAAAGAACCCTTAGATATCAATTTAATTTCTTCAATGCTAACAAAAGAAGAAAAGATTAAATTAAAGAAATTACTTTCAATTATTGAAATAGATCAATTTAATAATATTAAAATAAACGGAATACTCCAACCCATAGATATTATATTTTTTCCCAATGATAAATCCTGAAATCAAACCCTGTGATAATTCCGCCTACACTGAGGCTATAGCTTTTGAATCCATGGAACCAAAAGATGGTACCTACGATTTTGAAAATAATGTGTATAATGGAATAACCCATAAAGATGTAGAGCGTTTTGCTAGAATAGTCGCATACAAAGTAGCAAAAAATATTAAAAATGGATATACTATGGATCCTTACGCTGATCCTCTAGTTTATGTGGATTGCGAAGATTATCCCTGCCTTGGAGGATTTACTGATGAGACATGTTAGACAACGCTATGACTCTGACTGTGGGATTGCTGGTGCCGCCTGTATTGCTGGAACTGGCTATTGGAAAATGCACAATAAAGCTATAGAGGTTATTTGGAAAAACAAACGACCCTCTAGCTATGTAACCTGCTCTGAAGATATAAAAAAACTATTAAAGAAATTTAAAGTTAAAGTGTCTGATGCAGTTAGAGTTAAAAAGTGGTCTAGAATTCCTGATAAAGCTTTAGTGCGAATTCTATATGCGAATGGTTGTGGGCATCTTGTAATTTTTACTAGAGATGAAAAAGGCCGTATGCAATGCTATGATCCCTATCTAGATAAAGTTCGTAGAGATCTTCATAAGATGCGACCACCTACTCATTACATGGAGATTTTATAATGGCCTGCCAATGTGACGATTGCAAAATGAAAGGGTATTTACATATACCCACTGGAATCATCTTTTATAACCTGAATATGAATGCCATATTATCGCATGGCACCTTCAAAAAAGTATTTCCTGATTGGTATGAATCAGCTTTTGAGCGATTGGACGATAATATATTGAGCAAGGATCCCGCATTCCTTAAAGCTGACTTTGATTGGAAGGCTGAGGGAATTCATAGAGTATCTAAGCAATGTTCAATATTAGTCAACTTACCTAGTGGATATGTTCCCGAAATTGCTATTGAGGGTTATTGTAGGGAATACATGGAAAAATGTCAAAATACTCTTTTAATGGGATAACTAGATCCGTAATATCGCCAACTAATAAAAATGGTTGGCCTGCGGAGATGCTCTATCTACAAGCGGAAAAGCTATTATTAGAGGGTAGAGTAAATAGCACTCTTACAAATGAACAAGAAGATGAACTGCTAGAAGCTATGGATTATATTTGGCGATATTTAACCGATGAACAAAGAATCGCCGCTGATAGAAGAGCGCAAGCATATCACGAAACTCAATTAAAAGGTATTATAAGAAACTCTAAAAACCCTAATATATTTTTCCTACATGGTAAATACAATGTATAAAACTCTAACATATAAAACCTTCACTATAACCTTTCATAGATTTTCAAAGACTGCTAAAAATGTATCACCATCCTATAAGATGGGATTTCATTATTGGGTTGATGATACTCAACGCCGTTTTAGTATTGTATTCCCATTCTGTTTTAGGATTATCCTTTCAAAGGATCTTCCAAATTCCTGTTGCCAAGCTGAGGCTCCCGTTAGAAATAGAAAAAGAAATTCATAATGATATACCCTATAAAGGAATTAAAGACTTTTGTAACTAACTGGGGAAAGATAGTAAATGGTTTCCCAGAAGCTACCCATTTTATATTTAAACAAAATAGAGATGGTGATAAAGTAATTTGGATATTAAAAGATACTGATAAGGCTAGTTGGGCATATGAGATAACAGATGCTCCTCATCCACATTGGTTTAATCGAATTAATGACGTTTAACACAGGAGATAATATGTTTATAGGTTTAATGGGCGTTGATAATGATGGACAGACATTGTATTCACCCTCTGGAAAAAAGTTATTTAAAGTCCCTAGGGTAATGGCTAGAATAATTCAAAGAGCTCAACATAAAATTGCTAGCCTAACATGGAAATAAGATAATAATGTATCCTTTAAGCTATTTACCTGAATATTATCCTATATTAAGTGAGTGGGATAAAGGATTCATAGGGTATTTAATAAATAAAGATCCACATAATTATTACTTTATTCCCACAGATGAGCGTAATACATTTATTATAGTAGATAAGCGTAATAAGAATGCGGAAAAGAGTCTAGTGGGATTTTCTGAATAATTTTTGATTAAATTAATAAATTAGTCTAAACTAGAGGGTCAAATGGAATTTTTGAAAAATAATGTTATTAATTTAAAAGTGTTAGATATTCTTATTAATGCAGAATTAGAAGAACACTGCGTTAGGGTGTATGAAGAACATCTAGACAATGGGACTATTTTAGTACATTTAGGGTTTAATTTAGCAATTTTTCCAAAGGATCATGCGCTTTCTTATTCTATTGAAGATCTCCTGCACTATTGGAAAAACAAAACTTTACATTATCGCTTTGCAATAATTGACTCGTTCAAATCCTCAGAATATACAAAGAATTGCACTGTAGTAGAAAGCAATCTAATGGAAATTAATCCTCCTAAATTATGCCGCAATGTTTATTATTCTGAGAGTCAATCTGAGGCGCCAATTGCAATCGTAGCAACTTTTAGAAACTGTACTATTTCTAGAAAAGACCGGTCCAAAATTTCCTAAAAATTTTTTGGTAGTGATTTTCTAATGGCATCGGAAACAACTCTATAACTATATTCGCATTGTAAGATATAATCATATACCCATATAGCCACATAATTTTCCGGGTATATTATTCCATGAGAATATTCGCATAAAGACTACGCAAAACCCATGCCAAAAACGGAGCTAGGTCAAACATGCCTAGCAAACGATGAGTTAATATCCCGAAGGGACCAAGCAACCGACACAAGATAAAGTCTATCAAAAGACAATATCTAATCGGTTGCTTGGTCTATTTTTCTTTGGGTTTATGTTCCTTTGAATGGTAGATTAACAAAGGAATACATAGCATTATGGGACCAGACTGGACTGGTAATCTACTGGTTAATAGATACCATAACATCTATCGCAATCGTCATACTAGAGTGCGTGAAGCTCTAGTCGAATTGCTTTGCAGTTCAACCTCGCCTACCTTTGTGTAGGCTATTTTAATTGAAAGGAGATTCCTAATGGAACTCTCAGCTCTCAAGACCGCAGCTCTCTCGCTGCTCACCTACAAGGTCACCACTCCTGAAAAGGAAGGTGAAAAGACCATCCTCTCGTTCTTCCTCAACGACTTCACCGAGGAAATCGGGAAGAAGGGCGCCAAGGTTGTCGTTCCGGCCGCCATCTCCAAGATCGCCGTCAACAAGGTGATCGAGAAGATCCTGGTCAAGACGGATATGGAAGATGCCGTCACCCTGGAAGAGAAGTCCAAGGCCATCGCTTCCGTCAGCGGTCCTCACCTCGTCAGCTACATGGACAAGGCCATCTCCGGCTTCGGTTCGTATCTTTCGAGCCGTCCTGAGTTCAGCACTCCGGAAGAGCGTCAGAACGCTTCCCGTTTCATGCTGGCTTCCATGCTCTCCGTCATCGTGGAGAACGAGAAGACCGCTTCCGTGGCCGATCCTTTCCTGGACTGCAAGCGGCGCTTCGCTTCTTCCGACACCTACGAGAAGCTGGTGGCCTCCAGCAATCCCTCCGTCCTCGTGATCCGCAACATCCAGGATCAGATCGACGAACTGGAGAAGCTGAAGGAGAAGGCCGAGGAAGTGTCCAACGAGGACTACATCGCCTTCCTGAACGCCAAGAAGGAAGCCAACGGTCTGCAGGAGGACAAGGATTCGGCCAAGTTCGGCTATGTCCTGCTCCGCGGCAAGAAGGACGAGAGCAAGTAGTCTCTCGTTCTCTCTAGGATATGGGATAGGGTATCTTGATGTTTGAGATACCCTTCCCATTCCTTTTGTTATACCCATGATGTAGTCTTAGTGATGGGTATAGTAAAGGGAATTGATAGTGTTGTCCCGGAATTAGGAATAATTGAGAAATAAACTGAGGTAAAGTGCATTAGTTTGTATATCCCTCTGTTAGTAGTATAAACGATTCTCGCCCATCTTTTAGGAGATCCGAATGGTTCCCAATCCTATCATTGAACAGACTATTGCAAGATTTGCTCAAGATAACGGATTTACTACACTTCCTAGAAGTATTGGAATCTTGGCAGGTATTGAAGGATGTCGAGTGTTCCAGCTAGGTCCTGGATTTGTGGATGCTCTGGCTGATGATAGCAACATGGGAGACTCTCTCATTACTTGCTTACAGGGTATCGGGCTTAGGACCTTCAGGTTTCATTCAAGGTTCGATAGTATCATTGTCATTGATTAGTTTTATACCGATGCCTCAGACGGCAAGCTGAGGTCGCTAGAGTCCATACTTCATACAGGATGCGTTAAGTCCTGTTTCCCTTTCTTTAGTTCTCTCTGGAGTCTATCATGCTCTCTCATGTTGCCTACTGGGATTCCTTCCATAAGCCTGTGACTGTGGGTGTCTCCTTCTTCCTCGGCTATACGAATAAGGCTGAGGAGTTCATCGGCTTCCATATCCCTAACTTCACCTTCTAGAATCTGTCATGGCGGATCTGGGTGGAATACATCAAGTCAAGGATACTGTCCTGGATAAGATCTACTTTGAAGGAACCTATAAGATGTGCATTGGGTTCCTTCGGAGACAGAGAAGGAAGGATCTGGAGTTCCTGGATATTGTGTCCTACGAGTCGGGTCGTTGTGTCTCTTGGGTTCTCTGAGGGTTGTCCTTAATCCCTCTCACTCTAGCCTAAAAGGAAAAGATTGAGGCTAGGTGTTCTAACATGCTGGACTATCATTGGTCTATGGGTAGATCCAGGCTTAGTAATAGACTAGGGTGAAAACATCCTCTTTGTATGGGGTTTCCAGGAAAGATGATGCTTTATATCATAGAGAGTGAGGCTTGTCCTAGCTTCTTGCTCTAGTAGGGACAGAAGGACCATGAGTATAAACCTACATCTTTGCCTGCCTACTGAACTGGATTGAACAACAGGACACACTAGAGGAATAGCTAACTTCTTTTGTAGTCCACAATCCGAGACGCAGGTGAATCCCGGTGATGGTGCTAGGACTGATGGTGTATTGTTACTATCAGTTCTAGCATTGTTCCTATCTTTCTTTATGTAAGGACATATACATTATCCAGGCTTGCATTAGTATAAGTCAGCCTAGTGATCCCTGTATGTTCTTTCATAAGTAAAGATATAAATCGTAGGTAATGAGGATAGATAGTGGAAACAATTCCTATGCCCCTTGATCCTCTCTAGGATTTGGTAAGGATGATTCATGACTCTACCTACCTATGTAAAGAGTTAGTCTGGTATAATGAGGATAAGATAATGGATAACATTCCATGACTCTACCTATGCCGGGCTGATTCTTTTTGCCGGAAGTAGTAAATCAGGCGTAATTCCTTCTGAGCGTGTTTAATACTACCGCTCTCCCACTAGCTGAAGGAGTAATAAAATGTCTCCCCTGGGTAACGCTGTTGTTGCTGGTGCTGGACGATTCATTGTCCTCACCAAAGACATGGAAGTTAAGGATACCCTGGCTTCTTTCCCAGATGCCAAGAGCATTATCCTCTGGAAGCCCGTGCAAAGTGGCAAGACTTCTGATGTTCTCAAGCTGGCTGAAGTGTTCTACAAGACTTCTGCCATGATCTTCATTAGCGATAAGAATACCTCTCTCGCTGGCCAGACAAATGGTCGGGCGAGGGTTCTGGGATTCGAGGTCGTGAATTACCGTGATGACATCAAGCTGGGTAAGTTCATTCGTGAGAGTGTGGGAAAGAAGCGTATCCTTCATTTGCTCATGGAAGTGAATAACCTGGAGAAGTTGGAGTCTCTTCTTGATGTTCTGGAAGATACTCCTGTTACCATCGTTATCGACGAGGCTGACAAGTCCCGAAATACGGAAGCGGCGAACAAGAAGAAGACCAAGAGTAAGACTTCTGTTCTCCAAGAAGTAGATGAGGACGAAGATGATGACGAAGAAGTCATCGAGAAGGCTGATGGTTCCATGTTGCCTCCCGTTACCCTTCTCCTTCTCCAGATCAAGAACATGGTGAAGGAGCGTGAGAATAGCAGAACGATCTTTGTTTCTGCTACTCCTGCGGCTGTTCTCACGGCTGAGAAGGATAACTGGTTGGTTCTCTACAAAGAACCTTATCAGAATTATGTCGGAGTTGGTATTGACCATCCGGCACAGATTCACATGAACAACCATATCACCGAGAATAGCTGCAAGGCTCGTGATCGGTGGACTGGTAATGAAAGGGATATCAAGACGAATACTTTCTACCATTCCCTTTCTTTCGGTGTCGATCAATTCTGTAAGGCTCCGAATCGTAGTGATGATGAAATCACTCAGGTCATGCTTGTTTCCCTGGAGAATCGTAAACTCCAGCAGTTCAAGATGAGTCAAGTGGTATGCGATCAGATCCGGGAGAGTGGATTTGCCGGAAAGGTGAGTGTTGTCGTATTTAATAGCGACACTAAGGAATCCAGCGAAGTTACCCTAGCCTCTCTGATTCTCCAGGAAAAACTCCGGGGATTCTCCAAGGTCATCATCATCGCTGGGTTTATGGCGGCCCGTGGTGTTAGCTTTACTGACTTCTCCGATAAGGACAATCAGTTCGAGCTAATCCTTCAGGTTCACTACACCAAGAAGGATTTTCCTCTCAATTCCTCCATGCAGAACATGAGGCTCTTTGGGCCTGCCCGTAGGACTGTCTCTCGTCCTGCTTTGATCTGCAATTCTTGGGCGGCTCAGGATGTTTCCGTTAATTTTGCGGAATCCTACCGTATCATCAAGGAACTGGCTGAGAATGGCTTTGCTACTCAGGGTGCTTACAATCCTCAGCGTCCTCTGACTCAGCCCTACAACTTCCGTTACCTGAAGCAAGGTTGGGTGCGGGAACGCTTCATCTACCCTTCTACGAACGAAGCGGATCATCTTCCAATCGTTCCTTAGTAAAAGATAACTAAACCCTTACAGATCATATCGGGCGGTGAAGGTAGAATACCGAGAGATCGCAGATACCTGTCTGGGGAGTGGGCCTTCTACTTCGGGAGGTTAATCCTGCTCTAGTTGCCTCTAGATACCTAGGATCTGTCTAGAGGATTTCTTTTAGTCGTGAATGATCCGCACGAATCGTTTGTGAGTATCGAAAAACTCTCGTCTTTCCAATCTACCTCATAAGGAGAACATCGTGAAAGCCATGATGTTTGCTCTCACCAAGGCTGGTATCCTCCCGTCCGAGAAGTTCATGCGGCAGGAAGAGGAAATCAAGAAGAAGAAGGCTGAAGCCAAGGCCAAGCGTCTCGAAGAGCAGGCAAAGGCGAAGGCTCCCATCACTGTTGAATAAACAGTGATAAAATCCTCAACGGCTGGCGGATACGATCCGTCTATCGTGTCTACATTGAGGTAGCTGGATATAATTGACTAACTCCAGCATTGTTTTACCTTCCGAGATGCGGACTCCGAGCTGGCGTTGTTCCAGCCCATCTTTTAGCTGACAAACATCTTCTAATCCTGGCAGATTAGGAGAACAATTCAGCACCTTGCCAGAGGTTAGCGGAATATAGATAGTATCGTGAGTCCCAGGTGGCAGAGAAATCTATAAGTTCGCCGGAAGTATATTTTCCACACGATGGCCACTATTATCCCGGCGAAGGCTCTGCGAAAGCATCCAACAGGCTGCCATCAGTCAGCGTATCGTGTGTTTTATAAAACAAATTCCTTCGTTAAGATAATGAGTCTTCTCCCTCCAAAGGAGCAAATCTTGGAAACCCGTATCCAAGGCGAAGGATAACTTAGTTGTTCTCGATGCCGGTTGTAATGGGTTCAACCCGGCTAGGTGCTAATCGGATTCCAATAAGCAACCCGTTTGAAGGAATCTGAGCTAAGGTTTGTTTTAGGAGAACCCTTTATAAAGCTCTATTGGACGAGCGTCACCCTAAAAAGGTGAAGGTGTGTGGTTCAAATCCCACTATAATAGGGTTGTCTCAAGACAAATTTGTTTAATAGTTTTGTTTTAGGAGGAGTGCATGAATCAAGTTCCTTGGTATCACTTCTGGGATATGGGAAGCGGAGTAGGCGGCGGAATGATCGTCGGTATTCTTGTTTCTATTCCCTTCATCTATCTCTTTCTCAAGATCAGGAGTAGTCGTGCCCCGAGGGATTGAAAAGACTCCAAAGATTCTTACCAAACTCACGGCTGTGTCCATGAGTTGCAATGGAAGGAAAATCAATACCTTCATTCATCTTCCCATCATTGGTGGAAAGGCTGTGCTTCCCAATGATATTGTTACTGAGATGGAAAAAGATCTTGGTGCGGGAAGAGGAGATACGGTGAGTCTTGGCTAAAATTTCAGATTAGCCAATAACAAAGCGGTCCCGCCTATTCTATCATTCCACTACGGGTAAACAAATCCCGAGTAAAGATCGCCAATGATCGTGGATGATAATTACCTACTATCCAGAGACGCGTAAGCGCCACTAAGATAGCAAGGGTTTGGATTAAGCTCCAGACAAATCCTAATGTTGAGATACATTAGGTTGTAGTCAAAGAAATGATCTCGCTGAGACTCTCGATAGGGTTCGTGGCTTAAACCTGGGACGAGTTGGATCTAGCTTTCTTTGGCGGAACCCGTAGACAGATAAGTAAACATCGGGCAGGCCCTGGATATGTTGCAGGGCATTGAGATAATTGTAGCGAAATGAGATAGTCATTCTACTCCAGCAACAACATGGTATGTCCCATAGTTGTTCTGTTAAACATCTGAGTCATACTCAGGCTACAATCTCACTCGTTTTGAAGGTGTCGTAAACCTATCTCCAGGGTTAGACTTCCTTGGGTTATCAGTTAAAAAGTGAAGTAGTCTAAAGAATACTAGACTTCCATTAGTGATAGAGAAACAACTATCACTTCCATGCGCTCTAGTCACAATGTCTTTAGATTCCTTGGGTAAAATGTAACCCTCTACCTTTTCTTCTTTCTCTACGGAGAGCCCATGACCACCGTCATCAAGACCACCAGGAAGAAGGCCAAGCGCCTCGCAAACGGGACGCAGAAGCGTCCGAACCGTGGCAAGGGACAGTCTCCCAAGTCCGGTAGTTCCAAGCATCAGTAGAGCAAAGAAGTTACGGAAGTGGAGAGTGTAGTTAAAACATATGCTCTCCATTTCAGCAACTTCTCCAAGGAGATTTATGCGCAGTCTTAAAAAGATCTGGTCTGACCTTCTTGATTCATTCATGGTAGTCCAGAACACTCCGAAGAAGATCGGTAATGTATTCGGAGAGGACAAATTACGCTTGGGTAAGATTTATGCCCGAGAGAAGCGAGTAGGATTCAAAGTAGTAGTCATCTATTGCTTTGAGGGAGTAAACAAGAATCGACCCGCCTTCTTTGGTTGGTGCGAAGACATTAAGACCATTGAAAATCATATCCAGGAAAGATACCCGAATTGTTTCTTTACTCGTAATACCCCTTTTGATGATGCTCTTGACGGAATTGAAAAACAACTTCAGGAGATTTAATGATCTGCACAAAGTTTGCAAATCAAGTAGAGTCGCTGAAAACTCCTCAGAAACCAATCCGTCCCAATGTCTTTTTAAAGACAGTAGAAGAACTGTCGTTAGAAGAACTGCAGGCTCTTCCACAGATCAAACAGACCTACACAGATGAGCTAGCCTCTTACGAGGAAGCTAAAATTTTTAATCAGAACTGTAAAAGTTCTGTTCTGATTGATTTTCATAAAGCTCTCGCTGAGGAATATGGAGAGTCGATGGGAACAATCCGAGAGCATTACATCTGGAAGGCGGCCAGTGCTGAAAGGAATTACTACGAGATCGAATGTAAGTATATGGAACTTGCAGGAGTTCCGAGGTAATTGAGCTTCGAGAAGAATAACCTCCTTCTCTCCAATGTCCTAACGCATGGACAGGATTACAATGATGCCAATGGGAAGGTGAAACGATAGATCCGTCCCGCAATCCTGGAATAAACGGCAATTTGCTGAAAGAATTGGAGAGCGTTAGGGCTCTCCGATTCATACAGATGTTTTCAAAGGAGGTTCCTATGCGTTAAGTTTAGGGCCTATCAGAGACTCCCATTCGGTCATGGATGGGAGTCTCATTTTTTTGATTTGCTTTGAGAAGTCCTGAAAATGACATGCTCTAGGTGAGCGCCTGCTAAAATAAGGGCTTGGCCAAGCTGGTAGGAACAAGAGACTAGGCTTCCCTCATTAACAGGATTTCTTAAAACAAATCAATTTCGAGGATACAATGACCAACATTAATCATCTGGCATTACTTATCCTAGGCTTTGATGAAAGTTATACTCCCACGCGGGATGAGCTGGCACAAGCCTTTAGATCCGCAAGCCTCAAGTTCCATCCGGATGCTGGAGGTAATGCTTTAACTTTCAGAGGATTGACCCTAGCGAAAGAGGTTGTGGAATCGAATTTGCCGGTTGTGAAGAAACCTGCTCAATCCTCTACGAAGGCTAAGAGTAACTACCGAAATAAGACTAATGACGAGGTAATTCAAGAATTACACAATGAAATTCATCATTGGGCTCGTATGGCTGTGGTTAACCTCTCTGGAGGAACCAAACGAGTTAAGGAAATCACAGTTACTGCAGAAGGTGTCGGAACTCTCACTGTAACTTGCTCAAATAAGTGGGATGTTGATAGCATTTCTATTCCGAGTAAGTATCATAAGAATGAAGATGTTCTTGTGATGTTTAGAACCTGTCTGAACTGGATTAGCAATAAGCCCAGAGAAAAGTATAAACAAGATGGGCATATTACCTTCCAGGGCAGAGAAATAAACATTCAATTCGATTGCGAGTTTGAATCGTCTTGGGAGCAGTTCAAAAACTTCTTCCATAACATCTTCTGAGGATAACATGGCTTACTTGATGAACGCTATTCTTATCTTTGTTGTTATTCTCATCTTCAACATGTTCGACAAACCTTCCCATATCTGGATAGCTCTGATGGTTATGACCTTCTTAGCTTCCACCTTGACTGAAGATCTCTGGACTTCTTTCAAGTATGGGATTACCGCTGGCATTATTTCTTTACTCCTGGGTGGCCTCTTCTGGTGGTTGCTTCATACCATTTTGGGAGTGCAGACTGCTCCTATCTATTTCATTGGTGTGGTTCATGCCATCGCATCTTTTGCTGGCAATAGGGAGTAGGTGATTCATGAACAAGGGACTTTCTAAACAAGCTCCGTTCTTTCGGCGTCTTTGGTCAGCCTTGATCTCTTTCTTCAAGGGAGAGTAAATGGACATCAAAGAGATTTCAACTAAGGATCTTCAAGCTGAGCTTCAAAGGCGAGAGCATGAAGCAGCCTTAGAGGCTCAGCGAAAGAGAGAAGCAAAAGAACAGTTCTGGATTGAGCATCTGGAACTGATACTTCAGCTAATTCCGGAACATTCCAGAACTTCTTGCTCCGATGAGAATCCTAATAACTATGGAAGGTGTGATCGTTGCACTCTTCTTGAAATGAGAGGCTCTACTTATTGGAACAGTAGTTATGAACTCACGCTTTATTTGAGTGAGCGTAGCTAATGAGCAACCAATTCACTGAAGCGTTCGACTACATCACTGGTGGCAAAGAGGGAAAGCTAGAAAAGTTTTTGAGAAGGCTTAGTCTCTTCGTGCTACTCGTTGGAGTTCCTGCAGGATTTATTCTCTTGGGCTGGTGGCTCCGTGGCTTCTATCTTTAAGGTCACTCTCTTTAACCACAAGCGAGAACCTTTAACAGAGGTTAGGGTTCACGCCTCACATTTCGTAGAAGCTCCTGCAATTGCTCTTAGACAATACAAAAGTCTTGGGGCTGTATTTGCTTCCGTGAGGATTCAGTGAAGCTTAAAATAGTGTGTGGAAGGTGCTGTCTAATTCAGGCAGTATCCAAGATAGCAATCGGATACTGGTATAAGTCCCATGTGGGCAAATATCATTCTATCCGACTAAAGAAGAAGAAGTTTATTGTATTAGGTTATTGGAAACACAGTGAGCTGTCAACCATTCCCGCATACAAAGGAGCTATTCCTTCTTCCTTGTTTATTTATCCGGTAGATCTTCCGTTTAGATCCTGGGTAGATGTTCAAGTGTCTACTTGGTGTAGACTTTATTTCTATACCTTCCTCGCACTAGAAGGAGATCCTCTTGGAGCTAACAGCTTTAGGAGTTTCTTCTATGTCTCCAAGATGAAAAACAAGTCTCTGTTTCATGGACATATCATCTGAGGTAATTGTGGATAACATCACTCTTCACAACATTAAGAAACATGCTAAGAGCATGGAAGGTGTTGCGATTGGTGTCTGCGGTTATCTTTATATGGCTGCGTCTGTTGGTTGTGGAATAGACGAAGGACATTTTAATGGAGAGTTTGGTGAACGACTCTCTAAGAAAGATGCGGCTGAAACAATGCTCTGGGGTTTAGAGTATGCTGCTAAACAATCCAATCCTGATACATGGAGACTGATATATGCTCTCGGATTTCCTATTGAAGTGGAGAAGAAAGAGAGCGATCAGGCAGCTAGAAAAGATGTTGGATCAGGCAGAAAAGGACGCCGAGAAATATGAACTGAGCTATGAATTTAAAACATTCTTAGCTAAGATGCGACTGAAGCTGATCCAACTGAAGGACAAACACAATGTCGGATGATAAGGTTCTCAGCCATTACTGGAATTGGATGGGTTCCTTTACCAAAGGGCCTCAACCATGTGGATGCGGTGGACCTTCTGACTGTCCCAAAAGAGAAGAACACATTCCTCAAGCAATCAAAAAGTTGGCGCAAAAGCAAGAAGAAGGCCAACTTCGTTATCGCCAGCAACAAAGGGAAGCAGCGGGAATTACAAATCTTCTGATTCATTCTGGTGCTGCGTTAACAAGAGTAAGAGTGACAGATTTAGAATTTGTCACGATGTTGCTTAGCACTATTCCTTCTGGTATTGAGAGTCAGGATGATCTTAATCTGGTAAAAGGAATTGGTGTTAGGTTATTCAAGGTACTGAACGCTTTTCTTTGGAAGAATGGAGCTGGAGTAAATCAAGATGAGTTTGACAGTGATGTTAACTCGTTAATGATTCTTCACTCCAATGTTCCTGACAAATTCAATGTAGTTCGGAAACAAGGAGCATCTGATGTTGGCTGATCTGGAATATCAAGCAATTGCCATGCAAGTGTGTGCCTTATCCTTTAACTGTGTTGCAGATCCGGTGAAAACTGTTGATCTTCTCACTGGTTATCTGTGGGATGAGGAAGAGGCGCGGAAGATCAAAAAGCACTTGGTTCCCATCACTTAACCCTTCTGGAGAAGCCAATGAGAGTTCTAATCATTGATGATGATATGGAAACTCGAAAGGATATCATTCTTCCTTTCTATCAGCGCAGAGGATCGGAAGATACTTTCTGGCTGGATCGTTGGCCTACCCTATTCCTCGAATTCATGAAAGACAATCCTTCCTTCACTCATATTTCATTTGATCATGATCTTGGTCATACGGATGTGAGTGTTGAACTGAATCGAATGATGTTTCGGAATCCTGATCTCTTCGATGAGGTTTTTAAGGATAAACATATCGTCATTCATTCAATGAATGTGGTGGGAGCAACTAATATTCTTCACAAGCTGAAGGACCATGTTACTTCTGTTGCAGTCATTCCTCTTCATCTGATGAAGGAGTTATAATGATTCCTAACATTGATCCACGACTCACTCAAGCGTTTAACCAGAGAGTTGAACGCTATCTGACCAAGATCCTGAAATACATCGCGGAAGGAAATGAAGAGCCTATTACAGAGTTCTCAGCTTCATACGCTGGTGGAACTCTGTGTCTGGCGATGCCTTTCTGGAAGCCTTCTCCGAATCTTTCAGCAGACAACGCTGTCACTGAATTGATTCTGTTGAATATGGATGGTCAGGCCAATTCAACAATTTACGGAGACTTCAGACTCACTTCTGAAAACCTTCATCGAGTTCGGGAGATCTATCGTGAGTCAAAAGGAGAAACCGATTACTATCGAGAGTCCCTCAGAAGTGAACTCCACCCTTCTTCACAAGGTCTGTGAAATAAGGAATCTTCCTAAGAGAAAGAAAGCAAACTTCTCAAAATTTCAAATGATATGGCTCAAGGGTGGTCTTAACTAGAGTCATACATAGGTCTATTGAGCGTTTCTCTTTAGACTTAGCAATAAGCCTGCTATCAAGGATGGCTACCTTGACCCACTGTTGTCGTTGAAATAGCAAATGGCATTACGCCCAGAGAACCGATTCGGCTCCCTATCTCCTGACAACAAGGAATGGCTAAAATCCAAAAGCAATCGGCAAGCTGAGGTTACGCATTCCACCGCACATAGAAAGAGTAGACGGATCTCTGTAACTAAAACCGCCTAGGGAGCGTAGACACTAGACAGTCGAGGCTTTTACATTCCGCGTCCTATATAGGAGGGTTCTGTTTCTCTCTTTGCTCAGAGAGGACATCCTAGCCAAGCTCAGTGGAACTACCATTACGGAAAGCTGAGTAGTCTAAGAGCAATCAATTTGTTTCGGGAAGATCATTATCTACCTCTTGATGGCGCTTTCAGTGTCCTGTTAGATTAGCTCTAATGATCTTCACGAAGCGAATACGCTTCATGGAGGACTTATGACCAAGTCCAGTAAGGCTCTGGCAGCTGAAGTAGAAGCTGTCAATTCTTCCCTCCCAATTGATTTGGTGGCTCTCAGAGAAGAGTCAGCCATTTTAGAAGAGCTGGAAGAAACAGGAATTATGGAGGGCTGGTGTGAACAAGACGAAGACGCTGAAGAAGTTTAGCGTATCTTTGATCGGTCTTTTTAGGAATGTAATATTCCAACAAGAGATCTACGCATCAGACAAATACCATGCCATTAAGATTGCTGCGGCGATCTACAATGACTGTTATTTGAAAGGTGATGCGGTTGAGATTTTGCCGGAAGCGGTGATTTCTTAGCAAAGTCAACTCTCTCTTATAGATTCGCCAAGTTATGCTTGTTCCATGATTTGGCGAAATTTCTTCCTGGAGCTTTACATGCAGTTTATGTTTCTGATTTTTGGCACATTGACTGAGGAAAAAGAAGATTTCCTCGATTTTCTACTTCCGAGTTTCTTTAAGAGAAAGGATAAACATGTGTGAGCGGTGTCGGAGACCTTCTCCGTTTGAGACGAAGGAAAAGATGGACGCATACATCAATCAGTGTTACGCTTACGGGCAAGATTTGGGTAAGCGAAATGTCTCGGTTGAAGATGCGGTTCAGAATGCTTTTGAGTTCTGTGAAACCTTTCTTCCTCAAACGATGGAAGGTAAGATCGGAATGACTTTTGTCCAGGTTGGCTGGGAACATCCTGACGATGGGCCGCTGACTGGTGGCGACAAAGGTGTCATCATTTCTCGTGTTCTTATTGCTTCTGGCCATATTGCTGAAGTTTTGAGCATGCTTCTTTCTTCTGCCGATGACAAGGAAGATTCACAAGAATCCTCCGGTCCTGGCCCTGACGAAACAATTCATTAAGGAGTCATCATGGCTCGTAAGATTCGTAGATCTAACCGAGACGGCTACACTCTTTTGTTTTCCGATGAGGCGTATGCAATCGAATGGAAAACTGGAAATCTTTCTCGGTTCTTCCGTAATCTCTGGAATGTCAACGAAGTTCTTCGCCAAGCGTGGCCGAAGATCAAAACAGACCATCAATTTGCGATGGTAATGGTTGACAAGTGCTGTCATTCCCTTCGATATTACAGGGATAAATACGGATATAACTCTGCTCCGTTCTATCTTGTCCCTAAGGAGCATCTTCATTTCAAGGCCCTTCAGGGTCAGATTAACCGCCATGCGCCGGTTTCGATTAAGGGCCTTCAGGATTAGGCAATTTGACCGATACTAGGAGTAGAGCATTATGAGTATCGAAGTAATTCTTACTGACAGAAACAATCAGAGGACTACACAGTCCTTCGGTTCTGACCTAAAGGCAGCCAGCAAAGTTTTAGTTGCCTCATGGAAAGATCAAACCCACAAAGAGGGCGAAATCCGTAAGAACGGAGAAGTTCTCATGCAGTTTGGTTATTCCTAATCGCCCTATAGCTTAATGGTAGAGCGGCGGCCTTATAAGCCGTTGGCGATGGTTCAATTCCATCTAGGGCGACCATACCCTTATAAGCATTGCAAAAGGATTATAATTAAGTATAGGAGCTTCCTATATGAAATTATGTCCTTCCTGCAAAGAACAAAAACAAGAAACAGAATTTAATCTTACTGGCAATAAACTTCAATCTTGGTGTAAAAGTTGTCAGTGCGTAAAAGCAAAAAAGCAATACGAAGCTAACAAGGAAGAACAAAAGAAAAAAATAGAAGAGAATAGAAAGAAACGACGATCTCTTCTACAACAATACTTGTTGGATAGATTTAAATCAGGTTGCTTAGACTGTGGAATTACAGATCCTAGAGTATTAGAATGGGATCATGTAAATGGTAAATCTTGGGATATTTCTAAGTTAATCCACGATGGTGCATCCATAGAACGAGCAGAGAAAGAATTGGCCAAGTGTGAATTAGTTTGCTCAAATTGTCACAAAATACGGACATATGAGAGAACTTCTTCATATCGAAGCAAGTAATTTCCATTCCTGTTGAATGGTTGGATAGTCGAAAGAAGATAGAAACTGTCTATAAAATAAGCATACCCTGTTGCTTGACCAAGAAATCTAAAACAGGACTTCACCAAGCCCCGGTGGCGGAACGGTAGACGCTGCGGACTTAAAATCCGTTGATCGTAAGATCGTAGGGGTTCGATTCCCTTGCGGGGCACCAATTTTGAGGATTCAATGATCAAAGAATTGAAAGATATGTCATTAAATGAATTAATAGACTACCACACTGGTATTTTTATTATTTCACTTGGCAGAGGCGATTCAATCCGATCACTCATCACTGAAATCGTTCGAGTTACTTTAACATGGAAAGCCGAACACTCTAAATAATCTGGAGACACAATGGAATCCATCTGTCCGTGTTGTGCTGTTCATATCGAGAAGTTAACTCCTGAGATTCGAGAAGCGAATAATGGAGCAACTCTCGATTGTCCTAATTGTGAGGCTTTGCTGATCATTAAAGACAATCGGCTGTATGAATTCCATTCCCATCTGAATAAAGAAACTGAGGGACAGTGGCCGGTTGACGGAAAGAACACTGGCTTCATTGAACTCTGATTGTTCATGGGAAGGTTGGCTTAGAAGTAGCAACGAACTAGTAAATATCATACTCCTTGTGGCTTGAAACCTAAAGGGTTTCTGATAAACTAGTCCCTTTAAAGAGTGGATTTGCGAAAAGCAAGAGAGTAAATCTCTTGGTAACAAGAGATCCTTCAAGTTTCGTTATGGGTTTGTAAAATAACTGGATAACTACCAAAGACTCCAGAATTGTATCCTATTTCATGTAGATAACGGTGTTCGTATTAGATTTAATCTAATACAAAGAAATAGGTTAAACCTAAGAGATCCCAAGGCATCCGTAATCCCGGACGGTGGTAGTCGAAATCAAAGAAGGCTAGGGTTTCTCTCATATGAATGAACTCTAGATTCCTTAGATCCTTTGGCGTAAGAAGCACACCAACGCAGCTAAGTTTAAGTTTCCGGTATAGCAAACTGCCGCATGTTAGGCAGAAACTATCGGACGGTTAGTGAGTCCGTAACTCTGGTTCCCAATAGAATACCCTTTCTGGAAATTGGCGCGATTCTGACGAAGTATAAGGATCATCCAAGGACTGCGTAAATGTCCTCTTTCAAACTCACGGATTGGCAAAAGGAGCCAAAATGAAGTGCGTTAAAAACAGTAATACCAATGAAGTCAAGCGTGTTTCCAACGAAACCGCTGATCGGCTCGTAGCTACGGGCAACTTCTCCTTCTGTCCCAAGGCTGAGTGGAAGGCCATGCGTCCCAAGGATTTCGTGAATCCTGAGCCACTGGCACCGAAACTTACTCAGGAAGAAAAGGCTCTGCGTCAGCGTTCCAAGAAGGATGCTTACAAGGCTCAGAAGAAGGCTGCGCGTCTCAATAAGTAACTCTCAATTCTTTTCTGGAGGTAACTATGGATTGGCAACTCCAAAGGTTGGACGGAACTTGGATCGAGGCGACAAGTTTGCCCGTTGACTCCACAGGCTACCAGTGCGCTATTCTTATGCACGGTAAGATCGAACATCTTCGCCTCATTCCCACTCTCAACGCTGATAACGACCAGGATACTTGGTTCGTTGTTCAAAAGTAAAGGAAAAGCTATGAAGCTCAAGCAGTATATTCGTGAAGAGGATGGCGGTCAGCCCTTCGGCATCATGGTGGCCGATAAGACTGATACTGGCATTCGCTTTGGGTGGAGCATCGTTCATCCCAACGACAAGTTCAACAAGGCGCTTGGTGAGAAGATCGCCAATAACCGGCTTGAGTCTTGCGAACCTGACCAGATGTTTGTGGTCCCGACTGCTATGGTCGAGGATCTCAATGTTTTCATCAATCGGGCCAAGCGGTATTTCCGTGTGAATACGGAAAGTGTTGCCGTGGATGGTTACGCTCTTGCTGAGAGTGTTCGCAAGAAGAAGTAATCGCTTTCGATAAAGCATCTACCGGATAGGTGCCTCTTATCTACTCATAAAAGTGAAGCGTTAGTCTGGAACTAGGGATCTGGTTGACAGTAACGAACTGATCATCACTGAGTAGGTCTTATATGCTCAGGTGAGTAGTCTGTAGACAAAGCGATTTAAATATCACTGGCAATTTCTAGTCATGCTTTGGAAACTAGCCTAAGGGCACAGATAAGCTACTGACTGGCGGACAGTGATTGAACGGTAGGGACACTGGTGAAAATCGGTGTCCCTACTTTCTCCTTTAGGCCCTAAAGGTTTTATGAAACAATGCGATAATTAAATAGTTAGATGTCGTATTATTTGATGAAACCTAGTTTGCCATGTGCCTGTAGCTCAGCGGACAGTAGCAATTGCCTTCTAAGCAATAGGTCGGGGGTTCGAGTCCCTCCAGGCACACCAACTTTTAAGTTCAGAGTCTTGTAAACAAGAAAAACAAGACTCTGAACTTACTAGAAATAAATCATACAAATCATAGAATCCGTAGCTCAATTGGCAGAGCATCGCCCTTTTAAGGCGAGGGTTGTGGGATCATACCCCACCGGGTTCACCAGTTTGTGCCCATAGCTCAACGGTTAGAGCATCAGCCTTTATCGTTTCTTATGTTGTAGGTGGAACATAAGAAACTTGCAGTAAGCTGAGGGTTCCGGGTTCGAATCCCGGTGGGCACACCAATCAATTTCCTTTCGGCGTATACCTAACAATTAGTCGGACAAGAGCCGATGAAAGCTACCTTGAGTGTTAGGTCAAGGAATCTAAGTAGCGAACGCCATCAATTGAAATCTCAGCCTCTCTTGTAGAGGCTTTTCTTTTGGAGTATATGTGGGACATTCATTTACTCGTAAACTTCGTTGTATTCCTTGGCCCATTTGTATTCATTGCGGCCCGATTCGACTGAACAATGAAGCAACAAAGAAATCTAAATGTGATCGAGAGTAACAAATGGAACCCACAGAAGAGCAGATCTTAGAAGCTGCTAAAACCAAACACGGTATCATTAACACAGATGAACAATCTTTGTTAGCTCTTATTCGATATGCTAGACATATTGGATATAATGAAGGTTGGGAAGATCATAAAAACGCTACTAAAGAAAAGTGAGACTCATATGGCTGGGAAATATAAACTTGGTTGAAAAAATTACGCCGAAAGGATTCTGTCCTTCAAGCTGTTAATTTCTTTAGACTCACTCCAAGGTTTTTACGTTTCATGCGTTAACTTCAGTAGCCTCTCTCGCAGAGGCTTTTCTTTTGGAGAGTTTATTATGTTTAATAGCAATCTTTGGAAAAATCTAGAAGAATATATAAGTGGTCTTAGAAAAGAAGCAGACGCTGCTTGTGTCTGTAAATTTTGTGGAAACAAAAAGAAGAAACAAGAATATAGACCGGATAATAACTATCGCTGTCATGGGTGCGCTGCTCCTTGGCCTACTCTATTCAAAAACTATTTCTGGGTAGAGAGGCACAAAGGTTTATATGATGACCTTGATCCTTCTTATTTGAAACGATCTCATACCAATTCTTCAGGATCTCGATAATGGGACACTCGTTTACTCGTAAGCTTCGTTGTATTCCTTGGCCTATTTGTATCCATTGCGGATTAATACGATTAAATAACGAGGCAACTAGAAAGTCTAAGTGTGAACGTGAATGAGCTTCAATCCACATGATAACATACTTAATAACAATATTAATGCTCTTCAAGAAGACCCAGACTCTGCTTTTAATCGGCTTGCCCTAGGTGATTTTCAATCTGAGTTTAATATCCTTTTAAAGGAATCTGGTATGTCTTTCGATTCCGTTTCACCTGGATACTCATTTCCAGTCGAAAAAGAAAAAAAATCTACTTATTATTCCATTGAATCGACAGATAATCTGTATGTTTTAAAATATTCTCAAAAAGAACTTGAAAATTTAGGTGATCGGTTTATTATAGTTCAACCGAATCAAACAATTCACAATCTTAACTGGAGAATTATTTCAAGTGATTGGCGATCTGGTGTTTTTCATATATTAGATGAAGTTTTAATTAAAGAAACTTTAGAAATATATAAAAAACAACTTGATAACTCTCCAAAAGAACGAATTGACGATATACATTTAAAAACTTTTTCCGATCCTCTCACAGGATACCCAACCGATATTTTATATTTCATTCAAGACTATCTCAACGATCTTGGACTTAGAGCAACCAAAGATAGTAAAATTGCGTTAAAAATAATCAAACCGAAAGCAAAAGAACAAAAACTCTTACAGAGTGACCTTAACAACACTCTTTCGCTTATGATTAATCATCATATGCAATCGGTTTTGGGTCTTCATGGATCCTTTAAAATTCACAGTAAGAACTTAGTAGCTACGCTTAAATTTTTCAAGGCGGCTGCTCCTAATGTTACCTATGACGAATTATTAAGTAACACTCCGTATATTACAGACCTAAAAGGAATTAAAGAAATCTGGAATAACCCAGATTCGTTCAAACCAAAATCTTCGAAGGAGAAGAAATAATGGGCAAGACTGAAGTCGCTACCCCGCGTAAGTTGTCGGAAGTTGTCAAAACGGACACTTCTGTTAATCTCGACAGCGTTGTCGCTTACTTTATTAGTAAGTATGAGAACGGCCTTCTCGAACAGAAGAAGATTCTGTCTGATCGAATTCGTGAAATCAATACTACTACCTTTAAGACACTTTCAGATGAAGTTGAAGCTGAAGTTAAACCGGCTTCTTATTCATTTGTAAATAAGAAACTGGGACTTACGGTAAAAGCCTCTCTTCTTATGGATGTCACTAGACTTATTCACCACAAGACTGTTCTCATCAATTTTGAATCTTCTTGTAAAACCAATGAAGTGTCTATTCATGGCCAAAAGAAGATCACTATTTCTGCTGAGCTAGTTCAGAAATTTGTTGATGCTTCTAAAGAACTTTCGGATCTTAGAACTGAACTGGAACAGACTCTTGTTAATCTGGGGAATGTTTCTCGTAAGGAACGAGAGGTTCGTGGTCAGCTTGCAGAGAGGACTCTCAGGGATGCTGGAGTCGGTGAACTCTTTGACGATGAGGCTCTTCTCAAAATCGTCACGGTTCCCTCATTGGCGATGAAGGATGTTACTCCCTCTGAGTAACTTTATTTGTTTTGGGAATGGGCTTTCGAGCCTATTCTCAAGATAAAGGAGAAACACAATTATGTCTGGACAATATAAACTCGATTGGGAATACTGTGAGTGCGGTTGTAGAGGTTCCGTATGTATGGAACTCTGGATGACCACCGATAATAGAACTTTTTGGGTTCTTCAGGAGGGCCACGGTATTCTTGGAAGATCCTTGGGTAGATTTGGATCCATCAATGAAATGGAAGACAGAGCTATTGACTATCTTCGCAAAGATATCGCAAAGAAACGAGCTGTTTTACAGAGAGAAGAAAAGATTCTGGATGATGCTGTAAGAGAACAAGAAACACATTTTCATAGGAGTGAGGTATGACTTCTTTAACTTGGCCTGAAGCTTTTGCTATTGTAGGTGGAGCATTCGCTTTTGCTTGGCTTGGTCGATCTTTCTTCCGGTCTTTAACTGGAGATAAAGCGTAATGAAGTTGATTAATAAGATTACACATAGACTGTATGATCTAATCGTAACTTGTTCTTTTTTAAGTTATGATGAACGACATTGGCTTCTTTCTTTTTTTAAAATTGCAAAGATTCCTAAGAAAGATGTTAAAAAGTTGTTAGTATCTTTGTCTGCTATGGAAGCAGATGAACTTTTTAATTTGCTTTCTGAAGAAAGAACCGCCTTCTTTAAACTTCGAAAAGAATGTTTAGAAGATCTTACAAAAGCTGAAAAACTTTTGGATTTGAATACTTATACTTCAATTTATTTCGCTAGAAAACAATACGCAGACATGTTTAATCGACTTAGATCGAATGCTCGTGATATGGAATCTTTTATTCTTTTAGAGAGACCTAAACTGGTTAACTTTGTAATAAAGAGTAACGAAGCATTCAATGCTAACTTCGAAGTAATTTACGATTAATGGATGTCTTTTTAAATCAAGAGCAGGAACTCTGTTCCTGTTTTTTCTTAAGGAGACAACACTATGTCTATGCAAACTCTTACCGTTGGTGAGTTGGAAGAAATTCTATCTAAGATTACAGACAAATCTCTTCCTGTGGTTATGGCGGAAGGTCATGACCATTGGGGAACTGTTTACAATGCAATCGAATTTGTTCATACCCAACAGGCTGCTATTATGGGGCCTAAAACTGGCACTCTCCATACTGCGGTGATCCTATCATGAAACTCAAATCGTTAGCCCTTGCCCTATTGCTGGCGCTTCCCGGGCTCTCTCAAGAGACAGCTAAGTGGACCAAAACAGAAATTACTCTTGAGATCACTTATCAGACTCTTCTACTTATAGATTGGCGACAGACTTCCAATTTCCATAAGTATCGTAAAGTAGATGCCGATGGAACAGAGCATACTGTCAGCGAGAGAAACTGGTTGCTAGGATCTCATCCTAAGCAGTCAGCAATCAATATTGCGTGCCTTCTTTCTGCCGTGGGACATTTTGCCATGTCTCAAATTATGGGGCACGATAGAAAATATTGGCAATATGCTACAGTTGCTGTAGAATTGTTTGCAGTAGGAAATAATTACAATGTTGGAGTTAGGATTACATGGTAGATTTGCGTAGTCCTGAAGAAAGGACTTGTATGCATCATCAGGTCATGGCAGAATTGATTGGAGATACCATTTCGCCAGACCCTTCTTGTAAGAACTGCACTTTCATTGCCGGGATAGATTTAGATCCCAGAAAGTTGTCTTCCAGTTTTGATTAAGCGTGTTTGTGAATTTCCATATCCCTAAGATGAGCTTCTGCTTCTTCTTTAGTTTTATGTGAAGATAGAATCTCTTTAGTTTCATGTGAAATAATTACCCAAGGCGCAGCTTCTCCCTTAGAGTTTTTATGCCCTGGGCGATGTTCAACAAATTCGATTAATCTTACGAATTGTTTTATTTCTAATTTCTGTCTCATGCATTTAATTCTGGAGAATATGTGGCCAAATTTGAATCCTCTATTCCACTTAAACGACACGACAAAATCATTTTAACAATTGTAATTATTGCGTTCATGATTCAGATGTTTGTTACTCTGGGATTTGGAATTACGGAAGGTCGCATAGTTTCTCCCATTGTCTGCTTCATTGTTATTGCTTTAGTTACTAGATCTCTGGTAAAAATGTGGATTTCGTATGAAAATTAATGCTAAGCTGGCATTTAATTGTTGGGCAAGCCTTTCTGCTGGAAACATTCTAGCGTATTGGTTGAGATGGGCAACAGAATCACAAATGATTGAGCGTATTATTTTTCAGGGAATTGCTATTATTATTCTTGCTCATTCTTCTTTAATTAATACTCAGGAGAATAGTGATGAAGCCTGAACCAGGTATTGGCATATTGTCCAGCAACCGAAATATGGCTGGGGCCCAGTTACACCTGAAAGCATTGGTGAAATTTTTCATATCAGCGGTGATCGAGCTATTATAAATTTTCCGGAACATAGTCATTGGAATGGATTACTAAGTGAACTGGAAGTGGTTTCTCGTGAATCTGATTCGGATTTACTAGATCTTTCCGATGTTTCTAACATTTAAGCATTAAGATTTACAAATACCAGACGATATTATTCATCTATTGGGGCGTAGGCTAGCGGTAAACCCGGAGACTTTGACTCTCCTTTCCCAAGTTCGAATCTTGGCGCCCCATCCATTTTCTTTGTCCTAGGAGGACTTATGTCAGAACAGATTTCTCTCGGTCAGCTCTTTCTTCTTCGCCGGAATGTGAAGAATGAAATCGGTGAGCTTGAACATCAGCTTACTCCTCTCGGTTTTCATCGAGAAGATCAGGAAGCTCCTGTGGAAAGCTACAATGAAGTGTTTTCTACCCTTGAACAGAAGCGTGACTATCTGCTCAAGATCGACACCCTCATCAATGAGGCTAACAGTCTTTCTCGGACTGTTGAGTTTAATGGTGAGCGATATTCTTTGAATATGGCTCGTCATATCAAGACTCATCTTGCTGGTGCTCAGGGTTCCATCGAGAATCAGATTCGCCACCTGGAGATTTATGTCAAGCGTCAGGAACAGGAAATGTTCTTTGATACTTCTCTTACTCCTCCTGCAATGCGTCCGAAGAAGTTTGGCTACAAGATTTTAGCCGATCTTCCTCGACTCAAGGCTGACTCACTGAAGCTCAAGAAGGATGTCAGACTTCTGGATAGCTTGATCCAGAAGGCCGATTGGACTATTATGGTGGATGCTCCTCAGGAGTAATTGCCATAGTAGTTTAGTCAATGCTAATAGGGATTTAAACAAGCCGCCCACTCTTTGCGTTATAAGAGACACAATCCTGGACTAGCCTATTAAGCTAATTTGCCTCGGTCTGTAGTGGGAAGGCCAAAACATATGCGCGTAATGCTCATTGCTTTGTCTCACTATTGCCCAATGCTCCGTTGCTTAATGTTGATTGCCTATTGCGAGATTGTATCGGCTCTTTTGAAGCCACCTTCATCCCTTTAGCATCTGACCCTGAGAGGTTTGTTCTCTAGCCGGGAACAATCAAATGGTTGGCCTAATCCAGCCTCTCACAATTTCTTAATTAAATACATTACGGTCCCATCGTCTAGCGGCCAAGGACACCTCCCTTTCACGGAGAAGATCGCGGGTTCAAATCCCGCTGGGACTACCAACATCTTTCAGGGCATCTATCAGGTGCCCTTTTTTCTTTTTTCTTTTGGAGATCGTTTCTCTTCCTCAGCCTCCTAAGAGTAAAGATAAGGTGGATATTGGTTACACCAAAAAAACCAACTAATCGGTTACCTTCAGGGAATTGTAAAAGAACTTCTTGAGCCTTAAGATTAGTTTCAGTCTGACGATACTCAGTTTATGCGGGTGTTGCTGAATTGGTATAAGCAGAAGACTCAAAATCTTCCGTCCCTAGGAATTGTGGGTTCGAGTCCCACCACCCGCACCATTATCTTTTCTTATTCTTTCCTGCGTGTGTCTCAGTTTGAGCATGGCAATTAGGACAGATAATTCTGAGATTAGATAAAGTATTATCAGATACCTAGCCTCTCCCTAAAAAGAGAGGCTTTTCTTTTGGAGTGAGAATGATTGTCAGAACAAAAGAGGAATCTTATCTAGAAGTTAGTTGGTGGGATTCTTGGAAAGAAATGTTGTTTGCTCTGGAATTAAGAACACAGAAAACACAAGTCGGTAGAGTCTGGACATTTGGACTCACTGTTTTGTATAGAGTTCTTTTCTTCATCGAATATACTCGGTTCAATGAAAAAAGCCGGGCCGAACGAAAGAATAGATTAACCGAGTCTTCGTAAGAGTTATACTATTTTATCCTTCTTTTGGTGATTTATCAATTTTTCTTCGGAGAGTTTATGGATCTCAAAGAACGATCAGAATTTTGGTCTAAAGTTAGTGAGTTAGTTCCTCCCGAAGAAAAACAAATCAAAAGTTTGATCGAGCAGTTGCAGAAACACAATGCAGATCCTGTGAAGGCTCAATCGAGTTTTCTAAGGTTTTTTGACTTCATTGCAAATGAAGCCACTCCCAATAAACAATGGTCAGAAAAGATTTGGAATCTTTTTGACCGTCTCAACGAAGGTGAATAGTGACTGGAAAGCGTATCTCTCCTCTCAATCTCCATCAGATGCTGGCTGAGGCCGCTAGTCCTGAAGCTGCTGAAGCAGTTGCTCAGGTAACTGGTGTTTCTGTTTCTGAACAGGCTCCTGAACAGGCTCCTGAAACGGTGAATAAGCCTGCCACTAAGGCTGCTTTCATTGTGATGGAAGATCCTAAGGATATTTTCCTTAGTCGAATCCAGATCAATGAAAATGATATCAAGCATCAGCTCATCATGCATGATACTGAAATTCTTTCTCATGGGGCTATCTTTCCTGACGGATTGACTGGTAAGGCTCTTGAACGGGCTGAGGCAGCTTCTCGTTATAACATTCTGGATCTTATTAATGATGGTAAGGCTCAGAATTGGATCTACGACAATCATCGAGATAAGAACTGGAAGCAGTTTATCAAGGTTCTTAATCAGTATGATGTTAAGTTCACTAAGTTGTTCAATGAGGTTTCTCACAAGAACACCGTTAAGTTCCAGCTTCTTCCCTATTTCATCAAGAAGGATATGCTTCTTGCTGTGAAGTTGGATGAGGATACTTGGGGTGGCCTCAAGGTTACTGATGCGAAGATTCAGTATTCTTGGATGGGTGCTCGATTTGTCATCACTGGTCGAATGCTTTTGCATGATGGTAAGGGTTTCAAGGAAGCTCAGATCCAGCATGCTATCGGATCTTTCGACGATGAAAAGACTTTTGTGGCCCTTGGCATTAAGCTGGCCGATCAGGATGAAGAACTTCGCAACAATCTGATTGAGCGTGGTAAGAAGTATGAAAAGCTTCATTCCGGCGGTCCTGTTTACATGTCGAATAAGGGACCGATTGTTCGTCGCTCTTGGTGGTTCGATCATGAATTTCCTGCTACTGGTCGAGTGATGATTGATCGTGTTGGTATGGTCAACATTGATCCTAATTATGACAAGTATTTCGGTCATAATCGGTATCATGACAACGATGACTCTACTCAGATGGCCATTCAATTCACGGATGAGCATCATTTCATCTGTTCTCCGTATTGCTATGGCTTCTCTTTCGTAGCTAAGCAGTGGGGTGAAATTAAGATTGATCAGCTTACTGATATCAATTTCCGCGCTGAATCCTACGATAACCTCGTTCTGAATCCTGAAACTAAGGATATTCTGTTCTCTCTCACTGAGACTTCCGAACAGGGCAAGGATCTTATCGACGGTAAGGGCGGCGGTTGTATCTTCCTCCTTCATGGAACTCCCGGAGTTGGTAAGACTCTGACTGCTGAAACTATTGCTGAGACGCTCAAGCGTCCTCTTTATATGGTTTCTGTTGGTGAGCTTGGAACTGATGTTTCTTCTCTGGAACAGAATCTCAGGAACATTCTTCAGGTTTCTTCTTCGTGGAACGCTGTTCTTCTCATTGACGAGGTTGATATCTTCCTTGAGAAGCGCGATCTCGATATCCATCGTAATGCTTTGGTGGGTGTGTTCCTTCGCCTTCTCGAATACTACAATGGTATTCTGTTCTTGACTACGAACCGAGTCAATCACATTGACCCTGCGTTCTATTCTCGTATCAGTCTTGCCATTAAGTATCCTGAACTTTCTCCTGAGGCTCGGACTCAGATTTGGAAGGTTCAGGCTAATTTGTATCAGGTCAAGATGACTGATGAAGAATATGAGAGGCTTGGCAAGACTTATATGGTTAATGGTCGCCAGATCAAAAACTGTGTGAGAATTGTAACTTCTCTGTGCAAGCGCAGGGAGACTGAACCGGGATTTGATGACTTTGTGGCTGTCGTGAACAAAGTTGAGGAATTCAATCAGGTTCTTGATCGTCCTGAGGAAGCTGTCAAGTAATACTGTAATGAGCTTAAGGAAGTGCCTCTTAGATATTAAGAGGCATTTTATTAAACTCATGGAGGCAATAAAATGGCTAAAAATCCTAAATTACTACGAATGCGTCCCAGAGCAGTAAGAAATACGCCATCTGCTCGTAGACACACAAAAAAGTATATGAGATATTTTCGTAAACTTCTCAAAGGAGAAATTAAGAATGAAAATCATTAGTCTCTGTGTGTCTTGTAAGGCACAAGAGGTTCTTTACGAAGATCCCAAAGATCAACGCAAGGACGAAATTGAAAAAGATTTGTGTGAAGATTGTCGCCATCTTCAATTCGGAGACACTTAATGGAACCTAAGACAAAAATGACTAAGCTTCAAAGAAAGCGTTTGGAGCGAGAACTGATTCGTAATCATCGACAGCGTAAGGAAAATAAGCGAGAAGTTAATCGTTTATTCTCTTTATATCCAGCTTACTCCGTATTAAGTCGTAAACGAACTTTCATTCCTATGGAGGATGAAGAAGATTCCGCTACGACAGGACGAGTTTACGGAGAATCCGTAAGAGGACTTTTGGCATGAAGATCAGTAAAGAAGAACGAAAACAACATAAAGATTTTTTAAAAGAAGAAAAGAGAAAGGACAGAGAGGCAAGAAAGGTTCTAAAAAAGACTAAACCCGAAAAGTCTGGAATCATTCGCTAGGAGCTTCTCTTGATTTTGTCTACTTCTGCTGCATTATTAGCTTTCGCTACACCCGAAGATCGACGGACCTTTCTCCAACAACACGATATCGTTGGAATCTATAATGATTCAACTATCTGTTTTAATAACAAAACAGGAGATTTTTGGTCAGTCCTTAAAGATAGGCGTTCTCTGGTGTCACGATCTGAAGTAAGAAAAATGGGATTAAACACTGCTAATTACAAAAAAGTAAGTAGACATTAAATTTAGAATAAATTAGGAAGGTTATTATAGACTGGAGGAATTGTGACAAGAGAGTTAGTGCCATTAGAGTTGGAAACATTAGCGCGTATAGCAGAAGCTGAGCAAGTTCTTTATCATTTTCCAGCTAAGCGGCATACTACTTCTCATAAAACAGTTCTTCTTATCAATCCAGCTACTAATAGTCCTTCTACTAGTCATCTTAATGTTACAATAGTGGATGCCTTGCGCTTGGAAGGTTATATTCAACTGTTAGATAAAAATGCAGATCGATATGCCCGTATTGGTTTAACCGATAAGGGTAAATCTCTCTTACAAGGTATTCAATGAATCCGCATTATTACGAAGACAAAACGCTCACTACTTCAGATGCATTTAAACATTTGCGTGAGTTCAAAGAAGAAAGTCCTCATGCTATTGTTAATATGTCTTTTGAAGCTGTTGTATCTTTTTACCGTTCAAAGCCTCTTTCTAGATTTTTGGATGAGGCTGGCTGTAAAGAAGGAATTAAGTCAATTCACGTAAAAGTAACAGGATTCCTTCTCAAGACATACAAGATTACTATTTGTGGCACGGCGGCTCCGGTCTATTCCGTGATAACAGATATTGCATCTATGTATCCCAACGCAGACTATGACGATTAAATTGGAGTAATATGTTAAAAGTTCAAGAATTTCTTCGTGCAGGTAATTCCTTGGACTTACTTGAATCTGAATTTAAGATTAAGGTAAGACACCATGAGGAACTTAATGTAGTGTGTCTTAACTATGATCAAATCAATTCGCCGTTGAGTGAAACGATTGTCCAAGAATGTCGGGCTCTTATTCTTGAGCGAGGCACTTGGGAAGTAAAATCTTGGCCATTCAAAAAGTTTTTTAATGTTGGTGAATTTCTTGCAGTCAAAGAGTTTGACTGGGATGACTTCGATACATTTGAGAAATTGGATGGCTCAATTATTCATTTCTGGCACCACAATGCGTTAGGGTGGCAAGTGGGCACCCGGTCAGTTCCTGATTCAAAGACGCCTTATTGTGATGATCCATCTAAAACCTTCTATGATCTTATCTGCGCTACTTTGATAGAACAGAAAACCTCATTTGAGGAACTTACCAGCTTTTTTACTCCCGGTTATTGTTATACTTTCGAATTAACTGGCCCAGAAAATCAAGTTGTTGTATTTTATGAACAGCGTAGAATTTCTTTACTAGCTGTTAGAAATCTTAGCACTTTGGAGGAAGAAAACGCTGAGGACTGGATTAAATACAATCTTCCTCCTTGGATTGATGTTCATGAAGCTAAAGCCTATCATGGTTGGACTTTAGATCAAATTTCTAAGACAGTTCAAGAATTAAATCCTACTCAACAGGAAGGTTTCGTTCTTGTAGATAAAAATTGGAATAGGTTGAAGATTAAATCTGAAGCCTATTGCTTAATGTCTCATAGCAGAGACTCGCTAGGTAAATCTAACCGAGCAAGGCTTGAATTGATCTTTGCTGGAAAGGAAGACGATGTTCTTTCTATTCTTCCGCAAACAGTTCAAGATAAAATTTTATTCTTGAAAAGTGCATTGATGAAACTTCAAAATGAGGTGAGTCTTGCATACACAAGAATTTCTCATATTCACGATCAGAAAGAATTTGCTGCGGAAGCATTGAAAACAAAATATTCCGGTATGTTGTTTACTCTGCGAAAGAATCCGTTATTGAAACCGTCTGATGTAATTAAACAAACCATGCCTAAAAAGGTATTGGAACTTCTCTCACTGCAAGAAGAAGATTCGGAGTAATTATGTTCAAGTGGTTTACAACTCAGCTTTTGCGTGTTGAATTTAAGAAAGTGGATTTGCCTATTCGAATCAATGATAAGGCAATCACTCTTCTTGCTCCGAATGAAAATGCTGAACTTGTTGAAGCATTTTTCATTGCTCACAGCAAAATTCAATCCGATCTGTTGGAGGAACTTCATTCGGCTTTTAATGCGTTGCTGAAATCTTCTGGTAAGTCTCCTGAAGAGGATGCTGAGCGATTAGTTGTTTTGAATGTTCTTCGGTCTAAATATCAAGCACTTTTTAATGCTCTCGACGAGTTGAAAGAAGCGCAAGCTACTAAGGAATCTAATGAAGTTTAAAAATATCTGGCTTACCTCAGATCCTCATTATGGGCATGTTCGAGCACTGGAGATCATGCCTAATCGTCCCTGGAAAACAGTGGATGAAATGAACGCTGGTTTAGCTGAGAATCATAACAGCACTGTTGGTAAGAATGACGCTGTTATTTTTGTCGGTGATGTTGTTATGGGTAAGAAATACGAAAATGTTCCTAAGTTTATTCCTCAGCTTAATGGAACAAAAATTCTTGTTCGTGGCAACCATGATGCGGGATTTCAAGAAACTGATGTGACAAAGGCTGGAAAAGCCGTGTCTCTTTATAAGGATAATGGATTTGTTGAAGTCTATGATGGATTAGTCAATCTTAACACGCTTTTAGCTATGCTTAAAGTGGAAGAGGAACTTCCGTATAGAATCAACTTATGTCATTTTCCTTATCAAGGAACTCCCGATCATGACGATCAAGCTGAATATGAGGCTAGGTATTTACATCTAATGCCTCCCAGGACTGAACATCTTCTCTTACATGGACATACTCACAAACCTTTTCAGGTGACTGATGATACTATGATTCATGTTGGAGTGGATGCTTGGGAATGGAAACCTGTGAATCTGATCGATTTACTTAGCATTGCGGAACTTTACTGCAAAGTTAAATAAATCATTCTTTATATGTGGGGAACAACTTAAATACATTCCTTAGAGATATTACGAGGAAACAAATCGAACAAGCGATAGTCTTGTAAAGTTCTCCACGCGTATTGAATAACTAACAAATCCATAGTATCACAAAATAATGTATAATCATTTCAACACTTAAAGCATATTGTAAAACTCAATGTGTCCCAGTGAGTTAGATATTTAATATTCAGTTACTCCCAAAAGATCGGGTTCCACCGATAATCGGGATAGGCTCTCCAGCCTTCGAGGTCGAGATAGACAGCGACTAGATTACTTTGAAGAGTCTAAAGATCCTACGGGTATGGTGATGACTTCCACCGTAGGACATAGCGTTAGCTATGAGTGCTTATTTGCTATTTCAGTGGTGGATAAGTGATACGGTCTGGCCTTTTGGCAGGATAACTCAACTATACTCATCTATGCAGACAACGTGAGTGTTGAGACTGAAACATGTCTTTCTTGGCTCTTGAAAGAATGAAGTATCTCTTTTCCTTGGTGATTTCGATTGAATAGCCAAGGAAAAGTCATGCCTACTCTGGATTGAAGAATGAAGTGAAAACAAAGCACTTAGAGCACAAGGAGGAAGTAAAGAAACTACTCTTTGAAACTTAATAAATCTAATAAAGGAGAATCATGATTTTTGCAATTCTTGAACTGTTACTGGCTATGCTAGTAATTTTAGGGGTAGTAACACAGGTTATTATTCCTCTCTTTAAACAGACTCCTTTCTTTCCTGCTTTTAAGTCTAACTCAAGTATTGAGCGAGAACTAGCTGCAGCAAAAGAAAAAGTCGAACTCGCTGAACTCGAAAATAGACGAGATCAGTATCTCAAACAAGCGGAAGACCTCCGCAAACCTCAGGAGAAAGTTAATGATCAACAGTAACCCTGCTGACCTTTTTACAGATATCGGCTTCAAGCGTTTGCTTAAGGCTGGAAGCTATATTGCCGCTGCAGTTCTTTTTATCTTCCTTCTTTTTGGAGTCGTTGAATATAACGATGCTAATGAGATTCTCGTTGTTCAGGGCATCGGAGGCGGCCTGACTGCTTATACTGATGCTGGTCCTAAGCCTCAGTGGTTCGGCAAATGCACAACCTATAAGAAGCGCGATCAATTCTCTTTCAGTAGCAAAACTGATCAGGGAAATAAGAAGGATGAGAGTCTTCCTGTTCAGTTTAATGACGGTGGCACGGCTAAGGTTAGCGGTGTTATCTCATGGGAAATGCCCATGAGTCAGGAGAAGATTCTTAAGCTTCATACGCTGTATGGTTCTCAGCAGGCTATTGATCAACAGCTGATTCGTCCTGCTATCGAGCGTTCTATTTACCTTACTGGTCCTCTGATGTCATCCGCTGAAGCGTATTCTGCGCGTAAGCCTGACCTGCTTCGTTTCTTTGAAGATCAGGCTCGTAATGGTGTATATCAGATGGAAACCATTTCTGAAAAGCAGCCTGATCCTATTACTGGTATCATGAAGACGGTTTCACTCGTCAAGATTGCTACTGATGATAAGAACCAGCCCAAGCGTCAGAGCAGTTCGCAAGTTGCCGATTTCGGTATTGTTCTTCTGTCTCCTGCTATTGATGCAGTGACTTTTGAACAGTCTGTGCAGAAACAGATCAGTGATCAGCAGTCAAATTACATGGCTGTTCAGACTTCCCGCAGTAAGGCTCTCCAGGCGGAACAGGATGCTTTAACTGCCGCCAAAAATGGTGAAGCTAACGCTGCCAAGGCCAAATGGGAGCAGGAAGTAGTTAAGGCTACTGAAGTTACCAAGGCTGAAAAGGATCGTGATGTTGCGGCTCTCGGTGTTAAGACCGCCGAGCTTAACAAACAGAAGTCTATCCTTGAAGGTCAGGGTGAAGCTACTAAGCGTCAGCTGATTATGTCTGCTGACGGTGCTCTTGATAAGAAGTTGGCTGCTTGGCTTGAGGCTCAGAAGTATTGGGCTGAAGGCTTTGCTAAGCATGAAGGTCAGCTTGTTCCTACTATGCAGTGGGGTGGCAACGGTGCTGGTGTCGGTGGCAATGCTGGAACTCAGTTCATGGATCTAATGTCTGCTAAGGCGGCTCGTGATCTTGGACTGGATCTTGGAATGTCTCGCAGTCAGGCCAAGGCTGAAAAGAAGCAGAAGTAATTTAACAGGGGTTGGGTTCTTTTTGAGCCCAACCCCACTTCTACAGAAAGAAGGTTTTCCATGGGTAAACGAGATTCACAACGAAGTCATTTTCGTAGAAGAGTCTACGAAAGATATTCATTATCTATTAATGAGGGTGAATATGATTTTTTA